CATAGGTTTAAATGGTGTATCGAATTGTTGCAAAAACAACTATCCGTTGCATTTAATTCATAACAGGTAGAACCTGTTATAGGCACCCTACAGTACCTCTACCCCCTCGCCATAAGCTTAGGGTTACATGTATAGACGAACCAACTTTTCGTTAGATTCTTCTCCAATACCCTTGACAACAAGAGGATGAATTAATGGGTTATGCACCTTGAAAGACAGGCGACTATTTGCTAGTCCTTTTCGCAGAATGTTATACGACCCATTAACGTCAGCATTTATTAACTGACCATCACCAGTGCGGTAGAGTCCTCGGTTAATCCTGCGTCCAGAAAACTTCGGGTTATCTGTTTCACCGTAAACAGGAATATCGTCGCTATCCAAGAAACTAGCCTTAGATGTGTATGACTCTTCCTGTATGACAACAGTAATTCCTCGCAATTGACATTTATACTGCAATTGCTCGATGAAAGTTTCATAAGGGAGATAAACGAAGCGCTGTTTAACCTTCTTACCAAAAGGCAATTTCTGCTTCCAGTTATTGTTTTTCCCGATAAAGACTTTTTCAATCTGCATCTCGTCAAAAAGAGTGGTGAGGAAAGCCGTCATCTGATGGATTTTCGTTCGAAGAACCCATGAGCGGCGTGACCAAAGACGGTGGATGGACCGACTTGTCTTCTGGGTTTTGGGGAGCAGGGTTTGCGCTTTGGTAATAAGGCGGTTGTAGCCCTGATTGATAGACTTTAGCTCAAGACCCTTAATAATTAACGGGTTATTTTGGGTGGAGAATGTGACGGTAGCAAAATTATCTACTCCTAAATCAATACCAGCATATCTAGACGTGCTTTTAGGCACACTCTCTTCTGCATCATAAACAACCTCAATAATAAAATTATTGTGGCTAGGTACAATACGAACCTGCTTGGGATTATCAACCTTAGTGGAAATGGGTAGGTTAATACCTTTTGGGCACAAAAACAGCTCATTATTGGAACCGCGCTTAGCACCAAAAGTCTGATAATTAAAAGACAAAGCATAACGCCCATCAGTCTTATGCAGATAACCAGGAAGCTTAGGGTTCTGCGCCAGTTTGCCGCTATTTTTTAGGTGCACCAGCTTCCAAAACGAAGTGATGTTTTCGCCTAAGTTTTTCAGCACGGCGTTAGCAACCTTAGACGGCAGGGCGCGCATGTCTACGTGACCTTGCTTCCGCAGGCTCTTATCAATATCAGCCCATGACAAAACAGGGGTTTCAGAGTTCTTTTTGTGCTCAAAATACGACTGACGATAAAGATACAGCCCATGATTGTAAAGATTCTTAGCCTTGAACGTTAAGTCATCCAGTATAGGATAGAGCTCGTGATTCGGCTTGATAAGGTGCCGCTCCGCCAGTTGCATTAGGTTCCTCCTTTCGTGTACACTCAGTATCTCATAAGGCGCTAATTTTATCAACAGCTGACTACAGTAATATACAATTTTGTGCAAGTTGGACTCAAGGTTAATTATACTACTGGATGGGTGTGAACGACTCTATAGTATCATAAGTGAAGCACCCCCGCCTTCTAATGACAGGGGTGCTTCACTTATCTTTAGTTAAAACCTGATAGGGTCAATGAGGGTTGCTCCCCCAACGCCCGTTGCGCGGGTCTGCGCACGTGCAACATCAGCTGTGTTTAGGCGAATGATGCGAGTATCGACTTGGCCTGCCCCGCCCTCTACTAAGGGTACATCAGAGACAGGCTTAGGGTCTTTGCTGGATTCTGTGGAGTACCCATTCTCCGGCTCAGCTGGCTTCTTGAAAATCTTAATCAAGCCAGAAAACATTCCTAGCCCTTCCTTTTTGGTGATTCTTTTAAGGTAATGAGTTTATAGCATCGAGTGGCATTAAAGCAACCGTTCCTTGGCGGCATTGTAGAAGATGTTGTACAGCTTACGTGCCGCTTCATCATTGCCGGGGTTGTCCTTGAACGCGATATTGCCACCAAGGTTGCTGTATGCAATGTTGTAAGTGAGTGAGCCGCAAGAAATCATCTCTTCGAAGGTGTCCAGCGGGATACCGCCCGGAGAGACGGTACGAAGCAGACCAATTTCAGCAAACATGAAAGTCGGGTCGCCTGCGATGCCGAAATCGCCAGTGTTGCGGTAGATGTCGGATGCGATAGATTCATAAAGCGTTGCGATGTTCTGAGCGTATGCCTCGCCATGCTTCTTGGACATTTCGCGAAGCACATGCGCGTTGCTGGCAATAATTTCTTCGTTTAGCTCATCTACCTTATCGTAAGCAATGTCGAGAGGCATCTTAGGGTGTTCCTCAATATACTGCTCAATAGTGGTTGCTTCCTGAATGTCGGTATTAAAAGTATGCTCCTTGGTGTCATCAAGGATTTCCCAAATGCCGTCAGTAGCGGGAGCCTGGGTAAGCTTTTCAGTGTCGATGGTCTTCAAGGTTTGCCTCCTGGTAGGAAAATTTTCAACTAAAAATATTGTACCACATATTTCTATGCTTACAACCTGTACTGTTGTGCTACAATGTAGAGACATTCAAAATTTCTAAGGAGGAAAATGTGTCCACTAACTTCACCAACCCTAGTTTGGTAACCCCTACCCGTACTGTCAATGAATCCGCAAACGCTCAGCTTCTTTTTAACTACGACAAAGGCGGTCATCTCGCAATTTTCCTTGTCGTAGATGGCGCTAACCTGCTTCACATCCCACAGGGTCCCACCTCCATTTTCCAGTTATCGGTGATGTCTCGCCGCCCGCTGACCATCAACTCTTCGCCTAAGGCAATTGCCACCGCCATCTTCTCCCTGAACCCATCTTTTATTTACTTCACAGAAGGTGATGAGGAGAAGGTTCTGTATCTGGCTAAGCATGTTTCCTTCCCCGTTGGTGGCTTGAAGGTTAAGAACAGTGAACTTAAACCGTTTAAGTTTGACGAAAACGGCAATATGAACGTAATCAACATGCCCCTAAACGCGCACACGGTGGATTGTCGCGTAACGTTCGCAACGTACCGCATGATTGAAGCCCCCTCCTATAAGTCGGATGAGCCGCCGGTAGAATTTCTTCCTGGCTGGGTTGGTGTAAAGGTTGGTAGCCGCAAGGTTGCTCAGGGACATAGTATTGATGCCCTTTTCTACGCAGGCGACCCTGCGCCGTCCGTCGGTATTGTTGTCACTGACCTTGAAACGGAAATTATTGGTGAGAAGCTAATGGGTGCTGACGCGGCAACGGTAGCGTGGGCTTTTATGAGTAAGATTGAGGGAACGAATTTTGGCATGGGACCCGTCTATATGGAGGGTGTGTCTGGTCGTGCAATTACTACAGGTAATGATGGTGTCGTCTGGATTCCCGTAGCGTACTGGTTCGCCGCCAACTAACCGTCAGTAAAAGGCAATAAAAGTCGCCCTAGCCATTCATTTTATGACTAGGGCGACTTTGCTCTTTTAAACACATGGCTCACATTTAACGACAAGATTATACTGATACCCAAATCCAAAAGTGTTGCCATAAGCTGACGCGCCGTCATTCCCCACCTGAAAGCCTGCGCACGTTACAAGCCATAGTGAGCGTGAACCAGTTTTCTGCCACATCTCATCAACTTTCGTCAGGTCGCTTTGTGGGACTGTGTACATCTCGGCAACATGCCACTGGGTAACTTTTCCCGCCCCATCAGTAACAAACACCCTCTCGCACCCCTTGAGTCGGTGAAGGTATCCCCACGGCGACAAATAATAGTTCTGCTTATTAACGTGACCCGCAAGGATTGTGGAGCCCTCAGTAGCGGAGATAGGGTTAGAGGGTGAATACCAGATGCCTGAACCGTCAGTTGTGATGGGGAGCACCATTCGCCCATTCTGAACACCACTAGAAATCATGCTAGAAGAAACCCCTAGAGACGGTATGTGCCACCCGAAGGCTGGAAGGTTTACGGGTATTTCGCTGGTTATCTTATTGGCATCAGCCTCGCAAGCCGGGGCGTGTACCTCATGGGCTGGCTCAGGTGCATATAGAGTGTAGTCGTCAAGTACGGGCATTTTATCGCCCTCAAGGTCAGCCGGTGGCTGGTACACCGCCTGCCCAGCATCAGTTGTAGCTACCGGCACAGCGTCTTGGTGAATTGCTGTATAAGGCACCCGAATAGTGTTATCTTTCCCTACATATGGTCGATAAGTCGATAATCCCCACCAGCCGCCGCCAACAACTGCCGCCGCCCCACCAAATAGTAGTACACGGCGAGAAATTTTATGCCCCTCGCCAGTACCCTCTGAACTCTTAATATTTTCGTGATTATTGCGCATATAGCCACCATATCTGATATTCTTAAAAGAACAGGTGCTAATCAGGTGCCCCAAAGTCGGGGCACCTCACCTAATACATTACAAGGATAACATATGAAGAAGCCTCTGGCGCTAACCCTCCTCACCCTCACAGTAGCACTCTCGGCGTGCGCCCCACAGACCGCAAGCAACACCACTGACACTAATACCCCCTCAGCAACAGCCTCAGCCTCGGCAACCCCCACTTCACCTGTAACACTTGAAGCCAGCCGTGACGCTCAGCATCCCGAATACGCCCAGGGTAACGACTACGCCACCGGCATGAACGGGACTGAGGAACAGAAACCGGGTACTATTACGACCGTACAGGGCGACGTAACCACTGAACCCAATAACTCTACAAATACGGCAGAAAACCCTGTCGTCCCTAACCCCAACCACACTGGTGAGGCAACTGATGCAGATAAACAGAAACTAACCGATATTATTAACGCCCTTGAAGGTGCCCCTGTCATCTCAGGTTCAAGCGTTGTTGCCCAACCAATCAACGAGTACAAGATTAAACCAGCTGACAGCAAGGAGCAGAACGGCATCCTCTCCGCTGACAAGTATGCAGAAATTGTCATCCTTGACGACGTTGCAGAAGGCGGGGAAGAATACGCTGTAGTGGCACCTCAGATTAAGGGCAATGAAGCTGATATTCGCGCAAACGGTCTACGCCCCATCACCCTAAACAACGCCCGTCAAGCAATTAAGAACAACTACAACACGCGCATCCAGGGCTTCCTACACTATGAACCGAACGCCACCTACACTGGCAAGACAATCCTAGTGCTTCACGTAAAGCAGGCAAACCACAGCGCATACGTTAAAGGCGGCGCGCAGACAGTAGCTCAGCCTGCCGCAACAAACACACCACAGTAACCTCATAAAAGCGATATAACTAGAAAAGCCCCTCACTGATTCTTCCAGTGAGGGGCTTTTCAGCCAGCTACGAGCAAGCACCGCCGGATAGCGAAAGCATTACCAATCACAGACGACGAAACCATGACCCTGAACTCAAACACTCCTTGGGATACCCCATCCACCAGAGGCGTTTCAAGATATGGCGCACACGCCGAATGCACACCAGCAGAAAACTCAAGCAAGGGTTGAAGACCGTACCGTAACCAATGCCTCAACAATGGAGGCACTTAACATGGTCAGCACTTAAAACATCAACCATAAACAATTATAGCATAAAGAAACCCCCTACGTACATCCTTATGCGTAGGGGGTTTCCGTCTATCACTCTGTAACTAGTTTAGCACACCTTCCGGCAGAAACATAATCGTAACTGAGTGATGTCAGCAACACCTCTATTAGGAAGCGTCACCTTCGTTCTTCTTGCGGCGCTTGGCGAAGTACACAGCGCCACCCGCAAGAGCCAGGATGCCGATACCACCAGCGGCAGTAGTCGCATCCAGCCCAGCAATGCCGTAACCAGTATCACCAGTCTCAGCCTTAGCCTTCTCAATTTCCTTCGGCTGTTCCGGCTTAGCAGGTTCAGAAGGCTTCGGGGACTCCGGGGTTACCGGCGGAGGGGTGACCTTAGTAACCGTCATATCGCAACCATCAGTATCCTCATCGACAGTAGCGTTCACCTGGCACTTCTCAGGAGGAGTGGTCGGGGTCGGGTCAGTCGGGGTGGGGTTATTCGTCAGCACAATCGTGTTCAGAATACCCTCGGAAGCGATACGCGCCATGTCAAGGTCATTCTTGAGGGTTACCTCAACCTCAAACTCGACAGTCTCACCCGCCTTCAACTCACCAATCTCCCAAACATTGCCGTTTACAACGCCTCGACCGTTAGTATTCAGGAACTTCACGGACGCAACATCGAACTGCGCATTGTCGGGGAACTCAGAGATGACCGCCTTCTCCATGTCTGCACCGGAGGCGTTTTTAGCCTGAGCCTTCCAGCGCAGGGTAGCGCCCGGCTTCACCTCAGATGCAGGAGTAGTCAGCTCCTTATTGACCTGACCTGTAATCTCCTTCACACGGTGAATAGAGGTGACGATGGGCTTGTTGTTGATGGTCACAACACCAAGGTCACGCATCTCATCAGCCTTGAAATCATTCAGAGACTTGGACTCCACCTTGAGGGAGTAAGAGCTGTTAACAGCCAGCTTACCCGGTTCCTTAGCGGTAGCGGTGACCACATCTGCCACATGACCATCAAAGTCAGTGCCAGTACCAGAGACAAGCTTACCCTTCTCAACCTTAATGTCGAAGAGGTTAGTCACATCCTTACCGGACGCATCCACAACCTTAAGCTTATCCTCGGTAATGGAAACCAACGCACGCCAATTACCGTCGCCGTCCTTCGCATACTCCACAAGGTCAGTAATGGAGAACTGCTCAGGAGCCTTCATGCCGGTGTTACCAGTAACAGTCTGTGTCGGCAAATCGTTACCAGCAGGGATAACGACATCCTCGTTTGCGACAGTCTTCTCAGGCGCGACATTAGCCAACTTAATGACCTTCTTGTTCACCTTAACCTCGGGAACCGGCTTCGGGGTAGGCTTAGCCACCGGAGGAAGCTCAGGGACAGGCTTCAAAGGCTTCAACTGAGGCTTAACCGGAGCAACAGCGGTAGGCGCAACAGTATTAGCACTCAGCATCAGGTGGTTGTAAGAAGCGTCAATAGAGTAATCACTGTAACGGGAAGCACCAGTTTTCTGCGGGTCACCAATAACACCGTCAGTGCCAGGGACACCAGCATTACCAGTGGTACCGAAGAAGAACGTACCACCATTCTCCATCAGGTAAGTAACACCCAGGTACTTCAACGCATCGTCGTTCTCATCGAACACCACGCCACCCTGGTTCGAACCAGCCTTAATGTAGAAGCCACGGTCTACCATCTGGGAAGCGGTACCGTTAATCTTCTGGGCATCAGGCGCGATACGCGACTCAGAACTGACATAGGTGGCGATAACACCCTTACCCGGTGCGGTGAACTCGTAACGAACAGCGGACTCAGTGCCGTTATTCTCCTGAGCGTTCAGAGAGCCAACGGTATCATAAATCTTCTTCTCGTACTTCTCGCCAGTATCACTGTAGGTATAGGTCAGCTGAACCTCAGAAGCATATACCTTCTGCTTTGCAACAATGTCATTAAAAGAAGAATAGACATCATACATGTTCTGCCACTTAGCGGAACCATCGGCGTTCACCGGGGAACCTGCCGGGTTATCGACAAAGCGGAGAATCTTCACCTCAGCATCCAACGGGCGCTTAGTTTCCTTATCAACCGCAACACCCTTATACTTCATAGTCAGGTTGGGGTTGTTCGGGTCAAGGTTAGTGAAGCGGTAAGCGTACTCGGAAGACCAGCTATCAGGGAAATCACTACGGTCAGCGTTAGAACTGGAAGGAGCCTTGCCATTAATAGAAACAAGGTTGTTCGGGCTGTCCACAATTTCGAAAGGCTTATCCAGAGCAAGCTTGTCAGCGTTATGGATAGCCTTGTACGGGTCAGCGTTAGTTACCTGCTCAGCGTACAGCTTGTCGTAAGCCGCCTTCGCCTCGTTGTAACGCTTAGTAGCTTCCTCGTTCTCCTTGGTAATCTTCTCGTTCTCTGCCTTGATAGAAGCAATCTGCTTCTCCAAAGCGGAACGGTCAGCATTAGCCTTAGCAACCTTCTCAGCGTCAGCCTTATTGTCGGCAATGGTCTTCACAGCCGCACGCAACTTCTCAATGTTTGCGGTACTTTCCTTCTTCGCCTCAGCAACCTTAGCGTCTGCCTCGGCAGAAGTGGCGACCTTCACCTCCTCAGTCTCACCCTGAGTAACCTTAACACCCTTCTCCTTAGCCACCTTCACAGCCTCGTCAAGCGCGCTGTAATCAACGGGGATGTCCTGAGTGGTCTTGCTGTAAGCCTCAGCCGATACAGCGCCCTCGAAGTTATGCGGCTTCGCATCATTGGCGGTGATGGCATTAGCCGCGCCAGCGATTGAGCCGGTACCCACCAGTGCCAAGCCGACACTGGCAGTCAAAGTCTTCTTCATGGAACGCTTAGGGTTCTTAGCCAATATAATCTCTCTCTCCTCATAGGAAGTCTGAATGAACAAGAAATGCAAAACCAGCTGACACTCCCGCTGATGCGGAAGAGCCACCAGTGCCAACTCCATAAAAGAAGAAAAACACAGCACTGACTGGTGCATAGGTTTAAATGGTGTATCGAAGTGCTACAAAAAAACACTCAAATGTTGCATTTAATTCATGACAGAAAAACTGTTATAGGCACCCTACGATACCTCTAGCCCCTCGCTAAGCGCTTAGGGTTACATGTAACCAAACCAAGTAGCTAAGACAATCCTTACTTCCAGTTTTTGTGCCCTTGTGAAGGATGGGTTAAATCTGCATCTCGTCAAAAATATGGGGCGGTCACGGATATACCGCAACCTGGACGGTGGATGGATTTAACTATCCCACAGGACTTAGGTAGCAACAACTAGCCTTAACACTGATTCGATTATGACTCAGAATAACACAGCGTGTAACTACATCGGGTTATTCTGAGCCTGTACTTATGGTATGACACACGCCGTCAAATTTTGTAACAATAGATGGCAGAAACATACAATTTTGTACGAGTTGAATTAAAGGTTAATTATACTCACAATTCTATATCACACAAACCCAGTTTGCATACCGAAAAACCATAGGGAAAACATAGAAAAACCTCCACACATGAAATGTGCAGAGGTAAAAAGATAAGGTGGGTAGCTTCTTGGACCCCGGAACGAAGCTACCCACCTAAGAGCCGATTGTCAGAATCGAACTGACGACTTATGACTTACGAAATCACCGCTCTACCACTGAGCTAAACCGGCAAAACAACGAAGAGAGAGTTGCGAAAACACACCATTGTCTAGAGTACGGTTATTAAGTGCATAAAATAGAATCATCATGAATAGAATCTATATTCAATGCATGAATCTCTTCGTTGTTCGTCGGGGTGACAGGATTTGAACCTGCGACCCTCTGCTCCCAAAGCAGATGCGCTACCAAACTGCGCTACACCCCGTAAAGACACTGTAAATGAGTCAGCCTAGTTCGGATTTCCCTGTGGGACTCCTGCATAGGCGTATATGGCTCAGCTACAGAAATATTATATCACACAAAGTTGAGAAAGATGAAACCTCTGGGGGTAGATTTCCCTGTGGGGCTCCTCACCCCCAGAGGCGCAACATCAACCTTGGTAATAACTACTCTACAACAAACTTTCCGCTAATTGCAAGTCACGGGCATTATTTTCCTCTATGACGTTAATCACGCCAGCCCAGTTCATGCGGAATGTCTCTACCGTGTATGCCAACTCTTCATACGGCATCGGGTAAAAGTAGGTGATGCAGTATCTCATGAGGTCTGCCACTGTCTCAAACGTGGCATTGAGACATTTCCTGTAGAAAGTGACTAGCTCATCCTCTTCCATGAGCGGCAACATCCAGTCTCCCGATTGGGAAATGAGAAGTTGAACAGACCTATAGGCTGTAACTACCGGAGGCTCCCCTTCAACAGGTTTCAACGTCTTAGCCGCTAAAATTCCCTCTTCAATATCCTTATCATCTATAAGGTCGAAATTTGGGAAAGGGTAGCCATCCGCTTTAGGTGTCACATACCCTTGAAGAAAATCATAAATTGGTGCTGAAATAGAATCAGACAACAACATAGCGCGCGCATCGACTGGAATCTGCCAATCTGTAGCATCCATCGTTGCCGTTGCCCTGCCAGAGATGTTACGGCTTCCCTTATCTCCCAAGGGGAGCTGACCCTGCTGTGCGGCGGCTTCGCCAGCTTCTTCACTCGTGGGCGTTGGCACAATACCTGATTCCCTAAGCAGTGTCTCAATCGTAAAATCTTTATCAGACGGAACGAAACCTTCGGGTCGAGCACGCCACAGGAATATTCCAGTAACTTCAAACATCGCACCACTCTCGCCTGGTAGTGCTGAAACCTGCTTCATGTGAACGAGGGGGATTCCCGTCAAGTACTGGTAAACGCACCCTTCTTCGACAGGGACAGTTGGTGCTAGGGGTGTTGGTGCGTTCATTAAAATGGTGCCTCCATACGTGCGTCAATAACGCCTGCAACATAGCTAAGTACCTCAATGGGCGAGGGAGCCCTGCCGATTTGCACTGAAAGGGCTCCAGCGGCTTCCGTAAGCGCCTCAGCTGGAGAGCCTTGGTAGTTGCGGGTAGAGTGAAGTTTTGCGGCTGTATCGGTCAATGCGCCATTCGTGTCAGAATTAAGACGCGCCACCCAAAAACCCAGCGACAACGTATTTAGAGTCGGGCGTTTTACACTGTGCAACGCATTGCGTGTAAACTTCGAGTTTGCCACACCTAACCTCCTACAGTAAATCTTGACTAATAGGTGCTTTAATATAGTAGCACCTCGCAGAGATGGGCGCATCCAATATTAGGCAAAGAAAAAGGTGGAGCGGAAACATCTCCGCCCCACCTTTAAAGGTGAGCATTAACTACCAGACTTGAAGTCTATCACCGTACCTATTTTTATCAGAGATAGGCTGAACGTTAAGAGACTGGTCTTCCAATTCGTAGCGGCGCAAAATATTCTGAACAGCATACTCGGAAGTAGTAGCCTGGAAAGCGCTTGCCCTACTGCCATCAGGGTCACTCAACCTAGCTGTAGGTGTAAGGTTAGTGTCAATCTGAACCATAAGCCCCTTCTCTGCATCCACAACAACGTAAGTGTCGCGTGTACCATCCTTATCCATAGTGTTGCTAATGATAAGATTACCCTTCTCAGCGTCCTTGACTTTTACCGATTCGTGATTCCAGTTCACGCGCCTAGATGCCACAGGGTTATGTTCCGTAAGCCTCGGCTCAAACGCACCTGCGAACTGGTCAGCCTGAGCCGTAATCATGTCGCGCTTGCGGCGGGCGCTGTTCATGATAGATACACGAGTCGCCACTGGGATGTCATTACTCTCACCAAGGATACGCTTCATATCCTCAGCCTCGTTATACTGCTTCACTGGTTCACGATTAGAAGCTTTGAACTCCTTCGTGTTAGCATCAAACTCCACTTTGCCAGAGTCAATCTGCCCCTTGAGGTACTTCCTCACCTCACGCTTGAGCTCGCCTTCGTTACCTGCTTTGAGTGCATTGCTGGACTTGCTGATGGCAGGCATCCCGAACTTCTTTCGAGCAACGTCGTAAAGCTTCCCTGCGTCCATAGAGTCCACGCCATCTGCAAGCTCCCTGCTACGGCGAGACTGCTCCGTTAGCGCGTCCTCACGTTCCTTAAGGTAATCAGTTACGTTATCGAACAGTTTCCCGTAGGTGCCACTACCCTCATAGGTGCTTACGATACCAGGGTCAGCAGAGAACCACCCTGACTGGTGGTGGAACCCGTCGTCAAGCGCCGCATATTTATACAGCTCATCCTCATTGCTGTAGACACGAGCACCACCAGAATGAAGCATGTTTGTGCCGTCAATGTCATGCATCGCACCCGTTTTAAGGTTCACGTGCCCCCATAGCGCCCCGTCTGGAGTGCGGAGGGAGCCGTCTTCCTCAATCCTGTATACAAGCGCATCCTGCCTGTTCAGCATAACGAAAGAGCCGGGCTTAATCTTCTCCTTCAACTTCGCGCCAGCTTCCTTGTGGTAAGCCTTCACAGCTGGTGAAGAATTATGCAGATAGAAGTTCTTGCTAATGGGGGAATTTTTTAGCTGGTCAAGGCTGGAGGTGTTGGACTTAATGTTCGCTTTAAGGTCTTCCAGGCTTGTCCCAGCACTTTTACGCGCCGCTTCATGCTTTGCCTTATCCGCATTTTCAAGCTCCTCACCGTACCTCTCTGCATACAGGTGATGGCGCAATTTATTCATCTCAATGTCAGGGCTTAAACCCAACTTAGACAGTTCATCCTGCGACAAATCACCCATGTAATATTCCCATGTGTCATTCCCGCCGATACCATCGTTGTAGATAACGTCCGCATTAAGGTGGTTGTATGCCTCAGTGCGGTAGTGGCGATTAGCGCCATTCGCGGACTGGATTATCATGCTACGCATAATTGAGTCATTAACCTGGTTACCCTCTTCGCCGTAGTCTGTGACAGAACGCCAGCCACGTGTATCACGCTCACCATCAACACCCTCGTATGCCGCATCTGCCGCCGCGTTTAGGATGTTGAACTCAGCCTCATGCTCCGAAGCAATGTCAAGCTCATCTACGCTCAACTGGTCAGTCTGCCCTGTGCGCAAAGCGGTTAAAGCTACGCCAAAGTTCTGGTATTCGTTCTTTAGGGACTTGTAGTAATCACTGCTTCTATCCCCATAGGAGTAGGTGTAGCCGTGCCTATCTAGCGAAGGGGGAAGCTCTTCAAAGTCGCTTCTGGCTGACATCTTGTAGCTACTGAGCACTTCCATGAACTTAGCGGCACCCTCTTCTGTTTCAAGGTCAATACCTTCCGGTACAGACCTATGAACCAGGGCGTGAGTTTCGCCACCTAAAGCTTCTCGCAGGGAAGAAACTTCATGCTTTGCGATGAACTCATCAATAGCTTCGCTCATAGAGGCTGGAGGCTCATAATCATCATCGTCATCTGTCCCGTCGCCCAGGTTGCCACTCAGCGCCTCACGAAGCTCTTCAAGTGAGTCATCTTCCAGTTCTTTACCAACGTTTTCACGGGCATACTTCGGGTCGGTAGGCTCACCACCAATCAGCTTCGCAATCTCCTCTGGGAAGCCGTTCGCCAAAGCCTGCTCAGTGGTCATGCCGTTACTTGCGGTGCCCATTGCTTCAAGACCAGCCGCCAAACCTGCACATTCAGGGCTATAAAGAATTTCAGCGACATGCTCCCTATACGCATCTGACTCACTCTGCGACGCGAAATGATTACCATAAGGACATTTCCCTTTGTCAGCTTCGCACTTGCCGCTAACTAGCTGACCGTCCCTGAATCCAACGTGCATTTTCGTAGTCATAGTATTCTTCTCTTTTCTTTGAAATAAAAATATGTAAACCCCTGACAGGGCAAGGTGCCCAGCTTAACTAGCTTAGATAGGTTGGTGTTAAGCTGGGCACCAAAACACAATGTAATTATCTGCAAATGGGGCGTTACCAGAGAGCCAGACCTCGCTGGTTCTTCAACTGTAGAGGCATAACCTCCACCTTAAGGCTTGGGTCTTTCATCTTGTGGCGGTTCAAAGCATCCTGAATAGAATATTCAGACGCAAGCGCCATGTCCTTACGGGACAATTCCTTCGCCTTATCAATTTCCCTATACATTCTTGCCTTACGCTCCTTAGCTGACTCCTCCTGGGCTTGAGTCCTATGTTGCCAAGTAGCTTCTTTAATGGGAGCCATCAGACCCTTTTCGCGGTCTACCACCACAAACACTTCATACTTGTCATCGTACTTAGCGTCAGGGTTGTATAACAGGCTACCCGTTTCAGCTTGTTCAGGCGCGACCCTCTCAGTAGACCAGTTTTTACGCCTATGCGCTGACGGGTTATGCGCCCCAATCTTACCTTCAAAAGCGCCAGCGAACTGGTCGCCCTGGGTAGTGACTCTGTTGCGATTACGTCTAGCCGCGTTCATAATAGAAACCTTCGTAGCCACAGGCAAATCATCACCAAGAACATCACTCAGAGACTTCTTAGGCATAAGGTCTTCAATGGGCTTACGGTTACTCTTTACAATAGCTTTCTTTCCGAAATCATACCTTGCTTTACCGGCGCGGAACTGGCTCTCAAGATACCTCTTCGTCTCAATTTCCCTGTACAAGATACCGTTGGGGGAGTTGTCTTCGGCAACTTCCTTACTGAATGGAGGCATCCCAAGCTTGCTGGTAGCGATAGTGTACAGGTCTGCCGCGTCATGCTGAGCAACAGCTCGACCATACTCTTCTTGCATCTTAGCCCTAAAGGTGAGCGCCTTCTCCTCACGCTTAAGGTGCCTGACGGCGCGTTCAAACTTCTTACTTAACTTTGGGTCATCCTCATACTTAGACCTATATCCAGGGTCAGAGGAACTGGTTGCCCCAACGATACCGCCAGCGGGCATCTCTTCAACGTCATCAAGCGCGGCGTAACGCATCAACTCACCCTCATTAGCGTACACGCGGGCACCTTTGTGACTCACAACAATGTTTTCACCATGTGCGTTATGGACACGACCAGTCTTAAAATCGACGTGACCCCACGTCTTGCCTTCCGGCGTAACGAGAGCACCATCTTCACGAATCCGATAAACTTCCGCGTCTCGCCCGTTAAGCATCATAAACGAGCCTGGCTTCAACTTCTCCTTAGTTTCAGCTGACGCTTCCTTGTAATAGCTGTCCTGTAGATACTTGTCATCCCAAGCGTCGCTATGACCCGCATAGATAGGCTGTGACGAACTGTGCCTCTGGTTAGGGGCATCCACCTTCGCTAAGATTTCACCCACCGTCAGACCATCCATCGTGGCGTTCGCAAGCTTCTTTTTGGCGCGGCTATCCGCAAGCATGTCACTATACCTATTAGCAAGCTTCATATGCCTAATCTTATTCAGCTCAATGTCAGGGTCATACCCCATCTCAGTTGGCGCGCCATAAGGAATGCCATCCCTGCCGACTACACGGTTCCACTCCTCTTCACCAGCAACACCGTCATTATGAATAAGGTCAGCATCAACAGCCTCATACCCCGCAAAGTCGTCATCTTCATTCACGCCTGCCGCACGCCTAGCCAGCGTGGTTAAAGTGATTAAATCATTCGCATCATTACCCGCCTCACCATAACTCGCAATGCTTCTGAATAAAGTGTCGTCAGGGTTACTTTTCCCTAGTTCTCGATATTTCTTCATTGCTGATAAGCGGTATCGAGACTGATACATCAGAATATCTGTAAGCTGATTACTCTCCTCCTTCTTGAGGCTCATAATTTGACCAGTGCGCAATGCGGTAAGCACAGACCCGAAAGTCTTATATTCCTTTACCAGCTTAGCTTTGCGCCTCGGGTCGATAAGGCGGATAATCCTGCGTAGCCTACTCGGTGGCTGTTCAAATTCCTCACGGGAAGAAACCGTGTAGCTATTCAGAATCTCTTTAAACCTTGCGACACCTTCTTCCGTCTCAAGGTCAATACCTTTGGGTTTCCTTGAGTGGTCTACAGGGGCACTTTCCTGCTTCACCTCAGCGCCACTTGACGAAAGGGCATCAACTGGCGAGTCGTCAGCCGCAACCTCTGGCACAACGTCTTTGCCCACATTCTCACGCGCATACTTCGGGTCAGTCGGCTCACCACCGATAAGCTTCGCAATTTCCGGCGGGAAACCTTGACCTAAAGCCTGCTCAGTGGTCATCTTGCCGCCCTCTGCACCAAAGACCTCATAGCTTTCCGCTAGGTGGCGATACTCAGGGCTGTAAAGAATTGCGGCAACATCTTCTCGATATTTGTCTGCTTCACTCTGCGACGCAAAATGGTTACCATAAGGGCAAGCGCGAACATCCGCCTCACACTTGCCACTGGTTAGCTTGCCATTCTTAAACCCAACGTGAACTTTAGTAGCCATACTATTTTTCTCCTTTTATAAAAATATGCTACCCCTTAACTAAGGGGGGGGGGGTGCCTGGCTTAGCCGCGGTTTCCTACACCGCTAAGCCAGGCACCTGTGCCATCTATTGATGTTGAAGCCAGCTTGGTTCTACCAAAGCTTCAAGAGCATATCGTTGTCATCTTCTAGAGGCATGAAATTCACTTTGAGGCTTGGGTCGCCCATCTCGTAACGTTTCAGAGCATCCTGGATGGCGTACTCAGATGTTAAAGCTAGATGCTTCTCAGGGACTAGCCCGTAATTAGGGTCAATTTCCATCTGCTTAGCGTTGTGTCGCCTCGTCCTGTGCTGTGGGGTGCGAGTGTTAAGCTCGACCATTAACCCCTTTTCGCGGTCTACCACAACAAATGTTGTGTGTTTACCGTCAGGCTCACCAACGGGGTTGTACAGTAAGTCTCCGGTTCGGGCATAAGCGGGCGGTAGAGGCTTGTCACCCCAGCTTCTACGCCTCTTACTGGTCGGGTTTATCTCAGTAATTTTCCTTTCAAAAGCGCCCGCAAATGCGTCGCCCTGAGCAGTTTCCCTAGCGCGTTTGCGCTTAGCCGCGTTAATGATGGAAGCTTTCACAGCCACAGGTACATTCTTGCCAAGAACCTCATCAAGTGACTTTTTAGGTGCTAAAGCACTCAACCCTCGACGGTTCGACTTTACGATAGTGCCGTTCCTGAAATTGTTCCTAGCGCCATGCTCCATGAACTGTTCACGCAAATAATCCTGCACCATGATTTCCTTCTTCATCATGGCTTCTTTCGACTTATCCTTCGCCAACTCCCTATCAAAGTGAGGCATACCAAACTTTGCAGTCGCAATGTCGTACAGCTCACTCGGGCTATATGACCTGGACGCTGTAGCGAACTCCTGTTGCCTAATAGCCGCCTCGTTCTCTAAAGCCTCCATCGACTCAAGATATTTGACGGCGCGCTCAAACTTCTTGCTCAGCTTCGGGTCATCCTCATACTTAGACCTGTAGCCAGGGTCAGCAGAGGTGACAAGACCGTTAGGTTGGTCATCTAATGCGGCATAACGCATCAACTCGTCGGCATCAGCATAGAGTCGGGCACCGCCCTGAGTATCATAGATATTGACTCCCTGTGAGTCATGAATGGTGCCCTTTTCAAAGTCTACACGCCCCCAAACGTTGCCTTCTGGAGTGAGTAACGCACCATCCTCCCCAATCTGGTACACCTCAGCGTCGTAATTGTTTAGCATGACGTAAGAGCCAGGCTTCAATTTTTCTGCTGTGCGTTTTGCCGCCTGACTATAATACGCATCCACCCAGGTCTTTATCGTGTGACCTTGCGTAGTCTCCGCTGTAAATCGCTTTACCGCTATCAGTGCTATTATAGGGAGACTTGGATTTCTCCTCAATTTCCTGAACAGTTAAGCCGTTCATAGTAGAGTTCGCACGCTTTTTGAGATTACGGTCTTTGGTAAGCATGTCACTATACTTATTGACAAACAGATGTCGCCTAAGCTTATTCATCTCAATGTCTGGGTCATACCCCATCTCAGTAGGAGCGCTGTAGGGGATTCCAGTCATACCTATCTCACGATGCCAGTCGGCTTCACCTGAAACATTGTCTTCATATACGATAGATGGTGAAATGGCTTTATACGCGGCAATGCGGTCACCAGTATTCTTGTCCTGAGTGCGCCTCAAGAGGGTATCTTGCACAATAACATCGTTAATTTCATTGCCGAACTCGCCATAGTTCGCAATTGCACGGAATGCTCCGTAGCCAGGAACTTCTAACCCCTGACGCTCGTAGTATTTGTTAGCCGCCGCATCCGCCATAGTTACCTCAACGCCAACATCGGTAAGTCGCCTACTATTTTCCCTGTCTTTCTCCTGCATCCTCTCAAGACTCCCGGTGCGCACATGGTTTACAGCCCTAGCATACCTTTCTAGCTCCTTTTCAACCTTGCTCCAGTTACCATTTGGGTCATCGGTAGCGTAAACAGCTCGCTTTAAATATGGCGCGAACTTCTTAAAGCTGTCACTATCTGACACCCTGTAACTGTCAAGAACCTCAATGAATCGTTCAACACCTTCGGGGGTGTTGATGTCAATACTACCTGGTTCTGGTGGCACATCATGGCTAACCGCGCCATCGTTGGCTGGTCGGGGTGTAGCCACCTCTGACTCAGAAACGGGAGATTCGACGGTTTCCGGCTCCTTTTCAGATAGCTGTTCTGCCTCTTCTACTTTCGCGCTTTCGCCACTGACGACAGGTGGGGAATCCTCCACATCCACCTGCACAGGTTCAGCTACAGGCTCCTCAACAGTCTCTACGCCAACGTTTTCACGCGCATATTTCGGGTCAGTAGGCTCACCACCAATAAGCTTAGCAATTTCCGGCGGGAAACCATTGGCTAAAGCGTCTTGGGTAGTCATGGCGTTGCCACCCGCGCCCATCGCCTCAAATCCAGCCGCTAAGTCGCGATATTTAGGGCTGTGTAGAATCTCAGCAACATGCTCTTGGTATTTGTCGGCTTCACTCTGCGACGCGAAGTGGTTACCGTAAGGGCATTTACCCTTATCAGCCTCACACTTACCCGCCGTCAGCTTCCCATCTCTAAAACCAACGTGAATTTTAGTAGCCATACTATTTTTCTCCTTACATACAAAAATGCTAAGCGCTGAAAAGAAGAATACTTCTCGACAAAGCTTATATCTCCTATATATCAGGTTGCGCACCAAAAAGGCACCGAACCACCCAACGATGGTTCGGTGCCTCCCTATATTGAGGATGTCCCCTAACTTTATATCAAAGAATTATGGTATATTACCAGACTCGAAGATTAGCGGCGGAGCTGTCATCATCATTCGGAATCTCACGTACATCCAGAGTTGGGTCACCCGACTTGTAGCGACGCAACAAGTTCTGAACAGTGTACTCTGATGTAGTCACTGGAGACGACATCCAACCCTTGTTCTGCTGGTTAAACATACTCTCAGGGGTCAAGCCCTCGGTAACTGGAACCATGAGCTTCTTTTCCTGGTCTACTACCACATAAGTCTCATGAAGGTTGTTCTCGTACCCATGAGTTGCTGGTGAATAAATCAGGTTGCCAGTCTTAGCGTTCCCCAATGGAATTTTTGAACTGCCAGCCCACCTTCTACGCCTATGCCCAATCGCACTATACTCAGTCGGTTTGCTCTCAATAGCGCCAGCGAACTGGTCTGCCTGAGCCGTGATGAGTTCACGTTTACGCCTAGCCGCACTCATGATGGACGCACGAGTAGCGGGAGGGGTATCGCTTGCAAAGAAATCATCAAGCGCTTCCTTCGGCGCATACGACTCAATCGAATCACGCTGAACCTTTTCCAAGGAGTCTGACTTAAAATCGTAAGCAAGCCTACCGGCGTTAATTTCTTTAGCGATATGTTCCTTGACACGGTTCTTAAGAACCTTCTCGCCGTTCGGGTTCACATCAAACCTTCGGAGGTCAAGCTCCTTCATTCCATACTTAGCTACAGCCTCATCGTATAGGTCGAAGCCGTCTTTGCCATGTACAGCCAAGTCAATCTCTTGGTTGCGCTTAGCTACCTCAGCCCAACCCTGTTCATTGCGGCGAAGATGGTCGTAAACCTTTTGAAACTCCTTAGAGTGCTTCGGGTCAGTCTCATACCTGCTCTTGTACCCTGGGTCTGCTGACGTGCTACCTGGTGTATCGTGTGAACCGTTGTCTAGCGCGGCATAACGCAACAGCTCATCTGTGTTAGCGTAAACACGGGCACCACCTTTATTACCTAGATGCTGACCATCCACGTCATACATTGCACCAGTCTTAAAGTCCACATAGCCCCACAGCTTACCATCAGTGGTTTTTAAGCCACCATCGGGTGCAATCTGGTATGTTTCCGCATCCAAACCGGCAAGCATCACATAAGCACCAGGCTTAAGCCTTGCCTTGGTTCGCTCACTGGCACGCTGATAATACTCTCGTTCAGCGTCAGTATCTCCATATTGCGTGTAGTCGTAGATAGGTTTAGCTTTATCGCCTGAGATGCTGAGCTTCGCAGACTTAGCTTTCAGTTCATCAACAGAGTCAGCTTTACGCGCGTTGGCGGCTTTCTTCGCTTCACGACCAGCAGCCAACATGTCACTATAAGCGTTTACAGTCTGATGGTGAGCAAGCTTATTCAACTCAACCGTGGAAATATGATTATTCCAAGGGGTTTGCTTACCCATAACCTTTTCCCATGTGTGGGCTGGCGGCGCATCCGCTGTCGCTTTGTATCGTGTACGCTGGAGAAGGTCGCCGTTAATGGTGTCGTATGCTTCTTGGCGGTCTTCTTCTGATTCACCACGGACACGGCGGGCAAGAAGGTCTTCAACGATTCTGTCATTCACGTCATTGTCTTCTTCACCGTAATTCGCAACAGAACGCCAGGTGTTCAAGCCGTCGTCTTCCGATGGTTCCCACCCCATCTCTTCCGCAATGCCGCGCCGAATGCTCCCCATAGAATCATCCAGGGGCTTCATGGAATCCACGAGGTATTGCATACGTGCTTTATCCTCATCGGGAAGCTGGTCGTCCATATTAGCGCGTAGTGCCGCCAACCCTTTAGCAAACCCAGCATACTCATCCTTTAGCTTCTGATATTCAGGGTCATTCTTCATGGTGAGGAAGCTGAGATTAGCATACTTATGCATGGACGAAGGCATCACGGAGAAGTCTTCGGGTGCAGACTTCTTGTATGAGTTTAAGATAGTGTATAGTTGCTCTTTACCTTCCGCGCTATTAAGGTCAAACTTCTCAGGTGGCGCATCATGCCCAACTTCCTCAATGGGCTCCTCTTCCTTAACGGTCTTCTTGCGAGGCTTAGTCTTCGGCTTCGGCGTTGGTTCCTCGGCAGATACTTCTTTATCTTGACTTGTAGCGGCAGAAACCTCTTCCGCCTGCGCAGGTTCAGCTACAGGCTCCTCAACAGTCTCTACGCCAACGTTTTCGCGGGCATACTTAGGGTCGGTCGGCTCACCGCCAATCAGCTTAGCTACTTCCTCAGGGAAGCCCATACCTAAAGCGTCTTGAGTGGTCATCTTTCCGCCACCCTCAGCGGCATAAGCTTCATGCCCTGCCGCCAGGTCACGGTACTGAGGGCTGTGAAGAATTTCAGCGACATGCTCTTGGTACTTATCTGCTTCACTCTGTGATGGGAAGTGGTTACCATATGGGCATTTACCCTTATCGGCTTCGCATTTGCCGCTGGTTAGCTTCCCGTCCTTGAATCCAACGTGAATTTTAGTAGCCATTAAATTTTTCTCTTTTCTTTATAAATTTTAGTGAAAAATGGGGTGTGGTAGCAGACCGCCCCCACTCCCTATATATCAAAAAGCATTGCCGCACTGGATACCGCACCAAAGATGCGGCTAATGTCCACCGCCGCGTGCGCCGCCATAAGGTGCATACCTCATGCCAGTATCATAACGAACCCAACCGCAAACAGCTGACCCGTTTACGATATACGCCTGCATGGAATGGTCTAATCCTTCCCATGCGAAGCCGCGCTGTTCACGAGGATTGAGGGCGTTATCCCACATCTCTTTACACTCATCAAAAACCAGCATATCAATACCTAAATCATGAAGCTTCTTCCAATCAATACTATACGTGTCAGCACCCTCATCATAGGTGACAAACCTATCCTCGAAGAACCTGGCATCCGTAGGACTTTTAATATTTAGGACAGTACTATTTCGGTTAAATATGGGCGCGTAAATATGTGGAGTCTGAATGTAATCACCATTCTGGTCATTGATTCGCAAATGGTCTGTCGTAACTGTAGCAGAGTTATAGTTATAGAAACCACCAGTCATCTCAAAAGCACCTGAACGGTAAGCGTTACCCGTGATGCTCTCACCTGCTTTGCGCCGCGAAACCCAAGCCCGTTCCTTATCATCAGCATCCTTACGGATAAGCGGCGCACTCAACACAACATCGGGAAAATCATAATCTGGGCGGTCAGGAAGACCTTCAACCTTCGGGTTATCAGCAAGCGTAGGAGTGAAATACGGTCGGGCACCCCTATACGCCTGAATATGTTCTACCGGCAACCCTGATAGTAGCGGGTTATTATAGTCGCATTCCACCCTATCAATTCGGGCAGGGTTGGACTCATAATCGGCAATGAAAAGGTGCTGTTCGTTCTGGTCAAGGTTCAGTATCCCACCGTGGTTCGCCTGAATAAAAGGGTCGCGAGTATAGATGAACACGTCGTGGATTGTCGTATCCGTTGAAGGTGCACCAGTCACCGCATAAGACTCATCCTGATACTCATAATCAAGCGTGTATGCCTCACGCCCAGCATACTGAGTAATAGTTGGCTGTTGCCTAGTTTCCAACTCAATCTTTTTTCGAATCCACTTCTCAGACGCATCAGGGTGCTTGGCGCGCAACGCCTCCTTATCCTGCTCACTCTGATACAGCGGCGTGAACTCACCATTAGGGAGCCACGGTGCCCAAGGGTCATCATTCGCATACCCAGCGCCTTCCATCTCACGAATCGGTGGATGCGTCTTAGCCCTCAGCTTACCCATCAACCACTCACGAAACTCAGGCGTATCCAAAGGCAACCCCTGCGAAGCACGCTCAACACTCGCCGCCGCAATCTCAGCATTGACAGCACCAACGTACTCCTGAACGGAAGTCATAAACGCAATATCTCCGTGAACCTTCGGGACACCAACTGTAGCACTATTTAAATTCTTATAAGGACAGCCGTCAGGGGATGTACACGGAAGCATACGTAATTCCCCTCCGCCGTCACTTGGAGAAAAATGCATAAAAGCCATAAAAATACCCGCCATGTTGAAGAACAAACTAGTAAAAACCAGGCTCCAACACAGCGGGCACACAAAGAAGAGCTACACACCCAACCAGGACACGGCAACAGGCATCTAACCCTAACGGAAACAAAACGGTGAGCTATATATCCAAAGAGGACTCCTGTATAATGGTCGAGCAACAGAACCCCTAATGAAGAATCGCATCATTAGGAACATATCAAACAGGTAAGGAAAAAGTCTTGAACATCTCACCCACAATCTACTCAGTCATCCAGGCAGGCGACAAACAGCATGTCGTCACATACCTCACCCTCGACAGCGAAGACTACGCCGTTATTGACCATTACCCAGTCATCAATGAAGGTCTAGACATCGCTCACGACTACGTTATTGACGCAGACCCGGAAATTATTGATGACGTGCTCAAGAAGACCACAACCGCAATCATTAAGCACTACGCAAACGAAGGTGTAGAAGTGGAATTAACCTTCCCCAACCAGTAACCATATAGCAAATATGATGAAGGAGTCCCCAGCGACATTGACCAGGGACTCCTTCATCATATTTAAGAGTGTTTACTTTGCTTTCTTCGCCTCTTCTTTAGCGGCTTTAGCATCAGCCAACATCTTGCGCTGTTCTTCCTTGCGTGCTTCTTCTACTTCGTTGGCGGCATCCAACAACTCAAAATCAGGCTCCAACCACTGCGCAACAACATAGCCAAGCAACTCAGCATACTGCTGACGCTCAATAGCAGAGGACTTCTCACTATCCGGGATAATGACAGAGAACACCTTCACGGCAGAAGCCGCATCAACATAATCTTCCTGAGGCTCATACTCTTCAACCATGTCGTCCGAATCACGCTCATAAAGACGCACAAGACGCTCAGTGGTGCTCAGTAGCGTGGAAGTAGCCCAGCACGCCATAGCGCCACGGTCACTAACCCCATCAACAGGCACAGACCTGAAAATAAGAGCACGAATCTCGCTATCAGTACCATCCGGGGTGAGGACGTGAGAATAAATGATGCTGTTGTCGCCACCGTGGTCAGCAATCGGTGACGCACCATAACCATCAGCCGCAAGACCAGTGACAAGCCACTGAGCTTCAACGTTATTCATCTCGACATCCATGCCGCGACCCTGGAGATGTAAAGCCAGCTCCGGGCCATATACAGGCTCCTCAATGTCCGTAACATTCTCAGGGAAGCCATCAAACGGTGTGAGAGCACTAATGTCAGGCAGTTCAATGTCCATAGGTGCTTTCAAAGCGCCCAAGAACTCATAAGCTTCCGCCAAGGAACGAATCTCAAAATCCTCATCCTGAGAGTAAGACAGAATAGTGTTACCTACACGGATAGACGTAACACCTTCCTCCTCATCGTAGAAAGGCACACCCTCCGGCAACAGCTCCTCAATGGAAACATCCTCCGCGTGATTCTGAGGCGCATTACGCAGACTCTCAGCAGGAACGACGCTCTTCTCATCGCTGTTACGCCAAGCGGAACCAGAGTTAGCAGGGGTAATGTTGTTCGTAGACTCAGCCAAGATAGGCTCCTAACAGTAAAGTGAAACTAAAAACGTGTTGTGTTGCGACATAAAATGTATAGCAGGCGGAGGTATGGAAAAGGTGTGTAGAGCCTGCCAGCCATAAAAGACCAACTGACTCTACACACCTCAGTTTCACCATACTATTTGTTCAAACCTAACGCATTACCACGTCAAGCAATCACTAAATTTCCTCAGTGGTAATCTCAGCCGACGTGTAGGTGTATTCCTTCAATTCCTCGGGTGAGAACTTCTCCTTCATCAACTCATAGTCGTAAGAAGCAGAACTCGTGCCGTAGGTACGCATCAGCGTATCAAGCCTCGGACCAAACACCTTAGTCTGAACAGATTTAGCCGCAGACTGCCTTCTAGAAGACTGAACGATGTTCGTGCCAACATCAGAGCTACTAGTACCCATGATAAGGCTCATGCCCGGCGCATACTCATCAGCCATGTGGTCTTTAATAGCTTTAGAGCCAGCAAGAACTTCCTTATTAAGTTCCTTAGCGGTCTTACCACCAGACTTCTCTTTAAACGCCTTATCAGCTACAGCAAAGTCCCTACAAACATCATTCAGAGTGGAACGAACGTCCTTAACCCTGTTCACGGAACGGCTCTTAACTGGAGGCGTAAACTTAACACCAACCTCTTCCTGAGCCTGAGCGTCAAGCCTTGGCGACAGGTAGTTAATCTCACTAACGTCCTGCGTCACCAGGTCGTACTCTTCCTGAGTGATGTCACCGTTAGCTAGAGCCGCATCCCAGCCCTCAATATTGATTCGGGTGCTACTGCCCTTCGTGATGCTATCACGAACCTTCTTCGGCAAAGCATCCAGCTTGTCAGTATCAATCTTGTTGTAGTTAAACTTAACATTGACACGCCTACCCTCATGAACAAGAGAGATTTCGTTACCGATACCAGTGCCATCCTTGATAGCGGGGTTCTCAGAAATACTCATGATGTATGCTAGGCGGTCATTAGCGGCTTCCACACTATCGTTGTACGCCTTCACCAAGGACTTCTTCTCAGACAGTTCAAGGAAGTCGATGTTTTCCTGGGAGCCGTCCTTCTTCGTGACAGTAACCGAAGTTTCCTTCACGAGGGAGGCTTTGTGAACCTTGTCCTTCATGTACTCGTTGCCGGTCTTCTTCGGCGCGAGTTTCCTCAGCTCATTACGCTTACCCTCAAGCTTCTCAGCGGGTACACCTCTGTCGAGAAGCGCCTGGTACTCACGAAGTTTCTTATCGTACTTCGCCTGCTTAGCGTCACGGACTTCCTCTTTACGCTTCCTCTCGGCGGCGTTACGAGGACCACTGTTACTAGGCGCATCCTTACGGGCCAGGAACTCATCAAGTGCAAGCTTACGGGCATCTTCCTGTTCAATGTTCTCGGTACGCCACTTGGTGAACTCCTCGTAGTTCGCCATACCCTCAGCGTCACCATACTTGCCCTTAAACTTCTTGAAGGAGTTCATCATCAGGTTTGCGCCAGCCTTACCGCGCATAGCCTGAATCATCATCTTACCCTCCGCTGTCTTCGCGCGGCGGCGGCTACCAGACACAGACTTAGCAATGTAGTTGTTCATGATTTGAGGCTTAGCCCTATCATTAATGAACTTCATGAACATGCGGGTACCGGCGGTACTCATGGAAGCTTCAAGAGCCTTATTGATAGCACTCTTTGGCGGGTAGATAGGCGGGTCACCAAGAAGCATTTCCTGCATCTCAGGCGGCAGGTACTCGGTGATAATGTGAGTATCTGCACCACCATAGGGGCAGGTGTCGGCACTCATTGCTTTACAAACGCCCACACCAGGGAAAGGCGGAAGGAAAGGACTAAAATGTAGACCAGCCATAATTAATTTTTCTCCATCTTTATATACTAGGTGCTGAACCCCGGCGGCATACGCCACGCTCTTAGGTTCTTACAGTTCCTTGTGATAGCAACTTCATACAACACGTTCTGCTTCACAAATCGGGGCTCAGTTTATGGTGTTTGAACTGTCACGTAATATATATCAAAGAGTTTCAGTGTTACCGCCCCAATAATGAGAAGTCCCTAAGATTTTCGGTGCCACAAGTAATGGCAATAAAAATCTTAGGGACTTCTCATCTTTAAATTCTGGGTGCTACTTTTAACTCAGACCCAATGCCTGCGAAACTAACTTATCCACAGGGACGTTCAAGGTCTTACTCAAGCTACTAAATGTTTTCTTAGCAACAGCATCCCGTGCGGCGAACAACTGTGACTGTACATCAAACCCAGGGGTAAGCAACGCCTGTACGGGGTTGATTCCAGTAAAATCTTCGAACTGACCGGCAGGTAACATGGATAGCTGTTTTCTATTCGCTGAGATAATGTTATCGGCAAGGTCGGTGGCTTGGCGCTGAGTATGCTCCGACAGCTTACTCACAGACCAGTCGCCAAGCGACTCTGGCTTCTCAGCAATAACCTCACCCTCGGGGGTTAGAGGAATGGGTAGAGTGTCAGCGACATATTCGCCTGCTGGGGTAGATTCGTGTTTCACCTTGTGTTGCAAGCTTTTGGGAATAGGCAGTAGAGCAACGTTATCAACCTTCCCTTTCATGAGTTGCTTAAACTCATAACCTATAATGAGGTGGAAAATGAAATCGGCATCATCCTCAGGCGTGAAGTTGTAGTCTGGTGAATTGATGCATACGAAGCTTTTATCGTCAGAACGCAACTCCCAAAGCCGGTGAGCCATGCATTCATTTTTACCTTCTAGGGATAGAACATTCGGGACAATAAGCGTATCCAGCGGTTCCATTACCTCTTCGACAAGATGCTTGTAAACGGTGCCTTCGCATGTCGAATCAGGGTTGTCCGACTTGGGGGCGGTGTACATGCCGCCATATGAGTCAAACTCATCAAGCGTCGCCTTACCCCATGTTTCTTCAATATACTTGCGAACCTTTGCCTCACCGTTAGGGCTCCTACGAACGTATGCGTAGATGCGTGGTGTGCGATGCATAGTGGCGTTCTCTTCCAAAACAAACTCTCCCTTAACTGTCGAGATAATTACGGTATTGGGAGGCAACTCTGACAGTAGAGCTACCTCCCAATATTTTTAATAGCGGCTGAGTTTACAGTAGTGAACCCAGACCGATACTGTCGGCAATGATGGCATCCTGCGTTTTACCCAACGCTTCCGCAATAAGGGACAGAGGGATGTCCTTCAAATCCAATCCAGCATTGTTACCAATAAGTGTTCGTAGTGCCTCATCAACACTGATGCCGAAAATTACTGGCACAGAGCTGAAAGGTGCGTTAGAGTCAAACTGCTTAGCAAAAACACTGAACATTGTGTCAGGGTGAACATTCACCAATGCCGCTAGACCTTCAATAGAGGAACCCCACCCATGTTCACGGGTAAGGATGGTCACCACAGCCAGAGGCGGAATGTTCAGTAATGCCGCAATGACGCTGAGGGGGGCATTAGTGACAGCTTCCTCATTGGCGGCAATAATGCGACGCATAACCCCTGAGACAGCCTGTGAAGTCTTCACAGCCACATCTCCTAGCGTGTGCCCAGAATGCTTAGGTGCAGGCGCTAGAGGGGCGAATGGTGTACGTCGAGCAATGTTCAATGCTTCCTGCTGGGCGCGGTTCAATGCGCCGTGGTCAATTGCCTCATCAACCCCTGGCAACGCAAAATCAATAGCGAGCTTACTGTCACCAGGTAGCGGCTTATACTGCGGCGCACATTCAGGAAGTGCATGTGCTACAGGGACAGTTTTCTTCTCGGTAGTGGAGGGTGCCTGATATGCCTCACTTTCCTTAGTGGCGCTTACCTGAGCTTCCTCAGCCGTGTCGGTGGCGCGCCCCTCGGTGTCGCCTACCTTAGTGGTATTGCCACTCCCAACCAATTTCGCCATAGAGTCCATGAACTCGTCAGAGGTATCCTCAACAGAAGCTTCCTCAACGGCGGGCTGTTCATCCGCAACAGCAGGTTCCGGCTCCCCCTCAAAGCTAAGTTCCTCTTGAACCGCCTTCTCAGGCTTAGCAGACTGTTCAAGAGAAGCACTGAAATCAGCCTCGGAAATGAATACCTGAGAGGCATCCCACCCAATGTCTACCACAGCACCGTTCTTCACGTTAAGATGCTCGTAGTACAGGACGCTTTCTGTACCTGCGTCGTAGACAGCTTCCATAGGTACTTCAAACGGGCAAGGGACTTCTTTGACTACAGTACCCTTCGCCCGCTTCGCCTTGTCAAGGTAGTCGCCAATAGCTACACCTCTGGCGAATCCGTTAAAGTCCTTACTTGGAGTGTAGAGGGCGACATATCGGGCTACAGCACGTTCAGGGTAGTTCTCTGCAAGCCATGCCAGGTACAGCCTCTCCTGTAGGGGGACACCAATGAACTTGGCGGTCACGGTAGACCACGGGTTAAGGGTGTATTCCTTATCGTCAAAGCCTGTGAATGTCATCTCAGGCTTATAGTAAATGTTCGGGTAGTAGCTGAGTGCTGGCACCTTTGAGGTTGGCACATAATGAAGTGCGTGCTTCGGCGCGGTAGGCTCACCATTTTTCCTTGTTTTCAGTGCATCAATGAGGGTTGAATAGGCGCTATGTTCAGTAATTTCAAAGGAAGAGGCAAGCGTGTTCTCAATAGTGCTCTTAGAAGCACCATTCCACAACAGGGACAACGCTAAACTCTGATGGGTGACCGTGTGCCCAGAAACGGTAGACAGCTTATCCACATTAACGCAAATATGCTCTACATTTTCTGTACGCCTCAAAGCGTCAAAGACTTCTTCATTTTCACCCCTAAGCGTTGGGCTGTAAAGGTACTCACCGTTGAACGCGGTGAATCGGCGGCTAAGACCCGAAGATACATAGTCGCTGTAAGAGAACACATAGGGGCAAGGTACCGGAGAACTGTACGTACCCACTTTGTCTTTACGCTCATTCAGTAGCCTGGGTAGCGTGCGGACATTCATAGGGGTGAACAGCGTGTAGTACACGAAAAGGTCTGAGTTTAACCCCTCGCCACCGTAACGGGACATGACATACTCAAGGTACATCACATCTTCGGTGCGCCACTCATCCCACTTCATGCCCGTATCTACGCCAATGTCGTAGAGGGCGGCACGCTCACGATTAGTTGCAAGCGTGGGGTCATCCGTTTCCCTAACGTCATCTTTGTAAGGGTAAGGCGGCGGAGACTGGACGCTGTTCTTACGCTCAATACGCATCTCAAGTACAGCGTTCTTAGAAGCCTTTGAGCTTTGGCGAGCCTCAATCGCCTCAACATCGCGCACATTGTTCAGCGACTTGGCAATGACCTCGGGCGAAACACCAATATATGTGAAGAAGTCAATCCATCGCTTTTCAAGTAGCGTCAAGTCACTCTTAGGTGCATTAAGGATAGATGACTGTGAGACGGAAGTCTGCGCTAATGCGTCGAAGACATGGGACTTTAGCGCGTTCGAACCCCATAGGTTCGCGATACGTTCACCGTACCTCTGTGGAGGCTCATAAACAGGAGACATGTATAAAATACCAACCTAACCATGTAGTATCAGAAAATAGGCTCACCCACACCACAGATAAGACCCCGCTTAGGGGTATCGCAAGCGGTGCGAACAGCATATAAAACATTCTAGCATATACGCCCAAGCATCGAAGATGTGTACAACACCACAGGTAGAAAAATATGTGGAACACATAAATTGGTGGTAAAATAATGTGTATAACCCCAAATCAGACGGGGATAACGCTCAACACAAAGGAAACACCATGTCTGAAAAGAAGTACGAACTCACTAAGGACGTTCTCACCACCGCATCCGGCTCCAAGGTCTACCGCATCCGCGCAGTACGCACCTTCACCAATGGCAAGAATACCATTGAAGCAGGAACCTACGGCGGATACGTAGAGAGTGAAAAGAACCTCTCGCATGACGGTGGCGCATGGGTGTACGGTGTCGCCCGTGCATACGAGAATGCCGTAGTCGAAGGTAACGCCGCGTTGCGTGGTCTTGTAGCCGCAAAGGGTAACGCAGTCATCGGCGGGGACATTATTGTATCTGGTACCGGCGACATTGACGGCAACATCTCTATTACGGGTAACCGCCCCATTCACCTCAACGGCGAAATCCTCGCAGGCGAAGGCACCCTCACTCTCAACAAGAAGCACTACTAAGAGGCACACACTTTGACTACGACTATCACCTTCCCTGCCCGGTCAAACTTCTTCATCTCAGAACTAGCTAAGCTTGCAGATAAAGATATGTCCGGGTACAAGCTTAAAATCTCAACTTTGAACGTCCCGCATAGCCCCACTAAGACCCATGTTAGCGGCACCATTGTTTCCCCAACCGGCGGGATAGCACGTACTCTTCATAAGGTGATTAACCATGAGGAATATGCGCCGGAAGCACTCGCTGGGTTTAAACATAACGTCACCTCAATCACCCCTATTCTTGATATTGAGGTGGATACGGAAGTCGATGAGGTAACTTTCGTTATTGGCGAGGTTGAGGCATAAACATTGGATTACCCCTGATGAAGTAGAGAACACTCCATCAGGGGTAAATTTCTTTTACCCGCTAGTTGCGAAAAGGAATATAAAAAAAGGTGACCAGTGTGCTACAGTTATAGCTTGCTGGTCACCTCATTTTCCACTGCTGACAGTGAATATATTTTTGACGACCCTCCTACCGGACTTGAACCGATAACCAACGGCGTATGAAACCGTCGCTCTACCAATTGAGCTAAGGAGGAAAATGCGGATAGGGCGGGATTCGAACCCGCGGAACCCCGCTAAGGGCTCTCTGGTTTTCAAGACCAGTGCATTAAGCCGCTCTGCCACCTATCCAAAACAGCCCAGAGGTGGAACTCTCGACTGACGCTGAGATGGTAGGATTCGAACCTAAAGTACCGGGGTCAGAGCCCGGCGTGTTGCCAATTACACCACATCTCAATAAACAATATTTAGTTTTAAGCTGGGGTAGCAGGATTCGAACCTACACTACACGGTTCCAAAGACCGGCGTGACTGCCATTACACCATACCCCATTATATGTGGGAACCTCAACTACTGTCAAGATTCCCACATGGGACACAAGATTCGCGAACCCCTGTGTTTTGTTGGACAAGCTGTAGCCGCCCGTCCTTAACCTACTATAGCATATAAAAATCAGGTATGCAAACTATTTGATAATATTTCTAACAGGTTCCAAGGAACCATCATACACCTGTTTAGCCCGCTGACCAATTTCACGAAGCGTCATCTCCGCAACTTCGACGTTCTCACTTGTACACAAGTCGGATACAGTTTCTAGGTCATCGTCGCTAAGTACGATAATGCGCCACAACTCGGGCTTACTGCGAATGTTCGGGTTTGTACAAACGTCTTCTAACGTTTTGTAGAGGCTATCCCTGTCACTGGTGAGTCTTTCCCTCATTTTGAATGTGATGCGTGCTTTCGCCGCTACATCCTCTAAGGGAATGTCGCCCGTTTCCGATTGAACAGTTACACCGGGAGCGATGATAACTCGATATGTGCCTGTTCGCCTATTCTCGTAAGTAAGCGTGATGACTGGGTATTGGGGGCGTGCCATTTTTCGTAATTATTCCTTCACATTAAGTTCGTGTTGCATAACATATAGCTATCATTGTTATGTGACCTTGAGCCAACGGTCTTTAAATCGAATACCGGACTCTTTCGGGAACTGATTCACAGGCTTCCAATACGCGGTAACTACCTGCTGATGTGGCGGGTCGATACTGATAACTAGGATGAGGTTGCACTCTTCCGGCGGTGCACCCTTCTCAGGGGCGATAACACGACTATACTCCTTTGAACGAATACTGATAGACCGCCCAGATTTACGTTTATCGTCGTATTCTGTGATGGAATATGTGCCAGGGTTATACGATTGAAGCGTGAAGTATACATCTTCCGCCGTCAGCCCTGCCAGTTTCCCCGTGGCTAGTTTCTCATACACATGCTGACTGAAATCAAGTGTGACCGGGTTGATGGCTTTCACATGCTGATGGAACCTTTCGATGCTTGCCTCATCCATCTGCTGATAAGTGATTTGCCTTTGACCCTTCGTGAGACGGGGCCAATGCGCGCGAGTACCCTTTTTACGGGCAGTTCTCTGTTTAAAAGCCCACAATGAAAGAATCTGAGGAACATCCCACGGCACACCATTTTCCTCAGCCTTAGACTTCTCCCGGTCAAGTTCACGCTGTAATCTACGAACCTCCCGCGCCGGAGTCTTAGGGTCACGCATCTTTGCATCACGGTCAGTGATGTACCTTGCCCTATCTAGGTAGATGCGTTGCTTTTCCAGTTCAACTAAGTACTCTTCTTCCGTCTGAGGTGTTCGCTCTTTCGGTGAAGGAAGAATATAAGTGCGCCCATTAAGACCTGAAACTTTTATGTCGCCAGGCTGGAGAGGCGTATCAGCTATCGACTTAGCGTTAGGTAATGTGCGTGGCTTACTGGCGTTGGGTGGCGTTGGGTGCGGCATACTACCTGGTTTAGGGATGCCAGGCTTAGGAGATGGCGGCTTGGTGGCTGATGGTTTGGGCTTAGCGTCAGCATTTGGTTGAGTGGCTGGAGTGGTGTCTGAACCAACTTTTTTCGCGTCTGCCTTTTCCGATGCCATCTTTTGCGCACGTTTCGCTTCATATGCTTCACGTCTTGCTTTTTCGCGAGCATACTTTGGGGCAAACTTATCATTGGACATCTGTTCAGCAATGGTGCAGACGTGGTTCAGTGACCCATGCGGATTATCTCGGTAAGGGCACCTCTCTGCTTCTTTCGCGTCACATTTACCGAAGTCGTTATCGTTGTTGAGATGGTATTTCGGAGGAGAATCTGTCCCTGTTGTTTGTGTTGTCATGTTTTTAGGTCTTTCTTCTTCTATTTATGTGTGTCCTACAGTTTAATGGTAGGCATATTGCGTACATAGCAAAAAAGTGGAGTCACATAAACGGGGTTTGTTTATGCGACTCCACTTGGGGTGATGTAGGGGCACGCCGGGTGGTTATGGTGGTGTTAGGCGTGCCCCTACTTACTTAGATGATACTCTCTTACCTGTTGGTGATGGATTCAGGTAGTGCAGGAGAGTTTCTAAGCAATGGGATGCAGGCGGGTTAGACCTGCAAGGGTTATGTTAGGGAGCGGCGGGTTAAGTCGCCCCGTAACACAAGTATAGCACAGTCCAGGTGGGTTGCAAGCCCATTATACCGGATTTATATTATTTTTTTGTGTGAGGTGTTTCACTGTTAAATCTTTTGAAAAACCAAGTTTTGGCGAGTGGTTATGCTAAACTTGAGGTATCGAACCTGTTTCGGCGCTGAGATTTATCTTTCGCGTCTTGGGTGCCTCAAGGATACTCCTAAGCATCTAGGTTCTACTGGTCAAGATGCGTAACGCGCTATATCTTGCCATGACAGGCGGATTTTCCACTGTCGCGGTGCATGAACATGCCATATAAAGGTAGCGTCCTAGATGTTGCCCTGGCACTGCAATGCACCTGTAAATAATAACTCTATATGATTGAGGTAACTCTTATGGCTGAGAAGAACGCTTGGCAGACCATTGTTGATGACGCGGCAGAGAAGGCTGGCATTTCGCTAACCGCTGGTCGTAAGTTCGCTAAGGAGCTGATTGAGGGCATTAAGTCGCATCTGGCAGAGGGTAAGCCCCTCCAGATTCTTGGCTTTGTGAACTTTGATATTGCTCTGCGTGGTGAGCGTGACCACAAGAACCCGCGAAACGGCGAGGTCATCACTAAGCCCGCTCATAAGACTGTCACTGCTAAGGTGTCGAAGAGTGTTAATAAGGTGGTCGGCGCTATTAAGCTGACTAAGGATGAGATTGCTGAGGCTAACGGCTCCAAGTAAGCCCTCAATATTTACGGCGGTACGCCCTGTATAAAGCAGGCGTACCGCCGTTTTTGTCCCCTGGGCCTGTTATAATTTTATGTAACAGTTGTTATGTTTGGAAAGGCTCACATGGCTATTCATGCCCGTAAACCATTCAAGGCAGGAGAACCTATCGAGTTCACCTTCACTAATGGAAATATGATTTTAGTGTCCCCGGCTGGTGGGGATATTCACGGCGCGTTTCTAGAGGTCGTAGAAGTACTGCCATCTACAGATAGCGGTGAAGAAAGATATAGGACGGCGCAGGTAATTCTTGACCCGAAGCAGATTATTGCGTTCTTCACCGCAACTATCCCCATGACTGGGTATAATGAACGGCAGTTGCGAGATTTAGCTTTTGATAGCGGGCTTGTGGCAGACGTGGAAGGTACTCAGGCGAGGTTAAAGTCTAGCGGCGGGACGGCTCATATTAAGATTGACCCACCATCACCACCCAAGGATAGGACATGCCGCATCGGGGACACCTATGGTGACATGCTAACATCTAAGCCTCGGAAGGGTGTCCCTGGGCTGGTAGACTTCACATTTACTACAGATGGGGAAGACATTACGCTTACCATCCCGCCGGATATGTTGGTGGCGCTGTTCACCTCGTGTTGTCGCTCTGTGAATTATACCCCGGAAGAAATGCGTGAGATGGCTATCCGCGCTAACATGTCACGCCCGGTCAGTGTCCCGAACCGTAAAGAAAAGCGTCGCCAAGAACGTGCGAAGAAAGTCGCTAATACAGCTGGCTCACGCTACAACCTGTCCAGCCTTAATTTACCAACCGAAATTGGCGGCAAAGCCAAGACTAGCTCTTCGTTCTTCCGGTAAACCAGCCTATCTCACTTAACACTTCAACATAATCCACTAAGAATTAAGGAAGGATGTTACAGAAATGTCTGAAAAACCCGAAGTCATGCAGTTGTCAGCACCTAACTTCCAGCAGTTCGCTCGATACATCTTGAAGGACTGCGCTTCTACCCCCTGGGATTCTTATATGCGACGTGTCTACCGCACGCTAGGGCTTCCTGATGGGCTAGAAATTCCGCCTGCGCCCACTAGCCGCTTTGACAACTACGGCATGTCGCCTGGGATGTGGCATAAGGCGGCACTATCTGCCGGTTCTTACAGTCTTGCTTTGGAGGCGTTAGGTGTTGCAGAAGCTTTCAATGCGAATACTGGACTTGAAGACTTGAAGCGCATCTCCGCATCTGCCCATGCGCACCCACTAGCGCCACTGTTCACGCATGGTGTCCGTAAGTTCACAGCCGAACAGCAGGCAACGTTGAATCTGTTAGTCAGCCCGCATATGAAGAAACTAATTTCAGCTGTCGGTATTGATGCGATGCTAGGTTTCTTGCCTGCAATTGAGTTTATTGATGGTTACGGCTATGCTGACTTGTCGCGCCTTATTGACTCTGAGGGTGTTGAGTCGCTTGTGCCTCTCAAGCCTTCTCAGGTGGCGGACTCGCCGCTTGGTCGCATTCTCACTGAGGCGTTCGATGTGATGGACTCAACTTTGGCGGATATGATGGCGATGCCTGAGTCAATTGCCCGCATTGGCTGGTTCCTCACTCATCCTGCCGAAGAGTGGGATACCCTAGATGCCCCTATTGCTGTCCGTGAAGCCCTCCCAGGCTATGTGGCAGTGGAAGCTTCTGAAACGAAGCATTTTACCGACATGGCACTGTTTTAGGTAGAAGCTGTATAAGGGCACAGAAAAGCCCCTAGAGCCTCAATGAGAGGTGTTTCTAGGGGCTTTTCCATGTGTGAAGGACGCTTTAGCTTTCGTATCCGGCGTTTAAGTCTTCCAAAGTGGGGATGTCCAGGTCAGTCTGAGTACCTGCAAGGGGGTAAGCGAACTGGATGCGATTAAGTTCCGGCTGGTAGAGTGCCCAGTAGGGATTTTCGTAAATCCATGAATGACCTGGGATTTCGCTAGTGTGCGCGTTAATACTGTGGGCTACAGCGCGAGGAATAATGTCAGCGACATTGCGGGTATGCAGATGCCCGTTGAGGTCTTCTAAACCCTCACCAGTGTTAATGTCTGTAACGTCGCATTTCATGGAGTATGAACCGTCTGCCGAAATTTCTTCGTTGACGCTGGAGATATTCAGTAGCGGGCGTACAAGCGTGTTAGCTTCCAGCGGGAACGGTAAAGGCTCAGGTAAATCAATCGTTCCATACAGGTAGGACGGGGCACTCATCATCGCAACGCGAAGCTCAAGCTCAGAGAACGGCAACGTCTCATAAGCATCATCAATCGCGTATTCAGCGTCATATTCAGCAGGATTTACAGACATGGTTAGTAAAGACCCTTTCGAGGCATATAAAAAGTTTAGGGAGGCTACCAAGCTAAACATTACATCCAGCCCGATAGCCTCCCTAAACTTATAGCGCAAAGGCGCAACTTCTGCCGCTACTCAGTATAAGTACCCTGAGTGGAAATCCACCCATTGAGAGCGTGCATACGTCGCCAATCCATAGGAGAAACAGTATCTTCCATATTGAAAAGGCACGTGAAATCGGCATTGCGGAACTCATCAACGGTCGGCTTATCCTGCTCACGAGGCTGTTCAGAGCGAACAACAGCGATGTTACGGGTACCGAAACGGTTGAACGCGGCTTCGGATTTAATGACTACCGGCGAGCCACTGAAACCAGCCTGACGCGCCTGCCACTCTTCAAAATCCATAAGCTCCAGAGTGCCCGGCTCATAGGTGATGACGGGCATCAGCTGAACCTCGCCACCACGAATCTGATACACGACAGCTTCCAGAGTAGTTTCCCAGTCGTCAATTTCATGCCAATGCGGGTCATTGCGCGGGAACACCTTGAGAGTTACCTTGCCGCCAACAGTGTAAGTATGACCACCAATGCGGGTACTATAAGTACCTGCACCAATATACTGAGTGTGAACCTTGCGGATAGCAGACTCAATATGCTCAGGGTAAACATCTAGCGGGAAGTCAAAATTATCACTCAGAAGCTCTTCTTCGCTCATGCCCAGGTGTGCGGCAATTTCCTGTGCTGTGATACCGTTGCGTTCGAGGGTCTTGAGGGCGGCTTCCTTGGATGCGCCGTCAAGTTCACGCATCTGCTTCATGGAGTCGATGAACGACTGTGGTGCGTCAGCAGGAATTTCCGTGTGCAGGGCAATGCGGGGGACGTTGGCGTTGTCAGTCATGAGAAAGAAAAAATCCTTTCCAAAAGTATATTTGTGATAAGTTAGTTATTAAGTGTGCCTCAATGTAAGGGGTGGGTCATGTGCCTCAGTTTCACCTTACAAGGACGCATAGGTTTAAATGGTGTATCGAATTGTTGCAAAAACAACTATCCGTTGCATTTAATTTATAACAGATTTACATCTGTTATAGGCACCCTACGATACCTCTAGCCCCTCGCATAACGCTTAGGGTTACGTGTAAACGAACCAAGTAGCCAAGGTAATAATCCTTACTTCCAATTTTTGTGCCCTTGTGAAGATGGGCTAAATCTGCATCTCGTCAAAAATATGGGGCGGTCACGGATATACCGTAACCTGGACGGTGGATGGATTTAACTGTCCCACAGAACTCAGGTAGCAACAACTACACTTAACACTGATTCGATTATGGCTCAGAATAACACAGCGTATAACTACGTCGGGTTATTCTGAGCCCGTACTTATAGTATGACACAAGCCGTCAAATTTTGCAACAATAGATGACAGAAACATACAAATTTGCACGAGTTGAATTAAAGGTTAATCATACCTAAAGTGTAACACAGATTGCTGATTAATGCAAGAAGGGTTGCTGTTGCGCACTCCCTACATGCGGTACAATAAGGGGGAAGCCCCTAAATACCTACAGAGAAGGAGTTTGGTATGGAAGAACTGTCAGGCAACATGACCATCACAACTTTCATTGAGGCTACCATTATACCATACCCGCAAAATCGGGAAGTGGAAGGTAAACCTGTAAGGTTTTACCGAGTCATGACACTCAGTGAAGCGCCAAAAGATTTGAAACCTACAGACTTGCCAGTCACTTCGTCTCAAAGTATCCATTTGAGCACGCATACGGCGGCTGGTGAAGATGTAAATATTACGGCGCGAGTCATCACCAGAGTTGTTCATGACGAACATCTGCAAGGTTATCTGGAAGCCGTATTTGACCGTGTACCTAATGACGACAAGCGCCTGCTATCTCTCTACCATGACGCTAACCCCGCGAATGCGTATGCTGTAAAGGGTGCCTACACGTTCCCAGCGGGGATTACCCCGCATGATGCCGCCTGCGCCATCCTAAACAATGCGGCAAACAGGGAAACTATCAACCCTTCACTGTGGGTAGATTTAGTGAAAGAGATTCACGGCTTAGTTAGCCCGGCGGCAACAAATTCCGTGGAGTGCCCAGGTCTAGATGGGAAGCCCTGTGTCAAAGCAACACACAACCATGTTCCAGATATGATGGAGATGTGCACCTGGGTCAATAAAGGACATGTTTAGGTAGGGAAAAGAAAAGGTGGAACCCCTTAAATCATTTGGGGATTCCACCTTTTCTTTGCACCTATTTTTAGTCGTTGGAGTTATTAAGTTCAGGTCGCGCCGTGGCAACATACTTCGTTACAAGACTGTTCGCAAGATTCGACTGAACCTCCAGGCTTGCAAGGAACGCCGTCTGAACATTTTCAGAAAGCACTGAAATGCCCGTCACGGTGTGCGCCTCATTAAGCAACTCCTCATTGTCCTTACCCCAAGCGCGGCTACTCAAGATAAGTGTATTCAGCTCAAACTGATTTACTTCAACAAAGTCACGAACAAATTCGAGCACGGCAGTGCTGTTAGTAATCCAGCGACTCGCGGCGGTACCACTGTGCATACCGCCGTCTAGCAGACCGTCTGCGCCACCGATGCGATTGCCAGGCTCACTCTTAAAGAGAGTGAAGGTGTACTTACGACCATTAGGGGTGTAAGAGTATGTGTTCGTGACGGCGAACGAACGCGGCTTGAAAGTGAACGCAGTTCCATGTAATGCGGTGTGGTTCTGATTCTCTGAAACATTACCATCCTTGCCGATATGCGGCTTGTCGGTCACGAGGACAGTAACAGACGCGACCGCATTGTCTTCGTTAGCTGGGCTGGTCTGGGTTACGGTGTAGATGAAACGTGAGCCATGAGACATACTGTTTCCTTTCGTGTTAGAGTGAATGAACCTAGCGAAGTCACCGTTTTTAACTTCAAAGGTTTTGCCTTACTCTTGAGGCATCACCCAGTATATCAATCTTTAATGAGTTGCGCCTAGTGGGGAGGCTGTGAGGTTCCTCCCACTAGGCGCAACATTGGCTCGATTAGGCGCTAATGATGTAGGTTCGGCAAGGGCACTCAATGAAGATGGTGAGTGTTTCACGAAGGTTGTTGCCCTGTGCGGTGAGTCCCTTGTAGCTGGTAATCTTTGAGGTTCCGCGTGCGTGCCAGCGCCCAGTGCCAGGGCGGATAGATGCCTGCTTGTTTCGTTCGATAATGCCTACCTGCTGACCATCTGCGTTGATAATGCGGTACATGTTCTTGTGAATGCGTTCAATGGCGTATCCACTAATCTTCATTTTGTGCCTCCTGTAGGTGTCTTAGCTGTTGCTGATGTGGCGTTGAATGATGGTGGTTAGTTCTGTGTGGGTGAGCTGGTTGTAGGTCTTTTGAGCCTTGGCGAGGTGTGCGATGACCGCGTTAGTGGCGGATTCGACGTGGTAGGTTTCGCCGGGCTTTAGGGTGTACGCCTCGTCAAGCTTGTTTGACAATGCGGTGAAGTAGTTCATTGTGGGCTACTTTGCGGTGTAAGGGGTTACGAACTCGTAATAGAGGACGTAGAGAGCTTTGAGTGCTTCTACATGCTCTTCAACACGGCTCTTGGCTTCCTTAAACTTTTTGGTTGCTTTCTCGTAGGTTTTGCGGGCAATGGCAAGTGCCTGTACGCCGACGGTCTGGATTGCTTCTAGGGCGCGGTCGTAGGCAGTCTTGGCATCTTCAAGCTTCTCAGCCCAGTAGTTTGCCCAGGAAGTAGCGATTTGGAGCAGGCTTTCCTCTTTGGCTACCTCGTTGTTGAGGTCTGCTTCAATTGCGGGGGTGAAGTCCTTTGCGGTCATCGGTTCTTCCTCTCTGTGGTACTTCAACGCTTGCTATATGGATAGTGTACCACAGATTAGGAAACTTGCGCAACCCCATATTTTTTTGGGTAAACAAACGTAAACCCACCCAAAAAATATGGGCGGGTTTACGTTATTGTCTCACATATCACTCAGTAAGATTGGAGAAGTTGAAACCATCCGTTGCATGTCCAACAAGTTTACTGAAATCAGTTAGTCCACAAAATCCAGTCACGGCATCGCGAACATCCTGTGGTGTACGGATAGTGTCATTAAGAGTCTGCATTGAAATTTTCTTAGAATACTCTGAGGACAATTCCCACCAGTTTCCATCCCAAGACGCATCTGTTCGCTCATTCACAATGCTGGTCATCATGTCTCGTAGCTGTGCAAACGACAAATACTTGTACGGGAGCGGAATATGTTCCTCTAAGTTTGACACCTTAAGGAAGTAGAGAATCCCGGCTGTATCACCTTCAAGGAGAAGTGGGTAGTACAGCGCACATTTGCAGTCATCGTAGACGTGTGCATCGGGGGCAACACAGAACCTATTGATAGTAGCGCCGGTTTGAATAACTGAACGTGCGGCACGCAATGTTCCCGAGATAGACTTCTCCAAAACCTTAGAGTAGTTATATGTATCCAGCTCGCCATTTACATGAAACCGCCTCTCAATCTCTTCAATGGGTTGGTTAAAAATAGCGGAAGCGAGATAGGGGACGGAGTATAACAGGTTGAAGGTTGCCATCTTGCGACCCTCCCCCCATGCATTATCTCCAGGTAGCCAGTGGTCGTCGCTCTCAATATCAATAACTCCAGCACCATAGAATGACGTACAGAATGATGAAAAATTGCCACTCAGAGTGAAGCTACTCCCATCATAGAAGGAAGTTGAGCTTAGTGCTACACCAGGGGTAAGGATTGATACAGAACTGTTCCACACCTCTATGCCAGTGCAACTAGCGCCCTCAATGCTGAGGAAAGAAGAACCCTTAATAGAGCCCCCATCAATAGTTGCATCCTTTGCAATGACTTTAATGGATTGGTTTGGGAAATTATCTTCATCATAATTATTAGCAACAATACCCTTTAAGGTGCTATTGGCTACATCTAATGTAAGCTTAGGGTATTCCTCGTATTTGTCATAGTGCCAAAAGGAATCAATGGTGCTACCGGCAATAATTCCAGAGGCTTCAATCTGTGTACCATGATAAATAGCGGAGTCCTTAATTTCAACGTCTCCACCGATATTGATTCTATAGTCGGAAGAGGTTCTGCCGCGAGGAATCTCGAAGTCGTCCTCAGAGGATTCATTGCTAATAGTAGTATTTACAATAGATGCTTTTCCCCTAATTGTCGCCCTAGCATTGCGCATGTTTACGGTGAAAGGGTCTACCTTCGCATCTTCGTAAATCTTATTGCCGCCAATGATATTCCTAGAGACTTCCGGCGGAAGGGAGTAGGTGTTGCGTCCCTTTCGTCCAGCAATGGTGAGGTGCTTATGAAGGCTTGGAAGGTTCTTCTCAATATCTTCAAAGACTGAGGGGTAAGAGTAGTCTTCATTATAAACTCTACTACCCCAAAACAGGGTGTCGTAGAGTACGTAGTGAAAGTATGGGTGCGCCTGATTAGACTCATACCATTCCCCCGTATAATAGTAGGGGCCAGTTCTAGGAGCCAGGTCATCACCCTTAACGGACAAGACAAGCTCCTTAGGGACTGACTCGAAGGTAAAGGGCTGAATGTCTTTAGTTACTTGAGGGTAAGCGTGCTGAAAAACAGGGAATCGAGTATTCTTGCTAAGGTTTCGCGCATACTTGATAAGGTGGCGGCAGTCCATTGAAGTGGAAGTCATTAGTATTCTCCTTTTTGTTAATGCAAAAATAGCTTATCAAGTTTATTGTACCACAAATTAGAAGTGTTGCAAGATTGGGTAGATACTTAAGAATGGGGGTGTACTTGGCGATTTATGTCGCCAAGTACACCCCCATTCAATGCCACTGTCAGGCATGATTACTAACGGCGGAAAAACCGCGTGTTACGACCCAATGGCAGTCGATAATCACACTTGTCCCGCACAATATCAGCAACGTCTACACCGTAAATTTTACAAATAGTATCTTTCATCTCTTGCACACTTCCAATATCGGGCACATATCCGTTCATGAGTCCAATAAAATGAATGACAGACTGGCGCATATCCAGATTCTCTCCCACCTCAACAATAAGGTTATCCATACTGCTTTCAAGCTGGGCAATAGACAAGCTCTGATACTGTACAGGAACCGAATTATCCAAGCCGCCCGTCTTAAGGAAGTATGTAACAGCCATCGGGTGACACATCAGAAACAGCGGGTAGTACAATGCGCAACGGCACTGGTCGTTCAAGTGAGTGTCCGGCAGACAACAGAACTGCTCAATATTATGCGGCTTCCGTAGCAATTGAGTGCTCAGGTTAAGCGTCCCCAGCACATTAATAGAGAAAACTGTCTCTGGCGAAGTCCAGCCATCATCCCAGTGGATACAGGATTCAAAGTCGCGCTGAGACAACATGAGAGGCAGGATGTAGTATCCGTTCACGCGGTCAAAAAGGTAGTCACTACCACGACCATCCTTGGGGGCTGTTGCTCGAAGCTTGAAGGAACCACCAAAAGCGCTAAGCATGAAGCCAATATTTCCTTCAATGTGAGCATTTCCGCCTTCAAGCCAGACATGTTCAATGTTTGCCTGACCAGACAGGCTGAGGTTTGCGTCTCGCCTGGCATGAAGACCCTTAACCTTAGCTCCAGAGATGCCGATATTGCCTTCACTTGCAAAATCAGCACCCAGAATTTTTACATCGCTGAGATGTAGGTCGATATTATCACTGGTCACGTGGACGCTCTCTAGCAAACTGTCTTCAATAAGAGTATTTCCTGTCAATGCGCAGTCACGGTAGATGGCACTGTTGCGAACGACAGTTTTACCTTTAATGAACAGCTTCGAGTTGCTGGAATATGACGTTAGCGGCAGACCGTCAAACACTCCATGTGGCATAGAGTTTTTAGTAATTACACCGCTTTCAATAGTGGCATCCCCCGAGATTCGACAACCTGCATTGCGCATATCAACCTCATATGGGTTTACGGTAGCTCGACCGTAGATATAGTTGCCACCTAGAAGGTTTTCAACACATCCGGGCAGTGAATACACATTATCATACTTGTAGAGAACCTGTTCTGCATCACTAAAAACGGCGGGAATATTGACGTTAGGGTCACGAATTACGGTCGGTAGGGGTGCGTCAGGATTTGGCTCCATTGCGCCACTATCCTTATTGTATTTTCCGGCAGTACTGTAGAGAACGGATAGGTACTGCCAATTCTCAGGGCGAACCTTTCTGTCTACTTCGCTCCAAACGTTCGTGAAAGGGGTGTGCAGGGTTCCGCGTCCGTCTTTTAAGGTTTCACTAAGAGGGATACGCCAAACACCATCAGGTTCCTGGATGGTTCGTTGCTTCTTCTTAGGGATGACGTTAGAACCACCATGTTGCCAGATGGGGAGGCTGGTTGTGTTCGTGATGGGTGTCCAACCGGGGCTGTATTTCAGCAGTGCCTTAGTGGTGTGCTGGGTGGTCACAATGCTTCCTTATGGTAGTAGATAAGTAATTTCACTAAAAGTGTACCACATATTTAAATTGTTGTCCAGTAGCGGCGTGACGCAAAGTGTCCCCTTGAGATAATAAATCGCAAGGGGACACTTCAATACCTATCCTACCGCTAGAAGACCTCTCCTTCTAGAATCTTCCGATAGGAACGTTTATGTAACTTGTCACTACCCGCGACACTATGCATGAAATACACGCCACGGTCGCTATCAATAGTAAGCGCCCGCGTAATATCTGCCTTCATCGCAGGCTTTAACTCACCAAACAATAATGTCAGGTCGTGTAGCCCATAGTCACGCTTGAGAGTTTCGTAAAGCTTGACACTCAAACTGTCCTCGCCAATATTAGTTCCCAACTCATCCGCAATTTTATCAATCAGATAATCATTACGTTCATTAACATCATTAAGCATCTGAGTGAGCTGTGCCCAGGTGAGGTTACTGTACGCCTCGGGGATATACTGCTCCAGCCCATCAACAGCTTTGATGAAATATGTAATTGCAAGTGGGTGGCGCAACAGCAATAGCGGGTAGTACATTCCACAGCGGCAACTATCAGAGTTGTGAATTTTAGAAGCGACACAGAAAGTTTTCACTGTCACACCACTTTGAGAGAGGTTTTCAGTGTTCTTCTCAAGTGCGCTTAGCTTTTTCTGTGCGTCTCCCCTGCTTAAATCAGTGGTGTGCGGGCGAATGATACCAACTTCATAATCTTCACCTTCAACAGCAAGGAGGGATGGCAGATGGTAAAGTAAGTCGCCGTCTCCTTTATTTTGAAAATAAAGCAGTCGCGGCTGACCGAACGAAATTTTTGTTTCGCCACTAGTGGTTGCCTTGAGAGTGAAATCCCCGCAAATATTACGCCCCACAATAGTAATGTCACCCTCGATATAGATACGTCCCTCATGTGACGGCTGAAAGCTTACTCCAACACTATCAACGTTGCCATCAATATAAGTACCGCTATCAAAAGATGAATCCCTATGCTTGCCACTAAGCACCACAGCACCACTATCAACGGAGCAGTGATTAAGAGTTAGATGCTTAATAGTGCCCAATTGGGCATCTGGCGAAATATTGAATCCTTCGCCGGTAGGAGCATTCTCCTCTGTTGTCGAAATATATAAGGTGTGCTTCTTGGGGTTGCGGCGGCGGTCAGTGTAGCTCACTGTGAAAGGCGCAATAAACTCTTCCATTGTCTCCTTCTTCATCTTTAAATGGTGGGGGATGTACCAGCAATATTCCTGTAGTGTGTTAGCCAGCTTTCTGGCAACTGTCTAACATATTTATACCAGGTGGTGTGGTACTCGGTATTAAAATTTGACTTTATTTGATGCTGGCTCACTGTAACAGGGTGATAGATAGGTTGAATGTTTCGACATAAATTCAAATAGATGTTATTCATCACTCTTTGCGCATCTGCACTCTCTAGTTCGTCCTCTGCAACATATACGCCCCACGGGTATAGGTCTGCATCGGTAGTGTCCACGTCATCTTGTAGGCAATCTTCCATGATGCTGGATATTGTTTCTGACAAGAGGTTTTCTAAAGCTGAGAAGCTAAGTGCGCTAAGCGGGTTCCTGATAGTGCCATCAAGGGATGGATAACCCACATTCTCGACTGACGGAACACACAAACCTTCTACCCGGAACAAATACTGTAACGCCAGTGGGTCGCCAGCCATGATGAGCGGATACCACATGAGGCAACGACAGTGTAAATTATGTGCCTTATGCTTAGATGCTTTGAGGCACATAGTGAACTCTCTCCATGAGGCGCTTTTCAATAGTCCGTATGTTGCGGTTAATCCGCGTAAGATACCGGCGGCTGGAGCTAGATACGAGCTATCCCACACCGTACCCTGGCGTGTAGGGTGTGGTGTAATGTCTTTGAAGTCATAACGCAGTTGGTTATACTCAGATACTCCATTAGCGCTGTTTTTAGCCGCAAGAATAGCAGGCTCAGGCAAATCGTCAGGAACCTCAATAACGGTATCCCCACCAATCTGCGCTTTGTACACGTGAATGTTCCCTGAGATGGTGGTTTTACCTGTTGCAGTCACTCTATAAGTACTGACATTGCCAAGAATTTTTGTGTCATCATTAGCAACTAGATTCGTGTGTGTTCCGCCCGACACTTGAGCGTTACCTCTAAAGGAACAGGTGCCGTTCGTTGTCACGCCGCTTACAGAAACAGTGCTTACGGTTCCGTGATTCACAGCTGAGGCTCCTTACTTCTATAAGGTAGTTATGTTAGGGGTGCCAAAATTTAATAAAAAACTTTAGCACCCCCAACCTGGTTATGACTCGTCTTTAGAGTGTTCCAAACCGAAGCTCAGATGCGCCAATGATGTCACACCTGTAGTTCCACCACTTTGTGCGGCTTAGCACTACAGGAAAGTTCTTCGTTTCAGGAATATATGTGGTAACCGCTTCCTTCCATCGCTTAGATGTTTCAGTCTCAGTTCCGTAAGATGCGGTAGGGTGAGCGTCGCTTTGAAGGATTTCATCAATGACGAGGCGCATACGGTCTTCCATCATTACGTTTGTGAACGCGCTGTAAGGGTTGCGGATAGAGTCTTCCACATTTACACTTAGGGCATGACCGGCAGGCTGTAGGATGCCGTCTGCGCGGAAGAAGTACTGCATTGCGATTCCGTTACCCATAAGGTACAGCGGGTACCACAACATGCAGTGGCAGAGTCCCATGTTTTCCTTGTGTGTGGCGTGGTCGATACACCATACGCCACTTAGGGCGTTCGAGTCTTCAAGTACCGTCTTCGTGATGTACAGCATGTTTAGCAGACTCTTCCTATCGAAAGACTTTCCCGCGTTGTAGAATTGCCTAGTCTTACGGTTAGGTTTAGTTTCCTTAATGTTATAAAGAAGCTTCTCGGTGTTCTCTGCGAGATTAAGTGCGGTGTCTGAATGGGGGATGTCAATCTTAATATCTCCCTCAAGCGTCACATTGCTAAACCTGATGTTTCCACTAATATAGGCGTTGTTCTTGATGGTGCACTTCTCGGTCGTCACGCCATTAATGGTCGCCTTATTCTTGATGGTCAGCCTATCGTGGGAGCCGCCAGTAATACTGGAGTTGCCGGATGCGGTCACATTGTTTAGGGTAGTGTCGCGAACGGTGGCATTGTTTTCAATGAGAGATGTTTCATTGAAAGTTACATCGCCAAATACGCGCGCGTTGTCAATGACTAGCGAAGTGTAGTCAGAGTAGCTGTTGGCACGCATGAACTTACTGGTGGCAGGATACTCATTGCCGTCTACCCCTGTGGGGTTATCGAAGTCCACGTCAGGGAGATTACCTTCACTGGTGGCTACGATTACGGGATAGTTGTTTTCAGGCGTATTGCCGGGCGCATATGCGTAAATCAGGCTCTTATCCGATTCGATGAGCTGATTTAGCGCCTTTACCTTAGTAGCACCAATGACGAGCGTATCCTCCTTTGGGTTACGCCCCTCACTCGGAGCTACAGTTTCGCAGGTGATAGTAATCTGAGTGTCACTCATTCTTCCTCCTAAAAAATAATTAACTACAAATAGTGTACCACATATTGCTTGGATATGTATGGAACTCATAAAAGTAGTGGCACATATCGGGAGATATATGCCACTACACCCAGCACCTACAGCCAGGGCTTGCCTAAGATGATGCTCCGTAACTGTTGGAGACATTCAGAAGTAATAACATCCTCACTAGGAATATCCACTCCGAATGCATCGTAGTTCTCAATGTACATCTCCGTAACCCTATCTTTCTCGAAGCTACTGCCGTAATAACGGTCTGCAACATACATGCCAGAATACACTTCACTCATTAAGTCTTCCAGCTGGAGAATTGAAAATGAGCTAAAAGGGTTACTCATTGAACTGTCCAGATACGGTGTTACGGCTTCACCAGGGGGCTTAAGAAGACCCTCAGCTCGAACAATATAATGAATCGCGGCGGCGTTGCCAAGGAGCGCCAAGGGGTTCCATAGGGCACAACGGCAACGGTCAATATGTTGGGCATGAACCTCCGGGTCGAGGCAGAACGTCACCTCCCTCAGCCAAGGGTTCTCTCCACGTGAATCAGGTGGCATAAGATTGCCACCCACCGCTTCTGCAATGCGACACAAGTTCTTAAGGCTCATCTCGTCTGAGTATCCAAAAAGTTGCAACGTGTCAAACTCGGTAAGGTCATTAATGAGCCTGCCAAACCAAGGACCAACATTAACATGCTCTCCTTCGGGGACACAGCCACGTGCGTCAATCAGGGTATTGCCAGATAAATGTAGATTGTGGACACTGACATTACCCATAATCCGGGCATTGCCTGTAAGCTTTACGCAGTCAGTGACTACATTACCAGTAATTGCTGATTTATTGAACATCTTGAGGAATGTATGACAGCCGCCATTAATGGTTGCGTCATCTTCTACGGAGCATTTTCCTTCCAGGCGGGCATCCTTCACGACAGCACGCCCCTTAACGACGTTCACGCCATCAAAGCTAGAGCGCCCCTCCAGTACAGCCTCATCAACCACAGCCACAATAGTTTTAGGGCTGGTGGCGTAAAGCCAGCCCATGCGTGCCGGGTGGCGAACCTCTCCGTTGGTGGGTGCCCAAAACTCAGTAGGGGCAATTTCATCAGTATTGCCAAAATTCACATCCGGCATATTGGCGGGAGATTCCACGACAAATTGCGCACCCTTAGCAACATTTTCACACCGGCGTTCATTGATGGCAATAAGCTTACCGCCAGCTTTCTGAACCTTGGTAATAACTGCTGGTGCTTTACCTGTGGGTGTGGTGATTTTCTCGGTATCTGCCTTGGAGTAATCAAGGACAGTGTAAACGTGAGCATAAGGCTCAACGACGGTCTGTTCAGGCATAGGTGGTTCTTTCCTTAGCTCTTAATCGAAGATATTGGTTCCGGTTGCTACCTTGATGATGTCTGCCCACTGACTTAATAGGCTCTCAGGGTATTCATCGGGGATGCTGTCGCCCATATTGTGTGCCTCAATGTTCGTTAGCAGTAGGCTACAAATATCATCAGAGGATTTATCCGGTAGCTCTTCCAGAGACTTCCGCATGAGCGTTTCAAGGCTGGTGTAGCTAAATGCATTATAGGGGTTGCGGATACTATCTTCGGCATACACGCTCTTATGACCTTCACCCATAGGCTGTAGCTTACCACCTACGCGGAGGAAATAGTGCGTAGCGATAGGGTCGCATACAAGTAGGAGGGGGAGCCAGAGGAGGCAGTGGCATCGAGGATTGTTTTCCGTGTGAGCTTCACCGTTGAGGCAGATACGCAGGCTACTGTAGTCGCCATTAGCGTTGATTATTGCCAAAGAACTATAGGCTAGCTCTTTAATGACGGCTTTGCCGGAAGCCGCCGTAGTGCTTGCAAGGTGGGCGATGTCATATAGTCTGTCTCCGTTGTTGCAGGGGAAGACGGGGCACGGGTCACCGGCGGCTCCAAAGTCGTTAATTTCAACGTTGCCGCTAAGCTTTCCGCCACATACAAGAATGTTCCCGCGAACCTTCACATTCCCCGAAATGGCGCTTTTAAGCATTGTTGTACACCCGTGAAGAGATGCATTACCGGTTGCGGTAAGCCCCATGTGGATACCGTTGGCAACCTCTGCATTGCCAGACAGGGTACACGCCGTAAGGTTTACGTTGTGGGCATGTGCGTTTCCCGATAGGGAGCTAGGGTTTCCGGTGAAGGTGGATTCACCCGTGACTTTTGCGTTGTCAGAAATGCTTGGGGAGGCGGCGCAAAGCTTGCCAGTGGTTTCTTGATTGCGCGGGTCTGTGAGGCTCATTGCCAGTTACCTCTCTGTGGATTCTCTAGTGAGTAAACGAAAAACTGTATATAGATATTGTACCACATATTTTGCAAGCCGCTATCAATGCACTAATTATTAAGGGAAAAGACGAAAGCCGTACCAATTTAAGTATTAACCCCGTGGATTTACTTAAATTGGTACGGCTTTTCGTGTCAAACTACACCTTAACGCTTATTGTTATCTACATCATGCAGGCTAGAGTATGCCTGAGCCATCAAAGTGGTAGGGATAGACAGCGGGTGCCACATCACCTTTTCTAGCTTCTTCTTAAGCTCCTTCTCCTCCTTGGCACTCTGAGGATTCACATTCGTGTCAGCAGGAAGGCCCATAGAAGCCAGCGGCAGGTTATTCAGCAGGTACTTAGAGTACATGTCAGAGAGTGCGGAGTGCGGGACGTGAAGACCAGGCTTAGCCGGGTCAATACCCAAGATGTCCATTCGCTTACCGAGTGCATCAATAATCTTGGTAAGCGTCACATGCAGAGGTGCGCGGAATGCAACATTGTTCAACGGAGACGAAGCATCCACAAGGGTGTAGATGAAGCTACATGCCTTCGCAATATCCTCACCCAGGGCATCCTTCTGCTTCTTGGAAGCGCCAGACTTAGGCACGCCGTCAATCTTATCCTGAATGTAATCAGCCAGACGCTCAGCAACATCAGATGCAAGGTTCTGGTCGTTCTCCTTAACGCCCTTAGACAGCTTGCCGGGGTCTGCGAACATCTCTTCAATGGTCATCATGGCGACAGAATTATCACTATTCAGCGACTCTGCGTAGCGGCTAAGTGCGCCCCTGAACGCATTGTAACCGTCAAAACCAATAATGGCAGTCGCAACAGTCTCCGCATAATCAATAAACGTGTCCTTGTCGTCATGAGGTGCCAAAGCCAGTGCGTGAATGAGGTTATCCCAGCTTCGAGGTGAACGCCATGCGTAAGTAGCGGCATCGCGGCAGTTGTTATCCATATCCGACGCAAAGCGGTCAAGGCGGGAATCGCGGTCGTCCTCATGCAGTGCGCCGTCACGGTCAGACATGTACTTGACTACCATCTTACGGATAGCAGGCTCATGCTCAAGCATAGGCTTACCCCAGTTATCAATAGCGCCTTCAACCCAGCCGTCCTTATCCTGCGTCACAGGAAGCCATGCGACACGGTTCTGAGTAGGCGGAGCAATGGGGTTCGGGTTCACCGAAGAGTTAGCAGAGTTCGTCGCCAAAAGGATAACGGTTTCTGCGGGAATTTCAGTGCCATCCGGGAAGCGGCGCTCATTAAAGATGTACAGCATAGCCGCCTGGACGTTAGGACCAGAGTTGCTGTACTCATCCAGCAGTAGAATAACCTTCTTCTTCTCGCGGATACGAACCTGGAACGGCTCGTTTAGGTATGCGGTAGAAGGGATGTGTTCTACAACACCGTCAGCATTAGTGACAGTGGTTTCACCCACCGATGGGATGCCACCAATCATTTCAGGGGACAGCTGAGAACCGATAAGTACCTCAACGCCTTCATAGTTCATTTCATCCTTGAGAGCGTGAATAGCGGCAGTCTTACCGATACCGGGTTCGCCAATCAGCGCTACGGACAAGCCGGGGCGCAGGGAGCCGTCAGTGTTGCTCTTCGGGAAGGCAAGGGTCTTCACGAAATTCATTGCCTTCTTGAGGGGCAGGGGTGCGACAGAGATGTTTCCAGTCGCCTTGTTAGAGGTTGCAGACATAGTGATTATTTCCTATCTGTAGGTGGGTTAAGTGGTATTGGGGATTGATGCGTTAGAAGTTGCTTCGCGGGCGCTCAATCTTAATGATGGTAGGTCGTGCGTTAAGCGGCAGGTGGGAAAAGTAGTTGTTCATCTCCACCACAGAGTTTCTGTTGTGGTCTGAGGTGAGGACGATAGCCAGCTTGTAATTGTGGCGCTGACCAAGTTCCCTAGCTACAGCCTTCCAGTCGATGTATCCGTCCGTAATAAGGATTCCTAGCGCGGCGGGCGGGTGCTTGCTGTCAGTACCCTTGTCATACTCATTGAGAGCCTTGACGAAGGGAGCCATTTCAGTGCCACCACCACCAACGAAATTAATTTCGGAGATGTCCCTCACATTCTGGAACTCGCCCATTTTTGTGTCAATGGCGCAGATTCGCATTTCAGCGCGATTCCTAAAATCATTCAAGATGCGGTCGATATTACCCAATGCGCGACCGGAGTCTACTTCGTTCAGCATGGAGCCTGACGTGTCCACACCCACGTAAACATGAGGCTTCGTGTCATAGTAGGTAGGGAACATGACTCGGTTATCCGGCATGATGACGTTTAGACGGTTGTACTTGCGGAATGTTCGGTAAGTCTCACCGGCGGTTCGCTGGCTAGAAGCCGTCGCCAGGGTTCGCTTGAGCAATGCAGTCCAGTGAACAGTGTTTCCTGCTTCGGTCTTCGTAACCCAATCAAGGATGCTTTCGTTGTGACCCTTGCCTCGGCTCTTTTTAGCCTGTTCCTGGCGAACCTTGGCGAGCATGTCCTTACGAGATTCACGCTTGACCATTTCGCTTGCCGCCTGGATGCCTGCGCCGTCCATTAGTGCCTGGAGGTTGTGGTTGGTCACGAACTCGTCGGTAATCCCACCGCTTCCGTCTTCTTCACCATCTTCTCCTGTGTCACTACCGCCGCCGCCGTCACCACCTTCCTCGTCGGAAGTGTCAGGCGGTGCCCCGTTGCCAGAATCCTGACTCTCATCACCCTGGCTATCTTCAACGTCACCGTTGCCATTACCAGAATCGCTAGTATCGTTATCGCCAGTGTTTTCCTGGTTGGGGTCTTCCTGGTTGTCGCCACCTTCTTCTTGGTTGGAGCTTGAACCGCCCTTAGAAGCGGTACCAGAGCCCTTATTCCCGTTAGAAGAGGTAGGGGTTCCGTTGCCGCTACCGTTGGTAGACTTCCCGCCCTGCTGACCATTATTAGAATTAGAAGAGTTGCCACCCGAAGGGGGTTCCTCCTCTTCGAAATACTGGAGAATGGTGTCGTAGAACTCCTCCGCGACACCGAACGGGGGGAGGTCGTAGTCGGCAGGAACAAAGTCATTCTCAGGGTCGAGCTTGATTCGTCCACCAAGACCACTAAGGCGCTGGTTAATTTCCAGGTCAAACGATGCGCGGGCGGTTTCGTCGTCACGGTATCCTGCGCGGGCGGCGCGTTCTCGCTGAATAATAACGATACGCAACGCTTCACGCATTATCTTCGTAAACGTCTCAAAATCCAGATAGTCATCTAGGGAGCCCTCAGGGAGCGCGATTCGCCAATGCTTATCAATATACGCCTTGTCCGTGTTGATAATTGCGGGGCGCAACTGTCGAAGGATAGGTGCGAAGTATGGGGTAATCTTAACAAGCTCCTGGATATAGTGAATATACCTCTCAAGCTCTTTAGGGGTTAGCTTGCGCACCTTAATAGGCGGCTTTTCAGGCTTTTCGCCATTGATGGGCTGACCTGTAATGCTGTTTACTGCGGGAGCACCCGGCGGGGGTGCCATAATAATCTGAGTGGGCAATCCGTTACCCTCCTTTCCAATACTTATACTGTACCACATTTTTAGATGGTTGTGAAATTCCATGTTAAAAGCCTGGCGTGAGTTCTATCACTCACACCAGGCTTTTTGGCGGTAGATATGTAAATGCCCTCTCGCTAATAGCGTCTATATGCGGAATTATTTAGGCGCGGTCATCACCAAGGATGTACTTAGTACACGCCTCACTGTATTCCTCAAATGTAATTTCGCCATACGCGCTCTGCCTCAGTAGCTCCTTGAGGTATGGGTCGGTGCATGTGTATCCCGCAAGACCCATACCAGCTTCCACAACGGCGAGAGCTTCTTCCGGGGTTACTGCTGGGCGTGGGTACTTATCCGACTCGTACACCGGGAAATTATTGTTGTTATCCATACAGAAATCTGCACCGTATCAATTTAGGTTACATAGCCTACATTTGTAAGTTACGTTACCGCGATTGATAGCCGCCATATCGGTCTCCAAGATGCCGAACGCATCCCAGTCCGCTAGTACGGTAGTCACAACGACTCTAGCGGGGCTAATGGGAAGATTCACCCCCTTAGAAGTGCGTTTCTTTCTCTTTGGGGTAGGGCAGTTCTTAGTCCTGTCCCGCCCAGGATACTTTAGGGTTTCCCTGATGACAGGGGTTTTAAGCGGTGCCTTGCCCTGTAGTTTGCGGTTTTTCGCGCGAGTCTTGCGCGCCTTCCCCACCTTGGGTGCGGCGTGGGCGGCAATATTCGCGGCGGCATTAACATCCCTATCCATCTCGCCATGTTTAGGACAGAGGGAAACCCTATGAGTAGGGTGCGTCACTTTTTCATTGCAAATATGACACAACTGTGACGTGTTTGCAGAGTTTACGGCAACGACCCAGCCGCCATTCTGAGTGACGTAGTGGTTGAGCCACTGGGTGAACGCGCCGCGATTCCAGCGTCCGTTCTGCATGGTATTGCTAACCCAACCAAGGTCTTCCACAGCCACAACAGCGTTGTCGTACTGATGCGACAAGTAGGCGATTTCCTGTGCGGCAAGAATCGCCAGCTCCCTTTTCTTGCGAGATGCGGCTTCACGGTGCAACTGCGCCTCATCAAACGCACACATATGAGCCTGACGGTCATAAAGAAGCTTATCCGCTTTCTTGTTGAGCTGTTTTACCTGCTTCTCAGACGCACGAACACTATTCCAGAGCGAGTGGACTCGCTGTGAGAGGGTGGTTTCCTTGACTATACATCCAGTCTTGGTGTTGCGAACCACGACAGTAGCGTAATCGTTGATACCCACGTCTACGCCGATAGTGTAGTCGCCGGAAAACTGGACAATAGGATTATCGGTCACGACGGTGAAAATGAAAACAGGCTGATTGTTTTCTACTTTTACCACAGGCAGAGTGACTTTTCCCTCAGGGAACCGCTTGTTGTCGAAGGTGAAAATTAGTCGATACCACTGACCCTGAATGACCATCCTGAGAACAATCTCACCATCCACAACCGGGTTGTTCTCGATGACCGCGTACTGCTTATCAACAGCCCCTAAGTTGATGAAATCACCGTCACCATACGACGGGGCAGATGCATCCACCGTGCGCTTCCAGCCCTGCGAAACATACTTAGAAGAAGTGCCCTTAGCGGCTTTAACGCGCTCCTTCCAGGAACGATGCTCAGTGACCACGCGATGCCTAAACAGCAACTCCTTACGCGACCTACCAAAAACCTTTTCCTCTACAAGCTTACCCGCCTTGTTTTTGTACACCTTGCCCTTCACTACCAGTTCAGGGGGAATAGTAACGCCAGCCCGACGACCAGCAACCGCAGGCTGAGAAACAGTAACCTGAGCCAGGTCAGCCGCAAGCTGAGTATCATTACGAACCGTATAGGTTGCATACGTCGAGATGCCCCGAACCTCAGAGACAAGCCGAGACATGGTAGGCGCGCTATCCAGTAGTTCGCCATTCAAGTCTAGGATGTAGGATGGGCGCACAGTGAAAGCTTTATACGTCTGATTTTTTGCCAACACGCCCTCCTATCTGGTATCCGTAAAATACTGCTAATGTATCTAATATTACCAATATTAAAGCATGGGTGCAATATCAATAAAGTTGGCGACAGTCAGCTAACCTTTCTAGAGATGAAACTCGCCTGCAAACATGCCGTATAACTAAAGAGAGCATGTTTGCAGGCGAACTATTATATGTTGTCTAGCTAGTCACTCCAAGAGCCACAGTCAGAGGAGCCAGAATCGTAAGATGAGCTGGAACTCCAAGATGAGTCAGAGGAAGAGCAGTAATCACTAGATGAACTACTCGAAGAGCTGTAGCTGGAAGAAGAATCATCATAACTAGAGTAGCTATCGTCGTACCAGTCATTGCCACCTGAGTAGTAGCTACTAGAAGAGCTACCAGATGAAGATGTGCGGCGGATGGAATTACGGCGGGTTGCCGCCGATGCGCCAGAGACGCGAGAGTTCTTCTTAAGGGCAGAATAACCGAAACGTGACATGACATCACTCCTTACTTTAAGGTGGGTGAGTTACGGATGTACTCTAGGTACCCACAGTATTTAGCATACGCCACTCCAAGACTAACACTTTCGGTGTTAGGGATACCTTGGGATATTCGATGCCGCATACTCTCATATTTTACCACTTCCGGGGCAGGATAAACTATCCAAGTTTCCTTTGTTTTGGTATATCTTCGAGTAATGTGAGCGAGGGGCTTATGGGGTTCTTCTGTTGTATCGAAAACTGTGTAGATTTTTGGGTTATTAGTGGGGACAAGCACTGTTTTACTGCTGTAGTTCGTTGCGATTGGTTGCCACGGTGTACCTGCATGGCGTAGATGGTCTACATCTGACGCTTTCATCGTGCCCACATACTCCTCCTCTCTACATGTCCATTGTAAGTATCTTTAGCGGCGACCGTTGCCTCCAGTTGCGATAATATTGTACGCCTCTAACACATATGTCTCCCCACCCTGTTTAGGGGCAATAAGGGATGCAAACATAACTAGAGACATGCCGTCACGAGTTTGAGCTTCGTGTACAAACTTGGTAGCTGTAGAGCCAACCCGAACTAGAAGCGACAAATTGTTATCGTTTAGTTCAGCTAAAACATTCTCAGATGGAAGCAATGTAATCGTGCCGAACTCGTTATCGCCTGTCACGGGAAGGATAGTAAACCTTGAAGGTTTACCATCCCCCAATGCTACACACAGTGCCTCCATAGTGGTTGCCCCGATGAATGGCTCCAGCATCGGCTCTGTGTGGTGCATGTCGTGTTGAGATGTTTGAATGCTCACAGGCAGTCGGTGACGTGTTAGGCGATGCGTTTTAACAGGTGTCCAATTGAGGTTATCCATGCTGTTTACTCGCATTTTCGCCTTACGCACATACCGGCTTGATGCCAGTAACCTTCTTAACTGCCTTACGCCATGCAGTCGCATCAGCAGGGGTAGCTTTAGCAATAGCACTAGAACTATAGTTAGCCATAATTTCAGCGTCCAGTAGAGGTTCGAGGCTGTTTACGGTCATAAACTCGTAGGGGTGACAGGCGGGGAGCTTACTCACACTGCTCTCACCACTCATGATTGCGTTGTACTGGATAGCCGCCGGACGCGCCATAATGTACAGCGGCAAGTAGATGGCACAACGACAAAAACTGCGGTGGTTTGCAGAATCGAGGCAGAAAGTAGCTTGTCGCTGGTTGCTGTCTACAATTTCACGGCTTACTGTGAATAGTGCTTCGACTGTTTCCGGCTGGAAGAACGTCTGTGCCTTCTTATGGTTGATGAAGTCAGACACGTATCGGGAACCTTCGATGACGGGTTCCTTATCCATGTCTGGGCGGTTTCCATTCTGGTAGTCGAATGTCTTGCCTGGAACGGTGAAGTTGATATTTCCGTCTAGCGTTGAGTTTTCCAAGACAATACCGTTGATGGTCACATTCCCCTTGATGCGGCTTTTGGCAACGTATGCGCCGCCGCCAACTTTAATGTTCCCGCCCTTGAGTGAGGATGCTTCAATGTAAGCATTGCCGATAGTAACCTTCCCCTTAGTAGACACGCCACCATTGAGGAACGCTTCTTCTCCAACATAGGTGTCTCCACGAAGCACATACGGCTCTGTCGCGTATGTAAAGCTTGAGAGGAAGCCAAGTTCATTGGGGAGAGAAAAGCCTAACGACGAGGGGCTTTCGATAACAGTATCGTCAAGAACTACGGCTAGAGGTGCAGGCTGGTTGGTGAAAGCATCAGGGGCAATATCTACCGTAACGGGTCCACGACGAATCTGCCCCTCCTTCTTAATGAGGTAAGGGTCTTCTTCACCCAATACCATCCAGGGTGCCTGAGACTCAGGGTTGCTGTACAGTACAGGGTGCATACGTTCCTCAGGCTTACGGGTTGCGGCGTTATGCGTCTTGCGCGTAACGTAAGTAAGCGGAACGTCCTGCTCAGTCAGCTTATATAGGGCTGGCTGGATACCTTCGGGGATAGCGTAAGTACTGGTGATGTAGCGCGGGGTAGCTACCGTGTACTTATAGTTGTTACCTTTAACAATGAAGCTCATATCTTGTCCTTGAATTAGTTAATTCCAGTCGTGGTACTCTGCCACGCCTAGTAGTGCTAGTGCGGCAATAATGATGAGTGCAATATAGTGGTGATGCTTGTGACTGCCGCTGTCTGTGTGCGGTTCTTCGCGCGTGTATCTGTTATTAAGCATGTCCCCTCCAGATTTCTGATAGTTTGTTTATGTATTGCTTGCATGGAGTACGCCGTGCGGGGCTTGAACCCGCGACCCAGGGATTATGAGTCCCTTGCTCTAACCTGCTGAGCTAACGGCGCAAAGTGGTCACTCTCAAAGAGCGCCACAACCTAAAGTGTAGCACAAAAATACTGCTACATGCAAGATAACGACTACCAGCTGAATACAGGGGAGATGTTTTCCTCTTCAAGCATGAGGTGAGGTTCATATAAAGGATTGTGATGGTATGTTCCCATTGAAATTGTCGCGTCACGCACATCCTTATAGGTTCCAGTGACCGTGGCTCCACCTGAAACGGTCATATTGCCACCTAGCGCACTAGCCCCACCTGTCTGACTATATCCGTACTGCTGAGCATTGTCAGTAAGTAGCGACATCCCGCGATGTACGGCATCCTCATACAGCATCGCATTACCCGACACTAGAGCATTTACCATGCACACAGCGTTATCGAAAACCATGCCGTCTTCGGCAACCCACGAGTTATTACCCTGCGTGAGGTTATGCTCCGACTCAATCCACCCTCCCAGCTGTCCTGCTACAACATGTCGCTCGGGAATGTCTCGCGTTGCCCTAATCCGGTGTACGGTAACCAGCTTGTTATGCCAGCGGGGGTGCATAAACTCTTTAGTGATGTCAGTCATCACATACTTGCGGTGCTTATTGAATTTGTAGGTCACAAATTGTCCTTCTTGAGAGATTTCATTTATTGGTGCGCCACCTGCACGCCTAGTAAGTCGAGTGTACCACATCTGAAAACGGCTCCTCGACCACCAGCCAACATATGTGATACACTCAATACTGCAAATCATCTAAAAATACTGAAAGGAACTATGCAGAAACTCCAAGAACTATCACTCATTCAGAAAGTCGCCACCTTCGTGGGGTTAAATATGCCGGGACTGCTATTTGTTGCCTGGCTTATCTATAGTCATGCCCTTAGAGTCGTTCCAGAGGACTTATACCTATTCACAGCCCCTAATGGTCAAGAGGTTCACCTTATCATGTTAGCGACAGCATGGTTTATTGGCGAAGGTATCGCCGCCGTGATGCTTGTTGCCGCGCTTGTCGTAAGGGACTCCACACTCATTATCTGGCGTAAAGCCGCCAGCACGTTAAAGACAGTGAAAGCGGCTATTATAGAACTACTGGGTGTCGAGGCGCACGGAGAACCCGTTACGCACCTAAAAACCTCTCACAGAGGCGTAGGCGGCTTCTAAACAAATATTTCAGGCGAGACGCTAAATAGAAAGTTAGCGTCTCGCCTGAAATATTTATCTATTAAATATTGAACATGAACTTAAAGAACTTCTGCCCAAATGACAGCTTCTCCCCTTCGGCAACTTCTTGGGTATTATTAACTGCTACCTCTTCATTAGTGGGCAACTCTTCTTTAGTCTGCCTTTTTGATTTCTCCGCCTCGGCACGTATCTGCGCAATCTGACGCTCTTCCAAATCCCAGAACCACCGCTCCCAATGAGGGTATGTGCCGTAAGGTGCAACCTGCGACTCCGGGGAATACACTTCCACCGGCTTCTCTTCGCCACCATCAAGTCTTGCATAAGGTATAGGCAAATTGTCCATGTATGCGACCATAATTTCCCTTTCGCGAGGCACGTATGAGCGATAAGGGACAGTAATGACAAGGTGAGGGTCATCATCACCCGTTAAAATCGTTGGAGTAGCTTTCGATACGGAATCTTGAATGACAAAGTATCCTGTTATTTGCAGGGCTTCGCTAACCTTATCCATCTTTGAGTAATTGGCGCGAGAAATAGATTTAGGGACATCAAATCCGTCGCCTGTCGCAGGTGTAAGCTTCAAAGGTGGATATTCGCGTGGCTTAAATTCCCAAAAATCACCATCAACCTCAATGCTTTTATGTGATGGGGCACGCTCCATTAAGTAAGCGGGCACGTCCAGCTGTGGTGATTCTACAATAAGATGAGCATATCCTTTATGCAGTAGGAGGCACGAGTCACAGTCATCTTTAGAACAATTATGTCGCGCGAGGCGAAGCTCAACTGTCGCACTAGAAGAATCAATTTTATTTAGCGAATCCAGGTCAAGATACTGGTTAGGTAACTTGTATCTAGAGTCCCAAAATGCTTTAGCAGACTCATCAGTAGGGTTACCCTCCCAGTCGTTCACTTGGGCTTGCCACGCCATGTCAAGCCACTCCCAATGCTGTAGCAGGCTTGCGAAGCTGACAAACAGCGGTGCGTATCGTGTGCCAGTCCTGGCAAGTTCTTCGGAAATATTGTCAGTCATGCCAGAAATTATACTATAGGACAGCATTAGAGAAGTAGCGCGCTACGGGCATAATTTGGAGCCAGCAACGCACTACTTCTCTACAAGTAAAAGAATTTAATTATTAACACGGTCAGTAAGAGTCACCCATACCGGGTAAGCAATCATGCCGTCATCATCCTGCAATACCTCAAACTCGGGGTCAGTAATCGCAGAAATGGTGCTGAACTTGCTATCAACCCTAGTAAACGGGTAGCTACCCTTAGCGTCAGCAATCCCCTTCGCATGTGATGCAATGCGCAGAGAGCCATCTGCTTCGAAAAGAGCGTTATGGGGTAGGCTCTTGGTGAGACGCATGATAGGGGCGTGACCGCGAGGCATATCGTCAATAGTCAGCGGAGGCTTACCTAATACCACAAAAGTGTTGTGAGTGTCCTTCTGCTTTGTGTCACACACGACCCAGCCGGAGATAGATAGTGCATCTTTACGCACGTATGGCACAGTCGCCACCTTGACAGGAGTGACGAACACCAGGTCGCCTTCGCTGTAGAACTTCTCATTGAGAGTAACCGTTCCATCTGTGTCTACCTGGCGTGAGCCATGCAGACCTACAATGCGGGCGATAGTCGAGGTGCCTGAATGAATGATTCCAGGGTTTGAAAACATGATGCCCTTCACCAGGTGATACACCTTATCATTCAGATTAGCACCCGTCACCTCACCGAAACCCTTCTTGCTACCGTTCTGGGGAATGTTGGCAAGAAGTGAAGCCTGGCTATCTGAGACATCAGGGAGGGCAAGTAGATGCCTCTTAACAGCGTACTCGCCTCCACCGACAGGTGTGAGAACGGTTAGTACCGCCGCCACCTCAGCAGAGATATTCGACACTTCTGCGTACTTATTTGCCGTCATTGATTCGCTCCTTATCCAAAGTATCAAAATGGGTATTCATGGACTCTACTAGCCCATTAGTGATAGACAGAGCCTTTTCCCAATCCTTATGGAACTTATAGATAGGTTCAAGACCCATTTCTGCCCTCGCCTTGCCACTGTCAGAGACGCCCTCAATGACATCAGCAACACGGTATAGGGAGCCTGCGATGCCCTGCGAACCAATCTTACTGTACACAGGATGCAGATTCAGCGCTTCCCACATTCTAGAGCGATAATTATTAGTGGAATCGTTTGGTGGATAAGACACATAATTATTACTTAACGCAGTGGGAACAACTAAAACCTCTAACTCTTTCTCAGACTTCGGCAGAGGGTTGGGGTATGCGTCAATGATGGCGTTTACAGTGTCTTCCGACCATAGCATAGGCGGCATAGTTCGTTTAGCGCCTTTGCTCATGCGTAGGGTTACCGCGTCAGGTCGGTACAGGCTCGTGATAGCATCAGGGGTAAGTGTACCATCGCCATTAAGGTCTTCGCGACTATCCTGAATGCGCGCCATCACAGCCTTCGCATTATACATCTTCGGCAGGGCGGCAATTTTATCGCGGTCTGCTGGGCGTTTGCGGTTTGCGGGGGTAGTTACATTTTCATCAAGGAAACCCATAATTTCTCTCCTCTGGCTAGTTCTTGGTGTGGGTTTTATTAACAGGGGCGAAGCACCACTCAGTAAGGGTTTCGTGCCCGTCACCTGCACGTTCAATAAGCAGTTCTTCCATTTTCTTATGAGCCGCCCAAATTTCGTACTCGACAGGCTTATTGAGGGTAATGCCCTTAAGCTCTCTTGCCAATAGTGGTGCCGCCTCAGTAAGTTTAAGGCTGTAGCGGTAGCGCCGCTTAATGGCGTTCAAAGCGAGAGTTACATTATCTGTGCTACTCATCAGTGTCTCCCATCTCAGGAACAGCGGCAACTTCAAAAAGGATACGGTGGTGTGATGCGCCCTTTTTGAGCGTAATCCTGTCGTGAATAACGGCAGTCATCTTATACTTACCGTTAGTCTTAATACTGAAAGCCTCAATGAGAGGATTTAACATGTCGTACTCAAACTGCCAGGTATGAATTTCACTACCAACAGACCACGTTCCCTTAAACGCGCCGTAAGCGGCGGCGTAAACTTCACGAGGAAGTTTCTTTGTCACGCCGGGGGTTGGCGTGCATTCCTCGAAGCGGGCGCTCATAATGTGCCCATAATCAGCAATCACACATTCAGCGACAACATAGTTAATGAAATTAATGTCGTTAGTTGCCATAGTTCTCTTCCTCCTGAATCTTATGGTGTGCTTCCATTGCCGCATCAGCCTGCGCTTGCAAGACCTTTGAAGCCTCAATCACTGCCTCTTGCAGTGCAGTTTCAGCGGCGGCAAGGCCCTCAGCAGTGTTGCCCTCCCGAATAGACTTACGGATAAGGTCGCTAATCTGCTGGACACGTTCAGTACTCACGCCCTTCTCAACGAGAGTGCGCGCGTAGCTTTCCCAAACCTTGACGCGATTTTCGGCTACCAGATTGGAAAAATGCTCCTCCAATAGCTTCTGGGCATCATGTTTTGACTCAACATCGAAGATGAGCACGGTGAGAAGCACGGTTTCTGTCTTTGGGGCATCCGTATGAAAAACTAGAAGGTAGTTACCATTCTTCTCTTTCCGGGGCTTAATGATTCCTACTGCTTCACCAGTGTCGATGTTCTTAATGGTCTGACCGTCAGGGGTGTGTAGGAGTGCGGGGTAGTGTTCCTGTCCAGGGTGGGTAATGAAGTGCGCGAACAAGTCTGCGATATGCGGCGGCACCTTTGGGTTGGTATTCTCCGAATGGATGGCTAGGTAGCTACCTGCGGGAATGTCCACCTGTTCACGGGTGGCGATAGGGATAGTCTGCATGTTCCTTCTATAACATTTCAAAAAAATATATTACAAAGATAGTATATCACATATTGTATGGCATATGCAACCGTTTACCTGTGGGGGTTAATGAATGAATTAAACCCCACAGGTAAACATGGGTTTGGTGCCCCGACACATTTGCATGGGATGCCAGGCACTTAATCTAGGAAGCTAAAGTTTTACGCACATTCTTCAACATATTCATTGCGGAATCCTTCAAATTATTGGGAGAAAAATCTGTTCCCGACCCAGAGAACTCCAGCCCCAAGCTTGCGTGCCAGAACGCATTCCAATCTTCAACAAGCTTAGTGGTAATGTCGGAAGTAACCATCAAGTCAATATCAAAGTTATTTTCACTTTCAGATGCAAGGTCTTCATGGAAATTCTTAAGGATAGAAACAGCCCGCCAAATTTCATCAGCCACCTGCTTCTTAGCATGGTCATTATCGCTTAGATTCATGTCAGTCAAGCGCTCATTAACACGCTCCAGGAAACCTGATGAAACAGCACCAGTTAAGTCCTGCAATGCCGTCCATGAGCCAAGAAGTCCCTTGTACTCACGGAACATGCTCCTTAAAGTTGCGGTACAGCGACCTTCATTATAGATTCTCTGACCGAACGTCTTAGCTAAGTCACGCTGTCCCTGAGCCGAAGCAACCTGCTTCTGAATATCGCACACAGAAGCAGAAAGCGACTTAAGGATGCCTTCAATCTCCCGAAAACCCAAAAGTCCAACAGTTCCAGTAGTAACAGTAGTTGCACGTTGCGACCAGACAGCCGCTGAACGACCCTTAGTGCGAATAGCGCTCAGCTGAGAAATAAGCCTGTTCCAGCTTCGTGGGGAACGCCACGCAAACTCAGCCACCTCACGAGCCTCAACGCTGGAGCCTCCAACACTTAGGTTTGCGGGAGCACCACCGTTTCCGGTAGGCTCCATAAGCGTAGCCTTGCCGTCACGAATCGCGTCCACAATTGCTGTACGGATAATACTTTCTTTATAGGTGAGTCGCTTGCCCCAATTAGTTTCAGCGCCCGCACACCAATCTTCGACAGTCTGGCGAACCGCATACCAGGTAAAGCGCCCCTGAATGGGCGTGCTAAACCTAGACGGATTCACAGAATCCTTACCAGAGTTTGATGCGGCAATGATAACCGTTTCCTTGGGGAGGTCAATGCCGTTCACCTTGCGGTCTGCCAGGATGTTAAGAGATGCGGCAAGTACATCCAGTGGCGCGTTACGCAATTCGTCAAAAAATAGTACGACCGGCTTGCCGCTGTCTGCTAGAGTGAATGTTTTCGCCTGCCATGCGTCAAGCAGGTACTCGACCGACGGGTACTTTACGCTCTCACCCTTACTGTTCGTGGCGGTGATAGACCCTACAGACGGGATGCCTTGGAATTGTTCAGCGTTCATCTGTGAGGTAATAAGGGTGATAAGTTCGTACCCCATCTTCTCGGCAAGGGCATTGATAGCCTGTGTCTTACCTACACCGGCGGGACCGATAAGGAAGACGTTCTCTCCAGGTGCCACAAATTCCCCAGTGATTTCGTCGTACTGTGGAAACGCGGTATCTTCAATGATGTCAATTGCATCGGCAAGGTTTACATCCTGCACTTCAAGCATAAGGTTTAACTCTTTCTGGTTAGCTAGTTATTCAGCGTGGTAAACGTAGGCGAAGTTCTTTAAAGGTTCCGGCGGATTAATCTTCGGGTTAGTGATGATAATGAATACGGGCATTTCTTGCCTACTGAAAGTTTGTGTGTGCCCAATAATGTTCTCCCAGTCGCAGTCATTCAGCTCGCCGTCGGTAATCAGTACTGCCGCGTCAGGGGTGGTAAGTTTCTCGCTAGGGTTACAGCGAATCTTGTCGAGTTCTTCAAAGAAGGAAGTCATGTAGGTTCCGCCGCCACCGGATACGAAAATCTCTTCAACCTTACTGCCGCTCTGCCACCCCTTAAAAACGGTATCTACGCATGTCACTAGCGTGTGGTAGTTGTCCTTACGGATAATCTCATCAAGCGCTTGCGCGGCACGACGCGACTGTGCATACTCATTCATAGACGCTGAGGTATCCACGCCTACATACAGGTTGATATTTCGTGCCTCACTGACCTGTTCAGTTCGCGCATAAATAATGCCTTGCGGTCGTGCAGAACGAGGGTTGTACTTCGTGTAGGTTCGCCGCTGTGAACCGGCTGTACGGAACGTTGTGGCGCGCCTACCTAAAGTTAAGTCGAGTTCCTTTGCCCAATCGCTTGCATCACGACGAATCGGAGTGTATGACCAATCAAGGGGGATGTCTTTAGTGTCATCGGTGTCGAGTATGGGTTCCTCGGGGGTGAGGTCTAGCCAGCTTCCGTAATCGTGGTCGCTTTCCTCCTCTACCTCAGTCAAGTCGATAGGCGCACCTAGCGCCCCTTCATTATCACGCTTACTTAGCAGGTGCAGAATAAGAAGAAAAAGAAATATCAGTAGGAGGACGATAGTGAACGCAGTATTGACAACAGTTGTTGTGCCATTACTGTTAAGCCAATCTAGCATCGTGCCCACTACCCCTGTTCACGTGCGTCACGCTTAAGCTTTTCTACCCGACGCTGAGCCCCACTTTTAGGGTGAAGCTTGAGGTGCAGACGGTACACGCCGTTAGTAAGAGCCTTGTCGCTAGGGTTGTTGCTGGTAATAGGTGTTTCAATGCGAGACACTTCGGTTCGGTTCGCTAGAGCAACCTTATCTAGGACACCCGCAAAGGCGGAAAGTTCGTAAGGTGCTTCGCGCCCGTGGTCGGCAACAGCAGTGTAGGGGTTGGTGGTGAACTTAATCGGGTATGATGCGCCCCGTACATTGGTGGTCAGTAGGCTGTTTCGCTTGTTCTTAAGGCGCAAGCTAATGGTGTAACGGTTACTGTATGCGTTATATGCCGCCGTATAGGTTACCTTAATACCCTTTTCCTTAATTCCCTTGAGGGTTGCTTCTACGGCTCGGAAATACTCACGCATATTGTGCCCTGCATACCAGTCAGGGTATGCCAGGGTTGCCTCTACGCCCAGTTCACGAGGCTCCTTCTTAGAAGTCTTATTCGCGTACTGAGGGCGACTCTTTGGCGGGCGCGGCTTAGGCGCAGTCTTTGCCATAATAAGCGGGGTGGGGGTCATAAGGTTTCTCCTTTAAGTTAGTTATTTTACTGGAAGGCTGTATTCATTGCCTCCAACTTTCTTGCATATTAATTAAAGTGTACCACATATTGCAATGGGATACAAGTGGGGGTGTTAGGTAATACGCCTAACACCCCCACTTAATCTATCTAGATACCCTTACCTGTCAGCTCCCCCATAAGAGCATCAGCGGTTTCCTTGGTGTACAGCAAGCTAGGGAGCTTAATAGGCTCCACGCCCTTACTATTGAATCGGACAATCTTCACCATCTCAGCCTTATGCTTCTTAATGGCATCAACCACAATATCCTCACCCTGATTCACGACAATAGTGCGCAAGGGTCGGCTCAAAGCATACATGGTGGTCGGCTTAGTGGCAGGGAAAACCTCGCGTGCCTGTTCAACCCACTCATCAGACGGCTTTTTCTTGTCGCCCTCAGCGCGAATCCAAGAGCGAATCATAGTGTACTGCTCTGCCGTGTACAGCGGAGAAGTCGGCACACCCTTACGCCACGCAAAATCATAAGTCAGCGAACGGCCCGCCGCCTTCAATAGCACCTCTACGCGAGGGCGGACATCAGCGGCAAGGAATACGGGGAGCTTACCAGTACCACCCAGGGCGCGGTGACGCTCAGGAGAAAGGTACAGGGAGCGACAAAGAAGCTCATTACTGTAAACCACGGCAGGGTTATCAACAACAGCGCCATCAAGGGAAGGGACTAGAGTGAAATCGGCAGGCGGCTCATCACTCTTAGGAGCATTTAGAGCCAAAGCGCGGGCACCCTTAGGCTGAGCCTCCGCAAACTTAATAAAATCCTCCAACTCACCCTTCTCAATAGCGTTCTTATAGCCAGGGTGGGAGTCGCGGTACATCGTCACAAGAGTGTTAATCATTGCAACGCCCCCCAGGTGACCATACTTCGCCGCAAGGTTACCAACCGAATAGAAGACCTTGGTCTTAACCGGCGCATAGAAGATGCTACGACCAGTGCCAATAAGGTAGTTCTCATCCACACTACCCAAATCAACCAGACTGTGAACAGCACCAGTTGAACCTACAACATACTGACCAGTGATAGCTACGCCCTCGATAATGACAGGGGTCTTCTCGGAAGCAGTCAGGGTCAGATGCTCTACAGTCGCACTATCTAGGGGGCTAAGAGTTGTAGTGCGGTAATGATTCTCGTCAATAACGACATGCTGTGGCGACGGGGTAGAAAAAGCATAAGGGAACCCAAGCAGTTCCTTGTAATATGCAGACAGGTTGTAAAATTCGGTGCCGGTTTCCTGATTCTTACGGGCGGCAATAATATTACCTCGGACGGTTGCATCCAGCGGAGTTTCGAGAGTTCGCTTAACAGTGGTTTCCATATTTTAATATCTCCTTGTTTTGGCGGGCTGACTCAGTACCCTATATGCGGAATGTAGTCAGCCTAGTAGAATAAATTTATTTATAGTATATCACATATTTTGCGTACTGTAAAGCCCTTACGCCGCAACAGACTCACGCGGCAATACATAAGCCCGAACGGGCGGCAGGTTAAACTTGGTCTTAGCGGGAGAAACTAGCGCGCGCACATCCTCAACCGACCGACGAAGCTCAGCAGACGGCGAACGCAAATCACCATCCATCTTCAAAATCTTCTGAAACTCATCATTGAGTCCATCCACAAAAACCTGAGTAACCAAAGCTCGATGCTCAGCAGTCACCAACTGCCCATAGAGAGTCATCAACTTCTCATTCTTCTTACTCAGAACAGCAATATTAGCAGTATGAATGCCGGACGCATCCAACAGAAGGCGAGTCTTCTGAGTTCGCTCCTCAGACTCAGGGTAATTAAACAGCAAGGGGGTAAGAGTATTAATGAGAATATTGTTATTGCGGGTATTCTCAGTAGCAATACGATTCTTAACCTTATTCATCTCTCGATACACAGGTGCCTTAAGAGACTGGAGCTGAGTGCGAGGGGAAGAGGTACGGGCGTAGGGGCGCATAAGGTTTGTAATTCCTTCTTGTAGATTAATAAACAAAATAAGCTATTAACTCAAGTGTACCACATATCTAGCAGGCTTGCAAAATGGAAACAGCATGACCCTCTCACCCGAAGGTAAGAGGGTCATGCAACAGAAAGGCATTCATCAATCATGAATGTTGTTTACAGAAGAGTGAAACCTTTAAAAACCCCTTCTGATACCCACATCCCAGAAAGACTTGGGACACGGTTTTACGCCGTTACAGGAGTGCGCCAGGTGGGACTCGAACCCACACTCCAAAGGAACCTGATTTTGAGCCAGGCGCGTCTGCCAATTCCGCCACAAGCGCTAGAGGGGAGGCTTTAAAAGAGCACTATAAAGCCTCCCCAGCATACAGTCATCCACAATGCATAAATAGTAGGTTAAAATGAATAATTTTTACCACCTAAGCAGTGGCACGAAGGGCGTTTATCCTCGCACCACTTGTGGATAACACTAGTCTAGCACACTCAAAAGGCTATTTCACTTCAAAACAACCATTTCCAGTGTGAAACATATCACTTAACTGGCACTTCTACTAGTTCACCATGAACACCTTAGCCGTGGCGCGCGGCTGTTCAATAATAATAGGCATAGCATAAACCCCCGAAGCGGAATCATAAGCGTACCTGCCGTCATTATAAAGTGCGCCACCAATAGTGAACTCGTCACCGTTACCCTTAAACGTGCCATCCTGAATGATGGACATAAATGTAGCACCGACGGCACCCTCAGAAGGAGAATACGCCATAACCATACGCTTAAAGGTGTCTTTAAAGACGGGAACCAGCGGCACGTAAGGCAAAGAATCAGCCTCCCCAAAAGGAGCACCAAAGCCCAATCCTAACTCAAGACCTGTAGTCGGACTCATACGCCACTGCAACCAACCCACATGCGCCCACCCAGGACGACCCGCAGACACCGGGTTAATAGCCTCAGAATCCTTCCGATAAAGAACCTTCACCGCATCCGAAACCATGAAGTCAGCAGACACCCCAACAGCATGTGCTTTCACAGCATCTTGAGGCATCAAACCATAGTTATCCAACACATACTGGGCTGTCACCTCACGCCCATTATTCTTACCACGCAACTTCCTAGCAACACCAATAGGCAACGCATCAGTATAAGCAGACATGAACGCTGTGCCACGCTCAACCAGTACCTCGGCACACGCCACAGACAGACGCTCACGCGAAGTTGAAGAGGAACGCTTACAAACCTCATCCCACACGCTAGACACAATACGGTCATGCGCAGGCAAGATAGCTCGACCAACACCGTTAGGCGTAGTCACCGCAAACACAATCCCAGAAAGAACCGGAACCCCGTCCAAATCCTCAAACAAGAACAGGAACTCAGACGATGAACCTAACGCAAAATTAGCCAACCCATCCAACGAATCCAACGTAGGCTCAGACACGAAATGACTCGTATCCACCCGGTCAAACTCATTCAAATCCTCCAAAGGAACAATATTGTACACCTGACCATCAACAGGCGAACTAGCAACATTCGGGTCCTTCATGAACGACGAAGACAACAAAAACCTCCCAAAAACAAAAAAGAATAAGGTGCATCACCGAACCCCAAAAAGGGGACAAGCAACACACCTTATTCTAACACCCCACAGCGCAAAACCCATACCCCCGAAAGCGGGTAAAGGCGCTAATGCAGAACAGTCACCACCGGCATCGCATACAACTGCGCCGCCTCATCATAATAAGCACGACCATCATCATACAAAGGAGCAACCCACTCAACATTACCGAAACGAGTATTCCTAAACGAACCAGCAACCCTAACACCAACATCCTCAATACTGCCAACACCAGCAATAAGCCCACTAAACAACCCCGAAATACCGCCAAGCGGAACATCCATCACCGGCGAACCACCCCCACGCGGGTCACCCAAAACATACCCCCACTCAACGCCAGCCGCCGAAGCCCACCAACAGAACCAACCGACCATAGCACCCTCAACACCAACATACTCACGCGCCACAGAACCCACATCACCCACAGAACCAACAGCCTCACCAACAGAAACCGAAGCAGACAAATCAACACGCACATTATGCGCAATCACACACACAAACTCACCCCCATCAAAAGACTCCACCTCCAAACCCACCAACGACGGGTCACCCAAAATAAAATCAACACCATCCGACTCAACAACCCTCAACAAATCCAAACCACCAGACTCACCAACCCCAACAAACAAACACCCCTCACTCAAAACCTCACCATACAACCCACGCCCAACCTCACTAAAATTATCCTCCACAGAATAAACCCTAGAACCACCCAACACCTCCAACACAGGCTCCTGCCCAAAACAAACCACCCCACGACCATTACCAACACCACCAACACCACGACCACTCACACCAACACACACCACACCATCCAAAACAAACCCACCACCCACAGGCTTAAACAAAAACAACACATGCCCCGGCAACCCAAACTCACAACTAACCAGACGCGAAACATCAACACCACCAGACGGCGCACCCAACGAAGCCTCCAACTCAGCAATCACATCAGCATCAGAAACCCCCGACTCCCTAAAAGCACCACCCTCAACAGGCTCACCATCACCAGAACCACCAAAAATGCCCCTCAACCAATCAAAAGCCACAACAACCTCCAAAAAAATAGTAGAAAAAGATAGAAAAAAGGGGGCAACGTCAAGACCCGACGCAACCCCACCACCAGTCTACCACACCAACCCGCCCAAAACCCGGAAAACACACAAAAAGGAGCCTGCCACACAAAAGTATGACAAGCTCCCCAAAAAGGCTATTTACAAGATATTTAAAGCCCCATCGCGCCCCAAAACAGCCTTAACATAGCGCATACGCGCCCCCAAATCGCCAGGCACCCACAATGGCGACTCAGACCCCAAAGTCACCACAACAGGCAAAGAATACAAACCCTTACCAGCATCATAACAAACACGATTAGCATTAAACAAAGGGGACTTAATAGTGACAAAAACAGAAGTGAAATTAGTGAACATTTTCGTCACCAAACGATAACCATACTCCTCAACCGGGACACCCACAAGCTGAGGAGCGCCCTTAATAAACGGCAACCCCACAGTCGGGAACCCATTTAGCGTCGGGTCACCAGCCACAAGATGCACATCCCCAACACGACCACCATCATCAACACCCCACAGCAACCACGCGACATAAGCATTGTCGCCAGCACCATCAACCCCCTGACTCAGCGCGCGGGAGTCCACACCAACGTCACCAAGGTCGCCCAACACAGAACCCACACCCTTAAGGGAACTAATCTTACTAACACCAGAAACAGTGTACCCGAAATAGTTACCCTCGTTATACCAAGGGACAGACACACCCGCCGCATCCAAAAACTCAAACGCATCAGGCACAGCACATGCGCCCTCAGCAGATTCAAACGCAGTAAAAGCAAAACCATTGCGCAAATCACCACCATAACCCAGCGGCACACCAGAATTAGACAACCAGGACGCAACCTTCAACGCATGTGAGGCGTAATCACCACCCTGCACAGGAACACTCTCAACGACACGCTCAACAAGCGAACCAGAGGCAACACCTGGAATAATACCCTGACCATCAACACCACCCGCAAAAGTAGCAGGGTCGGCAGAAACAGTGAAAACGCCCACCAACTGCGCACCAGCAGAGACAACATCACGCTTATAAATCAATACCATACGCGCCGCCGCACTCGGAATAGACGGATTCAATACATCCATCACGTCACCAGGCAAAAATGACTCCCCCAAAGAAATAGACTGAACCTTGCCAGAACCAACAGGGGACACATCCTCGCAAACAAACATTCTATGAAAACCTTTCAACTAAAAAATATGTGGTACACCAATTATACAACAAAAACGCCCTCACCGGCAAAAACCAGCAAGGGCGTAACACAATATTAAAAGCTCCCCCGGAAGGACTCGAACCTACAACCTCCCGATTAACAGTCGGGCGCATCTGCCAATTGAGCTACAAGGGAACAATGTGAAATAGTAATTATATTTACGGGAAATACTCGCTGAGGGCGCAACCCTCATTCTCAAACACTGAGCCGCCCCCTACAAAGGGTGGGTCTGCCATTTTGCCAGACGGTGACCCTCGAATCAGCCTAAGCTAATTTTCCTGGTCTTGACAGGCAACCCAAAGGCTACCCATCCGTTTAGATTAGCCACCTCTCCCAGTCCCTCACAGGCGAGGTGAGTAAACACACCCAAAAGGAATGTGCTACGTGCGCCCTGCCGGACTCGAACCGGCGACCCACGGATTAAGAGTCCGTTGCTCTACCAACTGAGCTAAAAGCGCAAAACACACGCAACAAAAACCGCGCATGAACGTACCCCCGACGGGACTCGAACCCGTACCACCCACCTTGAGAAAGTGGCATCCTGACCAATTAGACCACGGGGGCATATGTTGTGAATATATAAAAGGGTTATTGTGAGTCACCCCACGCATACAAGGGAAAACGTAAACGCTAATAGGCTTGACGTTAGAGCCATCCCCGCGTGTACGGGGAAAATACGTGCTCTACTCTAGCAAGTTTGAGGGTCCAGGAGCCATCCCCGCGTGTACGGGGAAAATCCTTATTGACAAGGATAAACACCTCGCCAACCCACATTTCCCATTCACTTTATGCGGTAGATGAGCCAAAGTTTTACTTTGACGGTGACCCTCAAACTGACCGAAGCCAGCTTTCCTGGTCTTGGCAGGCAACCAAAGCCACCCACCCGTTTAGATTAACCACCTCTCCCAGTCCCTCACAGGCGAGGTGTTGCGACACACCTTGAGGCATATAGCGTGCCCCAGGCAGGATTCGAACCTGCGACCAATCGCTTAGAAGGCGACTGCTCTATCCCCTGAGCTACTAGGGCAAAAAGGTATGGAATTGTACATATTAGCGGTGAGTCATCCCCGCGTATACAGGGAAAACACCGCCTGACTTTTTTGTCGAGCCATCCCCTGCACAGGGTTGGGTCTAATATTTTATTAGACGGTGACCCTCAAACCCACCAAAGGCAGATTCTCCTGGTCTTGACAGGCAATCAAAGCTACCCATCCGTTTAGATTAGCCACCTCTCCCAGTCCCTCACAGGCGAGGTGAGTAAACACACCCAAAAGGAATGTGCTACGTGCGCCCTGCGGGGCTCGAACCCGCGACCCAGGGATTAAGAGTCCCTTGCTCTACCAACTGAGCTAAAAGCGCGAAACACGACCAGAAACCTGAGTAAGGCAAAAGTGAGGAAAAACCAAACCCAGCCCAAGCCGTACAAAAAAGGTAACTACCGAAAGTCACCACAACACACGCAACAAAAAGCCGCGCATGAGCGTACCCCCGACGGGACTCGAACCCGCATCGCCGCCTTGAGAGAGCGGCATCCTCCCGATTAGACCACGGGGACGCGCCTCCTACAGGAATCGAACCTGTGACCACCCGACTCGGAATCGGGTACTCTATCCGCTGAGCTAAGGAGGCAACGGTAAACCTAAAAAACAGGTTTACCTAAAAGTATCCCAGACAGGAGTCGAACCTGTGACGACCCCGCTTAGGAGGCGGGCGCTCTATCCACTGAGCTACTGGGATAAGAATAGCGGCAACCAACAAGACGGCGAGCCGCTACTCGATGTAACGAAAGGTTAAATTGTGACCATAACTATAAAAACAGCATGACCCCATGCCAGCTTCCAAAAGCTACAAATATAACTCTTGAAGCTTGCGTACCCCCAACGGGACTCGAACCCGCATCTCTACCTTGAAAGGGTAGTATCCTAACCATCTAGACGATGGGGGCATATGTTGTGAGCATATTGATAAAAGCTGACTTTCTATGTATGTAAAGAAAGTAGCGCCGCCTTGAAGGGCGTATCCTAGCCGGAGCCATCCCCTCGCGTGTACGGAGAAAACGTCGCCTACGCATGTTAGGCTGAGTAGAGCCAGCCTCACATGCGTAGGGAAAAATCTTCCTGACTAGGCTTAATACCGGGTCAAGCCGCAAAATAGATTCACCTTACGTTTTCCCTTATGTGGGTTGGGTCTGAGTGTTTCACTAGACGGTGACCCTCAAGCAGGTTGCCCCGCCATCCTGGTCTTGACAGGTAGCCGATGCCACCTATCCGTTTAGATTTACCACCTCTCCCGTCTCTCACAGGCGAGGTATATAACACACTACCATAATAGGTGCTGTTACGTGCTCCCCGCAGGATTTGAACCTGCCACCTCCGCGTTCGTAGCACGGCGTTCTATCCAGACTGAACTAGGGGAGCGGGGTGTGTGACGGGAATCGCACCCGCTACTACTTGCGCCACAAGCAAGCGCCTCGCTATCCGGCTTCACACACAGTGCCCTTGGGTGGACTTGAACCACCGGCATCCGCCTTATCAGAGCGGCACTCTAACCAGCTGAGTTACAAGGGCTTAGACTGACTATTTAGGCGGTCAGTGCGCCATATAAGCGGTCTGTACGGGACTTGAACCCGCGACCTCCGCCGTGACAGGGCGGTGCTCTAACCAACACTGAGCTAACAGACCATGAGAGCACCCCCGCTAAGAGGTACCCTTATCCTACAAGACAGCCGGGGCGCTACCCCTATGGAAGTGTGTAGGTCACTTCCCCTGTGTATGGCTTAAACCGGCACCGTCCAGACGCTCTTATAACACCGAGCTACACGTGCAATGTGGCACGTGGCAGGATTTTAACCTACGACCTTCTGAATAGTGTTTATCCGGTGTATTACGAAAGGATTAGCTACATCCCTTCATGCTACGTGCGCCCTGCGGGGCTCGAACCCGCGACCCGAGGATTAAAAGTCCACTGCTCTACCGACTGAGCTAAAGGCGCTTAACACACAACCTGCAACAGGCGTGTGAGTGGACAGTACGGGACTTGAACCCGTAACCCTTGGCTTGCAAAGCCAATGCTCTCCCAATTGAGCTAACCGCCCTCATAAAAGCAAACAGTAAAACTATCTACTTTAGCGAGCCTCCTGCCGGAGTCGAACCGGCGACCCTCTGTTTACAAGACAGATGCTCTAACCAACTGAGCTAAGGAGGCAAAAAAAATTCATTCAATTAAGAAATAGCGTATCGGTCTTTCAGGTTTCCCCGAACCATATATAGCAAGTGTACCATATAGTTTCTATGGTATGCAAGCCGTTTTTATGTTACCTGTATCACACAGGAGGTCACGGTGAGCCACTCCCGCGTGTGCTGGGAAAACGGACTCCCTATTCGTCAAAACTTCGAGTCCAAGGAGCCATCCCCTACGTGGGCTGGGTCTAACATTTTGTCAGACGGTGACCCTCAAGCAGGTTACCCCGCTATCCTGGTCTTGACAGGTAACCGAAGCTACCTGTCCGTTTTTACTCTCTCCCGTCTCTCACAGGCGAGAGGCATAGCCAAAAAAACTATACGCGGTCTGTACGGGGCTCGAACCCGCGGCCTCCGCCGTGACAGGGCGGTGCTCTAACCAACACTGAGCTAACAGACCAGAACCTTAACAAAAAAGCTAAGGTATCAACGCCACGCATAAGTGACGTAAGCTCCCCAGACTGGACTCGAACCAGTAACCTCCCGATTAACAGTCGGGCGCATCTGCCAATTGAGCTACAAGGGAATATAAACCTCCCAGTTAAGGGTGGTTGCGTGCGCCAGGTGGGACTCGAACCCACACTCCGAAGAAGCGGATTTTAAGTCCGCCGCGTCTGCCAGTTCCGCCACAAGCGCCTAAAGAGTAAGCATGATAAGTATACCACACCAACACTCAATCTCGCAAAAGAATGAGTGATAAAAGCCAGAAGCCCGAAGGCTCCCCTATTGCAATAAGGGTGCCTCAATAGGTTACCTAATGAGGCTGAAAGCCTACCCCATAAATACGAGGCGGGTCTAAACATTTTGTTAGACGGTGACCCTCTAACCAGCGTAAGCTAGTTCTCCTGGTCTTGACATGGTTAGTGTCCGTTTAGATTATTCACCTCTCCCATCTCTCATAGGCGAGGTGAGTAACAAGCCACCATAGTAGGTGGCGTTACGTGCTTCCGACCGGATTTGAACCGGCGCGCGGGCACTCTCATGCACCGCAAGCGCTCCCATAGCCGTTATGTGCAGAAGGCTCATGAAAGACGCTCCCCTTAACCTAGCTTGGATACGGAAGCGGGCACCCACATGCACTTGTGGACACCAAGTGCGCCTGGTGGGACTCGAACCCACACGTCTGCTGACAACAGATTCTAAGTCTGCCGCGTCTGCCAATTCCGCCACAAGCGCTTAAAGTGTTAGTTATTTCAGATTATGTAAAACGCATCTATAGTCTCTCTAATGAGAAGGAGAATCCTTAGACACGCAGGATTTAGTGAGACGCGAATCCCGCACGATGACTTAGAACATGTAGATACTTACTCTAAGTCATCGACCTTATGCGGAGCGTGCCAAAGCTTTACTTTGACGGTAACCCTTGAGTAGGTTGCCCAACTCTCCTGGTCTTGACACGTGAGTGTCCGTTTAGATTTAGCTCCTCTCCCGTCTCTCACAGGCGAGGAGCATAGAGGCGTACACGGGAATCGAACCCGTATCATCAGTTTGGAAGACTGAGGTTTTACCACTAAACTAGTACGCCAAAAATATTTACTGCAACAACTATAGCACGTATAGATGATGTAGCTAAACACATTCTAGTAATGTGTCTCGTGCCGCCGGAGGGAGTCGAACCCACGAAGCTTCGATAGCGACTGTTTTACAGACAGTTTCCTTTGACCACTTGGATACAACGGCTTGATTAAATAGTTTACTCTATAAGGTTTTCAATGAGCTTTTGCGTCGGGGACTCTTTCAAGCCCTCACGTCTCATATATAAAGTGTACCACATGTTTTTCGTGGTTTGCAACTCGATTTTGTGTTATCTGTGTCACTGAAAAAACAGAGATAAAGCAGTGCATGTTAGTGATGCCACATCTCTTCTTTCTTCATATAAGTAATTCCCAGTCAGCCCACATGGGCGCAAAAAAGGAACCAGACTGTAAGAGAGCCATCCCGTGTATATAAGAAATACTGCACCGCGCGCTTTCTTAGCTGTAGACTGGATGAGCCTTCCCATACATGGGTGGGTCTAAGTATTTTACTAGACGGTAACCCTCAAATTAACCGAAGTTAATTCTCCTGGTCTTGACAGGCAACCGAAGCCGCCCGTCCGTTTTCACTCTCTCCCGTCTCTCACAGGCGAGAGGTAATGCACCACCGAAAAAATAGGTGGGCTTACGTGTCTCCTGCCAGGCTTGCACTGGCGACCTCCCGCTCTTCAGGCGGGCGCTCTACTATCTGAGCTAAAGAGACTTGATGCCCTATAAAAGGGTACCAAGTGTGGTTCGTGAGGGATTTGAACCCACGACCTTTGCTGTGTAAAAGCACTGCTCTTGAGCCGCCCCTTACGTGGGCTGGGTCTAGTGTTTCACTAGACGGTGACCCTCAAGCTGACTATCGTTGGCTTTCCTGGTCTTGACGCGGTTAGCGCCCGTTTTTATTATCCTCCTCTCCCAATCTCTCGCAGACGAGGAGTGTAGAGCGTGTAGAAGGGAACCGACCCCTACTATTACGTGCCCATTCTAACTGGGCTCGCCACTTGCCTTCGTGGTCATTACACGCCGCAAGTTACGCCACTTTCGGCTAGAACTCCGGTTTTGTTACTTGCAAGCACCCACCGCCGGACTTGAACCGACATCTCACAGTTTTGAAGACTGTTGCTTTACATTAAGCTAGATGGGCCTATGTAAACCAGTGTACCACATGTTTTTGTGGTTTGCAAGCCTGGTTTCGTATTATTTTGTTGCGGGAGCCATCCCGCATGTAGGGAGGTTTCAACCATCCCGCTATGGAGCCATCCTCGCGTGTATGGGAAAGTGACCCCTGATATATACTGAGCCGGATTTCCTCTATATGAGTTGGGTCTAGCGTTTCACTAGACGGTAACCCTCCAGCTGACTGTCGTCAGCCTTCCTGGTCTTGACAGGATAGCTGGTAGCCGCCTGCCCATTTATTTTTTCGACCTCCCCGCCCCTCGCAGGTCGAGGTCACAGCACTCAATTATGCTGACGTGTTGAACATACCCGTGCTTTGATTTTTGGTGACCCCTTGTTGCACGGTCAAGGAGCGCCCAGATTGCCCTGTGGCTATAACCTGCTTTTCAGGTTTTGGCGTGACAAACACTGTTGCCTACCCGTTTATTTTTACTACCTCTCCCATCTCACCAACAGGCGAGGTATATAGAACACATCTTAATGATGTGTTGCGTGCCGCAGGAGGGATTTGAACCCCCGTAGTCGAACGACAGCTAATTTACAGTCAGCCCCTTTTTCCAAACTCAGGCACTGCGGCTTATGTTCAATAGTTTTTACCCTATATAGTTATCAATGAGCTTTGCATTGGCGGCTTTCTCAAACCCCCGCGCCTTATATATCAAGTGTACCACATGTTTTTCATGGTACGCAACCTGATTTTGTGTTATCTGTGTCACACACCTGGTATGAGCCAGCCCTACGTATGTTGGAGAATCCACCCAGCGAGTATGTGAGGGTGAGCCTGTGAGTCATCCCGCGTATATAGGGAACGCGGTTAAGATGTCTGGGTTGCCTGTTGCTGACTCGGGGAGCCATCCCCTGCGCGGGGTGGGTCTAGTGTTTCACTAGGCGGTGACCCTCAAGCTAGTTACCTAACTCTCCTGGTCTTGACGTGCGACACGAATGTTGCCCACCCGTTTATAGAGTCATCCCCGCGTGTACGGAGAATACGATGCGGCGTGCCATGAGGCTAACCCATTTACGGGGCAGAAACCGGAGTCATCCCCGCGTGTACGGAGAATACGCTTCCTGGCAAGGGTGATTACCCCGCTAATCCGTATTACCCAGAGTCATTCGGTAGATGAGTTAAGGATTTTCCTTAACGGTGACCCTCAAACTGTCTGATGCCAGTTATCCTGGTCTTGACAGGTAACCGATGCCACCTATCCGTTTAGATTATCCACCTCTCCCGTCTCTCACAGGCGAGGTGTGATATTTTTAGTGTAGCACACATCTTACGTGTAAGCAAAGTCCCTGTATTTAGGGGTTGGTTACAGTGATATTGAGTGCCTGTCCGAAGTTCATGTCCTGACCGTTGATGTATTCGAGTCCGTCGAAGGTTACGGCTCCGGTGCAGTTTTCTTCGCTGTGGAGTTCGTCGTCAGTGTCTTCCCAGCAGGTGAAGCATTCGCGGTTGCACTGGATTACGTTGAGGGTGCCGTCGGGCTTTCCGGTGTAATCCTTAATGGTGAGGCGGGTACTGTTGCCGCCGGTGATGAAGCGGGTTGAGGTTACGCGGGTACCATCGTTGCGGAAAGTGTCGAATTTGATGGTTGCGCCTACCTTAATTTCCTTGGGTACGAGGAGGTTTCCGTCTCCGTCGATGAGAGGGTCGCCCCATTCGTCGGTGAGCTTGATTACCTTGGGGGTTTCGGTGGTCTGCTTGGTCATTGTGGGCACCTTTCGGTAGATTGCATTGATTCTCTGTGAAGGCTTTCCCTTCACTTGCTACAAAAAGTGTACCACATATTTTTACTACTGCACAAGCCTAGTTTTTGTGACATGTCACACATGCCGCATAAGGTATTAAGAAGGGTGACTAAGTAAAGAACCTTAATGAGTATGTCTTTCCCATGTTGATTCTTCACTTAGCCACCCAATTATGGGTGCTAACCTGGCTCCATTGGAAGCTAATGCTTGTCTGAGTTCATTTTCTTGAGCTTGCGGCATGAATCGTAGAGAAGATAAGCAGACGCACCCAATAACACGATACTCAGAATGTACGCCAATACCTTTACAAGCTGGAAAGCGATAACGACAATGACAAGCATGGTGGCAAGCCACAGCAACTTGCCTAAAATTCCATCGGGAAGCTTTTCTTTAAGGTCGTTCATGTTCATAGTAACTTCTCCTTTGCTTCAAGAGTGGGGTTAGCTAGTTAAATTTTGCATGGTTTTCTCAACCATTATGGCGATTCCGCCGCCACCGATTAGCATTATTGCGATAACGAGAGGGATGAAGAGGATAGGGTAGTCACCCAGGCTTGATGAGGAGGCAGGCTTATCAGTCTTCGCTTGCGTATATCGCACGCCACAGTCCTCGTTGAAGGGAACATAGTATGCGTCTCTTCCTGAACCCGCCGGGTGTTGCATAACTCCGTTGCTGTCCCTGTAAGGGGTTGCCGTGGGGGTGGTGGAACACAATTTCTGAATAAAGGCGGTAGATGTTTTTGTTGGGGTTGGCTTTGCTGTTGCTTCGGGGGTGGGAGTGGCGGTAGGTTGAGGTGTTGCGGTCATCTGGGCACTAACAGTGGCTTGATTATCAGTGTTGGTTCGTGGAGTGTTGCCAGCGAAGAGCATAATGCCACCAAGTAGTACCCCGGTTACAAGGAATACGGGCACTACGGTTTTGAGGAGTAGTGAGATGCTTTCTTTGCGGGCTACCCACTTATGCTGTTTAGCTTGTTTGTGTTCATGTTTCTTTTCAAGCGCAGTAACCCCGAGGTGACTCTCAAATGCTGGGTATGTTCCTGTCGGAGTTGCAGGGTTGCGGGTAGCGGCGTTTAACGATTTGGTGTTACCGTGGCTGATACAGCTTTTAGTGGTATCACCGGCTAGTCGCTTATTGCTCTTACTGGGCATTGGTTTCTTGTCCTACCTTTCTTTCTTGTAGGTTATTGCGACTGGGTACCTGCACTACTTATAGTGCTAGGCACCCAGTCGCAATATGGGTTTCTTTTTGGAGGTCGTCTAGATGGCGAGGATGGCAATGAACATCACGAGAAGAATCATGCCTATAGCTACACTCACAATGAGGAGGATAGCTTTGGCAATCTCTTTACCTACTGAGTTGTCGTCCTCTTCATGGTAGCTACTTCCGTCCTCTGCCGTGTATCGCACACCACAGTCCTCATTGGCGGGAACATAGTATGAATCATGTCCAGTGCCTTTTCCATAGTGTAACGCACCGTTACCGTCCAAGAATGGAGATTTGGTTGGGGTGGTAAGGCAGTGTTTCTGTTCTGGTGTGGCGTCCGCTGTGGGCGTTACGGTTCCTTCGGGTACCGCTGTCGGGGTGGGTGCCGCCGAGGTGGTGGTGGTCGGTGATGCTATTGTAATGGTTTCTGCCGCCTGAGGGACGTTTTGAATATCACCATTGCTAGTGTTCTGTGGGGTGCTGGGCTTGAAGAACATGAAACCGCCGATGATTGCGCCACCTACAAGCAGTATAGTGATGACAACTTTCAGGAAGTCAAAGAGTTTCCCTCTGATTTCCTTACGCTTTCGCCGCTTCTCTTGTCTAAGCTGACATTTCTTTTCGAGTACATCAACACCAAGGTAGGTTTCGAACGCGGGGTATGTGCCTGCCGGTGTTTGGGGGTTACGCATGGTGGCGCTTAACTCTAATGCCTTAATGGGCTGTTGTGTCTGCGCCTTAGCGATAGGGTTATAATGTGCGTTCCAGTTTTGCAGGATGCTTTCAAAGGTAATTTTTGGTTCTTCGTTGGTCATTGTCACCACCTTTCATGCGGCTGTTTGTGTGGTGGGCACCCGCATATCATATAAGTATGTGCGGGCACCCACCAGTAGGTTTGGTTGTTTAGAGGTTGCGGCGGCGTTCGTCTAGGTAGTTACCAGCTTCAATCATGGCAAACTCTTTGTTCGCTTCGTCAATACTGCTGTTGCGTACCTCGTCCCATGCTTGCAGTCTTGCTCTTGCGGCGTTCACAGCCGAGTCTAGCCCGTCTACAGTGTTGTCACCCATGTTCAGGGCGAGGCTGATTCGCTGTAGCTGTTCCTGGTCGCTTTCGTACTGCTTATAGGTTTGCAGGCTTAGGAGGGCGGCTTCTTCCTTGTCGATGAGTTCAGATTTCGCGTCAATAAGGTTACGGTAACCGTCTTGAATGGAGATGTTGTTCTTGAGGCGGTGTTCCTTATCGCGGATTTGCATTGCGTCAAGGGTTAGTGTCTTGCGGATTACCTCAAGCTGATTCTTCTCTTCGTTACTGAGCGTCGCCTTATTGGTGAGCCTCTTCTCTTCACGTAGGTTGGAGTCGATACGGTCACTGAGGTTCTTAATGTCAGCTTCTAGGAGTTTAGCGTCAGTGATGGTCGCCATAATGGGTAGGGCGCTGTTACCTAATGCTTTGCGCATGGTAATAACAGTGTCTAAAGCTTCACTGATGGTCGGGTCAGAACCTACGTTCTTGTCGATAGCGGTCATGATTTGTAGAATCCTCTCTCCAGATGCGATGCTTGCCAGTTCCTCTTTCGTTACGCCGCTGTGCTGATAATGCTCATATAGTGCGTTCTCAGTTTCACGGTGTAGGTCTGCGTAGGCTCGCTCTATGTCCGTTAAGGTCGTTGCACTGGTGACAGTGTTGTAGTACTGGACGATGGCGTTTTGTAAGGTTAGCGAACCTACAGGCGGCGTATTGTTTTTGGGTAGACCAATACCACCCCAACCTAGTCGGGAATAAATCAGTAAGGCGTTGCTTTGTGCGATTTCTTGCCTGAGCTTACGGGCGGGGGTAAGCTCAACATGCAGGGTATCTTCTTGCGACTGTTCCTTTTTCTTACGCACCATAAGACACTTCCTTTCTATAGACGGAAAATAAATGATGTTCCAGGTATATTGTACCTCAAAAATGCGCGGAGATACATAATTTCAGCATACTCACAGGCGTTTTCATTATACGCCCTCCATGCAGGACAAACACCCATCTAGAAGGTGCGGTCATGTTATCTCTATCACACATGTTTAATACACCTGGATATATATTGTGCGCACAAAAATAGGGGCTGAGTGTATGTGTTAGATAATCAATAAACAGTGAGAACCTAACATTACACTCAGCCCCTATGAACGGTGTCTTATGAAATTATGCACATGCGGTCTACACAAATCGTCGCAACGTAGGTAAGTTACTAAAGCCAACCTACAATGTAGACCGCAACACCCGCCACCTACGCCAGGTGGCGACCAGGCAGAACTAGCGCCGCGACACTGGGCGGAAATCTAACCTAACCGCCACCCGGCAACAGCAGGTGGACAAATGAAGGTCGCCCTTCACTTACTACTTAGAGTCAGTTCCCTCAGTAGTAGCCTCAGTATCAGTCTCGGAAGTGGTAGCCTCAGGCTTCACAGCCTCGCCCTTCTTCTTCCTGCCGAAAATCCAAAGACCAGCTACAGCGCCAAGAGCCAGGGCACCAAGGATGCCGCCAAGAACCGGCTTAGCAGAGTCGAACTCGTGACCAGTTTTAGCCTCAACAGGCTTAGCAGGCTCACTCGGCTTCACGCCAGGCTCCGAAGGCTTCTCAATAGCAGGTTCAGACGGGCTTGCCGAAGGGACCGGAGTGGTAGCGGTCGGTGTCGGGTCTACCGAAGGAACGGCAGTCGGGCTAGTCGGAACCGGCTCAGGGGTAGGAGACTCAGCCGGAGTAGACGGCGAAGGCTCTACAGTAGGAGCAGGCGGGGTAGCAGACTCGCTGGGAGTAGGTGCCGGAGTCTCGATAGGAGTCTCAGACGGGGTGGGTTCCGGGGTTACCTCAGGAGTCGGGGTTGTCGTAGGAGTAGGCTCAGGAGTAGGCTCTGCAACCTCGACAGGCTTAACGTAGACGCTGTAATCGGTTACGTTCTGCTTAACGTCGTTCCAGCCGTAGTAGTTGGACGCGCCCCTGCCACCGAAGCCAATGCCCACTTGACCATCATAAGGGTTAATGTAGCTCTCATAGGTGTCATCGCCACATGCGCCACCAAGCTTGTAAGTTCCGATATAGTCTGCGGGAGCCTTAGCGTCGTGAAGGTTCACGGTAGCACCATCAGGGAGGATAGGTGCGACTCGCTCATGATTGCCGCTGGTGAACAGCTTCAAGAAGTCTGCTGTTGTGGACGGAGCAATGATAGGTGAAGCCGCAAGGTGGTCACAGGGGCGTGCGGAGATGTACTCAATGTTCTGGGGCAAAGCCTCAGTTAGCTTGAAGTCAGCTCCCGTCACCTCGCCCGACTTGCTGGAAGCGGCAATATTCTCGACAGAGAAGGTCTTCGTTTCGCCGGGCGCAATCTCAACTACAGGAAGCTCAATGTTGTTACCGTCGCGCGCAATAGTCAGATGAATCTTCTGGTCATCCTTCGGGCTACCCGTTGCGGTGGTTGCAGTCAGCTTCGAGTTGTTAGTGTAGGTGAAAGTTACCTTACCGGACTCGTTCGCCTTAACTTCGGTAGGTGCGTCCTTGGTTGTGCCAAGCTCACCAAGAGTGGTGGAGGCGCTAAATGTACCTGCCTCAACAGTAGGTTTTGGTGCCTTAATGGTAATCATCTGCGTGACAGTCTTACCGCCTTCTACCTCGACGGAGTAGAGGACGTTAATGTCCATCTTTGCATCGTCCGGGCGGGGGATGCTGATGGTTCCATCAGCGTTAGCAGTTACGGTGATTGGCGCGCCGTCACCGTAACCATACTGGAGGGTGGTAGCGCGGGGGATTGCAGTATCCTGCTCGCCATAGAGGGGCAGGTCGAAGCTAGTCTCTGCACCACCGTAAGCACCAATGCCAAGCTGTAGTGTACCAGGCTTGATGGTGAGCCCCTTGCCAACAAGGTCAGCCACATTAACCTTATAGGTGGTGGTGTTGTCGGCGGAGAAAGGGGAAACCTTATCCTGATTAACAACCCAGTTCACGTAGTTCTGAATAGTTTCCTTGGGTGCCTCGCCAGTGAAATCCTTAGTGGTGAGGTTTACGGTGCTTTCAGTGCGTGCCTGGGTGGTTGCGGTAGCGGATGCTACCTCGGCGGCGTGTGCTACGTTGAGCATTGCCGCGCCACCGAAGCCACCACCAAGGGTGAGAACGGACAGCATGACTGCGCCTGCCACCTTACGCTTTGCGCTGGCGAAGGTTGCTGGGGTTTCGTTGGGGGTAGTAGACAAGTGTCTCTCCTATGTCCATGTTAGTTATGGTTTGTTGTCAGGCTTTTCATTGAGGCTTCCCCACACCTTTTTAGGCGTGTTGCCTGGGTTTGGCGTTTGGCGGGTTGTCTGCCGGGGAATGGTGCCTCATTAGTGTGCCTATTATGCGGTTTTGTCGCCTGCCACCATGTACCGGAGGTGCTTGTAGGCATTCTCTGGGTACACTTCTACCCGTTAAGGTTAGGTTTGCGCACTATATCATAGTCACCCTATAGTTTGGGTGCCGTGGTGCAGGCGGCGTGTTCATCCCGCTTGCAAAAAGTATATCACAGGTGCTTCCCAGCTGTGTTAGTGCATTGGATGCATTTATTGGTTTTCATGGTGAGAGACTGCTCACATTGAGTGCTTACTCATGTTCTGGTTGAATGTTCATCGCCCAGATGTGGACAATAGTCGGCTTTTATCTTTAACGGTTTTGTTGATAAATAGTTTGAGGTGTAGTTGCGACACTTCAACTGGTTTTTAACAGCGAGTGTGCTACAACTACACCTCTTCTTTGTTCACTGCTGGTTATGATTGTGGCTACCTGGCAGTGAAGCTGACTTTGGGTTACTTGCGTTGATTATTCTTTTTTGGTTGGCGACACCCAGTGTAACGAAACTACAAGGTTTAGCTACCAGATGCTATTGGAAGGCTTGTTGAGGTACTTCTTGCGTGCTTCGTCGTACTCTGGGCTCTGAATGGTGATGAGCTTGCTAATGGTGTTATGCCATTCTTCTACAGGTGCAAGAAGTGAAGTGCCTACTTTTCGCAGTTCCTTGGTGGCAAGGGTGAGAGGCATATAATCGTTGGGGAACAGTGCGTCGGTGTTCTTGTGGATTTCTGCCGCTTCTTCCACCCAAGCCAAAGCCTTCTCGATAGCGGCGGCGCTAATGGAAGTGTTTAGCGCCCCCTTGTTACGGATTGACTTGAGGGTGTTGAGTGCATCTGTGACCCGTTCACTCTTTTCCTCATCATGGGCGTAGGTGAGGGCGTGTTGGGTTTTCATAGCGGCACGTTCCAGAGCACCTGCATCTGCGCGTAGTAATGATTTCACATTATTCATGCTAGTGGTAATGAAACTGGTGAGGGTTTCAACCGCCCCGTTTTCCATGCCTACAGACCCAACGAACTCTCGATATTTATGGTTCTGGAGGATGAGTTTACGAAGCGCGTCGAAGTAGAAGCTAATTTCGGGGTCAGCATTGTAAGGCTGGGTATCCTTATTAGTTAGCATGTCATAAACTTTATTGCCCGCTTCCACCCATTCATATGCTTTGTAGTAATCGAACCTCATGGGGCGGCAGGGGTAGACCTTCTTGTGCGGGTGTAGCGTGTTAGCGTACAAGCCGTGACCAGGTTTGGTACACCAGAGCGTGAGCTTCGTGCTTTCCTCCAGCTTGAATTTGTCTTTCGTGACGTCCCATTCTTTCCCCATGTCTTCTGGGTTGAGGGATGCGACACGTCCCGGCATTCCGTCTTCACCTCGGATGCAAAGGTAGGTGTCGTATAGTCGTCCGGGGTTTTCATTGGGGTCGGCAGGGAGTACTAGTAGTTCTCCGGCTTCGATGAAGTAGTTGCAGGTCATTGCGTTTTTGCCTTTCCGTGTAGGTGCGTTAGTTGTGCATGGAACCGTAACTATATTCCATGAATCTTATTTCAATTTAATTGTACCACAAATTTTAATTCGTGCGAGTCTTTGCGATGTAATTGTTTGAGGTTTCCCCCATAGGTGAGAGGCTATTTTTGCACATAAAAAGAGAGACACCCGCAACGATAAGTAACGAATCAGTTTCCTGCGTTGTGTTGCGTTCAACTGTTGGCCCGACTTCACCCTCCTGCAAGAGGGGTAGGTCGTCGTTCCTCAAACCACTGTGAGGCTCGTTATATTGAACCTTCTGGTGGTGACGTTGGTTTGAGCATTTGTAAGTGGCTGGTATTTTTGTCACATCCAGTGTGCCCATGAAATACTGTGTGGCTGGGCAAACAGCCGGCAACTATTGGCGGTGCCCGATAATGCCAGCTTTGCTCATTTACTGGCGGGCAACATAGTTGCACAGTGACACGCTTCTGGTGTGATAATGCTTCGTCATGCCTTATTGGGGCTTTGATTCAGCTTTACCGTCCACTTACCCAAACGTCCGTTGGGGTGTCTCTAACATCCGTTAAATACAGGGCAGGTTGTGAACATGTGGAAGTTATAAAGTGTGTTCCCTGCACATGCATTGTGCGAATGTCGCTATTCTGCTGTATTGACCTGCGTCCTTTTGCCGCTATTAGCCTATTGCACTATCAATGAAGCTAACGGTGGCGCTAGTTGCGGGTCAGCTTGTCCCTTCTACTATACGCTTATGTGTACAAACACGCGCCGCAGGTACCCTCGTCATACTAGCAAGCATGAGTCATCAGGTTCCCGCGTGAGTGGAACTTCGTCAGGCTGGCGAAAACATAAACACAATCCGATAGAGTTAAGCGTTCAAGACTCCCGCGCCGCATCCCCCTTCCGAGAAGTGGCTCTGGAGAGTTTTGCCTCTCTACCAGATAAAAGCGGTTCGACCCTTGACTACCGTCACCTATCATCATGCACTTATGTTTTATGTGCCCTAAAGGGTGTTTGCTGAGGTTAAGCGTTTTACCGCTTAACCTACTACCCTAAGCCTGGTGGGGTGGTAGCATCTCACCCCACGTCAGGAAACATGTTCCCTGGCGCTTATGCTAGGCGTTCAGTTAGCCGAACAATGCCACGTTCACGGATATTAATTGCGGCTACACGGTCGTCGTTAGACCTGAAACCACAGGAGCATCCGTAGATGTGTTTGCCCTGCTTCCTGTTGCTTTTAATAATCATACCACATGCGGGGCACCTTGTGCTAGTTTTTGCCTTAGAAACGGTAATAAAAATATGTCCACGTTTCTGCGCCTCATCTCGGAGGGTTCGGATGAACATGTCAAAGATGACGGTCGGTAGCTTACCCACGTCTTCTTTGGCGAATCGCTCTCGCAATTCTGGAGATGCGGCAATATCTTCTAGAGCGAACACAGTATGAGGCTCAGCACCCTTAAGAATTTCCTTGACAGTCTTCTTAATATTTGCTTCCAGATGCTTATGCCAGTCGTCTGAGAGGGCTTTGAGTCGCTTACGGGCGCTACGAGTACCCTTCTCCTTGAGACTTAGGCGGCGGCGGCTATACGTCGCCATCTCATGCCGGAGGGGGGTGTCACCGCCACGATAGAACTTAGTTTCCTTACCGTCGTAGGTGACGGCAAGGAAACGTGTGCCCAGGTCAATGCCCACTACGGTATTCTGTACAGTGTACATGTCGTACTTAAGGAGCCAACCTAGCTTGTGGTCGAACGACAGTTCGGCGGTAGAGGCGGTTGTGGAGTATGCGTGACCATTGGGTAGGTTTAGCCATTCCGCCAAGAACTGTACGGTGATAGGGAATCCGCTACTACGGTTAGCAAGGTAGAGTTCCACGCCATGTCGATTATTGCCCAGCGGAATGAAGTCGTAATCAGTGTCCTGACATACAGGGATGTCGTGGACGCTGTATGTGCGTGCTTCGGGGAATTTATTCACGCCTGCCACGTGATTTGCGTAGTCTTTGGTTACTGCGTCAATGGCGCGGTCTAGTACTCCAGGGTGCTGTTCTTCGTAGAATCGCGCGTCGCTCTTTACGCGGGCGTGGATTCGGTTCACGCTTACCGTGTTGAGGGTGTATGCGACTTTGCTGGCTAGGTTGCATACTTTAATGTATGCGTTGTAGTACTCCAGCATGGAGTCTTGCACCTTGCGGTCATTTACTTTGAGATGAACGTAGACTTTAAGCTTGCCTACCTTTACAGGAAGTTCCTTGGACGGCATGTTGTAGTTATCCCTTTCTTGTTACTGGTTATGGGTGTTTCTGTTGTGCAAGAAGGTTCTTCTTCGAGGAACGTTCGTTGCATATTCCAAATATTACTATAAGCGGCGGATTAACACATAGTCCGCCGCTTATTTGGGCGCTTTAGAGGTAGAACTCGTCAAGGTGTACATGCTTGACTACCTGACCGTTGCGGCTGTCACCGGGGGCATCTCGCACAACGTCCCAGTCGGATACCTTGCGGTATGCATATTCGGTGTCGGTTGGTTTTACGTCGCTTTCAACCTTAACCCAGCCTTCGTCGGCGTTTTCGTACTTGTCAGCTTCGCGCCATTCAAAGGTGTCACCTACCCAGTAGTCGTCATCTACGATGCAGGTGTAAGTGCTTCCGTCGATGTTTCGGCAATCTCCGAAGTGGCTGTAGCGATGCCATTCACCTTCTTTGAAGTTCCGGGTTTCGATGCGAGTAACCTGAAAGTTGTGGTTAGTGTCAATGGTAGGGGTGGGTCGGTTAATCCATGCGGCATACCCGATGCCTACTACCATGAGAGTTAGCATAAACGCCAACGCCACGTATGAAAAGATTTCATCGCCACTGAGGGGTTGGTTCTTTTTCTGCATTGCGAATCCTTTCGTCATTGCCTTACAGGATAAGCGTACCACAGATTTGCGTATTGAAACAAATCTAAGACATGCGGCTCCGGCTATGCCCACCATACAAAGAAGAAAGTTCCCCTTATGTGCAGTCACGCAAAGGGGAACTTTCTAAAAACGAGGAAACTTCACTCTAGCTATAGGATGCCCAAACATCCTTATCGAAAGCAGTCATGATAATAGCCCTAGAGGGGGCGTCAAGACACTCACGATAAATAGGGGCTATACCGTTAATTACAACAGGGACACCTTCGGCATTCCATCCAAAAACAACGATGTGAGGGTTGTCAAAACCATACCTTGCCTGCATCCGGGCAATATTGTCTGCATACTCAACAGCATCAATGCCCTTATCCAATAAGAGGAAGCATTCAGTATCGTATGCCCACGGTAGCACAGAGAACGGCAAAGCAAACTTGTAAACACGAACAAAAGCCCTCGCATCAAGATTGAAACCGTTCATATACGCTAAGGTGGCGTAAGGTTCAGAATGTACCAGATTCCCATACTGTGAGTCACTTGGCTTGCCACCCGTGCTGTCCAGATAGTTCACATACTCCTGCAACCACTCAGCATAATCGCTACTCGTTGCAGGTTCACTAAATACCGTACCAACAGATTCACGCAACGCCTGCACAAGCGGCGAGCCTGCCCCTGACATGTGATGGGCACGCATCTGCCCATCAATATTCCCAAGGGTAGAGTCGTCATGCCACTCATCATACATAGTCCTCAGCCGGGCAGACAGAGCGGCATCTTCGGCATCCTCACGCATGAGAACCCTATCCACCGTGTCACTCCAAACATGCACTGTGTTGTTGCCGCTAATCGCCGGGGAGAGGTCACCTTCACTAGTGGGAGCCCACCCGAAGAAGCTGACCATGCAATCAATATTATTGGAGCCTTTGAAGGGGTGGCTTTTAAGGTTGTAGTTAGGGCTTGCAAGCACATTAATAGGTAACGAATACTCAAATGCTGTATGAAGGTCTAGCCATGATGGGTTAGCGAAGAAGAAAAAGGCGTTCAGTGGCATCGGGTAATCATGGTAGACATCAATTGTCCCACCCAGCTTAAGGTAGGTTTCAAGCCATTCGTTGTATTCTTCTACCGTGGCGTAACGTCCGCCCAACTCCATGATGTGAGTCTCCGCCTTACGGGTAGCAACCGCACACATCGCAATCTGGGAGTCAATACCGTAAGTATTAGCAATCACAGCGTCAGAGACGCGCTTAGGTAAGGAAGCCCTCACATTACGCCTGCTTCCTTTAACCATGCCAATGCTGTCAGCTAGAGCCATTATTCCCTCCAAGTAGGAATCAGAAATTTCAGTGGGCATAAAAGTACCTCACTCGTTACAAGGTCAGTTTATCACATCTCCCATATCGAATGAGGTACTTGATGGGCACCTAAATTAGAGAGGTAGGTATGTGGCGGGGTTTACGCCGGTAAGGTCTTCCATCCGTTCCAACCACTCATCGTATGTTTCAGGCTTTCCTATCTACCCCTATTGCGTCACTTACTGCTTGGGGCGCGGCTTTTCGATGGTCACGCTGACCCCTCGGGCGATAAGTCGCTCCATGATGTCCTGGGTGAAGGACTTGAGGCGTGCCGGGTGTTCTTCGATAAGCTGGGAGAACGTCTTGCCTCGCAGGTGAGTGGTCACTAGTGCCATCTGAGGGTTCGTTGCACTCTTGCTCTTCGGGTCGAAGAACTTTACACGAGCCTCATACTTAGCTTCCTCGGTCGGCGCAGAGTCAAGCGCCTGCTTGAGCTGGAGGTACTTCTCCTGCCCCTCAGCTAGAAGCTCTTCAACACATTCAACAACAACGGAAATCTTATCCTCAATATCCTTCTCGGATAGGGTTGCCTGGCGTGCCAGCATGTCGTCAATCGTTCCGTTTGCGACTGCCTGGATGATTCGGCGGACGGCGGGACGTGACGACTTGTTCACATAGGGGTGGAGGAAGTCGTTGCTGTGCATGAACCAGTCCTCGGTCTTGAACTTCAAGAGGTGCCCATACTGGTTTACAGCAATGAATCCTTCAATGCCCTTGGTTTCTTCCTGAACCTGTGACACTTCGGGAATGGTCATGTGGTAGACCTTCGGTGCGGGGAGGTTTAGCTTCTCGGCTACTTCGAGCATTTCCAGGGGGCTACGGTCGCCGTAAGTCTTACTTGCCAGACCAATGAGAGTAAGGTTCTCCTCCTCGTACAGCACGTTAATGATGTTGTAGGGGGAAGTGTACTCGAAGATGAGGCACATGTCCGGGTTTTCTTCCAGCCATGCCTTAACTTGCGGAGCTTCGTTTAGTAGTCGATGTACCGGCTCCTGATACTTAGGGGTTTCAACAGCGCCGGGAGTAGCAAACAGGTATTCGCCTTCGTAGAGTCCAACAATGATGCAGGTTCCGTCTAGCTTCTCATAGAAGGTGACCTTCTCGTCAGGCGCAAATGACCCCATGTGGGTAAACTCTTCCTTGAACTTACGGTCTACCGTGGTCTTGAGGTCGTACTGCTTCCAGTTGAAGAACTTATTGAATCCTCGCAGGATAATGTCGCCCTGGTCGTTGAGGACTAGACCTCGCGCCATTCGGACGTAAGGGTCAGTAAAGTCATAAACGTCAGGCTTGTACTTGACGCAGGTTAGCCCGGTTGCCTCATGCTTATTGAGGCGAACAACATGGCTGTAGTTGTCGCGGTAATGCTCTAGTAGGTTCATTCTTGAACTTCCTTTTTTGTTGGTTTGGTTGTGGGGGCGTGAGTTTCACCCACTTACTAACAATCTATATACAGTGTACCACATATTGATGCGATTTTAAATGTGCTGAGGCAAAAGAAGTTTATTCTTTCGCCTCAGCACATTTCCCATTTAATGCTTCGCGCCAAGCAAAGGAAGTATTACACACGCAACCTCACAAACACCCACCCCTCGCTCTGGTAATGGCTGAGTAGATGGATGCAACAGCATTGCCCCTTACTCAATGCTTGGCTGTCGCTGTTCGGGTTGCAACTTGTGGTTTGCGTGGTTCATTTGTTCTAGCAGGGGTGTTACTGCTCGTAGCTTGCCCGCAATTTCAGTTAGCTTACCGTATGTCTCAGTTATAGCGCACAGGAACCTGTCAGATGTCCACCCATCATAAGTGTTATCTTCGTGTGCTTTTCGCTCCATGAGTGCCTTGTTGTGCGTTACGGCTTTCAGAGAGTCCTTCCAGAGAGAGTTGGGGCAAAAGAGCATCGCGCTATCAAATGAATGCATAAGTCTCACTTGTACATCCATGACTTCCACGTATTCCAACGCAGATTTGTAGGATTTGGTTGGAGTAAGGAAAATTACCCCCACCTTCTTCTCTAGCCCGTCTACATGTAGAGTTCGTCGTGAGGAGTAGAGGTTTTTGCGCCCAAAAGCTATGTCGCCGTCGATTTCTCCATTGTGGAACTTTAGGTGTGCAAACTTTCGGATGTTGCCCTTAACGCCTTCAAATTTTGCAATACAGTAGTCTGTTTCTCCATCTGTGTTATCTAGTTTGATGGCAAGGTAGCTACCATGTTTTAGGGACTCGAAAGCTTTAGCCACCTTATCGTTCTTGGTCATACCTCCGCCCACAACAGTTACCGGCGGAGTATACTGTTTCTGCTGGCGCTCTGAAATGCCGTCAAGCTCAGTTGAGTATAGGTGCTGTATGGTGGGAATGAAGTGCTTGTCGGCATACTCGATGGCAGTTTCTATGGTGTCTAGAAGCTGGGTGTGACTTGCAACCAGCGATTCGTATTCACCATAGGTTAGCGGGATACTGGGGGTGAACTTCTCGCGCCATGATTTGATGTCATGGAAGAGGTTCTTGAGTGAGTCAAGCTTACTAGTAATATTGAATAACTCTTCACTATATTCAACGACTGCTCCAACTGCTTTGCTGTACTGTTCCCAGCTCCCGTTGGCACTGCCTTCCTTAATGATGGCTATAGGGGTTTCTGTAATGTTGAGGGGTTCGTGTGGCTGATGGGTGCTGATGCTCACTATTTCGTTAGCGTCTGTAATCTTGGTGACGAGGTGGGCGGCTTGAAAATGCTTCCCCAACCATGTTTCACTAGGTGCTTCAATGAGGATGTCGCCTGGCTTAACTTCGTGGGCTTCTACTGCATGGAACTTGGTGTGTTCGGTCAATTTCCTGCCTCTAATTTCTCTGAATATTTCTCCAACATGGATACAATTATACTGTACCACATATGTTGTGTGCATAGTTGTGGCGGGCAACTCCACCGCGAGAAAGGGGGTTGCCCGCCACAAAAACACTCAGCTATATCACGCCGAGGTGTACCCATACACGGCGTTCATCTTGTCAATCATCTGCTCAGTACCATTAATGATGGTTGTAACAGTATCTTCGATACTGGCAATCATTCGTGTGGTGTGGCGCAGTATATGCTGACCAACAGGAACATACCCCTTGCCGTAATTAAACAGCCCAACGCCGTCTCCACCACGTCCAAATCTCCACCACTCATAACGGCTATTGTCATGATTTACGGCTGTCCTATAGAGGGCACTAACATTCGGGTCGGCATCGCTGGAATTAAACAGCTTCTTAAAGAAGTCGCTTGCACTCTCCAGGTCTGCTTGGTACTGCTTCTTAATTGCCTCGTTATATACAGCATCTTCAACGGAAGCCGCCGAAGTAACCTCGGCACTCACAGCATATAGTGTAAGACCATCAATTTCAACCTTGAAGTCGTTGTCTCCACGCTTTAACTCCGTCAATACGCCTTCCAGTCCACCTACTGTCTCAATGGATGCTGAATCCTTGTTGAATGCCTTGACCTGCACAATCATGTCTGGTCGGTTGCCCAAGTCACGAATTGTCAGTACTAGCACGTCGCCAACCTCTATTTTATTAAATGTCCTGGCTCGATAATCTTTACGCTCTGAAACCCTGGGCAGGTCATAGCTAAGAGACTTAACGAAAGGTACGAACTCACTCTCATAGGTATCTTTGAGAGCCTTCAGTGATTCGCGAGCCCAAGAGATTTTCTTCGAGAAGTTCGAGATACAGAACTGATACTGACTCTTATCAAGAATGTTGAACTCAGGTCGATACTCATCAATGTAGTCGCTAGAGCCATACACTGAGTTATTCCAGTAGTTACTGCCTGTAATCAGTCCTGCATTTGTGGCAAGATTGGTGTACTTAGCGTAGTCGTCCACGCCGTGACCTGCAACGACATAATGCTCAGTGTAGTAAGAGTGACGGTTGGAGAAGCTAAAACCGTCGTAGGTGGAGAGGTTAAGCTTTTCTGTCCTAAACTCGTTAGAGTACCTACCTTCCTCGAAGTAGGTGATTGTTTGACCTTCCGGGTCAGCGGATTCGACGTAGATTACTTGAATATCGTCATATAGGTTAAAGCCGTTATTAGTAGGCTTATCTCGCTTGCGGTAGTTGTAGATGACATCGCCAGTTTTAGGGAATTGGTTTTCGGTGGCTTCCATGAAACTCCTCCTTTGTGTACGGTTGCAATAAGTGAACTGTAGGGGTGTCACATAAGTGTACCCCAGATTATGTATCTATTGTACACAATCTGGGGTACACTGTAAAGCTCTTTGCTTATACGGCTTACTTCAAAGAGGGATAGTGGATAAATAGTCGCTCAATGGCATATTCCGCGCCTCTGTGCATTTTTGATGCCCAGTCGAAAATGTCAGTCGCCATCTCACATGCGCCATGCAGGATATGGAAAACGACCTCTTCATCATCAACAAAGTCAGGTGCAAGTCGGAAACTAGCACCCTCGCGATACTTCCAGGGGTTATCAACTTCTTTCTCCTCGCAGTACTGAATAAACTCAGCCGCAAGGTCACGCATGGAATCATCAAGGAACATGCTCCAGTATGCATCCAGCATGTTTTGAGTCCGCTCTTCTTCATTCAAGAGGATGTCGATGTACTCTTTGATGGCATGGCGATTCACAATACCCGTAGTGTAGATGCTCCTGCAAAACATACTCACATTATCAAGGGTTACTTTCAAAACTCCGTGCTTCTCAGTCTTCTGCGTATGCTTAATTTCCCCATGCAACCCCTTAACACCCGTGAGTGTCATAAACTCGACGCTCCGCTTGCGCTTCTTAGTAACCATGATGGCAACATTACGTGCTGATTCAAGCCCCTCTTCATTAGCTGGTGTAGAGTTCATAACAAGCATCTCTCCCACAGCAACACTGTTTAGGTAGTGAAAGTGCCTGATAGGTCTGTGGTGACGCAAAGACCCTGCGGGGTAATTCGGTTTAAGTAGCTCTGCCTGTTGCGCAAATGCAGACAGGTTGCCCTTGACATGCTTCTTAAGGTTGTCAGCCTTTTTCATGACGGCTTTAAGTTCTAGGTACTGCTTTCGAGCATTTTCTAGCTGTTCCGCAATATCTGTTGGCGGCACAGTGGGGCACACGCAACGATACCAATTATCGAGGCGATACTTAACCCATTTATTAGCCAACACCTCAAGCCCGTTGCCAGCCACTTCAACCTTATCTACATTCGCTAGTTCGCTACAGCCGTAATGTCCCGAAGTACCGACAAAGACTCCGAAGTCCTCCTTGAGAGTGGTAAGGTCTTCTACATACTCTGGGCAATCCCTGCCAGGCAGGTAGAATACGTCACCGGGCTTAAGGTCTTCTTTGGGGGTGTACTTGATGTGACTACCGTAGATACTATTGGTCTTTGCGTCAAACATTGCAATGGATGCCTTTCGTATGGGGGCTAGTATTGGAATAGGTCTGGGTGTTCTTGTTGGAGAAGGGTTAGAGTTTCATGTGCTTCGCTGATTGTCCTTTCGGCGTAGTCGATTGCAGTTTTGAGAAGCATCATTGAGATGGAAAGAATGTGCGGAATTATACTTCGGTTGCCCATGTGTGGTTGGATGTAGTCATAAGTGCGTGTACCTGTCTCCCAGTTGCTATTGTACCAGCCCCTTGTACCTTTAAATAGGGGTTCAAGATTAATTTCCTCCCCGAATACGCTTTGGCATAGTTGCATCGCCTGACGCTTCCTGTCGTGCTCCAGGTTATATGCTTCCACATACTCCTCTAGCTGACTTCCATCTTTAAGGGTTACCTGATAGATGGAAGTGACAGGTACCTTAATTCCGTCAATGACTACACGTAGTTCTTTTGAGGACATAGGGGAATAAGTCGCCGTTCCTGTCGCACCCTGAATGGTGGCAATTTGCGCTACTTTACCCTTACGGCTGGTGACAGTCACAATGAAAGACGTTTCCGGCGAAGCGGCACTACTTGTAGATATGACGAACGTCGCTCCTTCCGAAAAATGGCGCTGAAAAGCCGCTACCGGATAGAGGTGAAGATGGGGTGAAGACCTATCCATAAAAGGGTAGCCAGTGGAAGCGAGGGTGCTAATTTCTGAGGGGAGAATCCCCTTCCAGAGAGCAACATTCTGCATCATATCCTCTGCCATCTTCATTGCGTCGGTAGCTTTGTCCCATAGGCATTCCAGCGTGTCATCCGATATTTGCCCCCTAAGGCGCATGATGCCAAGCCCGGTTCCTAATGGGCGGATAGAACCGTCTGGCTGATAGTGGGCATAGATAAGTTCTGCAAACCTCTGGTAGCCATGACCAGCGGCGTGTAGCTCACTGTCGGCTAGGTTTGCACTAATGACCACCCCATCGGCGCGAATGAGGTTGATACTGTCACTTTCTGGGTCTGTCGCCTCTACCATCATGACGTTACGCTTGATGGAGCCATTTACGAAGGTTGGATAGGTGAGGTTAGGCGCATAGAGTACGTCACCTGCCTTGAGGTTAGCAATGTTGCTGATGTGGCTCATGGTTTCCTTTGGTGTGTCGCGTATGGTGGCACTAACTCTTACCTAGATTTAGGGTTAGCGCCACCATACAGGGGTTTATTCGGAGATTAGCCGCTGACCTTCATAACTTAGAAAGTCCGTAGCTGATTCGATTCGTCTCGCCGTGTTTGTGATTGCTGTAAGGATGGTAGCCCAAATCTTTAGCGCACTGTTGAGGATGTCAAACATGGGGTTTGTGTCCGCAAGGTCCCATGCTCGGTAGTTAAGAGTAGGGCTTACAGTCCATTGGTGCGAGGTGTAACTATACTTATCTTGGGCGTATTCCTGGAAAGTGTCTTTAATGAACTGAGGCGTGTCTTCGTGGAAGAAGATGTCTCGGTATGCGGCGATAAGCTTCTGAATGTTGGCGTGCTCTTGATGCTTAGCGTCAATGTACGCCTGCATTTTTTCGGTAGTGGGCTTGATGAGTCGGACGATTACCGCATAGTTGCAGGGCATGGTAACGCCGTCAATAGTCACATCTAGAAGTCTGCCATTAACAGTGTTCACCGTTCCCTTTCTAATGGTTCCTTCGATACCGTCAGGGGTGGCTACTTTAAAGGTTCTATTAGTCTTGCTTTCTACGCGAACAATTACTGAGTGGTAGGGGCTAACTTCCTGGTTCTTCTCAGAGAGGATGATTACATCGCCCTCGTACACCTCTGCCGCTAGGTCGGTAAGACGTGTAATGGCTAGACTCATCAACTCATGATGCTTAGGGTATGTGACTTGACTTGCTTCCACCTTTTCAATGAAGGGGTACATTTTCTCGTTGAGATACTGACGGGTTCCCTCTAGGGTTTTCAGGTCGCTCCGCATTGTGTTCACAATGTTATCCACGTCAGCTTCCGTTCTGACGCTACTCACAGGGTAAGTGTAGTTGCTAGGTGAGTAGTTCATGCTCTTTTGCAGTTCGTGCAGATTTAGCTCTAACGCTTTATGCGCGTAGTCCTTATACCCATGACCAACAATTTCTGCGTCGCAAGCGTCAAGCTTGACGAGGGGTAAGTTTGAGAGGTAGGCGGTTTCACCACTTACAGTGACACCTCCTTTGTAGCGGGTGTCGTGGGGTTCTTCGGGACGTAGAACATAGTACACTTCGTCGTCTGGGTTCCACCACATTCCGTGAAGCTTGTTGGTGGCGAGGATTACGTCACCAGTGGTAACGTTTCGGATGTCTTTGGTGGTCATATGTGAGCCTTCTTCCGTGGAATATGCAGGTGTGTTTCTGCGCATAGGGGTGATTGCAGGTTTTATGCCACTCAATCACCCCTACACGCCACTGTGACGTTAGTTTTCCTCCAAGGCGTACACTTTATTGATTAGCTTGTATCCTTCGCTTACGGAGGCATTTAGGCGGTCTAGGTTAGACATGGCATCATCCATGACTTCCTGGGTGACAGCTAGGATTTCGTTGATGTGGGCGACGTTGTAGTCATCCCATAGATTACCCTTTCGCCAGTATTCACTCAAGCCAAGCAACCACCTGTGGTCATGGTTAATCTTAGTGCTCCTGGCAACATAGTCAAAAACGCACCTCTGCATAAAGGTGTCCTTGCTGAGGAAGAAGTTCTGATACAGGCTGATTGCGTTGAGTGCATTATCCTTGTCGGCGGCAAGAGCGTCAATATACTGTTGCATCTGCTTTTCGGTGCCGCATCCGGCAACGTAGACACGGGCAAAGTGCATTCGGCTACCGTCGATAGTGAGCTCTAGGTTCTTTCCTGCCTTGAGGGTGCCGGTCAATCCGTTTGCAAAGGTGAGGGTCAGCATCTTCTTGGTTGCAGATTTGACGCGGGCAACAATATTGAAGTGCTCCTCAAACTGACCATTACTGGTGTAGATGTTTAGGATGGTTCCGGCGGTGATACCTGCCTCAGTGAAGGCGTTACCACTTGCGTAGATGCGTCCAGTGAAGCCGGTAGTGTCCAGAATGTTTATGTGCTTCCACTCGCGTAGGGTTCCGACATAGAGGGCGTAGTAGTGTTCCTGGATGTAGTTGCGAACCTTTTTAAGTTCGGTCTTGATTTTTGCCAGGTGCGCCTTGAGTGCTTCCGCCTGTGCTTTGTCGGTAATGTTGAGGGAGCGGTCAGCGTAGGTGAAGTAGCGTCCATAGTGGGTGTGGCTCCATACGGACAGCTTGTCCAGTTTCTTAGCCAGCTCAATGCGTTCTACGTATTCTGCGTACACGTTATCGCCGTTGCCTACATATTCATAGGATTTGAGGTCGTTGAGGCATTCGCGTTTGGTGAGTGCCCAGCTACCTTTGAGGCAGTCGATTGCACCCTTCTCGCTGTTGAATTTTTCAGCCATGAGTAGCGTGTTGCTTACGCCGCCACCGTGAATGTATACATCGTGGTTCCTGATGGCGAGGATTACGTCGCCAGCCTTAATGTCTTCTGCTGACCATGCGTTCATGGCTTACTCCTTCAGGTTGAGGCAAACTAACAATTATCTGTAAATAGTGTACCACATATTTGAGGGGTAAAGAAAGGCGCTGTAGCGAAGATGTTACTCGCTACAGCGCCTTCGCTACGACTCAACTCTAGATGTCAAGCTTATCCAGGGCATCTGCCAGGTTGTCCAAGTTCTTAAGGGAGTCGCAGGAGCCAACCACAACATAGCGGTGCTCAGTATCCTCAGAGCCCTTTTCGCAACCTGACTCCTTGGCAGGGCACTCGTTACAAGGCTCCTCGTCTTCCTCAGTAGCAAACATTGCGTCCAGGAAAGACTTCACGTCCGGGCGGCAGTCTTCCTCGGACTCACAGTCACAGTCTTCACCATCAACAGAACCACCGAACTGCTTAGCAAATTCTGCAATCTTGGAGAAAATGAAGTCCGGCACCTCGCCACAGTCGCAATCGCCGCATTCAGAGTCACCTTCCTCGGAGTCCTTGTCGTCCAGCAAGGAAGAGAAGAGGTTGCCCAGAGAGCCAAGTAGGAAGTCTTCAAGCATCTCATCTGCAATATCGTGAGAAGGAGCTTCTTCCTCAGCATCATTAGACGCTTCCTTCTTCACCTTTTCCTTACCCAGGAACTCGATAGATGCAGTCGTGATACCGCGCCCTGCCGCGTCAAAGAAGTACTCATCATACATCACCTGAGCGTAGCTAACAAGGTTCTTCGGGGTCAGCGGCATCGCCTCAGCATGTGTAACAACGGTTGCGGCGGCGGCGACAACTTCTGCCATCTTGCGAATGGACTCGCCGGGAACCTTGGAATCGCCACGACGCTCAGAATCAATAAGGTTCCAAATATCGTAAGGCTGGAAGATGCTGGAAGGAATCTTCTCCATAAGGGTTCGAGTCTTGGAGGTCAGCAGGTCAGGATTAATGTCCGCAACATCGGTAAACCAGACATGTAGTTCGCTGTTATGCGCCACAACCTGAGTTTCCAGGTTGATGTAGTTGTTGGTCATGTGGATATTGTCGGTCTTATCCAGCGGTTCGGTAATAGCGGGTACATCGTCTACGCTGGAGACGCGGTTCACGTCTTCACGAATCTGGTCTGCAATCTGCTGGAGGGTACCCTCATAGGTGAAGGTGTGATTTGCCTTAGGGTTGCCATCGACACGCTCGTGCTGGACGGTCAGTTCATAAGTCTTTACAGTAGCCAAAGGGGTTTCCTTTCGTAGTGCTGGCTGGTCATTATCAAGTGTATCACATCTAAGTGCTGATGGTGTAATGCGGGTGCTTACCATATTGTGATTAGCACAACATTTCGAGGCGGCAAGCACCGCACATACACCTATTTGCTCTGGCGCTTCTCCGAAGTGGAAACCCAGAACCTTTCAGCATCACTATTGCCTGGGTATTCGCGTCGCTCATAATCCCAAACATGCTTAAAAGTCTTCCGATAGCCAAAGGTGACAGGCTTCACCTTGCGGGCGGTAAATACCGCAACGCTAAGGGAGCCACCCTCGTACTCTACCTCGGACTCCAGGGGAATAAGGTTCGAGTACTGTGCAGGGTCGCCGTATCCGCCACGGTGCCCACACACTGCGACAAGTTCACTCTTGGGGTGCCCACCGTTCTCTACGTGCAGGCGGGTCGCCTTAGCATAGAGGTCGTTGAGGGGTTCAGCCCAACCTTTGTAGGTGCTGTACCCGTATCGGAAGTCTTCAATGTCACTATAGCCGGTTTCCCAATACTTGAGAGGTAAGCGGTAGATGCTACCGTAGGGGTTGCCCCTACCGGAACCATTCTCCTTGATGTGTAGTGAATCGACGTGTAGTTTCGGGTGTGCGCCCGCGTGGGTTAGGTACAGGTACTTGCTGTAGATACTACCGTCTTCATCTACACTGTCGAGGCGAAGCTCGGCGGCGGGTAGTGCCTCAGTTAAAGCCGTCTTGACCCAGGCATCTCCATACCCAGCCGCCCTAAGTGCCCGAATAGTGTCCAGGGTGTCTTTATTGGTGTTAGCGCCTGCGTATGCGTTAAGTACCTGCGACTCGTGGTTGCCGTTGATGAGCTTCACGTTGCGGGCGTTGTTAAGCAGGTGAGGTAGTACAAGTTCTGCCACCTTGACGGGGTTGTTGCCTCGGTCGAACAGGTCGCCAATGAAAATCCAAAGGGTGCTCATGTCGTGTAGCCCCTTGTCAGGTGAAAGGCTATGGATTGCGGCTTCTAGAGTGTCGCCCATTCCCTGAACGTCGCCAAAGATGCATACTCGCTCGTATTGCCTGCCAAAGTCTGTGCCCATAGTGAGTGAACGAACAGGCTTCTGGAAGTTCACGTAGGATTTGAGATTATCAATGAGGGCATCAGGGGCAATATACCCCTTGACGTTATCCTTGTCCTGGAAGATGTTGCGCCAGTTCGCACGTAGCTCAATGTTCTGTGCGTGCATGTTGGACACAATTTCATCAGAGACTCGCTTGTATCCGGTGCGGTAAGCGTTCTGTTCAAGAATCTGCTCTAGGGTCTGGTCGCCCTGAATGTCGATGAACCATACCTTGTAGGCGTACCGTTCCGCAAGGTCGAGGAAGCCGCGCATATTGCGAACCTTGGTGTTGGTGTTATCAATGAAGATGGTTTCACCGTTGCGTACATGCATTTCAGTTTCCATATAGGAGATGTCGATTGCCATCTTTTCTTGCGCCTTGGTGAGTGGCTTCACACTGGTTTCTACAGCAACCCCGTCTTCTTCGGCATATACGGGGATGTCGTAGGTTTCATCATTGTGAGGGTCACGGAAACGATTGCGGTAGTCATCCCAGGAGATGACGCGACCCAGTTTGTGTCGCTTAATTACATTCTTGACGTAAGTACTCTTACCAGAACCAGGTGCCCCTGTGAGGAAGTACATGTGTCGCATGTCTTGCCTTTCAATAGGAAAATCTTAACTAATAAATTGTACCACATTTTTAAAGCATCGCATAATACAAGACAGTGGCGGTTTGTCATGAAACCACATTCATAACAAACCGCCACATCGAACGCTTAATTTAATTACCGACTGACCTCTTCGGCATCTTCATTTCCCTCAACCTCTACAGAGTCATCATTAAGGTTGAACTTATGGGTGTGTTCGAGATACTTAACCTGCTCATTGATTACAGAAACAAGTTGGGGCAATTTCTCTGATAGTGCCTCAAGGGATACGCGAACATTGTCAAGGTATCCTGCAACGATTTCTGCCTCAAGCCTGCCATAAGGTGCGCCTTCCACATTGCTGTGAGCCGCATAGAAGTCATCTAACAGGAAAGAGTAATCATCCTCATAGGAGATGTCGCGCACATCCATGACTAGATTAAGTAGGTCACGCCATCCATCCGCCTGTTCCACCGCATCAAGAGCCACAGCTGAACTTCCAGGAATAGGGATATATCGGCTTCGCGCATTCAGATTCACAACATGAGTGTCATTGCCAATAATTCCGTAAATAAACTCGCGAAGCGGACCAGAGGCAAGAATCCCCGGCACGCCGGAGACAGTGCAAACATCCTTATAAGCATTGGTGATGGGCGCAGTCTGAGTGTTACCAGGCTTAGCGTCGGGACTCCACCAACGCACAAGCACCTCAGGCAGGTACAGCTCCTCAGAGAGTGGGGTGTGGAAAGGGAGTGGGGGACCTAAATGGATTAGGGTAACAGGTTCACCAACGGTGCCTTCTAGCGCTGGTTCGCCGTCCACTGCAACAAGCTTGTTCTCACCATTATTGTAGGCATAGGTGACAATTTTATCATTGTCGCTTACAGCAATGGTCTTTGCTCCCCAACCCTCTTTATGAACGTCGGTAACCTTAAGAAGTGTTGCTTTGTGAGTTTCGAGGCGGTCAAGCACCTCTTGCAAATCTACAAGGTCGCCGTCGATAGTAGGAGTATCAGGCTGGTCACTCTTATCGAGTTCGTAGATGGCGAGCAGTCCGTCGCCAGGCTGAATAGTCATCGGATTTATTTTCCTTTTAGTTGTATGTCGCAGTGTTTCTGCGCTGTCACTTCTATAGTACCATGTGTTTATATGTTCCCAGCCAATCGGGGCATTAAAATTTCTTGCGGGGCAATAGTATTTAGGTTAATGTCGTGTTCTACGTCTTCGCGTAGTTCTTCATCCATAACTAACTCCCCGTCATCTAAGGCGATAAGTCCATAGTCGTAAATTGCTTTAATCCTTGTGGGTTTGCCGTCAGGTGGGGTGTAGGTGTCGCCCAGTCGGTATAGGTGTAGAACCGTCTCTTCTCCATCTGGAGTGTATGGCTCTAGGGCTGTTTGGCTGACCTTGCCGCCAACATTCAGCGCATACTGGACAGATAAGGGGTCTACGTCTCCTGCAATGTCTTTTATGTCGCCATTTCTCAAAGTTCCAGTAATAGTAGTGTCGCTATTATCTGCCGCCGTTGCTTTGAATCTGTCGCCCGTTGTTATTTCACTGATTCTGTATAGTTGCGGTTTTAGGGTGTTTCTTGATACGTGTAGGAAGAGGAGTAATCCGTCTCCGATAGCGAGAGTTGGGGTTGAGATGCGACTTTGTAGTTCCTCTGGGTGCATTTTCTAAAAACTCCGTTTTGTTGTGTTGAACGTAAAGAAAAAGTGAGCCGCAATATTATTTATATTGTGACTCACTTAATGTTTTATTCTCGAACTACGTCGAGTCCGCCAACAAGAGCGTCGATGCTGTCATCCGTCAGACCGCCCTCTAGGAGGCTAATCTGCTCACCGACGAGCCAGCGTACAGTATCATCAGAACAGGTCGCTAGAGAAGCTGTCAGCGGCATTACGGTAGAGATTTCACCACCAATAGGCTCTCCAGTAGCGTTGTTAATAACTTCGATGTGGTAGTGATGCAAGGTCTGCTTACCCCACATCTCAGGCTCCTGGGCAGGTTCTTCAAAAACCCGGATAGCCACATTGTCAATGTCTACCACTCCGAATAGTGAATCAATATCAATAGTTGCCATGAGGCATCCTCCAAAGTTGATTGTCAATATATATGAATATTATACCACAGGTTTAAAGCTGTTCTGACATGCTGGTTCTCGATTCTGTGGCGCAACGTCTCGCTTTAACGTGTTTCCAAACCGAAATAGCTACTCCAATAAGGACAAATGCGTTGCCTACCAGATTCCCAAAACTACCAACAACAATACAGTATGACGACCAGCAGATAACATTCAGAACCGTATATGTCTTAAGTGCGGCGAAACTATGCGCGATAACCATCAACAACCCCGTAGCGCCCCCAAGAATCGCTAAAGTACCAGGTGAGAAGAAGCCCCACCCCAAAACAACATACTGGACGTATGCCGCCGTTCCTAAAGATATTGAAATTGCGGCAACCCGGTAACCCGCCTTTTCAAGAAAAGGGAATTTACCTTCAAAGAGAGTAGCCGTGTAGTAGAGCAAATTCACAAGGTTCATTGCTAGTACGGCGGGCTGATTTAGAAGAATTGACTGGATAGCAGTAAGGGTCGCCGTATAGACAGAAATATACCTCACCCCCCCCCCTGCCAACATACCCCATGAAGCAAAGCCCAACGCTTACGCCAAGACCTAGAATCTGAACAATAACGTCAGTAGCGCCCATATGCCCCTCAATAAAAGAAAAAAGTTAGGTTGAAAGTGTTATTTCTCCCATATCGGAAGAGGAACACTTTCAACCTAACTTTTTGTTAAGGGCATGTCACTACGTGACTAGTCGGTTGCCTTACGGTCACGAACAGCCATTACCTTAGCACCAATCAAACCAATGATTTCCAGTACCAGTAGCGGCACAGACAACCACAGGAGCATATGTGCGGTACTGATTACCGGACTCCAGCCAATGAAGAAAAGCGCCGTGACGACGTGGAGGGCAAATGCGGCGCAAATGCCGCCGATAAACATCTTGTCGATGTCTTTATCTTCTTCGGTGGTGCCGCGCACGAACAGGATAGCGCCCATGAGTGAGCTTGCGTTCACTACCTTGTGGACATATCGCGCCCAAACATGAATAAGAACTACCGGGATGAGCGAATAGGGTGACACGAGGATAAGTAGTAGGGTTGCAATGGGGGCAATGATACTGCCGAGGAACCAGAGTAGCACGCCTGCCACATTTTCACCCAATACGTCGAATCCTTGCGCCTGTGCCACTTCACGGCTTACCTTAGCGGTGCTGTTCAGCTGTTCGACGCGGGTGGGATTAGGGATAAGACCGTACTGGTCGCACAAAGTGGACTCGCTGGTGATTTCATCCCAGAGGGCGGCTTCCAGTTCATTGATGCGGGTGAGCGTCTTGTCTGCACGCATGGCTATTCACCGTCCTTGAGCAACTGGTCAATGTACATGTCAGCGTCAATATCTTCAAACTTCTTATCTTCGCTGGTGATTTCACTGTACGCCTTGAGGTGCTGGCTAACCTGTTCAGCCTTACGCTTCACTTCCTTGCCGTCAGCAGAACCCTTCTTAGGGGTCTTGATGAGGTGCAGGATGTTTTCACCACTGTCACTAAGTGCTTCACTGGTCAGCTGGTTCTCACGCTTGATAATGAGGTCGCTAGTGGAGTCGATGATGGTGTTAAGCTGTTCCATTGCGGAGTCAAGGTTACGCATAACGGTGTTCTTGATGTAGTTAGCGCCGGTTGCCGCGCGGCTTGCTACACCCTTCGCCTCAGTGTCCTTACTGCCACTTGCGTAGATGGTTCGGATGCTTTCATCGAGGGCGTTCTTGTTAGCCTTCGCTACGGACTTACGCAGTTCAGCTTCCCAGAGGGTGATGATGTTTGCGGCGTTGATTCCGCGCAGGGTGTTCAGTTCCTTGTCGGCGTTAAGAGTGTTGCGGCGTTCCATGTATTCCTCCGTGTAGGGTGCGTTAGGGGTCTTTCGAGGGGTTCCGATAGGGGTGATGCTGTGCCAGATTGCGTTGAGCTTACCGGCGTGACGTGCAAGCTTAGTGTAGTATTCCTTGCGGACTTCCTGCTTGCGGGAGTTGGTCTTATGACCTTCGTCCAGGATGGTGATGAGCGTTTCGCGCAGGATATTGGTTGCACGCTCGTAATTGCGTCGCTTTTCACCACTGTTGGTAGTGACACCTACGGTCTTAATGATTTCCCACTGCTGATGCATAATGTTCAGCAGATACCCCAGTTCAGGGGTTGCAATTTTATCCAGCTTGTCCTTAGTGAGTTCCGTGCCATACTGGGATGGCTTCTTCATGCTCTCTAGGGTGTTGTTGATGATGTTGATTGCGTTCTTGACTTGTGGGTTACTTGAAGTCATTGCGTCTCTCCTTAGGGGGTAGCGGTCGCCACAGGTATTCTTTGAGCTGTGGTTGGTTTGTAGGTGCTTTCAGGTTTCCTCCCTGTAGCCACCTCAAATTTCAATCTACCTAAACTATACCACATATTTTGAAGGTTGCGCAACTACCGTTGCGAGTGGCACAGAAATAATTTTACCACCAGCAACGGTAAACGACCTCCAGATTACGCAAGCTCCTCTAGGGGGATAATGAAGTCGGCATATTTAATGTTATGAGAATCTGCTGTGAAAGCGTATGTTGCGGCAGTGAAGTCGAGGGAAACCCTACCTGGATTCACCTCCACATCGCTAATCGCTACAGAACCGCTCTTCCACTGCGCAACCAAGGCAAGAGCCGACTTGTCGTCACCATTACCCAGGGAGGCATGAGGGATAACCCCTCGCTGACGTGGCGCAATCTCCGCCCACTCCGAGGAACTGATGGTCTGCCATGCGGAAAACGGCAGGAACTCACCCACGTTCGCCAATTCCGCTGTCTGGTTCCATAGGCGAAGCACCACATAGTCCCTTCCAATGGGCATAAGGCGGTAGGACTTACCCACATGTCCCGCCTTGCGGTCACGCTTCACTGGCACCCAGTGCGAACCACTATCAACATTAGTGGATAGTACACAGAAATGTTCAATGAGACGCAAGGTAGCGTCATCATCCTCGCCCACCTGCTTTAGAAGGGCTGTGAGATACCCCTGGCTGTCGATAGACGACTTATTGATAAGCCTAGAAACAGGCTCGTAGATTTTCATGCCCAGCTGGTTCGTCGCAATGATGTATGGCTGGTAGCTTCGTGAACCACGGATACCATAGGCGGGAAGGTTAGCTACCTCATATTGGGTGCTAGTTACCGTTTCGCCTAGCAGATTGTCCATAACCCACCTCTGCTGGTCAGTCATTAACTCTCGACTATCAGTCTTAATCATATGAGGTTAAACTCCTTTTAGCAGGTTTTGATGTGAGCAATAATATTAGTGAGGGCTTCTACTGCCTTGCGGTATGCCTGGTAGCCTTCACCTTCGGTGTAGAAGTTTTCAAGTAGAACTTCTTCAAGCATGTCCTCCATGTCATAGTGACGGTCTACTTCATAGGGGTTGGGGTACAGGTGAATTTCTCGCAGGGGAGCTTTAAATACCTCAGGGGTTGCGGCATTGTTCTCGTATGCGGCAATAATGCTTTCGCGGCTATTCTCGCCTACCTTACGCCATTCTGCTTTACTTGCCCAACTTTCCGCCTGCTGAATAGATTTAAGAGGGAGAACGTCAATGCTCTCAGCGGTGATAGCCGCATCTACACCCTCCAAAATGTAACCATTCATTACACGGTCGCGAGTATGCATGACGCTACCAGCATTACCGTTGCCATACATTAGATGAACCTGGTACACGCCATCGCCCTTCTTCGTGAATCCTGTCACCTGCGCGTAGTGGACAATTCCGCCGGGCAGATGGAGGCGCAGGATGTCACCAGTTGCCACTAGGAGACGTTCGTGCAGGAAGTGTCGCTCCGTGTCAGCCTCTAGCGCAGTGAAGTTGTGCATGGCGACGGTGTAGCGGTTATTGACCGCGTTCAGCGCCTTAGCGTTAGCTTCTAGCGCTTCGGACTTCGCCGCCTGGAATAGGGAGGTGGTGAGCGTAATGACTGACGCTAGCGTGTTGCAGAGGCTTTCTTTCAACTGTTCTTCGGCGGAGAAGTTGAGGTCGCTCTTGTATGCGCCGTCAGACAGCTTCTTCTGCATCTGCGCGGAACTGTAAACAGGGCTTGTGGTGAGGTAGTGCTTAGCCCAGGCGTAAGCTTCCATAATGTCGCGGTAGCGGTGGTTCTTACCGCAAGTCTGGATACTTTCAATACCGTAAGGTCGTTCCTGGTCAGTGAGGGGGTAGAGAAGGGTTCGAGCGTTAGTCTTAGCGTTACCTACAGGGATGCGGTGGGTAGGGGCTGATGTGTTCCACTGCATAAATAGGGCGGATGTGTTGGTTGCGGCAAGGATGTTGCCCAAAATTACATTGGGGTTGCCAAAGGTGTGTTCTGCCCTGGGTGCAATAATTCCCTTCTTGAAGATGATGACTTCTTCGCCTGCCTTGAGGGAATGCAGGGTGTTTCCATGCTTATCATAGATGTGCATAATAGTTCCTTCTATTTAGAAAAATACTTAGTTAAATTGTACCACATATTTAAGGGCTTCGACAATGCTTGGGTAGAAATAGGAGAGGGGGTAAATCAGCAGTTTCAGATAATGTAGAAAAACAATGAAATTATTCCTATTTTTCGTGCTTTGTATTCATTGGGTGTATGGTATTATGTGAGTACTGAGGAACTTGCTAATGGGTTTAAGTTACAAGATGTAAGGGGAGAAGCGTGATTAAGCGTAAGTTCACTACTGTGACACAGCTTCATGAAAAGAATAACCAAGACATTATCGATTATTTCGAGAGCGCTCGCGGGACTTACGCGCAGGCTCAGCGAAAAACTTTCTACGCTATCAGAAACAGTCCAGATTTTAACAAATCTAGCTACAACACCCATCTTCAAAAAACTTACGGAATTCTGAAACGAACAGCGAACTCCATCATTGCCGATGCGCAAGGTCAGCTCAACGCACTAAAAGAGCTGAAAGCTCATGAGCAAAAGCAACTAGCCCACAAAATCAAAGTCCTAGAAGCCAATATCCACGCCCTAGAGGTTGGAAAGTCCGCGCTAAAGACAGGTTTGCCTGTCTGTCTAGGTAAGTACCGAAACCTTAAACGGAAGCTTGTCGCTCAGAAAAGTAAGCTCAATAAGCTGAAGCAAAAATCAGCAAACTTGAGCTACCAGATAGAATCTGGGCGGCACGAAATCTGCTTTGGTAGCAAGCGGCTCTTACAAACCGATTACCAAGCTTTTATAGATAGACGCGACGCCCATATGTCGTTTATTGGCTCGAAGAGTGAAGCATCAGGTAACCAAATCTTGCATTTGTGGTTTAACTCGAAGAACAATCAGTTTGAACTGAGGTTGCGCAAGGATATTGGCGGGTTTAAGAACGCTAAGGATAAGTATGTTTACGGTCGCGTGTATTTTAACCACCATAAAAGGTGGATTAAAGAGGCGCTCCGCCAGCGCAACACCCCTTTGAGCTTCAAAATTATTAAAAAGCGTGGACGTTTCTACCTGTACTGCACCTTTGAAATTCAGATGGACAAGAGCGACTTTCAGACACGTTCCACGCATGGAACCATTGGCTTAGACTTCAACAAGGGCTTCGTGACCCTAGCGGAAACGAACCAGTATGGACACCTAACCGACACGCAACTCCTACCCTATCGTTTCAAGGCAGGAAATAGAACGTCCACAGATTTAGAGTTGATTGCGACAAAGGTTGTGGAACGCGCGCTAACGACAGGAAAGGACATCTGCGTTGAGGACCTTAACTTCAAGACTGCAAAAGCAAGCACCCTACGTAAACAGGGGCGGAAGTACAACGAGATGCTACACTCACTTGCGTATCGGCAGTTTATAGACAAAATCGAGCGACGCGCCTACAGGAGCGCTATATCTGTGAGGCGTGTAAACCCCGCGTGGACATCATGGTTAGCGAAACAACTCTACTGCCCAACAATGAAACTAAACACACATGTTGGTGCCGCATACGTTATCGCGCGACGTGGACAAGGCTACAAAGATAGCGTAAAATAAACTTACATACAGCCTTATACAGATGTAGCCACGCAAGGCAGTGGCGCATCTCCCTTTAAGGTAGTGTTCTCCTTAGAAGCGTAAGTGATAAGTCTGGTTGTGTGGCTCTTTAGTTGAAACCAGGTGAGCTTATGTGGAGTAGGTTAGCCGTAAGACCTTGGGTTGAAAAACCCTAAAATTAACCTGGGAATAGCGAGTATCGTTTCGCGATTTTCGTTATTCCCAGTTACGGTTAGAAATTAACCTCAGGGACTACAAAATTAATCATGTCACCGTGAACAAAGGTCATGTCAATATGCACCTCAAAGCGCTTGAAATCATCATCAGCAATGACGTAAGGCTCCCCGTTCCGAAGGTCGCCAATAACAGTGACATTCTCTCTAGGGACAGTCACATTGTGTAAGCGCCAGCTGTCGCGCTCAACCATGCTCATAGTGACGGTCATGTCGTACTTCGTGTTGAGGGAGGCATCGTGTACGTCCCTATTGTCGTAGGCGGGCGACATTTTTCCCTTGAGGTACTTGCGGGTGTGCATCCGGGCATATCGAAGTTCAAAGGTGGTGTTACTCATTATTGGTAGCTTATCCTTTTAGTTTGAGGTAATAGGGGTGGTGAAAAGAGTTACTGTGAGATAGTCATGCAGTTTTGTTTGCTTGTTAAAGGTGGGTAGCTCAATCTTCTTGATGCGAAAAGTCTTGGGCTGAGGGTGTTCATCCTCACCCCAATCAATGCCAGGTTCCAGCACTTTCTCTAGGTATGGGAAGACTGCTGGTTGTGGGGCGGCGTGGTAAATCTCTGATTCTGGGTGCATAATGGTTTCACCCGTAGCGCTATTGCTGAATACTGCGCGCCCCACAAGGACTTCCAGTATTGACGGTAAGTATCGCCCTGGCTGGAGAGTGATAGTGTCTGCATGATTAACTACATCGTTCACTAGCTGGCGCTGGTATGCTGGTAGCTCACAGATGCCCTCTAGATAGAACTCAATCTTTTCAGTTTCCTTCTTCATCATGTGGGCTATATCCGCCTAGTCAATCAGGAAGATATTGAAGTCTTCCTCGGTACCCTTGAACGCAAAGGTGACTTCGCCGGTGTCGTAGTTAATGTTGGTGGTGGTGTCGCCGGGGGTGAGGACTGCGAACATCATCTCATTGTCGAGATATTCGAGCACTTCTTCCTTGGTGGTGTTCTGACCGACGGTTACCGACGTAACCTCGCCCTGAATCATGCCTACCTTGCCGGGTCCCATCAGGTTAGAGCCGTTGTTGGTGATGAGGGAAACTCGCCAATAGCCGGTCTTCTTATCCTTATTTACGCCGTAACCGGCGGCAGTCGCCGCAATGCGAGCAAGGTCGATAGCAGAGGGTGCCTGATTCGTGCAGGTCGGCTTGAAGGTAATGAGGGTTGCCTCGGTGAGGTGCTTAGGGGTGGACATTGAATGTCGCTCCTTAGATGTAGGAAAATTTCTAACTACAAATCAGTGTACCACAAATTCAGAAATATGCAATTGGAACCTATAGCATATTACCCCCATGCGACATCATAAGTAACGGTCGCATGGGGGCAATATGCTAATTCAGTGACAAAGCACCTACATTTGGGAGTAGTCCACAATCTCAACCTGAACTTCCTTCGCCCAATCACTCAAGAAGGACTCCGCATAGTCCGCATATGCCTCCGCCCACTCATGAGTAATCCAGTCACGCACAAACTGCTCCTTCTCACCCTCATCCTCAATAGCATACAAGGCATCAAGGTCAATATCTGCGTCATCAACGGTATCAAGGCAATACGCTAGAGCGTGAGTATCACACAACTCCTCCCAATCAGGCTTGCCCCAATCCGATGCGGGTGACTCACTAGAACCACGATACTTGTTGATGAGAAGCTGAGCGACGCGGATAGAGGCATAGCAACCCCAAATAAGCACGTAAATCTTAGTGCGGGAAGGTGCTTCGTCGCCAAGAATGGCAACGCGAAGCAGTGCCTCCATAGTGGGGTTGATGTGGGCGGCTTCCTCAACGTTGAAAGTGCAATCATACTTACAGTCGGGGATACTGATGTCCATAGTCAGTACTCGGATAAGGTCTTCGTCCTTCTCCCACTCAGGCAGAACGTCTCGATACAGGGTAAGTTCGGAACGCTTAACATCCTCTTCAATGGGGTCATAGTACAGTCGAGCGACAGGTTCAGCGTTATCTGCGTCTACAATGCTTCGAGAGATGATGTTCTCAAATTCGCTATCGCTAATGTTCTTGGGGATATATGAGCATAGCCCCTCAGAGAAGTCGAATGTCTGCGCAATAATGCTGGTCATGTCGAGGCGGCGGGTCTTAAATGCTTCGCAAGCGTCCTGGTGAAGGGTCTTGTTCTGCTTGCGAAGACGCTTCATGACTTCTTCCTTGACGGCAAGGTCGATGTCTGCGTAAGCGGTCATGTGTTCACTCCTTGAGTTGAGAGGAATTGGAAATAATTAATTTACATGAATAGTGTACCACAAATACTTGATGAATGGCGTGTTTGCGGCATAGTGATGCCCCTCCCAGATTTAGGTTTTCACCATCCTGGAAGGGGCATCATCTCTATACTGTTACTTAAATCTTGCTTAAGTGCAGGCGCGCAATTTCACTCATCTGCACACTATCGAAGAACTCCTGGTCATCCTTCGCCACAAGAAGAGCACGCTTATTCTTGTCGCCCACCTGAATATCCTCGACAGACAGAGGGTGAGACAGCTTCACATGGCAGAGAATAGCAGGCTGATGCTTCGTCTTACCGAAACCGATACCCTGAATAACAATATCGCCTGCATCAATGTCTACGCCAAGGCTCTTGCGTGCCTCACGTGCGACTGCGCCCACAACAGGTGCCCCATCAAGGACATCATCAATGCTGACACCGCTTGTTGCAGAGACACCATACAGCCCAGCACCCACAGGCAGACCAGCCACACGCTCAGTCAGAACAATATTGCTGTCAGAATCCTCAATAATGAGGCTAGTTGCCAGGGCGTTAGCGAGGCGAACATCGTGAGTCGTCACAACACCCACAGGTACCATAGTGTCCTTAAATAGTAGCGCCTTCTCACGCAGAGCCTCATCTTCAATCTGAGAGACTACAGTAACCGGCGCGCCATAGAGGATGTTCGTTGCCAGGAAGCTATAGAAGTCAGACTCAGAAAGCGCTAATTCAGCAACCTTCGCCTCATCGTCTAAACGCAACTCCTCCAGTCGAGCAACCGGCGCATTAACCACATTCTCGCCACCGACAACGCGGGCAAGCTCAGCTACCTCATCAGAGGTGAATGGCATATTCAGCCTGGAGGTGGCGGTGGTTGCAGTTACAGTGTAGCCGTCAAGGGGAACATACTGAGTCATAGGGTTTATACCTCTACTACTAGGACGGAAGCGTCGTCGCGCTTTCCATAAATTTTATCTGTGCAATTTGAGTATGCGAGGCTCTTTAGGGAACTCTCGATAGGCTCCTCTGGATTATAGCAAGGCATAAAGCCGTCTGAGTATAGAATAATGGTGGCGTTCATATTGTGGAGGCTGATGGTGCCCGTTTTTGCACCGTATGCGCTGTGCGGGTCAAGACTACCGATGGGGTATCCATTAGGTGCGTTAGCTTTGAGTCGTGTCTCCTGGAAGATATGTGTGCGTTGCTCTGTCGTAATGGAGCCGTTTTCGTTAATGAGTTGCTGGATTAGGGCGCGATTCTTCGCAACGAATGGTTCAATGCGTTTATCTGTAAACGTTTTCCCATTGACAGAAAGGTAGCAGTCGCCTAGCGAGAGGTATTCCAGCGTGTCGCCCACAACTCTGATAAGCATAATGGCGAACGTCGGTAACTTTGCGTACTGTTCGCGGCTGGTCGTGTTCTCTGATGTGTAGAGGCGGTATCGGGCGACCGTCTGAATCGCATCATGCAGGATTTCGGTTAGTGACTTATTGTCGTCAATGCTTTCTGGTAGCGTGTCATTCAGGTCGTTCGCAATGTCTGCTACTGTGAAGGGTGGGTAGATAGGGTTTTCGAATAGGGCGGTTGCGCCATCAATAACCCAATAATAGTTGCCCTGATAGCCGACAGCATCTTCGTTCTCTTCGGAGGTGCCTTTGATGCTCTGCATATATTTAACTGACATGTACCCGTTTACCTTTACGTACTGTAGGGGCTGTAACCCCATTAGTATAGCTTCATTCCAGTCAAATCTGTTGTTCCTAAATGATGTGTTTTGTGGCACTTTTTCCTGTTAGTGCATGAATAAAGTTTTTAGGTAAACCTCCTATGCTAAAATAATATACATAAAGCCATCAGCCAATAGGCTGGGACTACATGCACAATAAACAACTCAGAGAAGAAACACCTCATGACCAGTAAGATTTATACCGCCGATGACCCTCTGGAAGTTCACCTAGAGCTAGACACTACGCTTGAGCGACGCTCCCTCATGGAGTTCATCTGCGCCAACGCCAAGAGTTTCGGTGCAGAACGTGACCCACACAACCCTGAAAAGTATATTGTTCGATTCTATGACAGTGACGGCAAACCCTTGGTTCACCGCAAGATTAAAACCCCTTATGTCACAGGCGAAGTTGTATCCACCGACCCGGACGTACTCGAAGCACTAGATGTCATGAAGGCGAACAATATCCACGCCACAAACATTTACTGCCAGCCATACAAGCATCTAACTCGCCTACGTGTAGACGCTGATGCTTTCGCCCAGGTGGATAAGCCACAGTCCTAATGTTGAAGGGGGTGCCCTCCGGGTGTCAAATGATACTAAATTAGCGATGGCGTTGGAAAAATGCGCCACAACCAATCGCAGATATGCCACTGAGTCGTACCTAAAAGCCGCCCGGCAAGGCGTACTCCTACCCCCTGTCGGTGATTTAAGACTATCTCCTCTCAGTAGCGACGCAGAGGGATACGCCTACACGGACGCACGGATACATGAAGAATGCATGGAACACCCTAAATATGTTCGCTTCCACAAATCCGACTCAATGTTGCGCGCCAGCGTATCACGCATCAGGCTAATGGTATCAGCAATTATTGCAACCGAAGCTAAATACTATGAACTAGGTCTACTAGAAGGCGTGACCCACGATGAGTACATGGGTGTGCGTAAACGCCCAGCACTAGGAAACCTCATTAATGACTATGAACCCACTCTTTTCTAGAGTAGGCGACTAGCCTATAATAAATGGGAAAACCAATCAAAATTACATTGATTGGTTTTCCCATTTATTATGCACTGCCGGAGAGTGTAGTATATGGTCGGGTGATTAAAGCCCGTTATTTTCGGCTATTTCATTCACTAGATTTAGCAAGTCGGCATACCTGAGTCATCCCCGTGTGTAAGGGAGAGCCACCCAGGGGATGAGCCAGGGCTTCGCCCTGACGGTGACCCTCCAGCTAACCCAAGAGGGCTAACTTTCCTGGTCTTGACAGGCAACCGAAGCTACCTACCCGTTTAGATTATCCACCTCTCCTGTCTCTCACGGGCGAGGTGTTATCGAATATAATATCACAGATTTTAATGGTTTTAGTTTATTTCCCTAATAAAACCCATTATTCTCCGCGATTTCATTCACCAGATTAAGCATGTCAGGGTACCATTCCTTGTAGCGTCGCAAGTCCTTAGTTGCACTTTCTACAGTGATGGCAGGGCTTTCGTTCTGCCATTTAGTGATGCGTTCCAGGCGACCGGCGAACCCTTCCGGGTTGTCAGCCCAGCCACCGCCTAGACTGTATGTCTCGGAACAGAAAAGAATCTCATGGTGGGCGTTCAGGTACTCATGGTATGAATCATTTGCCGCATAATTGAAAAGCTTGAGGAAGTCGTGGATGTACTGCCGGTTGCGGTATGGCTTCCCGGTGCTCATGTTGATTGTCTCAGCATCCCATAGGTCGTACACGGTCTTTGTGCGCCGGACAATGTTCATGGCTTGAATCATTCCGTCGGTAGCCGCATCCATTGCTTCCAGGTACCCCTTAATCATTGTGATGTAGTCGTCGCAGTGAACCTCTAGTGGGTATTCGGCTGGCTGTACACGCTCCTGGGATAGAATCTCGTCAATGATGGGTGAAACGTTTTTCCAGCGGTGGATGACCTGCTTAGCGTTTTTAATGAAGCGAGTGGTCGCATACTGTTCAGCTTCTTCTAGTAGAAGCTGGCACGTTTCAACGCAGTTGGAGTTTTCATGCCAGTTAGTGAGCATTTCACTCATGTCGTTGTGTAGGTGGTGGATGTAGTGGTCGGTCTTGTAGAGAGTTTGCTTCACTACTGCCCAGACCATGCGTAGGTGGCGGTCTTCCTGCCAGGGGTACCACTGACCTGACCCCATGAGGTTGATGGATTTGGTAATAATTGCCGTGTAGTGCTTGAGTGCCTTACTTGCTTCAAGGCTTACGCTGACGAGACTATACTCAAGTCGCGTGAGTTCACGGTAGTGGTCGTGCATAGCGTCTGCGATTTCCTCGTGGGAAAGTTCCATGACTATGCCTTTCTGTTGCCTAAAATTCCTTACAGAAATAATTGTACCACAGATTAGCGAGTGTATGGAAACAATTCACCCCTCTATGAAGCTTAGTCATAGAGGGGTGAATTGTAATTATTCGTCGGGAACGCTGATTCCATCAAGGTAGCGGCGCAAAGTGGCGCGGCTAATCTTAAGCTGACGTGCTACCTCAGCCTTTGGGATACCCATGTCAATCTTGCGGCGCGCATCCTCTAGCTTGTCGTTAGTAAGAGACTTAGGTTTCTTGTACGCGCCGCGCGCCTTAGCTCGTTCGATGCCTTGGCGCTGTCTTTTGCGGCTGTTTTCGTACTCGTATGCGGCAACACGCGCCAGAATATCGAAAATTACACCCGAGATAAGCTTATGCGTAAGGTTAGCTTCAAGTGAGCTTTCCGGCGGATACTCACCGGACTCCGTAGCAAGGGTGCTAAGAAGCGGCAACTCGTCACTATAAATAACGATGACCTTACGCTTCTCAAGCATATCCCTCACCTCTGTGACATGCTTTGAGTCACGCCCCAACCTCTCAACCGTAGGTGTGATAAGCACATCGTGCGGCTGGATATTGTCGAGGATATAGGATAGCCCGTCACGCTCATTAGCTGAGGTAGCGCCACTAACCTTATCAGCCGTGACAAAATCTGCGCCGTCAAGAGTTAAGCTGTGGTAAACGTCTTCACCATAGTTCTCCTTGACCCATTCGTGAATGTTGTACACCTGCCGGTCAGGATTCTGCCCGGCGGTACTGACACGAACATACCCATAAATGCGTTTAGTAGGCAATAGCTTTCGAGTGGTCATATTGACTGTTCCCTACAGACTGCCGCCGCGTTCTGCCTGTTCACGCTTTAGCTTGGCGATATTCTTGTCAGCCAGATAGTTGCCAAACTTAGCAAGGTTCGTCATTAGTGAAAGAGTGCCGCGAGTGAGGGCGTATTCAATCCAGGTGGAGTCGTCCTCAATCTCAAGCAGGGCGATGAAGTCGTCTTCCAGGGATGCCGCCATGATTGAATTGGCGGCGAAGACGATACCTAGAGCCTTGCGACGCTTCTTAGTGTTGATTGCGAGAATGGCTTTAGTGCGGGCGTTCTCGACCCCGGTGAGCGGTTCGTCCGGCTTACCGATACGCTGGCGCTTAGCCTCCAGCATCTCGCTCAGCCACTTAGAATCAGACATGCCTTCATCGTAGGCGAGGCGTGAAAGAGTGCGACCCTTCTCGCCAGCGTCCAAGAGAGTATCGACAAAATTGCGGGTCGCGGTATCCATCTTCGCCTTTCGGGAGGCAGGGGAGGAAGCCTTGGATGCAAGAAGTTCGGTGAAAGTGGTAGAAAGCTTACCAGTAATGGAAGTTGCAGTAGTAGAAAGGGGCATGGTTATGATTTCTCCTAAATAATATGCCGGGATGAGTTAGAGTCGTCCACGTGCAGGGCGGGTCGGGGGTTTCCTCGACAGTTTGTTTCACGGCACCCCTCCTGTTTTTGCAGATGAGGTGCTGTGAATATAGTATCACAAGATTCGCGTCAGCTGTTGCCGTAAGCCTGTGATTTAGCTAATGTCGATGGCGTGAATTTTAAGTTCTGCGTTAGCCCCTTCTGTTTCTGAGCCTGCTTCTAGGGTGGGGTATGGGATGGTGATTTCTCCGAAGAGTTCTTCTGTTAGTGCGAGGTGGTGGTAGTGGGGTGGGTTGGGGAGGCTGTAGGCGGTTTCCCCTAGCTTGGTGTTGCCTTGGTAAAACTCAATGAGGTAGCGCTTGTTGGTGGTGTCGATGGTGAGGATTGCATCGAAGATGGTTCGCTTGAAAAACTCTACAGTTTCCTCGATGGAGCAACCGTTGAAGGGTGTTACTTGCAGGGGGACGGTGAAGTCATTATAGGTGTGGAGTGGTACCGCTGATGCGGGGATGTTGTTGTAGAACATGTCATCCATGAGTGCGCCTTTCTTGTGTTAGATGCGGGTGTTGAGTTCGTCAATGTGGATGTAGAACTTGCCGTTTCGATAGAGGAGCTTCATGTCGTTTTCGTTGGCGATGTCGAAGACAAGCATACCCATTTCATGTCCAGGGTCGATAGTGATGTTGTGGGTTGAATCTCCGACGGTTACGGTTCCGTCGAGATATTCGACCTCGTAGCTTTCGCCGTAGCTGGGGTTCACTTCGAATCGTGCGTCAGGGATGGTGATTCCTTCACCCGTTTCTGCATAGTTGGAGGTGTTGATATTGTTGAGGGTGTCGCCTTCGATGTGGAAGTTCATGTCGGTAATCTTAATCTTCATCATTAGGATGTCTCCTTTTGTTGGTTGATGGTTGGTTGTGGGGAAGCTTTGAGGTTAGGCGAGGTTTTCGAGGAGGCTGATGATGCCCTTGTGGGTGGTGGAGCCTTCGAAGCCGTCTGCCAGTTCGCCCTCAGGAGTGTTGGGGTCGAGGTCTTCCATGCCGCTTACGGGGCTGATGTAGATAGTAGCGTTTTCGCCGGGGGCATAGGTGACCATGTATGCGCCGTTAATGCTTTCTACGAGGTATGCAGTGTTGGGGTCTACATCGAGGGTGGTAATCTTGGTGATACCAAGGTTAGCGGTGTTTTCGGTGAGGGTGTCGAAGACCTGCTGTGCGGTGATGTTCGCGGTGGTGTTGATTGCGTGGTTTGCGGTGATGTACAAGGCTGATGCCTTTCCGTAGGGAAAACTTAACTTATATAAATAGTCTACCACAGATATTTGAGAGTGTGCAACTCTTGGGTGATTTTTTATTTGTGGTATACTAATAGATAATCACTTAATGCTAGTTACTCACTACGGAAAGGTTTGTTTATGCCACTGAAAGGCAACGTCACTACTGAGACTACTCTGGGCGGGTGGCGATTCGCAACAAGTCACGCCCCTAAAAACGTTGTGCCCTCCAATATTCGATGGGAGGGTGAGAATGTCACCCCTATGTTGAGCCGCAAAGAGTATGCCGCCCTGGAAAGTACCTGTGATAATGCCGCTCGACTCTACCTCAATAATGACCTTTACGGATTTTCTTCAATCAATACGCCGCGAAGCTTCGCTCTGCCAGAGAACCTTTTTGTCATAGGCGATATGCACTCCGCAAACGGGCGACTAGAAGCAGGCGTAAACAGCGTAGTTACTGGCTCAATGCTATCAAGCGCGACTACAGCCGTTAAGTCTGGCGCTCTGGTTATGGGTGGTGTTAGCGCCGGTGGCGGCGTACTAGTGGGTTCCAACGCATTTGTGGGCAACCCGAACCGCGTAGACTATGACAAGTTACCGTTACCATTGTGGTGTTCGGTGGCGATTCTAGCCAAGGGTGACATCACTATCGCAGAGGATGCGCATATCTTTGGTAGCATTATTTCGCTTGATGGAAGCGTGAAGGTTTCTGAGGGTGCTAAGGTTTACGGTCAGGTTTACGATAAAGGCACCGGGCTACCTCCTCACGGTTTAACTTACCTGGATGCTCACAGCCTTTTGGGTCGTGTCGTCCCCTATTCTCCGCTAGGGGCGCGCTTCACTGCTGGAGAGTCTGGCGATACGCCTAGCATGTTTGGTGAGCGTTACTATTTGCAGGGTGGTCAGCGTCGAGATTGGCGTAAATCCAACGAAGCCTGGACAAAGGCATGGGATAATAAATTTGACTACGTACCTGTTAATGATGGGTATCAGAAGAGCCGTTGTATGCCCAATGGAGGTTCTTACCTCTCAAATGACCCTGCCGATAAGGGGCACTACTATGTCCAGCCTTACTATGGTAGGAATGTTGGCTACCTGCTTCACCGCAATAAGACTGTCCAGCTATGGAGGGATTCTTTTGTGGTTGGAGATATTGAGGTGCCTGCCCATAAGCGGCTCGTTATCCCTGCTAATTCTTTTGTGGATGGTCGGATTGCGCTGAGGGGCGGAGCTACCCTTGAGCTTGGCGATGGGGCGCAGGTGGCTGGCGGCATCATTACAACCGTTAAGAACCGCATCACAGTTGGTAAGAATTGCGTTGTCTATAATGGCGTTAGTGGCACTCGTGAGAAGCTAACTATTGACGCGCCTCATGGAATGAGCGAGCCAACTCTCGATAACCCAAACATTCGTGTTGCGGGCATGAATTATGATTCCGCATGGGCGTGGGGGTCGTACCACCCTCAGAGGATGAACGCCGTGACTGGTGTGAGTGATAATACATTGGTCACCTTGAGGTTCTATATGTCGCATCGAGGCTCGTTGGCTATGATGTACGCCTACTAACCGCCTCAGGAAGCCCTTTCCCTCCTACCAGGCTTCTTTTTTACTCAGGCGCGATTAGATAGCGACTCCAAGGGCGGCTACTCACGCCGTGTCGCATAATAGAAAACAAACAAACCCCCTAGATACTCACGAGAAGATGAATATCTAGGGGGTTTAATGCACTGCAACTTTACACGTGGAAGAAGTGCTTGAGGGTGGCGCGCTGAACCTTTTCAAAAGTTTCACTGGTTCGGATTACAGAAACAGCGTTCTTAATCTTCTGAATCGACTCATTAGCCGCCTGAGGTTCCTCAACCTTGACCACTACAGGCGAAGCCTTCTGCTGTCGCATGGACTCGACCTTACCTGCAACCTTCTCAAGGTCGGTAACCTTGATGGAGTAGTACTTTCCACTCGATACAGCGTTGAGGTCACCGCCGCGAATGAGTGCCATAATGGTCGGGCGGTCGGTACCAAGCATCTGTGCCGCTTCGATGGGGGAAACTTCGGTTCGGTAGATGGAGATGGAGGTGGCGTTGCCGTCTGCCAGGGTTTCCACGAGGGCACCCAGGACTTCGTTAAGGGCATCAGGCTTAATGCGTGCGCCCAAGCGGGTGGTGAAAGTTGCATTAGCCTTCCCGCCGGTCAGTTCCATAATCTTGCGTGCCTGTTCGTGAGCCTTGACCAGGGTTTCCGGGGTAACAGTAATACGGGTCTGCATAGTTAGATGCTCTCCTTAAAGTGGTTAAACGATTGGGTTTAGGACTGGAAGTACAGTTCAGAGTCTACGTAGGTCGTTGCGAGAAGTGCGTCCGTGCCTACGTGGGACTGGAAAGCGTGTACAAGGCGCACATCCGACTGGAGGGTGTACACGGTTGCGTAGACGTGATACTGCGCGCCTTCGGGGGTATAGCCCACCAGGGGTTCGCCATATGCGAAGAGCTGGAGGGTGTAAACGCCGCCTTCTTCTTCGTCTGCAACGCGAACTTCTAGCTCTTCCAGGGGGTCGAGTTCTTCGTGAAGGTCGAAGGAGTCCACATCTAGGCGCTGACCGGCGGTTGCGTAAGGGGTTACACCGTCGAGGTGTTCGCCGGTTGCTACTGCGTAGAGGGTCGGGTCGAGATGTGCCATGTTGGTCACCTTTCAATCGAGGGATGTTTTGTTGTATGGGTGAGCATTTCGTCTCACCTCTTGCTGATAAACCTATCGTATCACAGATTTAAAATATCATGCAAGTCTAATGGTGGTGAGGTGTGACACAAGTCCAGGGGTACAAAAAAAGGGGTTTGGTCTATACACCACATAGACCAAACCCCCTGCGAGAGGTACCTTTTACTTACCAGCGACCTTATCCACAGATGCCTCAATCTCACGCTTAGCATCCGCACCCTTATCGCCATCGTCATCCTTCTTACCCCATGACTTAAAGATGTCTACCAGCACAGAGATGATTCCAGTCACCATAACGAAGAACGTGATAATGACAAGCGTCTGCTTGGCGGTATCATCAAGTAGACCATTACCGCCAAGGAAAGCACCTACAGCAGTCACACCAAAGGCGATAGCCAGACTCCAGTACGTGAACCAACTAGGCGACAAAAAGGTTGCTTCCTTCATGTTGGCAATATCGGTTCCCTTGCGCTTATCCAACATTCCAACAATATACTTAAGGACAAAGCCAACGAACATTGCAGAAAAACCAATAAACGCGAATCCGTAGCCGTAAATATCATGGGTAATAAAGTTAAACATCAGAGTTTCCTTCCAAATCTTTTGCATCCTGTTTCCAGGTCGCCTGCTCGGCCCTCAATCGGTCAAGCTCAGCAACAATTACAGTATCAATTTAGGCTACATAACCCATATTCGCGAGTTACATTACCCTGATTGATAGCCGCCTTAGAGGTCTCCACGGCACCGTATGTGTCGCAGTCCGCTAGTACCGTAGTCATATTCACCCTAGCGGGGCTAAAGGGGAGATTCACCTCCTCAGAAATGCGGTTCTTCCTCTTCGGAGTAGGAACATTTTTAGTCCTATCCCTGCCGGGATACTTTAGAGTTTCGCGGGCAGGCGGAGTCTTAAGAGCCGCCTGTGGCTGTAGCTTGCGGTTCTTAGCGCGAGTCTTACGAGCTTTATCCACCTTCGGGACAGCTCTAGAGGCAATATTTGCGGCGGCATTAACGTCCCTATCCATGTCACCGTGCTCGGGGCAGATGGAAACCTTGTACTCAGGATGGGTGACCTTTTCACCGCACACATGGCATACCTGGGATGTATTAGACGCATTCACGGCGACAACCCAGCCACCATTCTGGGTGACATAGTGAGTGAGCCACTGTACGAAAGCACCGCGATTCCACCTGCCGTTACTCATGGTATTGCGAATCCACCCCAAGTCTTCAACCACCACAACAGCGTTATTCCAACGGTGAGATAGGTAGGCAATTTCCTGCGCCACAAGAATCGCCAACTCACGTTTCTTACGAGAAGCCGCCTCGCGATGAAACTGAGCCTCATCAAACGCAGACATGTGAGCCTGACGGTCATAGATAAGCTTATCTGCTTTATTATTAAGCGCGCGAACCTGCCGTTCAGACGCACGAACACTGTTCCAGAGCGAATGAACACGCTGAGAGAGCGTGGTTTTCCGGGTTATCTGCCCTGTAGCACTGTTGCGAACAACGACAGTAGCATAGTCATTGATGCCAACGTCTACACCGATAGTGTAGTCACCCGAAAACTGAATGATAGGGTTATCAGTAACGACCGTGAAGATGAAAACAGGTTGATTATTTTCAACTTTAATGACAGGTAGAGTTACTTTACCCTCAGGGAACCGTGAGTTATCAAAGGGGAAAATCAGACGATACCACTGACCGCAAATTACCATCCTGAGGACAATTTTGCCATCCGCGACAGGGTTATTCTCGATGACCGCATACTGCTTATCTACAGCGCCCAAGTTGATGAAATCAGCATCCCCATACGTGGGTGCAGATGTATCCACAGTACGCCTCCACCCCTGGGAAACGTACTTGGAAGAGGTGCCCTCGATGGCTTTAATGCGTTCCTGCCATGACCGGAAAGCTGTAACTACGTTATGCTGAACCAGAAACTCTTTACGCGACCTACCCGACTTGCCTGTCGCAAGGAAGTTAGGCATGGTCACACCCGCCCGACGACCCGCAACCGCTGGCTGAACAGCAGTAACCTGAGCCAGGTCAGCCGCAAGCTTCGTGTCATTACGAACCACGTAAGTGGCATACGCTGAAATGTCTCGAACCTCAGCGGCAAGCTGGGACATGACAGATGCACTGTCCATTAGTTCGCCGTTCAGGTCTAGAATATGCATCGGGCGCACGGTAAAAGCTCTGTACGTCTGATTTTTCGCCAACACACCCTCCCATCTGGTATCCTTGGACTACGGCTAATGTATCTAATGCTATCAATATTAGCCCATGAACGCAATATCAATAAAGTTGGCAACAGTCGTCTACACTCGTAGTCTCTTTACCATCAGCCAGCCACACATAGATAGCGTGACCGAGCATGACCAGTAGTAAGAAACTGCCAATGGCTACAGAATACACGGCAATCACGTCAGATGCAAGTAAGCCGGTCATAAACACGATATTACTAGCCAACACAATTGCACCTAACGCAAAGAAACCCCAAAAATTCAGAATCCTACCGCGCCGCGCACGTCCAGAAACACCAGCTTGCTTACGATAAAACCCAGCCTTCTTACGGGGCAACCCAATAGCAAAAACATAAAGCGCTAGAAGAGCTGTCGGGAGGATAATACTAATAGCTTGAGAGACATTCTGAGCCTCCACGCCTATACCCCCGCATCCTTATCAGGCTGGATAACAGCACCCTTGTTGGTCCCAGAATCCTTCGTGGCATGGGCACACCTGCCGCTCGCCATGCATACATGATGGCTATCACACTCCGCAATACAGTCGCCATCATTAGAGCCAACCGCAAACCCTGCAAGATGAAAGATAATCAGCATAAGACCAATAATGGCAACAACAGTCACCGCGCCCGAAACAACCCCATACGTGTCCATGCCAAAAGTGTCAGCTATCCAAGGCTTCGCTAGGGTAAAACCGTTAGTTACAACAGCCAGTAGAAGAACGTTGAGTCTGAAGTTATTTTTACGCGGGTTCAATGAGCCTTTTAACGCGATAAAGCAACCCAAGGAAATAACCAGCAGGGCTACAGAAAAGCCAGCTTCAAACGGGGTCAAGACGGGTGGTAAAGTGTCAGTCATTATTAAAAACCTCCAGGTAGAACGAAAATAGTGTTTAGTTGCCGTATAGGTGCTTATCCATTGCCGCAAGCAAGCCCATCTCAGGCTCGGTACGTTTCCACCACACCAGCAGAGACGCAAGAAGTACAGCGGAGCCAATAAGAGTTGCAACCTGAACAGCCGCCGCAACAGCATTGCCAAAGCAGAGAGACACGATAGGGAGCAAAGCACAAATAAAAAGGTTTACTGTACCAAACTCAAAAATGTTAATCAGTGCGTTGTTCTTTCGGGGGTTTAGCGAAGCACCCAACTTAAACAGAAAAACAGTCGCGAGGATAACAATAATAAAGGCAAAACCAGAAGCGAATATCGCGTTAGTGGACATGATTAAAAAGTCCTTCAATGAAATAGTTGAAGCGCCATATTGAACGCTTCAAAAGTTGGCTAGTGATGCTGTTTAATATCAATGACAATTACAGTGCGTAGGGGTGCTTATAGGCGGTTAGTGGCAACCAGGGAAGCGATAATCACACCCACCGAAACCATAATTGATACGGCGTAAATGATGAGCATAACAATTGGGTTTAGGAATAGCGTCAGGATACGAAACGCATAGGTTAATCATGGCTATTAGCACATAATTCTGCGTCGCATCATTCCTCATGGGATTAAGCGAACCGCCGAGGCGGAAGAACTGTACACTAATAAAAATGAGTGTGGCTCAGCATATTCCAGAGATGAAGATGCTGAGAATAGGCATAACTAAATTCTCCTTTCAGGTTAGAGCAATGCGCCCCATGCACATGGGGGTATTACCATGTTAGCACAGGTATGATTATGAAATTTCAATTTCCATAGGTTTAAACGTGAGGATGCTCTCGCCTATGCGTGGCTCATTTTTTGAACATTGGGAACGCTGAAAACTTTCCCCTGATGGAGCCTTCGACGCGCCCCGGTACACTCTGTCCATAAAGTTACTTCGAATCTCTCCTGACATGGCGATAGAGTCATACCTTCCCACAATGTAAGTACGCTGACTTACATCCTCTATGGGGCTACAGTCGGAAAGTGAATGCATCGTAACATTGAGGGTGGTGACAACTGCGCCGATTGCTCTCATCGTGTCGCTTACCCACCAATACCCTTCCCATGTTGTTTCTAGTGTGAGTGTCGGTTCTAGCGTCTCAGGGGGCCAGGTAATGCTTAGAGGCTCTGCGCTTGTAAGGTGAATCTCTTCACTGGGATGTGGTGAAAGCGTGTATTCGCCGCGCTTAATGGCTTCCACGGCGCAATGCGTCAGGTGGCGCTTGGCATACTCGTTGTGAGCCGATGCGTTTACATTAGCCAGGGACTTATAGATAGCTGAACTCTTCACGGGAATATTCGTCCTCAATTGCTGTGTATTCGGTGGCGCTGTGCATGGTTACCGCCCAGACGGTCTGCCAGGCGGAGCCGCGATTATTGTCGTAGGAGAGAATAGCTTCTACCACAGGCTCACCTTTGGAGTTGTATGTCAGAGATTCAATGATAACATCGCCAGGCTTCCCGAAGTCTTCGCCGCCATATTCCCAGGAATGCTTCTTACTGAGGATGTTCTCAATGTGGCGCTTGATGATTTCGTCGTTCTTGTGGTTGTTGCTCTGCATGGTTGGGCACTCCTTAGGGGAAGACAATTACTTATCTAAAGTGTACCACAGATTTAGGTATAATTACACATCTCGGGTTGTCGCTTTGAAATTCGGCTCCCCAAAGCGCCCGCCGTCAATCGTGCAAAAGTACACGCGCCCATTACTTAGCTTCTTGCAGATATTGGAGAGGCGCTGATTATAGGTATCCTCTGCATAAAGAGCTTTATGCCAAACCGCCCTGTCGGGGATACCTAAGAAAATGTGGCGGTACCCATCTAGACGCAAAGGTTTCTGCAATGCGTCTAGCTCACCCAAGAACTCTTCCAACTTATCATAAGGAATGCATAACGGGTTCTTATCCAAAAGGTCACTTGTTGCTAAACCAATAACATCTCTCAGGTTGCGCCTACCACTATAGGTCTTCGCCAGCCCTTGAATAACCTGTTTTTTAATAATCGAGTATGCCTCATCGCCACTGTGGTAATATTTCTCCACGTCTGCTGATGTTATAGTGCGCTCCTGTCGCTTGCGTTTGGGGTAAATCGCATTGCGGGTCACAACAGCATTGTCGCTACCAGCTTCCTGGTAGTTGTAGAGATACACTGATGGGCGTTCATTACGCCACGTCGCCTGAATTGTAGTCACTTTATTGTTCTCCTAAATGATTTAGAAAGCGGGGGTGAAGATGCGTCACACATCAGTGCATTCTGCCTCCCAGTTCCCGTCGCTCTCTACCCAATGCATGATGACTCCGGCAACTGGGCGTAATACCATCATAAAGTCATCAACACTGACACCTTTCTTAAGAAGGTGTATCCCTCCTAGTAGGCTCACCCCCTCTGCTTTACGTCGCTCACTCTCAGCATGTGCTACAGATTCAGCATCCCAAAAGTAGAGGTTTCGCCCCATCATTAGAGTAAGCTCTGACAATAACTCGGTTACTGAATCAAACTCTACGTCAATTAGTCCGTTATCATCGCCAAGCTCCCTTCGGTTAGTGAACCATTCGTCTGCTTCTTCAAGGTGCTCATGCATGGGGTCGGCGTACTCTTGTAGGCGTGGGAGCCTGTCATTCGGGTGGTGATATATCTCGTCCATTGCAATGAAGTTGAAGGAGTGGTCGTAGAGAAGGTTGATGGTTTCCCACTTTTTTGACCGTGACCGCTTATTCTTCCGCAGGGCTTTGGCAATCCTGTTGTTTGCCAGCCACTCTGCAATAAATGGCGACTCACTATGAGACATTTCTTTGAGGTGGTTGCAGGTATCGACCTGAATTTCGTTCTCACATGGGGTATGTGTCTGTTTTGGGTGGTTCAACGCGAGAGGATGGACTGTTAGTTCTTGTGTGCGCCACGAACTAACAGCTGTTGCCTGTTTCTGTGAGGAACGCCCTCTTTTCTTGGGTGTGGTGTCTGATGTGGTTTTGTTATGGATATGGATTGCCATATCGCCCCTCCATTGTGTTTATTTAGATTCGTCAAAGTTATTCCATTGTAGCACGCAAACCTGTGCCAGGTATGGTAAATGCCTCACACCTAGACGTTAATCTAGGTGTGAGGCATTTACTGCAAGGTTAGCCGCTGTGATAGCGGGCTAGTGTTTACTCTTCACTTGCCGGGGTAGCTGATGGGGAAAGCTTCTTCGGGAACAGAATAACAAATTCCTTGAGAACACCTTCCTTTCCGACAATGTTACAGCCGGGGGTTTCATCATCATCAAGCGAATAGTGAACCCTCGCGTTAGCCGGAATCTTGTAGGTGCCGATAATTCCGTATTCAACTTCACGCAACAGCACATACTTCTCACCGTTATGCTCAGCGAAGTAATCCTCCGCCTTAGCGCCAGCATGATTAGTGCTTGTGAAGGGGAGCATATCGAACTGTAGGTCGTCGTACTCCCAAACCTCAACAAACTTATTTTCAGCCTTAGCTAGGCTCCTTGCGGATGCAACCGAAGAAACCGCTGATAGCGCTACAAGGAACAGTGTCACTGACACTAATGCCGGGGGCACTGCCTGTATGCCGCCACCAAAGTGCATCTGCCAGTTTACAACCGCAAGAAGCACAAATGTGACTAGATGCAAGAAGAACAGACCCACACTGCGTGCCGCAAAACTGTACGCTTCCTCAACAGTTGCCTCTACAGCCTCATTGTCGTCATCATCCTCAAGGATGTTGTCGATTGCCTCCACTAGATTACCCACGCCAGGGTATCGCACAGGCTCATCAATCAGCTTAGCTACAGCACTCTCATCGAAAGAGCTTGCCGCCTCAGTGTAAAGTTCGCCGTAGGTGGCACTATTAACCTCGTGGATGAGTTTCTTAATGTCGGGCTTCTCAGACTTCGGGGCATGAAGCTCGTAATGCAGGAAGCGCCTGTCAGCAAACCACTTGCTAGAAGTGATTCTAATGTGCGGCGGGAACCCATCTAGACCATCGTAGACAGTGCGAATACTGTCTGCCTTATCCAGTGGCTCCTTGGCGAAGAAGCAAGAGATGGGGAGGTCATAAAACCCGCCAGCGTCACCCTTGATGCGTACATAAAGGGTGTTGCCGTCGCGCTTAAAGTAGCGTTCCGCATATGGCGCATCTTCACGTGTGTCAGGCTGAGGAATAAGTTCGTACTCCTCATCGAACCTCTTACCGTAATGCAGTGTTGGCTCATTAGCACCCTTGAAGAATCCCTTTGCTACACTAGTGATGCCGCGCAAGAAAGTATACATCGCGTAAGCCAGGAGAAACAGGCTGAGAGTATAATCCAAGCCACCATGCGGCTTAAACGTGGTGAACAAGATAAGCGCCATGCCAGAACCAATAAGCAGACATGCCAGCCCTGCAAGGAACCACATACCCCTACTAGGTGCAGGCTTCATGAGCGGCTTAGTTAGCGCGTCGTACAGCGAACCATCTCCAGGTAGTGACAAGCCAGTCTCAGACTTGCCCTTTTTCTTTGACGTAACCACCAATATTAACCTTTCAAATATCTAGCAGACAAATCCGCCAGTGAGGGGTGACATGCCGCACCATTATGTAGGCGCAAGTCACACGTCGTAGTCCCCGCAACCTTTTATAGTCACGGGACTTTATTCTCCCTCCACCCCTCATGGGGAGAGTGTGCGGCATTACCCGCGTAACACACCCCTAGTGTAGCATATGATTTCGGTGCATGGCAAAGCCCCTGCCTCCCGGAGTGTTGGGTGGTAGGGGCTTTGTTTGCTAGATGTTGATGGTGAAGTGCATTGCGCGGCTCACGGTGTCACCGTTAATGCCGGATGGGGTGATGCTGTAGTCGTTCTTCTTCTTGAGGAACTTCGCCTCTGCACTGTCGGCGGGTACGTGACCTGCCATCTTAAAACCCTCGTAGGGGTCTTGGTCTTCCCAACCGAACTGAATCTGTCCCTCCCAGTAGAGGTTGGTGGAGTTCTCACTGATGATGTTTACAAGTACGCGGGGTTTCCAGTTATTGTGACCAGTTGCCGCTTCATACTTTTCAAGGTAGACTTTGTTGAAGATTTCGCTTGCGGGCTTGTCGGCGTTTTCCGGTGCGTTGCAGTCGGGGCCAATGAGGATTGCGTCGAAGCGTGCCATTAAGGTTTTACCTTTCACTATGCGGTTGGAGTGCGCCTGAGAAGTTGCTCAACCCCTCGGGTATATCTATAGTCTACCACAGGTTTTAATCCATACGCAAGTGAAGTAGGCGCATTGAGCGACACGCCTGCAATACGTTTACGGCGGTACCGGGTGGCAATTATTAAATTTTAGAAGAAAATAGTACCAATTTTGGATATATCACAGGGGATTTTTCACACATTGGTACTACTTTTACTCAGGCATAGTTACTAACTAGCGCCAATCAATAAAGGGGGTTAAGCACGCCTTAGCCATAATAAAATACCCCCACCATTCTCTTCAATGCCCATCAAGACGCATGAAGAAGATGTAGGGATATTTTATTTACTATGCAGTGAGTATCAGCGCTTCCTGCCCACTACCCACCGGAAGAACCACCAGACTTGGAGCCGCCGCCAAAGCCACCTTTGGAGCCGCCAGATGACGATGAACCACCGGACTTAGACCCACCGGAAGAACCGCCGCTATTACCCCCAGACTTGGAGCTAGAGTTGCCGCCGCTACTATTGCCGGAGTTGCTGGACTTGTTTCCACTGTTAGAGCTACTGGAGTTACTGTTATTTCCGTTAGTGTTACCACTATTAGAGGAAGTATTGCCACCATTGGACTTAGAGTTGCTAGAATCGCCATTAGAGCCATTCTTGGAAGTATTAGAGTCCTTGGAGTTGCTGTTGCCAGTGTTGCCGGTAGACCCACTCTTGTTGGCGGCTACAGCACCAGCCGCCGCTCCCGCCGCCGCACCTGCACCAGCCGCCGCCGCTGAGTTGCCGCCACTATTGTTGTTAGCGGTGGAACCACTATTGCCGTTGCTAGAGTTTGAGCTACTACTATTGCCGGTAGTAGTATTCGACTTACTGCCATTACTAGAGTTCGACTTATAGTTGTAGCGCTCAATGGTTGCAACTTTACCGTCCTTCATGCCAGCCTTAGCTTTAGCGGCACGGTACGAGTCAGCAAAAGAACCACCACTAGAAGGCAAACCCTGATAGACAGTACCCTTACTGGGCGTGCTAGTGCTACCACCATGCAGGGGCGCACCTACAGCGGGCACGTTACCATTATTGCCATTATTGATGTAGGTAGTACCACCGGAGCCGTTCTGACCCATCATGTACCCGATGTAATACCAGATGAACATATTAGTCCCACTGTTACCACTATGGGTATCACCACTACCGCCGCCACTATTGCCACCATTATTGATGTTGATATTCGTACCACCACCATTATTGGTGGGGCTACCAGTAGGTGAGGGTGAGGGGCTTGCGCTAGTAGACTCACTGGGTGATGCACTCGCGGTTGCAGACTCAGACGTAGAAGGCGACGGGGAAGGCGAAGCTGACTCGGTAGCTTCACAGCTAGTATCCTCAGCGCGGGTGCCATCTTCAACCTTCTGGCACACACGAACATACTCAATACCCTGGGTACTGAAAGGTGTCTCACTAGGGGTAGGCTGAGTATTAGCCTCGGGTACGCTACAGCCAGAGATAATCAATGCGCCAGCACCAGCAGTAGCAATAGCCTTTAGAAGCCTGTTAGGGTGTGGGTTCTTGTCAATGGTTGCTGATTGGTCGTTCCATGTGTCTAGTGCGTTCTGTGCGGCTTCCTGAACCTCTGAGAGGTCATTATGGGGTGAGGGGGCAGGGTTCATGTGTGATTTCCTTATGGTTTGTTGGCTGTGAAATGTTATGTGACATAGCATGTCAAGGTTAATCATACCGCATAATCCCCCTATGTGTCACAACTAGTGGACATATAGGGGGATTATAAAAAGTTTTGCCAGTGACCTGCTACCTGTATGTCGAGTAGCCGGTCGCACAACTATTCGTCATCATCATCGCTAAGTAGGGTTGGCGGCAACGAATTGAAATATTTGAATACTTCAATCACAGCTTCTAGTTCTGCAAAGTTTTCTGCCGTAATAGGGGTTTCACCGCCGTGTAATCCGGCTCCCATGTCTATGTAGAAGTCGCCGCGCCTAACCTTATAGCAGGTTACTTCAAAGAGTGTACCAGATGCGCCCTTAAAGTAGATGCGGGTATCATCCCAACCCCAATAACCATCTTCGTCATCAATAATGATTTCGTGGAACAGGTCAGGGTTGAGTGCTTCAAGTGCCCTCGTGAAACCTTTCTTGCCGAAACGCTTACTCGGGTGGCAATGGACCCATACGGAGACATAGTACTCTTTGCCTTTGCCGCCTCCGTGGTCAAAGCTTCTTACAAGGTCTGGGTTCCATCGCCTCTGAATATACGCCTCGGCTTCTTCTTCCGTGATAGGGATACCAGATAGCTTGGCAGAGTCTTCGTGTAGACGCGCCTTCTCCTGCTTCTCAGCCTCGATAGCCGCCCGTTCCTCATCCGAGATAGGCGGTGTTAAATCTACCAGTGGGGTAGGGTGGTATTTGCTTGCTCCAGTGCCCATGAGGAGCGCCATTGGTGTTAGTGGCGCATTCATTACATCTGAATTTTTCGGGGGATTGGAAGTGTGCACATAGATAGCCGTAATGTTATCACCGCTCTTATTAAGAACAGTGATTTTCCCGGTATCTTCGTTATGCTGAGGCTCCGCTATGTCACTCTCTTCTTTCTTCCAAAACGATACCTTCTTCAAACAGCTTTTAATGAGTTCAGTAAAAGATTCTTCGTCTTTCGAGTTACCGCCATCTTCCTCAGGTTCAACGGGGCTGGGATTTAGACCAATACCGAAAACCCCTGACTCATCCCCCTCTTCTTTCGGGATAAAAATGTAAGTTGGCGTAAACTCTTCATAGTTTTTCATGTAAGTAGCTCTCCTTAAGGATGTGCCTGGTCTTTATTGGGAAATGTTGGTGGAATTAATGCTGGATGTTGAGCCAATCATTGATAGCGGCATCCCAAACTTGTTCAAGTGAACGAGGTGCGTTAGGTACGTCGATAATATCTTCGGCGGCAGATATGGCATTGAGGATTCCGTGCCCTATATCGCTCTCAAGAAACGCAACGGCATAGCCGCTTGAGCTGTAGTGAAGACCAGTAGGTATCTTCGGATTGCAAGATTCATCCCGGAATATACTCAGGTTGCGTCTACCGGATGTGTTTTGGCTGTGAATGCCGAAGAAGCATTTATCACCGTCAGGAAGTACGGCACACAGAACATCACGCCATTTCTGCTTCTCGCGCCGGGTAAACGTTTGAACCGATTCTACGGCGTTAAACCCGGAAATAACTTGAATAGTGTTGTCAGGTAGATAGTGCTTCAAAAGTCGCTCAAAATAGCTTACAGTAATGGATGAGGGCACATTAAAGATTAAGGTTGGCGGTGAATCATCTACACCATCTTTGATACGAACGAAAAGATTGTCTAGCCCGTGGTTCTCTAAAATTATCTGTAGCTCATCATAATTCTCAGATTTAAGCATCTTATTTCTCCTTTATGTTCTACAAGTTTAACACCACCTCTACATGATGCTGATAGATACATGCCGACCATCTCCATTAAAACCCGAAAATGCGGGAGAAGAATCCTTTGCCTGGCTTCCTTATATGCTGATTGTTGTCATTATTAGGTGCGCCGTTAAACAGTGCCCCGTACCGCTTATTGTCTACCCGGTCAATAGCACCAACAATGGAGTACGCGAAATGGGTTGCAAGTATCGCCAAACTATTCTCGCTTAGCGTGTCGTTATTGCGGGCAAGGTACTCGTCAAGTTTGCCGATAATGTCGGTGGTTTCAAAAGCTTTGTGTGCGGCGGCAAGAGTTTCGTTGCCGTCAAACTCTGCGTGCGCTTGCGGGTGACGGTACACATTGTTCGCTACTTCGATGTCGTGAGTCCAGCCATCTTTGCTAAGGTACTCTTTAAGGTCGTTGCGGGTGTTTCCGTGTGACCTGAGCTTCTTTTCAATGTATTTTGCGCAAGCGTCTGCGCGGCTGGTGTAGCTTTCACCAATATTGGGGATATTTCCCATAGGTTTTGCTCCTTAAAGTGAAAAAATAATTGGGGTGAATGGAGGACATTGGTCAGTTCTTCATTCACCCCAATTGTAACATGGGTTCAACTATTATCGGCGGTTAATATTGAATGTCATGCATTTGTAAGTGAAACTACAAAACGCAGAAACGGCTTTCAACACACCCCGCACAATGTTTCCGACCCGTGTCTCCATTAGGGGCTTCCGTGGTTCTGTAAGCTTACCTGCAAGAGGCTTCACCCTCTTTTCGTCCTGTACGGCTTCTTTGCAGACCCGATACAGCCAGCAGACAGGTGTGATAACAAGTAGCTGAACTATGCCGCTAACTACCGCCATGATGATAGGTGCCAGCAGGAAGTAGACAGCGATGCCTACCGCTGTGCCGCCCGCATTGGTAAGCGAGTCCGTGAAGCCTCCAGTTGGGGCGGTAATACCTGCATGAAGAATTGTTCCTACCGCAAGTACTGAACCAATGAAATAGAAGATGCTCTTATATTCCAGAGCAGTGTTTCGTAAGAGATTGTTGGACTCATCTTGCACCACTATCAGCCCCAGCATTACGCCAAAGCCAACAGCGAAGAATACTCCTCCTAAAATGGGGAATAGTGCGGGGTAATCATGAATGAGAGAATGCACTACTCAAACCTTTCCTCTGAATTGTTTCGGTGTCGGCGCTTAGACAGCTTCTTAGAGTATAATTCATCATCTTTATTCACATCAGTGGCATTAGCTTCCTCTGTAGCAGATGCACGTTTCTTCTCCTCATGGTACTTCTCAGAATACTCATCAAAATTGATGGCAACCTTGATGAAGACAACAGGTGTCATGATGATGTAGGTTAGGATGTTAAGTATCTGGAGGGTCAGGTATGCGATGCCTAGACCAATGAGCACATGTGATACAACAGCGGCTAGGGTCATACCAATAATCTGCCAGTCACCAACATGTGCATTATGGGCGGCGTTCCAAATAATCAATAGGACGGGGATGTAGCTAACCATATGCAGTCGCCTCAGGATTAGGGTCTGAGGGCTAATTTCTGCTACGTCAATCTCGTGAAGCGGCTTGCCAGATTCAACCTCAGCTACCAGATTTTCCCTACTGGCTTTCCAACGCTTACTGTATTCCTCTGCCGTGATTTTCTCCACCCCAAACCATCCTTGGGTGGCGGACAGCCTGTCTAAGGTGTTGATAATCCACAAGATGATGCCGATAAGGACTCCAGCAAAGGCTGGCGCAATAAGGACAAACCACCAAGGGTTCTCAACAACAATTAGCGGAGGAATGTTGAACATAGAATATCTCTTCTCATATATGTAGATGTCTTTGAAGCTGGTCTGCCTGCAAGTACGCAAGGGAGCAAGGTATTTCCTCGCCCCCTTGCGTTTATTACTCTATGGAGTCTTACAGCGCGGGTGCGACGGCAACCTCAATCGTAGCGTTAAGCTTGTAGGTGCCTGAGTTATCGACAGGGGTTACAGCCCACGCCAAGCCGCGCAAATGGTTCAAAGCCGCATTAGCAACAATCTCACGGGTTAGAGAATCCATCCCCAAAGCCGATGATGCGGTAATAACGTCCTCAGCACCACACTTGAAATCAACATAGAATGCACCAGTGCTCGCCTGTCGGAAGGTGACATCTACAAGGTGGCGGGGCGTGTCGAAAATCTTTACCGCGTCAGAGTCGGACAGCTTGATAAGCATTTCAATCTGGATGCGGGATGCGGGAGCGTCGTAGTTAAGCAGAGGCGGCTCAATGTCGCCATGTAGTTCCCAGTAATATTTACGGTCAATTGCCTCAATATTTTCCTGAGGCTCGCCAGCCAGCACTAGGTGATTCATGCTCATCTGGTGTACAGAGATTAGGGTGAGGGTGTCTGCCAGGCGGCGGAGGCGCTGTGCATGGCGGAACATGTCGCGGGCGATGTGGTGTGCCTCACCTGCGTTATTTACCTTATTGATGCTAGTGGCATGTAGCGTGGTTGCATCGGTAACTTCTTTCTGGATGGCGTTGAGGCATTTCTCAGCGGTTTCTGCGTGCTTTTCGCGGTAGTCGCTAACGTTGTTCATCTGTGGTTCCTTTCGGCGGGGTTGGATAGAGGTATTGTTAAAGATAGTTGATGATGCCTACGAGGTCGTTGCGGGTCAGCCCAGCAACCTTTAGCATGACATCTTCTAGTGACTTGTACGGTTCAGGGTCTTCGGCGTTAATAGCTGAGCTGAGTAGCAGTACGTCTGTGTCAATTTCGAGGGTATCCCTCTCATCGCGTAGGTCATATTCACGGGTTACTGTGTCGTCTTCAATGTTGAAGGCTACAAGCTTTAGTACACAGACGGGTACGTAGGTTTCGTCATGCTCTGAGTAGTACATGCTGTTGCTGTGGTTCCACTGGAGGGCGAGGATACCTCCTGTGTTGAGGTACTTCTTCGCGGTTTCCGGTGTAGTGGAGTGAAGCCCATAGCCCACTTCCTTGATGGCGCGTGCCTCTTCCGAAGTGTACTTACGAGTAAATACGTCAGTCGTGGTCATGATGATTTTCTCCTAGTTAATAAAGTTCCTTACAGGAAGTATTGTACCACATATTGCCTGTTTTATGTACAGATAGCTGTTTAGCGGCATTGATGCTGTAGAATATTTCGTAACATCACCTAACTACTGCTGGAAGGAACTTTTTAGATGTTTAATCCGCTAGGGTGGTTCAGAAACCGCAACCCTGAGAAGGTACAGCGCAACGTCATGCTAGATGCGTTCATGCGCGACGTCATTGTAGCGCTCACCGTAAGCTGTGAACCCACACTAGGGAAAGACATGTGGAACACCTTACCCTTTTTCAATGTGGACTACATGAACGCAGAAGCGGTACATGAGGTTATTGACGATATTGGTAAGAATAACCCCATGCTGAATGTGTCTACCGTTGAGGTTGATGAAATAGTTGAAGCTATTCAAGCTACGCCGGGTGCCCAGCAACTAGGCGCAACACCCGAACAGATAGGTTTAAATGGTGTATCGAAGCGTTGCAAAAACAACAATCTGTTTACATTTAATTCATAACAGGTAGAGCCTGTTATAGGCACCCTACAGCACCTCTACCCCCTCACAAAAAAATGTTTAGGGTTACATGTATAGTTGAACCAACTTATCGTTAGATTCCTGCCCAATTCCCTTGACGACAAGGGGATGAATTAATGGGTTGTCCACACGTAAGGACTGATTATTGTTCATCAGTCCTTTTCGCATAATGTTATATGACCCATTAACGTCAGCATTGATTAGTCGCCCATCACTGGTTTTGTAAAGTCCTCGCTTAATCCTGCGTCCAGAAAACTTTGGATTCTCTGTCTCACCGTAAACAGGAATATCATCATTATCTAGGAAGCTCGCCTTAGATGTGTAGGATTCTTCCTGGGTAATGACAGTAATTCCTCGCAATTGGCATTTATACTGCAATTGCTCAATAAAAGTTTCATAAGGTAGAAATGCGAATCGCTGTTTAACCTTCTTGCCGAAAGGCAGGTTCTGCTTCCAGCCAGTATTTTTCCCAATGAAGACTTTTTCAATCTGCATCTCGTCAAAAAGAGTAGCTAGGAACGCTGTCATCTGATGGATTTTCGTGCGAAGAATCCACGAGCGACGTGACCAAAGACGGTGGATGGACTGACTTGTCTTCTGGGAACCTGGAAGCAAAGACTGTGCCTTGGCGATAAGACGGTTATAGCCCTGATTGATGGACTTTAATTCAAGACCCTTAATAATGAGGGGTTGGTTTTGGGTGGAGAATGTGATGGTAGCAAAATTATCTACTCCTAAATCAATACCAGCATATTTAGACGTGCTTTTAGGCGCACTTTCTTCCGCGTCATAAATAACCTCAATAATAAAATTATTGAGGTTGGGAACAATACGAACCTGCTTAGGATTAGCAATCTTAGTAGGAATGGGGAGATTAATACCCTTTGGGCATAAGAATAGCTCCCCGTTAGCGCCACGTTTATTGCCAAAAGTCTGATAATTAAAAGACACAGCGTAACGCCCATCAGTCTTATGAAGATAATGAGGGAGCTTAGGCTTTTGTGCCAGCTTACCACTATTTTTTAGGCGCACTAATTTCCAAAACGACGTGATGTTTTCGCCTAAGTTTTTTAGCACAGCATTAGCGACTTTAGACGGCAAAGCACGAATATCATCGTGCCCCTGTTTACGCAGGCTCTTATCAATATCCACCCAGGTTAAGACCGGCGCATCAGGGCTCTTTTTGTGTTCAAAATACGACTGACGGTACAGATATAGCCCATGATTGTAAAGGTTCTTAGCCTTGAACGTTAAGTCATCCAGGGTCGCATAAAGCTCATGGTTCGGCTTAACAAGGTGCCTCTCCGTCAGTTGCATCAGGTTCCTCCTTTCATTTATGCTCATTGTACCACAAGGTGAGTATGCATCAACAATGGGCTACAGGAAACTACAATTTTACACAAATTGGATTAAAGGTTAATTATACCGTGAGTGGCTGTAGCGGCGATGCTCGTAAGCCATTCACAAGTAGGCACAAGAAAAGGGCACTGGGTGAACCTGTAACTTTCACTCAGTGCCCTTGGTGCATCCAGCCCCTCTCTCTCAATGTTAGAGGAGGTGTTTATCCATTACGATAACCCAGCAAGAGTCGCATGACTTGGATTCGCACCCTTCTGGGTGGGGGCGGCGGTGGCGGCGTGATGCGCGGTCTTCATAGTCCTCATCAACTGCGCCAGTCGTATTGTATGCCTTAGCGATATTGGCAAGGTCTTCGCCGTTGCGCCACGGGTAATACACCTTGCGTTTCTCGTTTTCCTCTAAGGTGTACCGCTTGCCACCTTTCCAATGCCAGTGGTTGTATTTGCCGTCACGATTGGACATGGTATGATGCCCACCTTTCTTGTGGGATGTTGTAAGTACTTTATAGCTAAAGTGTAGCACAGATTTGCGGCTTATGGGGCGAGTTCTGGGGGCGCTGGTCATACTGTTACACTCACCACATTTCATAGGCTCTACAGATTTAGAAGGGGCGCGAGATGCCGATAATGGTATCCTGATAGGTGATGTAATATATCTCAAGAAAGTACCACCATGTTCCATTATCCGTTATTACCTGTTGGACTGATGAATATTTATTATGCTGTCATTACGTTTCTTGTGGTGGTGGCTGGAGTTGCTACGGTGGCACCATATTGCCTACTCAAGCGTCAGCAGGGACGTTCACCTGAAAACGCTGACAATGCTAATGCTGAAGGTGGTGCTGGCTGGTGGGGTGAGTTTAAGGGAGAGCTTGCCGACTCTGAGGTCGCGTTTACGTTGGCTTTTACGGTGCTTTTCTTGGTTAATATTCTGGGTGCCTTTAGTGGGTCTTTGATGTGGCTCTTATCTATGCCTGCGGTGCTTATTTTGCTCCCAGTAGTTAAGTTCTTCTTATCAAAAAGTAAAGATGGGCTTTTGTCGCGTTCCGACAAGTGTAACTATTTACTATCAGCTATCATCCTCGGTTCTGTTGCTGTCCCTGTTGGCGTGGATGCATATTTCATGAACCAGCCGATTCCTGCAACTACCTATTATCAAGATGCTTCTGGCGGCTACCATGACTCTGTTCAGCGCAACCTTCTTGTGGGTAAGGTTATTGAGAGCCGTAAGGATGATGGGGTGGTTGAATATCAGTGGGGTGAGCAGAATACTCAGGGTGGTAATATTGTGATGCCTAATGCTGGCGATACTGTAGATGCGTTGAGGCGTGTTGAGGTTGTTGAGGATTTGAGTCCTGGTGAAGCTCCGTATGTTGTTCGTAAAATTGATGTGGGCGAGCATTTAGGCGTTTCCGCCCGTACTACTCTTTGCCCTGTTCAGGACAACGTGAATACATTGTTTTGTAGCCGTAGCCATGATGAGCTTGATGCAGGTAAAGCTAGTGCTGTCAGCATCATTCATGTTCCATCTGGTGAACGTGATAAGTATGTCATTTCTAACCCAGTGGGTAGTTAAGGTTTAGTGAAGTAGAGGATGTTAATGATTCCTAATTTTGATACTACATGGCCCGTCATATTGTATATTGCTGGGCTGACTGTATGTGCTGTTGTTGCATTGGTTATGTCTTTCCATGTGAAGCGGATTGAGGACGTGGATGCGGCAAGTGGTAAAGCTGACCTTTTCGGTATTATCTCCATGCTGTATTTCTTGGCTGGCGGGCTTGCTTCTATGATTGTTACGGTCATTTTGTCGAACAGCTTACTCATTCCCCTTACGGCTATCGGTATCACCTTTGCCGCCATCTTTGCGGCTGTTATCTATGCGGATGGTGCCCCATCTAAGGATGATAGTGATGAACTTCAAGGGTTCGCCAATCTACGTGCTTGGGCTATCTTTCTATCGGTGAACGCCGTCCTGCTGGGTGTTTTCTTAACGATGTTTGCGCCATCTTTGCCGAAGGTCTTCTTCTATAGTGCTGACGGCACTAAAGTGGTCACCTTTTATCGCGGTGACGGGTATAGTCCGCTAGAGAGTGAGGTGAAGAATCCGCTAGTTGGTACTGTGAATGTGGAGACCTCCGGCAGATATGCGAAGGCGAGCGACCCTGCTTATGAGTGGGTTGAGCGAACTGGTGATGGTGAGGTTCGCACTATGTACAGGAAGCCCAGGTCTGATTTTGGGGCGTACCTCCTGTTAGATAGTACGGATGAAACCCCGGTTAATACTCGGGTGGGTGATGTTGAAGTGGTTTATGATTTGAAGCCTGGTGAGGCACCGTATGTGGTGCATCATATTAGTTTCGAGGTACCCAAATCATATGATGGTAACGCTCCAATATGTACTAGGTATCATTCTGACCGGAGTAATTGTTCTGTGAACGCCAAGGGTGCTGGGTCAAAAGCAACTATCCATATCCCGGAGGGTTCCTATAACGAATATGTGAAAGTTTCTTCTTAGGAGGTAGTCGGTATGGTCTTGATGATGACTGTGGCTGATGGGGTGTACACGTACCCGATTATTGTGTTCTTGGTTTTGAGTGCTGTGGCGCTTGTTTCGTCGCTGTATTTTTGGGTGCGTTATCGTGGTGACGCTAAGGAAATTGAAGCCGCCCTTGACCGCGTTCGCGAGGCTAGGGATAAGGCTGAGAGTCGCCTTTGGACACGTAGCCATAAGTACCATAAGGAGTACCTTGATGCGGATTACCCAGATAAGCAAGCTATCTGGGATAAGAACGTGCAGATGTGGGATGACTATGAAGCTAACCCTACAAAGTATATAGGGGATGAGCTGTCCGCCGCTGAAACCCGCAAGTATGAGAACCTGTCGTTTATTCACAACATGTATTTTATGACTGGTTTCATTTTGGTGGCTCTTCTACTGCTGATGCTGATGGTGGCGGGGCTATGGGGTGTGGCTATTCTTGCTTTCTTCGCATTCTTATTTGCGACAGGCTTCTTCATTTTTGATAGTGATTCTGAATACGGACCTACGTGGCTGTGGCATATCCCCGCAAATATTGCCGTCGCCGCCATAGTTGCCGCGATACTGATTCCCGTATCTGCGGCGGCTACCACTAACCCGCCGCCGGGCTGGGTTGCGCAGACCCACACCGTGAAACTTGCGAAGCAGGCAGATGGCACATATGGTGTTGGTGAACCGGCTAAGATGCGGCTGGATGGTACGGTGTCTAAACGAGGTTTGGATGATGTTAATTATTCTTGGGCGGAGGTTGATTCGAATAACGTGAAGCGCACCTATGACTCCTACCATCAGAGCGATACGGCTAAGCAGGTTCGTTTCATGGATGACCTGGGTGAGGGTGAAGCTCCTTATGTTATTCATTATCATACGTTTAATGTGTTGAATGGGTATGCTGACAGTGAGGTTTGTACTGGGCGTAGCACGTCTGACTTTTCGACTGCGCTTTGTTCTGACCGTAACGCCTGGAGTAAGGGGGATGAAGCTGTTATGCATATCCCGCGAGGTTCTTATAATCAGTGGATTCTGAATCAGTCATAACCACTTTACGTGGGATGAGGTAGGTGGGTTCTAATTGCCTGCGTTAGACAGAACCTATGGCGAAGCACCCTGCTTAAACTATCTTGTGGTACACTATAGATGTCAGTTTCCCTTTAATGTTTAGGAAGTTTGCGATGATTAATGTTTTTGATGCCATTGAGGTTATTAAGTGGCTGTTCCTTGGATTGTTTTTGCCGGGGCTTATTGTGATTGGCGCTTCATTTTTAGCTTCATTCATTCTGTATCTGATTGGCAATGCTTTGGATTGGGATTGGATGTCTGACTTTTTGAGTAGCATCATTATCCCTGTGGGTTGCATTGCTGGAACTATTGTTCTGTTCTTCAACTACCCTTGGTGGCTTGGTTTGTGGGGTTATACCGACCAGTACCTAATCCTGGCTTCATATGTTGCCCTTGTTATTGGTGGCGGCTTTAGCGCCAGCCTAAATAGGGACTAAGGGAGCTTCAAATGTGCCTGTGAGTTACTGAAATGGTGACTTGCAGGCACATTCTCTTTGCCTCAAAACTCAGTGTTGCATATATGAAAAATCTGTGCTACACTATATGTATAGAAAGTTCTTCTAGATAGGAAGTGTAATCATGGGGTTCACCACCCTCAACCTCAAGTTCGACCTCATTGCCGTCACCGACACTAAGGCTGACGCACGCGGCGAAGAAACTACCATCTGGGATGATAACGATGAGTTCTACATTGACTCCTACAAGGCTGAGGATGCAGGTAACGGCATGAAGCGCATGACCGTAACCATTATCGAAACTCAGACCCACGACCTTGACGAGTGGGAGAACCCCGTAGAGGGTGCAACCCTTCGAACCGCAACCTTCACCGCAACCGAGCCTATCACCGCTGAGCAGGCAGAGTACGTGGAAGGCTCCCTTGCCTACAACAGGCTTCACGGTATCGAGCTTTACGTTGATTGCGTAAACGGTGAGCGTTTCTTTGAAGGTGAATTTGCTTTCTAAGCATAGAACAATTACCACATTATGCCAGGTTGCCTACATGGTTTACCTGGCATAATGTGTAGACGACTGTGACCGCATAGATTTTATTGCCTTGCATGGATATAATGGTTACGTTAGTTATTCCTAAACCATACAAGGAGATTTAATGGTTACCCCCATGTTTTCCACGCCCATGCTCACCTCAATTTTTGCAGGCGTGTTCATTGTTATTGGGTTTTCTTTTATTGCCAGGTATTATCTGATTCGCAGGGGTGAACAGCCAGAGGGTAATGATTATTATAACCTCTATTCGGTGGCTCATAAGCTTGGGGCGGCGGCGCTTCTGGTTGCGGCTGTAGCGGCGGTACTGAATGGTTCATTTGCTGTGGCGGCAATGGCGCTATGGATGCTACTCTCATATGTTGCCTTGGGGTACTATATGCCGGTAAATGTCTCTGATGACGAAGAAGAGATTAAGGTCATGGGTGTTTGTTCGTTAGGTGCTGTACCGAAACCTGATGGTACTATGCCTAAGTTCCCTGGCGGCGGCAAGCTCCATCAGATACCTGCTGTTGTAGCGGCGCTGACGTTATCCTTCATGCTTGTGTTCTTCGGTGCGCTGTGTGCTGTAATCGCCTGCTTCGCGGGATAAAACAGACCTGTAAGGCATGATGAAAGCCGTCCCACCTACCGTGTTAAAAGGTAGGTGGGACGGCTTTTTGCTTACTGAGAACCTATAGGGTTAGGGTTATCTTGCGTTACCTCTTATAGACGTACTCTAGAAGTCTCAGAATCTCTAGGTACACCCAAATGATAGACAGCATCAACCCGAACGCTAGAGTCCAACCAAAAGCATCTGGCACACCAGCATCTACAGCCTCACCAATTTCAGTAAAGTCCATAAGGAGGCAGTAGACACCCATGCCGACGGCAAGCACACCAAGAATAGCGCCAAGAGGCAGACCGAAAACGACGGTACTACCGATACTGAAACCAGTGAACGCCTGTATCACAATAGAAGCAAACAGATAGATAATGTATGCGACCATGCCAATAAGGACGATGCGCGTTAGCTTCGGATTCGACCTAGCACCGAACATGTATGCCGCAAACACCGTCATAAACGCAATAAGCGTTCCTAGCACAGCCGTCACAGCGATGCCGGGATACTGGGTCTGCGCCCACATAGTCACAGCACCAAGAGCTACACCTTCAATGCCAGCGTATAACAGCACAGCCCAGGCAGGAATGTTGCCGCCACTCTTGAAAGCAAGCACAAGACCAAGCACAAACGCAATAAGCGCCGCCGGTAAAGCAAGCATGGGCGTGTGCCAGCCAACAATGCCGCCAAGAAGTAAGACCGCAAACGAGAAGCCCGTCTTGGAGATAACACTACTAGTGGTTAGTGGCTCAGTGATAGCACCACTCAAGCCCTGAATGTCCTTCATGCGACCATTCAGATAGGGGTTACGTGCACTCACCTAAAAATCCTTCCTACGACAAAATATTATCTATAAATAATAGCAAAATAATACCAAGAAGTGACAACCATTTTCTTTTATTCTGTGTCGCAGGCTTCAAACATCTATCCACATGCATAAACTTCAACCGTAACTGGGAATAACAAAAATCGCGAAACGATACTCGCTATTCCCAGGTTAATTTCATTGTTTTTCTACATTATCTGAAACTGCTGATTTACCCCCTCTAGCTGAGTTATCTCAATCAGAGGGGGTTGGAGTTTGTTTACTTATCCCGCTACTTCTCGCAGGTTTACGGCGTTGCCATCCTTGTTGCTTACAGCATTAAGGGGAACCTCAAAGGTAACTTCACCATTAGCTACCTGTTCCTTAGTACCAAATGCGAGGGTGTAGTCCTTATCTACGGTGACGACTCGAATCTTGTCACGCGGTACGGTCTTGGTGATAATTTCACCATCAACGCCACGCAGAGTGTAGGTGACAGTTACGTCGTAGCGGGTGTGAGCTTCGCCTTCGGAGGTTACAAGCCCGTGGTAGTGCTCAATGACTCGACCGTTATCGTATTCCTGCATGGTGTCGCCGGGCTGAAAGCGGTAGGGGTGCAGGGTTGCGTCAGTGTAGGCGCGGTTGCTCATGGATGCACTGATAACAACGTACTGTTCCACCTTGGGGGTTGCGGTTACCGTGGGGGTCGGGCTTGCGGTCGGGGTTGTGGTCACGGTAACCGTCTGGGTGGGGGTTTCTGCGTTTGCAGGGGCGGTGCGTGAGGTGGCGCAAGCGGTGAGGGATGCGGCAACCAGCAGTGCGGTGGCTACTGCGGTACGGCGGGAAGACTTGGCAATAAACATTGTGGCAAACCTTTCGGTAGTGTAGAGTGTTTTGTCTGTAGCGGTATGCAAGGTTCTCACCCGACTACATTTATAGTGTAGCACAAAAACAGCCCCTTGTGCAACGCTTTTCGTGACGCACAAGGGGTTGCTGTGGAAGCTATGTGTGCCGCCTCTTATTTGAATTACATAGTAGGGATGTTAAATGTTAATAAACCACAGAGTCGCAAAGCACATATAACACCAAAAATGACCATGACCCCAACGCTTGCAAACATGAGATTGCTACAGAAACGTGAAGCATGAGCACTAGGTGACTGTGATGCGTCGCCCGACATATCAGAACCCCATGTGTAGATATTCCACATGAAGGACATTGCGGTGGCACCGGCGGTAATAACACCATCGTATGCACCTAATGGAGAAGGTGCAAAGAAAAGCATTTCTGTCGCAATTAATGCCCAGCTACCAATAAGCCAAGGTAATGCGCGTCTATACCATTCCGCGTATTCCCTGCCATCTGACGACTTAATCTCATCAATCAGCTCAAGGTTTCGGTACCACTTACATTGAACAATAAATGCCACAATGTAAGCTACCCAGAAAAGTATAACATTGAGTGCCTGCGCCATTACTTATCGCACCTATAACAATTTAAAACAATATTTCCCTGTAACTATACCACAAACCGGCGGTAGATTTACAGGGAAACAGGTGAGTGACTGTATACACCTCTTTAGATGCTCGCTAGACGAGAAGGGTAGGGCTGGTGTCATGATGACATCTAGCTACCGTGCACGCTTTTGAAGTCATCTTCCGACGTATGCCAATAACTAATAACAGCTCCGCCCCCTTCACTCATGTGTTGATAGATGAACTTGGCATCACTGTAGGTCAGAGGGAAACGCATAAGCTTAGCAGTCCAGCGGCGCAACAGGAACGAAATCGCCTTGTCGAGGTAGGCGTTCGCAAACTCCCGCTCATGTTCATATTGTTCAGGAATTTCATGTTCAACAGAGATAGCAAAGATACCTGCTTCATGTGCCGCATTAAAAGCGTCCAGTAGTTGCGCATCAACCTCCTCACCTTCAAGGTATTTATTCATCACTAGCGCGGCATCCAGTACTTCGCCATCGGGCGCAATCCAATACAGTGCGAGGTGATGGAAAACATGAGTGTATCGGTCGCTATAGCCTCCCGCTTTATTGGGCGTGCGAGTAAATGACTCCAGCACATATACTTGCGTCTCAACGTCTTGTGTGCGCAGGTACTTAAATGCTTCTTGAAGCTTTTCGTCATCTTCGGGTAGTGCATTTAGGGCATCCATGATGGGCTTAGTTTTATACATGATGATTCCGTTCCCTGTCTTTCTCTTGGGGTAAAATTTACAACTACATAAAGTGTACCACATTTTACGGCGCGCCCTCAAATCATTACCTAGTTTTATTGCTCCGCGTTATTGACTACTCGTGAATGACCAAATGAGATGCGGTAGCGCCGATTCGGTGAGAGTATGGTTACGTACCCGACAAACGGCAACCTGATACAGCGCGTATCTAGTGAAGCCGAACACCCACACCGAAAGGAATACGCCACATGGCTACGGTTACCCCCTATAAGCACGACGACCTCCCCATCATTCTGGAGTGCGCAAAGAGTCACCTGAATACCATTGCGTTTATTCGCGCTCAGTCGCAGGCGTTTATCAATAAGCAGTCCTGTGACCTGTATCAGAGTATTGATGCTATCGAGGGCGGCGATATTGCCTCCAAGCCCATGAATGCGAAGATGTTCACTCTGCTACAGAAATCATCTGAGTTGGCTAATGACGCTTACGTGGCGGAATCTGAGATTCGCCTCCGCCTTGCTGTTCTTGCTGTTGGCGGGTTGTCTCTGAACGCTTTTGAATCCGAAAGTAGCGTGATGAAGGAAGCGCGCGCCTTGGAATCCTTGGCAATTGAAACTATCTCAGGGCTGGCTGTCGGCTGGGTTGAGTTTCAACGTCACCTTGCACTGTTCACTGCGAACCACTAGTTAAACGGAATAAAGAAGCCCCTAACCTCAGTAATTTTGAGGTTAGGGGCTTCTTTATTGGTGGCTCCTGCTTGCTGTACCTTTTAATCTAGTGGGCAGTGGTTAGGTCTTCCAGGGTCTTCTTGACCTTTGCAACGTATTCTTTGCCGACATATTCGGTGTCCAGAACAGCCTTATCTAGAGCATCTTTTAGTGCAGTGCTACGGCGCTGAATGCGGGCAATGTCGCTACGGTCTACCATCAGGTCGTAGATGTGTTCTGCGGTATCGTGGGCGGCGTAGAAGCCGTACTGTAGGTATTCGTTGATAACTTCATTGGCGATGTCGTAGAGGTTGCGTAGCGCTGATTCCTGCCATGCCTGTAGCTCTCGGTAAGCTGATTCTTGTTCAAAGCTCAGATTGCCATTGATAGAGTATTCCTCAATAGGTTCGGGCTTGCCGCCGGTGGCGGTGAACATTGGTACATCAACTTGCCATTCCGGGTCGTCGCACTGGTGGCACACCTCATCTTCCTCATAGTCGCCGTATAGGTCGCGGATAGCCATGCCTCCGGCGTGTTCCAGGTGTTCTCGCTGTAGGGTGATGATTCCTGCCGCCTTGCCAATATCATTGGTTAGGTGGATAGTGGTGTTATCGCCGCCGCTTACCTGCAAGGTGGAGATGTTGTAACGACTCTCAATTTCAATGATGACTCCCTCCAGGAAGCCATAGCTGGTTAGCTCACCATCCTTGTTGGCGAGAATGTGTAGCTTGCCGCTGGTGGTAGTGGCGTTATACTTGGCGCGCATTTTCGCATCAGCTGAGGCGAGCTTATCCATTTCGTCACGGATAAACGTTAGGACTTCCAGAGTGGAATTAACGCCCCGCTGGATATGCTTACCCGCAAGTCCCACCACATCTTCTACCATGTCGCTGGTGATGGCGTGAGGTGCGCATTGTAGGTCTGATGCGTCCGCTACACCTTTGAGTAGATTGCGTGCCTTATTGAGTAGCTTTGAATAGTTGTGTGCATCAGCTTTTGCAGTGTTACCAGTGAAGGTTTTAATAATGTCCACCTGCCAGGTGGTAACGTCAGCCATATAAGGTGCGGTTATTTCAATGCGCTGTTTGAAACTGGTGATGAGCTTCTGAATGGTGTATGCGCCATCCTTGCCAGTGGCGGGCATCAGGGCATGGGTGCCATTGTTGAGGATTGCCATGTCGCCGGACATTCCAGTAATGATGTATGGGGCGTAGTTGTAAACCTTATGAGATTCGGCGTGCTGGGTGGTCTGGGTGACGATTGCGTCGCCGGGGGTTACAGCGAGCATGAGATTGTTTCCTTCTGTAGTGGGTTAAGTGGTGGGGTGCGGGTATCCCCGACAAGGGGGATTCTTGCCGGGGATATTGATGATAAGAACTAGATGTCCTGGACGATAAAGGAAATGGCTGACTGGTGTGCAGTAATGGTTGCCACGCGCTTGATGCCCTTGAATGAGTATTTCCGCTTGATTCGGAACTCAAATTCGGCTTCCTGAGTGCATTCTTCGTCCAGGAAGACTGCTACGCGGGCGTAGGTTCGGGTTCGGCTGACTTCCTTTGCGAAGAGGTTTGCTTCTTCGAGGTTGTGGGTCTTGGTGAGGTCTTTGAGCGCTTCATGCCAGGTGTAGCCTTCAAAGAGGAAGTGCTCAGGCGCTACCTTATTGGTCTTCTTTGCCTTGTTGAGCATTTCCAGGAAGTAGCCGCTCAGGATGACATGCTTAGCGTCGATTGCAGTGGACTTGCCAATGAAGTCGTAAGCCTTCTTGTCAATGAAGCCAACGCGGATAGCCATGATGAGAACCTTTCGGTAGAAAACTAGAATCTTGAGGTGTTCACCTCGTTACACCTATAGTCTACCACAGATTTTGAAGGCTATGCAACCCAGTAGGGGGTGAAGTGCTTCACATACCAAAACACTCCACCCCGTCTCTACTTAGAAACTCGCCACATACTGCCCTTTTCATACTGTGCTTGCAAGGTAGCTTGCGCTTTACGGGCGCTAACCAACTCGAAAATCAGTAGCAACAAGCCGCCAGTGGCGTTTACACCCCAAAAGAAAGCAACTTTAAAGCCAAAAATCTCATCAACTGTCAGTAATCCACTAGCCGGAATATAGCTAGGGCTTGGGATAAACAAGAGCGGCACAATAGCCGCCAACATAACATTAAGAACTGTGCCAATGCCAACAAAGGTTACCCACTGCAACATAGATTCCCGAGAAAGGACGTTATTATCTTTACATGCCACCAAGGTAGACCTGTGTCCACCCTTCCATCCTAAAATACGTGCCAAATTAACCAATCCAGCGATAGTAAGTACGCCCACCGGCGCAAAGAAAACCAAGCACAGCAACCCAATAAGCGAAAGCGAAGAATGCCTTTTATCACCAAAAAAGTCGCATGTGCGCATAGAGGCATCCTGAATGGTCGTATCCATAGCTTTACTTACCCCTCCCTTAGTGAATCATCTCTGAGTCGTGCGATTTCAAATACTTAAACATCCTCACAAGGCTAATTACCTCGCGTGTAAGTAGCCAAACTCCCGCGACAACGTTTAATAATAATGAAACATCGCAAAAATAATGAAACGCTAGAGTAAAGTTAAAAGTGCCATTCATAAAAGCCATCAAAAGAACTGTTACAAATCCCGTAATGACAATATGTAAAAGTGTAAAAACTATAAAGTATAACACCTCAGCATATGCGAAATGGGGACGCTCTTCGTCAGTTATTGCAGACCGCCCATTGCAGTACCCAGTCAGTCGCCCGGTCGCATATACCGCAGTGGAGGCAATAATATACCCAATAGGTGAGGCGACAGGCAATAATGCTAGTTCAGCATCTGATTTGATAGCGGAATCTGCCTCGCCACCCCATTCATAGTAGATGGGTTCCCTGGAGGTGGCATTAGGGGTTGCCAACAGCGTGCTGTACTGATTCAGATAAAGGTCTTTATTTCTCTCGATAATGGCGGCTTCTAGAAGCTCATGGTCGGTTAGTTTCATGAGGTTTACCGCCTCCTTTCTTGGTATGTTTTTAGTAGTTCTTGTTGAGTAGCTTCTTAAGATAGATTTCGTCGTCAATCTCCTGCATCTGGCTATGGGGGTCTACCTCATGGTTGTATGCTTTAAGTGTTTCGAGGCTAAGGGAACTTTCTGCCCCGTCAATGTCAGCAATTGACTTAACCTGTTTCACGTTGTTAAGCATTGCCTTAGTTGCTTTGGCTAGGCGTTCGTTCTGTAGCTTATCAATAAGCTTACTCTCTGCATCCTTACCAGTTCGAACGAGTTCCTGTAGGTGCTTCACGACATCTTCCTGTGCTTTGATGGTGCGGTTTTCTAGAGTGTTCGCGGCTCTAATTGCTTCGGGCTTGACGGGCTTACCTTCCGCATGGTCGCGGCGAATTGATGCTGTAAGCGTTTGCAGGTCATTACGGCTGACGGCGAGAGAATTTTCTGCTTGCCAAAGTAGCGCAATGTTGATGCCGTTTGCTTTGCGGGTTTCAGCTAATGTCTTGTTGAGTTTACGGTCTTCACGCACTTGTTCAATCCTTTTCTCGCGGGGTTTTATGTCAGCATTGATGACGTTCTTGCTTTGAGGTACGTCGCCTAGAATTTCTAGATTGACGGCAAGGTTTGCAAGTTCGTCGTAGTATTCTCGCTTCTTTTGGCGGCGCAGGGCGCGGGCGGCATTTCCCTTTTGGGCAATAGTTCCGATAACACGCCCCTGAATAGTGAGTACTTCCTTGATGAGGAAGTGCTCACTATTTGCTGTCATTTTGAGTATTTCCGCCCGGTTATCCATGCGGGTTAGTAACCACCCAATTTCAGGGGTGATGTATCGTTGCAGTTTCCTGCCGCTGAGGGTTGGCGTACCGTAGCTTGGGTTGTTAATTCTATCAAGTGTTATTTCGAGCATTGGGGGTCAATCTTACATAGAAGGGGTCGGGGGTGATTTCTTTACAGAGTTTGGTATCTTGGCTTGGTGACAGTTAAAGCTGGCTACCTACTTGTTTTTCGCATTTTTCCCACCTCTTTATGAGTGGACACATGTTGCCTACAGGGTGCCTTTACTCTCTAATTATAGACAAGTTTCAGGGTGGGCAGTGGTTTCTGCTAACTTATGGTGTGTTCAATAGCTCACTACTTCACCCCTAGCTTGGTTCTTAGCTAGGGGGTGGGGGTGGGCTACTTCTTATCGTCGCAGTTTACGCCGATTGCTCGCTTGAGGTCTTCGTATTCCTTGCGATATTCGTTTAGCTTGAGCTGGAGTGCCTTAACGTGAGCTTCTTCTAGGCGGGTGATGCACAGACCTTCATCAATAAGGGTTTTAGTCATTGCTTCGTAGAGTCGGTTCAGTCGTTCGCCGTACTTAGCGATGAATAGCAGTTCATTTCGCTTGGTGTTCAACTCAGAGTGTACGCGAGACTTGGTTACATCCACCTCACGCTTACGCTTTGCCGCCTTGTCAATAAATGCCGCATTAGGCAAGCTGGCTTCCAGCTTGTCGTTGAGGTGTTGTTCGAACTTATCCTTGAGCACCTTGGTGTAGTCTGCGTACTGTTTGCACTCTGCGTAAGCGTGTCGGAAGTTTTCTGCTACCTGTTCTGCGGTTGCGGGGGTAATGTTCGCATCAAGCGCCTGCATGTGCCCCTTGATGTCGCTGAGGCTCTTCTTAATGTGCTCAATGGAGCCTTCGAGGAAGGTATGACGCGCCGCCTTTTCGATAACTTCCGGGTCATCCAGTTCGCCACCGTAGTTGTCAATTTGACGGGTTAGCGTGTCATACTCACTCTGGTAGCTTGCCAGTAGGTTCTGGAGGTTACCGTGAGGCTCCGCGACTTCGCCTAATTCCTGTCGCGCTTGGGCATGTAGATGCTTGAGGGTTGCGGTATTGGGGTGGGTTTCACGCATGTTATACAGGTGCTTTCCTTTAAATGCCTTGTACTGGTCGATGATGTCTAGGTTGCGATTGGACTGTCGCGTACTCACATAGAAGGCGACACGGAGCAATTCTTCGAGGTCTTCCTTGGTGACGCTCTTTTCGTCAGCTTTAAGCTTCTTGTAGTATTTGTTTAGAGCGTCCGTGAGGGGTGCGCGGTTTCGTTCATCAGTGGTGTGCATTAGGGTGCGTTCTGCGTCGCTCTGCGCGAAGCGCCTTACGCGAATATCTACGCTCATTTGGTCTATCTTCCGTATCTAAAAATAACTCTATATGTGTGCCTATTCTAGCACGGCTTCAATCTATTGCGGGAACGTCTAGAACGGTAGCATTGTGGAGATTGCTCCAAGGACAATGAAAAACGCCATAGCGCACAACCCGATAGTGATGTTTCGGTCAGGGTTATCGTTTCGATTACTACTCATTATTATTCCTATTGGTGGGTTGGACTACAAAATCTTGCTAGGGCTTAACCCAGGTGCGGCGGCGCGGAGCCTTTTCCCGTGCAAGCAGTTCCTTAGCTTCTTCGTGGTACTCGTTGTAGGTGTCGATAGCCGTGACAATGTAATCGTCCACTTCTTTCAGTGCCGATTCAGTGGCTTGAATCTTCTCATTGGGCACGACCCATGCGCGACCGCCGTAAAGTTCGGTTCCGTAGTATGCGCCGTCCATGAAGAACAAGTTGAGCGTACCCTGAGAGAGGTTGCCAATGGCACCTTCAATAGCTTCAAGGTATTCGCGACTTGCTTTAGTATCCCAGTCCTTGCGCTGGATATGGTAACGAACATCCTGCATACGGTCGATTAGCCCCGCTTCAAGTTCGCCTAGCATGTTGCAGACATGCCAGTACTCTAGGTGCATGAGGCGGGAAAGTTCCCAGATTTCGTCTTCATCGCCATGCGGCATCCACTCATAGCTACCGGGGGTGTAATATTTGCGCGTGTACATGCGTCAATCATCCTTTCAGGGCTGGTTCTTCAACTAGTAATAATAGTGTACCACATATTCTTCATGAGTGGAAGTCTCGACGTTCATTTGCATCTTAAATATAGTAAGCCGGGCACCCCTCTTACGGGACACCCGGCTTACTACTAATTATTCGACACAGGTCTTAGCGACATTCTTCTGCCAGGCACGCTTAACAGCACCAATGTTGATGCCGCGAAGTTCCTCGGGGTCTACCGGGTTGCCCAGCTCAAAATTACGCCAAACCCATACGCGGCGCTTCTTCTTCTTATTGGTATCGCGGAAAAATAGCCAGGTTGCACAGTCACAGTCAATAACATCGGTAGCGGGGCTGACGCAGAAATTATTGAAACGCGGAAGGTCGCCAGCTTCGACGTTTGCGCGCATAATTTCCTGCATATCTAGCGACCAGCCTTCCATGCCGCCCTCGCCAGTTGCCTTTTCCGCAGTGCTCACCCAGTCCGCACCAGCAGAGGTGATGAAGCCGCTACGATTTTCCACAAAGGGAGCGCCGCCCATCTCTTCATCTACGTCCATAGTAATGTCGCCAACCAGACCGATGCGCGCAAGAGCGAACTTACCGGCACTCTTAAAGGTGCCGCTAATTAGGGTGGCAAACATCGCGGTTACACCGTCAAAGCTTGATGCAGTAACGTCAATAATAACATCGTCAAAGATGCCGTTATTGAGAGGGCTGTCCGTCTTAATAACGGTACTATTAAACGAACCTGAGAAGACCACGGAGGTATTGCCGGTACCCTTGAAAAAGTTGAGGTTGCTCAGGCGGGTACCCACACCCTTGCGAGGGCGGAAAGGTCGCATATCCAGCACAGCGTTACCCATGATGAAGGTGGTTGAACCCTCGGTGAAAATCTCGCTTGAACCGGCAGGGAGGCGGGTCTTGTCAGGGTTATCCGCATTGATGCCAGGGATAGCGGCAAGGGATTCAGTGACAATGGTGGGGTTATTGCTGTCGGGGCGGGTGATAAAGAATAGTTCTACGCCTGCTTCCGCAAGAGCGTCCATTTCATTGCAGAAAAACTCTACAGAGGAGATGTCACCTTCATTTGCTCGGGTATTCATCTTTCGGCGCTGTGCCTTGAATCGTTCCGCGTCCTCGGTAGTAAATACGCGCTTTTCAGTAGTGAGAGTGCGTGACATGATGATTACCCTCCAAAGGTTGAGTGTTTGTTATTTTTACAAGGTGGGGTATCTACCCGACCGCTTACATATCCATTGTATCACATATTTGCCGGGCGGCACAAGAGGTAGCCATATTGCCACCCTTTAAAACAGGTGGTTGCATTGCTCATAAAATCTGTGGTACACTTATCTTATAGGTGGGTAAACCCCGCAAACACCATCAAATCATCCCCTGAAAGGAACTTACCCCATGCAGTCCCTCAACTTTGAAACCCTGAACATTGGCGACATTGTACTGACCGTACCTAAGACGAAGTGGCGCAATATTGGTGACCTGGGTATGTCTACCAGCCTCTATGTTGTTCAGTCTGTAGATACTGAGAACCTGACCGCTGTACTTGCTGACACTAGTAACGGCACAGCAAACCTACTCACCACTTCCGCAGACGGTCAGACCACCATCGCCCCCATGTCTGGCAATGCCACTGCAACCACTTGTGAGGTATTCCAGATGTCACATGCAGAAGCCAGTGAAAAGCGCATGAGTGAACGAATCCAGGCTGAGCGCCTGCTGGGACGACACCTATCCACCCGCCTCGACACCCTAACTCCTCGCCCTGTAGACCAGTTCATCGAAAAGTTCTACGCAAAAGCTTACGCTATCGACAAGGACATCAATAGCTATGTATCAAACGTTGCCGCAGGCTACAACATGATGCGTGAAATACTAGAAGGTGTACGCGACATGTACGACAAGGAGTCAGCTAAGGAAGCCACTCTCCTTGAATCTATCCGCGAAGAGTCTAGCAAGGTCTACTCTCAGATTATGGAACTGGTACAGGAAGCTGACATCAAGTATGTGTACAGCCCCGAAGTGGTGACCCTCACCACCGAAGCGCCCTACTGCACGCCCCGCACTTTCCGCGTCGGAACCTCCATCATGCGTGAAGGTGAGCCGTACACCATCACCCGCGTATCTACTACCCGCGCATACATTACCGACATCAACGGAGAAGAAGCCGGATACATTAGCTCCAGCAAAACTGACGGCATAAAGGTCACCATCAAGAACGCACCCACCGAAGATAAGCGCCGCCGCAACAAGTGGGAATACGTAACCTACCCGGCTTCCACCCCCGCCGAAATGGTCAAGCTCGACAAGCTCACCGACGAGGTACAGGAAATCATGGAAGAACACTACCGCAAGATGCAGAGCATGATTGAGGAAGCTGACTGCTCCCGCGTAACCGACTTCGCAAACATCGCCCGCCGCCGCCCGCCCTCCACCTATGTCCTGTCCGACAACATCGCCCACATTCAGGACTTCGTAAACAGCGCACAGAAGACCCAGCGTGAACTAGAACAGTGCAAGAGCGACTTCCTCCTGGAAGCTGAACGCCTCACCAACAGGGCATACGGACTGTAAGCTGACAAACACACATAACACACAGTTCACCCCCTCCCAGAAAGCCCTGAGAGGGGGTGAACTGTGTCCCCGTATACAGTTTTTACCCAAGGGTGCCCAAAAGCCTCCAGAGGGGCGCTCCAGATACTTCTAGACACTCTTATGCGGAAGCCTTATACAGCTCATACTACAACCGCACACCACAGCATGAATTTACCTAGCGCGGGGTGTTATGTAACGAGATGCCAGCCCTGCACGACCCAACGGTCAGCATCAAACACTCAAGGGGTGTAAGCCCAATGGTAACCAACGGAAAGCCACCCCTCCCTATGGCAGACATTCCGCTTTGACCTCAAGTGTTTGGGGTTCCAGGGTGCATAGCTTGAGTGCCTTGCAGTAGGTAATCCTTGAGCCACACACAGGCATTACTTATGCGTTGCATGTGGCTCTGGCGGAGTAAGTATTAGTAATTCCTCTTTCGTTATGACCGTCTATGAGACTGCTTACCACCAGAGGATACCGCCATTGCGGGCGCGGCGCGCCTCTTCCCTACGCTTAGCTTCCTCGGCTTCGCGTTCGCGGTCTGCGGGCATGGTCGCGTCCACCCAGAAGCCGGAGCCATAGTAAGGCTCACCATCGGATGCGTCGTTGCCTTCGAAGCAAATCTTGTTGTTTTTCATGAGGATGAAGATTTTGAAGCCAGGCTCACCGAACTTCTCGTCATACTCCGTCTCCTCATACTCAATGTTCATGATGGCGGCATCTAAGGCGCCCTTGGCAGAGGGGAAGTCAATAAATGAGTTGCCCTTGCCACAGTCGCAACCATAGTTAGGGTGAATCTTGACAACATAACCGTTATCAAGCTTGATGCTTTCATGGGTAATCTTGGTGATTTTGCGACCGATAAGGTTATCCTTAAAGAACTTGTAGAGTTCTCCAGAGTCGAAGTTCTCGCGCTGTACGTAGGGGTGCTTCTCGGATGACATGGGTGCCTCTCTCTTAATTACTGGATGAGTTATACCTGTTTACACCTGAGGTTAGGGTGCTCATTTTGCAATGTGCCATCTCTTAGAGCCACCCCCGCGCATAAGGAAATACCTCTACGCGGTTAGGCGGGTCAAGGCTTAGCCCTGACGGTAACCCTCCAGCTGGCTATCGCCAGCCTTCCTGGTCTTGACACCATCTTCACCCAATTGCTATTGGGGTTGGTAATGTCCGTTTATTTTAGGTACCTCTCCCGTCTCTCACAGGCGAGGTGATACTTGGATTGTATCATATCTTTTAACTGTCTGCGGGGCAGGAATGCCTTGAAACCGTATGCAACTTAGTGGGGACGATTTTTGAAGAGTTTTTCCCAAGGGGCTTCACGCGCAATACTCACGCTAAACCATCTTCAACAACCCACTCCTCCAATCTATCGGCATAGTCATCCCAATAGGGGCTATTTTCAAAATCGCCACTCATGTATGCTTCCATGTGAGCCGCGTCATCTACCCATTCCTCACAGCGCGAATACGCAAAAGCAAGAGATTCCCTATGGTCATCACTAATCTTCGCATACTCCACCGGGGATACGTACCCAAGGGCGACATGGGGGATGAAAAGCTTTACCCATTCCTGCCCCTCGATAAGCCTGCGTGGTAGCCATCGAATCAGCGTCGCCACAAGCCTATTCACCGAGCCATCAGCATTAAACTGCTTTGCTGGATACCGAACGCCGCCCGGAGTGTCTACGCTAAGGACACCGCCGCCTTCATTTACGTCAAGGCGTTCCGCTAAGTGTCGTTCAGTAACTTCTAGAGCTTCTGCCACTGCCTCGCTGGTAAGCATTTCGCCCGTCAATGCCGCCGGGATTCCATCTTTCTGTGGATTATTGCCGTAAACTTCCTGCATGAACCTGTATCGGGCGGCTAGAGTTGCTACAGGCGGCAACCCAGCAATGCTATCCAGCAGAGATACATTATTGTTTGCGCCTGGCAACCCATTATCACCACTCGGCAGTGAGTAATCATAGTTGATGAGGTCTAGAATGGGGCGTACTTGCTCAGCGTCCGACGGTTCAACATGACCCTTACGCGCGAAATACTGAAAGTACTCATCAAATAGAGTGATAAGAGATTCGGGTGGAGTTACTGTATCAAGTGTTGCCGTAATGTATGCCAGTGGCATACTGCCTGCCAAAGTATGCAAAGTTTCCATAGTGGATTATTCTTTCTGTCTAGAGTGCAGGAAACCCCTGGCAACCCATCGTGCTAAATATGATTTAACGCCACGCAACAGGTCGCCAGGGGAATCCCAACAGTAATCAACCAATCCCTCAAAGGAGGATAAGCCTAGTTTAGCATAAAGATTACGGGTTACGCAAATGGTGTGGCGACACGCCTAGAAAGCCGTTGAAAGCGATTCTAACACCTTTTACTGTGTACTATGGGGGATTTTAGTAATCATTGGTTTTCCTGGCTTACGTGGCGACTGAGGGGCTTTCAAGGCTGAAAAGAAGCGCGATAAGGTGATAGTGAATACCAATAAACCCCCTATGGGCTTCCTGTAGGGGGTTTACGTAACTAGGGGCTAGATGCTCTCAAAGTAGAGCCACCTCAAAACACGCGAGAAAAGGCATGATGGTATGCCTACTCTCCCAACGGCTGGGTGGGTCAGGGATTCTCCCTGACGGTAACCCTCAAGCCAACCCAACAAAGGGTCAGCCCTCCTGGTCTTGACACCACCGTAACCCATCTGAGCTTAGTAGTGTCCGTTTATTTTAACGACCTCTCCCGTCTCTCACAGGCGAGGTAATACTTGGATTATACCATATCTTTTAACTATCTGCGAGTTAGGGATGCAGGCGGCGCAAATAAGGGGGTCGCCCGCTTGCCCAGGCAGGGGTTTCGAACCTAATGCCATATTGTCTATAAGGGAGATGCCTACAAAGAAGAAACCCCAAGCCCCATTACGCGAGTAAGCAGAATCCGCATAATGAAACTTGGGGTCACCCAGAAAGAAAGAATTGCCAACAGGAGGCAGTCATTTCTAAATATAACACAGCAACGTGTAATTTTGCAAGCGACACGCCCACATCAACCAAGGAAACCATTCCGTCACCCATAGCAATTATAATGCAGGCAACCGTTATGTAATAAAGATATTGCCGAGCATAAAGAAACACCCCGGCAAGCCGCCATATGACCAAACATCCGCAGGTCACATAGTGAATTGCCGGGGAGCCCCATCCACAATGACATCCACCCCTTAAGGAGGACAAATCCATTCTATCACAACTTTAATAGGTGGCACAACTGCCAGCCCTCGCAAACCTGAGCGGCTTTAGCCACACTATCTACGATACGCGCCCACGGTTAGAGGATAAATATCAGCAGGGCACCTTTTACTTTGTGGTTCCAGCAGGTACGTGCAACACAATTTTTTCGTAGAGCCACCTCAAAACACGCAAGAGAAGACATGATAATATATCTACTCTTCCATGTCTGGGTGGGTCAGGGATTCTCCCTAACGGTGACCCTCAAGCCGACCTGAGCCAGCTATCCTGGTCTTGACAGGCAACCAGAGTCACCTATCCGTTTAGATTCAACACCTCTCCCATCTCTCACAGGCGAGGTGTTATTTATATTGTACAATATCTCTTACTGATGGGCGGCTCTTCTTGATGCAATGAAAGCCTTATTCGGCAACCAGCTTAAGGGACTGGGAAAGTTTCTTGGTGACACCGATACTCTCGACAATCAGTGCTTCATTGTTGAGAGTATCTTCAATCTCTCAGGGGAGAATCTTAAGGGCGCGCATCATTCAGTGAGGACGCCCTTAGAGACAGACCCAGCCTGGCAATAGCCGCGCCAACGACTAGCGGGGGACATCGGTATAGAGATAACCCCTTACTGAGATGGGGTATAGACCTCATCCACTAAGGGGTTATCATCTGGAAGAAGAATATAGGGAGCATCATGTCTTCACGCCGATAGAAAAGCAACTTGTCCTAATTAATGATGGTGGCACCAGATAGTTGCCCCGCATATTGCTGGGATGTATTGGGTATGGAACCGCCCGCGTGTCCTTGGCGATACGCGGGCGACCACCTCTCCGGGTGTTAGCTAGATTCCAAGCTGGTTAGACACAGCCTCCTCAATGGACACATCAATAAAGTTAATGCCCTGGAAGATGGACACCTGTTCGCCCAGCAAGTCACGCGCGCCCATGAGCTGTAGGATGAGCTTGTCGTCGTATTCGAGGCGGCTCAAGTCTACGGTTGCGGTTACGGTCGAAATGTTGCCGTCTTCGTCCTCAACTTCGATTGCGCGCTGGTCTTCATCAAAGAAGTAGAGGGTTGCCTCCGTGTCACCTTCACCGCAAGCAATGGAGATGGTGCGTGCCTTCTCGTTAAGGGTTCCTGCAAGGCTGTCGGCGGTGAAGCTGTCGATGGGGTCGATGTATGCCTTGAAGGTCTGGGTTTCGCCCTGGAAGTTGAGAATGGATTCACACATGATGGAGATAGCCTTTCGGTAAGCAGTGGATGGTCTGTAGCTTTTCTAGAAGCCTTCTTCCTCGCTACATTTACAGTGTAGCACATATTTTAGACAGTACGCAAATTGTAACTACTTGCTATAACCAGAAATTGTAAACGTTGAACTTTCCGGTACATGCGGCGAAAGCGTCAAAAAGATACCCAGAAGAGTCACAATGAACCCGCCAACCATAAGCAAGCATCCAAGCACCTTAGTCACACTACTTGAAAAACGCACAACTAAAATATACCCTGCAAAACCAATGAGAAAGCCATTAATCGCAAGTGACAAAGAGTTCATAATAGCCATTGCGACATAGGAAGCATAAGGAGTCATAAAACACTACCTAACAAATTAAGCTTGACGTACAGCAGGGATACGCCTCAACGCATTAGGGATACTGTCGCCGCTATCGCGGCAATAACTAAAACAATATCGACGGTAATAAGCGCCGTCAAAGCCAGCTTACGCTTACCAGGTGAAAGGTCTACAAGGATAAAATTTGCCACACGGCAAGACAGAGCGATAATAGTAGCAAATCCTACCAGAAAGAGGATGCTGTGTATCGCGAGTGCAACCACAACCAGCACAGCAAGGAGTACGTTCCCTAACTCAGCAAAATAAAAATCCATATCAACACCGTCATCTAAACATTGCGTTGCCCCTCAGCTAAAGCATATGGCTAAGAGGCAACGCGATTATTAGATGGAAAGCTTCTCTACTACTTCCCAGCAGGCAGGGTCGAACTTACGCGCCAGTTCATTATAGAGGGAATCAAGCTCACTATGCACCCACTCGATATAGCTAATGCTCTTACTAATATCGAACATCATTTCGAAGGTGACCTCCATCAACCGGGCGGCGCATTCGTCATAGGTCTTGCCATAGATAACGTATCCCTCAGCCGGGGAGGGGAGGCATAGAGGCTTACCTCCCCCGAAGCTGAACATTTCAGCATAGACACTACCTAACACCTCATTAAGAGGCTCATCAGAGGGTTCTTTCTGATAATCAGCGTAGCGCTCAGCAAAAACATCTAGACACTCGCGGCGCTTTTTCAGTACCCAATCGCGCGCCTCAGCAAGAGCATCCTTAGCATCAAGCAAGAGTTTAGAGACGGTATTGGCGGGGTTACGGTCAGTCAGCGACAAACACAGATGGTATCGAGGTATATCGCTGTTCTGGCAGTAGTTACGGTAAGCCGCCCCCTCATCTTCGCGGGGAACGAAGATAGCGCGGGTGATGCTGTGGAGGCGGTGCGCATAGTCAAACCACTTGCAAACATCACACTCAGAGGCATTTTCTGCCAGGGTGACATAATTGCCTTCCTGAACCGGAAAGTCCCTCCAATATTCGCCATCATATTCTACACCGGACACGGTGAGAAATTCACCGTCAAGATTCTTTTCCGACTTTACGGCGTGAACGTAAAAGGGAGAGTGAATATAAATAATATCGCGGGGAGAAACAGGCATATTTGCAACCTTTCTATAGGTGGTCATTGTGAACACAGGACTTATTGACTATTCATAGTTTACCACATATTTCAGGGTTGCTTATGGGATTAATGCTCTTACTGAAACGCAGTGTTGAAGCGCGGACAGCTGTAGCGGCAGGTACACAAAGAGCCTTCTAACTGCATTTCTACACTTAGAAGGCTCTTCATTCAATACGTGCTTGTATCGAGCAGTAATTACTCACTGGTCAGCAGGGCTATTTCGTACCTCTAGAAGCCACCTCTAGAGATAAAGGTGAAAATTAGGTCAGCCAAAGCGAACCCCATAAAATAACCTGCCGTGGAAATTCCGAAAGAACGCAAGAAACCGCGTGAAGCATTGTAAGCCATATGTGCCTCCTAAATGGAATGAGATAGTGAGGTAGAGTTACCCTACGCTTTCTATCATACCGCTATTCTGCATCGTTCACATCATTACCGGCAGGCAACCAATCGGGGATACATATGCACACGGTGGATATGACGAACACCACTAGTTCAATCAGAGCTACAGTCAGAAACTCGCCATCACGGATGGGGCGATTTATCATCTGCGCCGCAAAAAGCATAAAGAGGCTCAGGAACATTGCCGCAAACCCGGACCAACCAGCGCACTCAACGAAGCCGCGCCAACCTTTTTTAAAGGGTGAGAACCAGAGCGTGCTCCAGACCCAAGCAATCACGATGAACGCCAATACACTAAGTATAAAATGTGAATCAGGCAACACTTACACCTTTCCAAGCAACGAATAGCCATACGACAGCTCAACGCCTATAACGTGGGTAATGTGGTTCCCACTGCGAATCACGGCTTTCCCCGCAAAACTCAAATGTCGAGTAGAAGAGACTGCCGATACACCACAGGGGTATGCCCAGGATAGCGCCCCACACATACGGGGTTGCCGATGAATCACTAAACATTAAGGATAGGGCATAACCAAAGGCGCTTACCCATAAGAACATTCCTGCGAACCAGGCAACAATGAGCCAAAAAGTCCGCGATCAGAAGAACAATAAAACCAATAGTAGAAACAGACCTACAAAGAAGTTAGCCATAGTGCCCTACTTTCCGCCCATTGGTACGTGAATCATAATCTTCTTGTATGCGGGCTTCGCGTTCACCGCGCATCCGCTATCTCGACCCTGTACGCACAGCTTACCCTGTAGGGGGTCTGGGCGGGAAGAATCTAGGAGACCGGCGGGGGCGAGGTAGAACATGTCTCTGTACTCAACCCAGGCTTTGCCGTTTGCTGGGACATCATCAATCACGGCAACCTCATCCTCATCCGACTTATAGATTACCTTAGAGGCAACCAGCACCTCGCCTGAGGAGGATAGTTCACGAGCCTCAACCCATGAATATACCTGAACAGGTTCTTTACTACCACGGTCTTCTTTACCTACAGAAACCCACGTCTCAGATTCACCTTTCACTAGCTGATATTTTTCAGACACCACAGATGTTTTGGAGCCATCGGCGGCAACCGCATACTCTAGCGACACCGGGTTTGAACCAAACCTGGACGGTGAAGCACTAGCACTCCACAAGCCTTGCGTCAGGAGAAGCAGACCTACGGTAGACCAGGTGCGAAGCACACGACCAGCCCACAACCCGTCATCCTCATCGAAAGCATCAAATAGCATCAGGAGAAGCACGCTAACGACAAGGGCGATAAACCCTCCAACACCCCAACCAGTCAGCAGGTTCCCGAATGCCGCCTCTCCAGGCTTGGTTACCACACCAACAATCAGCAGGGACAGTAGCAGTACGACCCAGACACCTACATGGGTGCAATTCATCCACCAGTGGCGAGAATCGCCGCCGTCAGCATCATTACTGACAAACGTCTTAAATAGCCAGACTGAGGCGAGGATACCAATACCGCCGACAACTAGCGGAATTAAGAACGTGTATGGGGCAATCATGAGAACCTTCCTGTAGAGAGTTTGCGTGTGACGTTGCGCGCCACAAGAACAGATAGTATCTCTACCATTCTACCACTAGCGATAACGGGGGAATTATTAAAGCGGTATGTGCCGCATCACTGTAAGGTAGTTAGGTCAGGGTGTGTAGCCAGATGCGCCGCCTGCGTAGTCGCACACTCAGTAATGTCGCAACCATAGGATAGCTAACGCGGGTGTTACTACAACGCCAATCATGCCCACCGCTATAAGCATATGCCCCAAAGGTGAACCAGGTTTGCCCTTGTCCTGGCATTCCTCAATGATGAGGGCACCGCCTATCCCCATAAACACCGAAATGATGAATGGAATGACAGCTACGACAGCTTTTAAGAACATCATAATTAACTCCAAAATGCAGGCAAGGGCATCTACTACATCGAAAGTAGATGCCTTTTATGGTGACCGTTGCGCAAGTAAGCCAACTACCTGCGTAGAGAATCTGACCACACGGAAAATATACCGCCAATACTCCCCATTACTACCGAAAGAGCGAACCACCACAGGCGAACATATCCGTCAGAAACGCTTGCAACCCATAGCCCAGAATAAGCGCCAGCGAGTAAGAATACCGACAGGGAAGCTATAACGTACTTCTTCCGCATTGCTACACATCCCGCTAATTGCCATAAAACCCACAAGCTGAACCTATATTACTATCAATCTAGCACTCGTAAGGGTTTTCCTGGAAAAGCTCAGTGAACCTTAGTGTAATACCGCCCTCTTCTTCGTCCACTTCAATGGTGTAATCCTTAATGTAGAGCTTTGCGGCTGAGCCACCGGCTAAAAGGTGCATCATGAAATGATTAGTCTTCTTCTTTACGGCAGTGCCGTAGCTAACTTTGTTGTCGCCGGTAATAAATGCAACGTCGGGGTCGATTGTGGCGATATGGCTTACGAATCCGCCGCCGTGGTCTTCCGATTCAGTGTGCATATAACCTTTGAGTAAGACCGGCGGCTTATTTTCCGCAACGTAACGAAGTTTCTCCCAAGAGTCGAACATGAACTCGATAGTCAAATTCTGTTCGTTTGCAAAGGTTAGGAACGGGGTTGCCATGATTAACAATCCTTTCAGTGGGTTTAAATGGACATCAGGTTTCCAATCTGCTTGCCCTACACATATATTCTATCACAGATTTAGCGTCATACACCCGAAACGGAATCTGTCACACCTTTAAGGAATAGAGAAAGCCCCTCAGCTTATTACTGAGGGGCTTTCAGCATGTCGTTAGATGGTAAGGGTGCCCTCCCGGTCGTCGAACTCATCCACGTAGGTTGAGTAAGACCAATCGCTTTCTACCATCTCCCGGAACTTATCGGCAAGCTCACCGTCAGCCTTTACGGTAGCGAAGAGAAGATAGTCATTAGCCTTAAAGAGGAAGTTACTAGGCTCCCTGATGGTTGCAACTAGGGGTCCATAGTCTGCAAAGTAGTTGCCCATCAACGCGCTAATCTCTCGCCCTTCCAGAGCCAGCAGGAAGGTGCCATCTTCATTTTCCTCAATCGCCTCAACCTTAGCAATTTCGTTCTCAGTAAGTGCATTGAGGGTTGCCTGACGGTTAAGCTCAGTCATTTCACCAAGCTTGAAGCGACCTTCCTCGACCTCTTCAAGAAGCTGGCGGCCCATGAAGTTGATGATGTTGATAACCTGTGCCATGATGTGAACCCCTTTCGGTAGAAAACTTATTAAACCAAGTGTACCACAGAAATAAACATGTAGCGAACATTGACTTACTATGCCTGAGTGGGCAAAAAGAAGAGCCTTAGGGTACCCACCCTAAGGCTCTTCAACGTCCCATCCTCCCCAGGATTCAACGTTGTTACAATCATAGCATAATGTCAGCTTCTTGTACACCCCCTTTTTTCAATAGGTTACAGGCGATGAAGCTTTGCCAATGATACGCCGCATGTGTAGTGCGAAAATCCATAGTGGGTAACACGTCCATTTATAGTAATTCACTGAGCATACGCCGTAGTAGGCGCACATAAACCCCCTCGTTGCAAGCCCTCTGCAATAAGGGGGTTTATGTATTTAAGCACTAGATAGTTTCGAAGTACTCCATCAACTCCTTCGCCTCAGGAGTCGTTACCATATCAACAGCAAATCCATCTTCGAGGTCAATAGCAGAAATCTCTACAGCATTCTCGCTAAGAATAAGGGTTGCCTCGATACCTGCATCAAGCTCAACGCGCACCGTGTCACTCTGAACAATATACGGACCGTAGACAACAGAGCCATCGGCGGCACGCTTGAAGCCCTTAATACCGGCAATCAGTTCATCCACGTTAGTAATGGCACCCTCAGTAAGTGCAATGTCCACAGAGGAAATGAAGTGGCGGTCAGTGTTGTAAATGGTCTGCATAACGACAACCTCTCAGTCTAGGAAAGTGGCTGTAGCTTTTCATTGGAAATCATCTTCCTTGCTACACCTATAGTCTATCACAGATTCTAAACCATGCGCAAAGCAAATATAGGCGAGGTGGAACATCCATACTACCATAGATGCATTCTTCTCTTATATGCTAGTATTCCTTACTCTTCCGGGTGTTCGGCGTGCCAAGCCGCTCGTTCATCAGACTGAATAGTATCCCTTATGTCTCGTTGCCCTTTAAGAACCTCACGCATACTTTCAGCTTTCTCGACCATCTTATCGCGATACTCTGCCTTTTCCTCTTTGGATGCAGGCTCGAAATACTCGATGCCAGTCGCAGAAGAAACGAGTATCTTGCGTGGCGCTTCGATACTCTTGTCAAAAGAGCTTGCCCATGTCCCATTGCCAGTATCGTGAAACTCAAGTTCCTCAATGCCGTAAATCTTACCTATCTCTTTAGGAGTCCTAGCACAACGTAAATAGTCCCCGCCAAAGTAAGGTAAGACAGCTCCACGGTCAATGTCACCAAGCGCCTGCAAAGTCTCAATCTTACCATCACCCTCGTGGACAACAATACCCTTCGGGCAACCCCACATGTTCATAGGCTCATCAATAAACTCACCACGAATAAGCACCATGTCACACTCGCTTGTAAGCACAACACCCGCAACACTTGAGCCATTCGTCAAAAAGATGGGACCAGACACAACAGATGAACCCTTAATAGAACTAAACCTATGCACATACGCACCATCAGAAACACGGGCACGACCCGAAACCCACGAGTGATTGACCACCTGCGTCTGTTCACCAAGAAGTTCAAGCGAAGGCTCTTCAAGGTATAGCCCCTCAAAATTACGACCAACCACCTGTGCAAAACCAGTAACTAACGATTCATCCACATGGGCACCGTCAATCACCTGCGCAAAATCAGAAATGAGCGACTTACCGCTAACTGTAGATGGGTAACCAACATGGGCGTGACCAGTCACCTGAGAATCACCCGAAACATAACCTGACACAAACGCTTCATCAGCGACCCAGCAATCACCTTCGTTAGAAAGCGAGTTTCCAGTATCAAAAGTAACATACCCGCCAAGGTCACCCGGCTCAACCGGCGGCAACCCAAACGGACGCTCAATCCTACGCAAAGCACGAATACGATAATACCTTGTGTCGCCAATAGCGACACTATGCTTATCGGTAGTCAAAATCTCGTACTTAGCACTACGTAAAGTAGCCCCATCCGGGAGTAGCATCTTACACTCGTTACTCAGGGAAAGAATGTCAGAGCGAACACCTGCGCTTGCACGCGCAACAAACGATTTAATAGAAACCATATGTAGGTTCCTCCTATTCTATTGTTCCCACTATCAGCAATTGGTAACGCCATGCCATTATGAGTGCTAGGCAACCAGCATGGGGATAGCGGGAGTATATTTCACATGCACCATTTCAGCAATGCATGTAACCCGTATATCGCAATCTAGAACAGCTCAAAAGGTCGCCTTTGCGGGGTGAGATGAATATTGCTTGACATAAACTATGAACTAACCGCGAACTACGCCTGCACAATTCTAGGGCGTGATGCCTGGGGTATTCACCTGAACAATGCCTGGGGCAAACACCTGGCATGAAAACCGCGTAGAAGCCAGTACCTACAAGCAACATAAGGGAGTTATAGAGTAACCGACTGCAATAATAGTGTTGCGAGACGGCGACAATTGGCAAACTAAGAAAATAAGATGAGGATAAATGCGACACGTTGCATCGTTGCTTACTGTCGCAAACCTCTGGGAAACCTGCAAGCAAACAAAAAAAATACCCCCAAACCTGTCCCTATAGGCTTGGGGGTATTTCACACTATGGTGCGTCTGATGCTTACAGTATATCAGGCGTTGATACTAAAAGCAACTTTTTCGCTTCGGTTCACACTGTTAGGAAGCTCACAAGTTCCCGCGTGTCACGCAGTTCGTGTTCAGTATCTGCGAGGCGGTCATAGACCTGCTCAATTTCCTGGTTAGCCGCCTTGTATGCTTCCTGAATGTTGTTGGGGTTGCGGCGTGAACCCGTGTAGAGAGGCGAGTAGAAATCTTTACGGAACAGTCCGGTTAGCATTGCGGGACGTTCCGGCTTCTCAAATAGGTTCTGGTATGCTTTAGCGGCTTCCACGCCGAGGTGACGCATCGTTCCCAGATATTTGGCGTATGCGAAACCCTCCGTGGGGTCATCTACATTTACAGGCGAGAACCTGTTTGAGCAGTCGTAGGTTTCGGTGCTGGTTACTAGCTGTAGGGGGTATTCCCATGCGTTCCAGTCTGAAATGCACATGTAGCCGGTAGTACCGTCATCTAGGGTTACATGTGCCTTCTTCCCCTTGATGCTGTCTACACGGAAATAGCCTCGCGAACGCCCAGCAGAGTTACTGCTCTTCTTGCAGTTGAATCGGTAGACGCGCCCGACAGCGAGAGTTGCACCCCTCAATTCCACCTGAGGGTGGGTTAGTGACTCGAAGTAACGAGGCTCCGCGATACTGTAGGTATCTTCGGGCATCTTCTCAAACAGCGTTGCGGTCGCTTCACTGTATCGGATGCGTTGCTTTGCAACCCAGGCGCGCGCCTCACTTACCGCCTCAGCGTATTCGTCTAGGCGCTTGCAGATAGCCTGCTTCTGCTGTTGGGTCAGCTGTAGACCTACTTCCACGCCTAGCGCCCCATGTTCGGCGTTGTATGCGCTAATAGGGTCTTTAAGGTCAGTACCGCTAAGGTTCGTGATGATTTGCTGGGCGGCGCGACTCTTAGCGCAGTACAACAGCCAATCCTCAGCCGTGGCATTAGGCACATGCTCCCAAGGCTCATCAGGGGTAATGGTTGCGGTTCCAATGTCGCCATTAGGTCGCAGTAGTCGCGCCTTACCATCAGTCGTTACAGTCAGGACGCGGTAGACGTATGGTTCATCAATGAGGATGTCGCCTCGATTTACAGCAGAAATATCCATGATTCCTCCTTCTAGGGGTGTTGGTTGGGTATTGGGTGCCCACGGGATGCTACATGCCAGAGATGCCGCCGTAGGCAATCTCCAAGTCGTACATATCCATGCCATTAATAACGTCAGGCGCGTCAATATATCCGTTTGCCGTCATTCGGATAATTTCATCCTTAATGCGTACAGCCAAACCGTAGGGAACGGGTTCGCACTGCATAAAAGTCATCTTGGAAGGTTCCCAGTTATCCGGCACATAGTCATCATCCTCATCATTAGAGGGGAGATAGAAAGGCTCTTCAATAGTGAACTTTACGACATAGTTGCCTTGTTCCTGCGGGTCGTTCGCCTGCTTAATCTCGACATTCTCGACGGCGAACTCGTCATGCCACCAAAAGTCGGCAAGCTTATCGGGACTAGGAGTGACAGCCTTGAACTTGAAGTTAGACGTGAAACGCATGGGGGACTCCCTTAGGGGTTGATGTGTTGGGCGTGATACTTAACGCCTCGTATTTAAAAATAGTGTACCACAAATTTACCGCGACATCAATCGCGAGTTATGCAACTATTCACTGTCGCCAGTACGCCCCATTAGTGCGCACCACCAACCGACAGGGTACTTCAACAGCGCATCAAGAACACGCCACAGAACCGCGACCAAAGCAGTTAGCCCAGTAGTGACAAAGCATAATACAAGGGACATGACCGGCGCGACCCACAACATCGCCCACAACTCAGGCACAGAGCTTCTATTAGGAACCACATTATCCGGGGCAAAGATATGAATACAGACCGCAATGCCAGCAAACAGCACCCCGGTCATAAACGTCATTTTTGCCAAGTTGAAATACTGTCGCTTACCGAATGGCTCCTCATCTTCATCCATTAGCGCGAACAGCTGTAGAACAATTCCAGGTAATACCGTGAAAAAGCTACCAAACATCGCAAAAAGCAACAAAGAGTCAGTGGCGACAGAACTAAAAAACATGATAAGCACACTCCTATAGAAAACAATGATTAGTATCTAGAATATACAGGATGCCGTGGCGCTGTCAAGCAACAAATAAGTTGCAAACCATTGCGAAGCAACCACCATCAACTCAACACTCACCGAACTACCACCCCCCCCACTAGCGGGAATCGTGCCCAAACTCTAATTAAGCGGAAACACCATCTGCACCCCAAAGCAGAACATGCTTATCCCAATAACGCCAATAGCTACACCTAGAATAGCGTCCATTGCAGTATCAAGAGGAGATGAAGTAACCCCGACAGCCAACATCACCAACAACAGACCAATGCCCGCAATTAGCAAGAAAAATACCACATGGAACACGGAAGCAATATTAGCCCCCGTAACAGCTACCTCCAACATGGCGCACTACAACCCATTAATGATGTCGCCGCCACCGCTGTTATTAGTATTCACTGAACTAGTGTCACCTGTACTAGCTGGAAGTGTACCCGCGTTCGGGTTATGCGGAAATGCGTTCGCCAAACCCCAACACACCGTGAAGATACCGACAATACCAGTAAGGAACCCTATAAAGGCTTGGAATTTATTCTTAGCTTGCCCGATAGTCACAAACCCCTGGTACACCATCATTGCACCAACTCCTGCAAACGCTAAGAAAATTGCTGAATGAACCACGGCATCCATATTTATGTACATAGATTACTCCTAAAAAGAAATTAGCGGATAAACGGCGGCAATGGCTTGAAGAGGTGAATGTAGCTGTGGTGTAACGTGTGAACTTAACGCCGTTCTACTCTTTTCTTTACCACATCACCACATAGATAGCCGCCACAGTGGTGAAAGTAGACACGGCAACATTAGCCCCCAAAGATGGCGGATATAACCCCATGCGCTAGAGAATCATGGACATCACAGATAGGATAACACCAACCGCGCAAACACCCATCCAAAGAACCCAAACGGGAGCTTCACGCGCATCCGTAGCGCCTATAAACTTAGACATTGCGCGAAAAAATCCAAAAAGGCAAAGCACAAGGGAACATGCACAAAGCACGGACAGTACCGAACTATCAATATGGAAAGTCATTACGTGCCACTCCTAGCAATATCGAGAAACGTGCTAACCAGTATAACACCTTAAAGTCACTCTATATTGGAATGTTGATGCAGGGTGCAAACAGCTACTCTTCTTCGTAGGGGAACATTAGGTCTTCGATGTCGTCGTCAGCGGTGATGTCCCAGCACTCCATGTACAGGCGGTTCGTCTCTTTGCACGCCTCCAGATGCTCATCGCTCAAAGCGGCATAAGCCACCGGGCTAACATAACCCAAAATCAGCTGAGGTGAAAACACGTCATGGAAGAACCCCGGCGCATCGTTAAAGTAATTCCCAGCCGCAGAAATATAGTCAGCTTTACGGTCATCAAGCGTCCCATCCGGCTTAAATTGTTCTGAGTAGAAACGCGGCGACTCATTACCATCAGCATCCTCATACTCAAGGTCTGTAACAAACCGTGAAGCAAACGAATCCGCTTCACGTAGAAGCTCATCTTCCGGGATTCCAGTATTGCGGGACACCTCATCAGCCGTAAGCATAGAACCACTAAGGAACGCAGGAATACCGCACATGTTATCTACACGCCCCGCCTGCATCTCATGCCTATAATAGTCAATGCGGGCATCAATGACCTCACGGCTAGGCAAAGCCTTTAGAGGCTCCAGAATATGATAGGGCACCTTACCCTTAGCCGCGTTCGTATCCCAATCTAAAGCCCTCTCAATAGCTTCCTTCAAGTCCGGGTCTTCATCAACACGAAACGCCCTCAACAGGTCGAACACAACGTTAGCCACACGCAACAAGTCAGCGGGCGCAGTAACAGTATCAGGAGTGACCTCCACCCATGCGGGCGCTTCCTTGTGGCTATTCTCAGTCATAGTATCCCTCTCCAGCTAATAAATGTGGATTATGCGGCTAGGCGGACTACCCAACCCATACACAACAATTGTAACACGCGCCAAAGGTTCACTATGAAGATTATCTAACTATGCCACAGAGAATGCCGTTCCACCGCTAAGACAAGCATATAACACAAACCCCCTATGGGTACTAACTCCATAGGGGGTTTGTCAATGTTTAGATGTTGATTTCAACCTCTCCATCTTCGGGGTCGAGGCTGTAGATAGCCTTGTCGAGACGGTACCCGGCAATCTCGTCTCCCTCGTAACGAGAGGTAAGTGCCTCGAAGTCCTCAGCAGACTCAGGGGTAGCATCCACCTCATGCGCACCGTGGTCATTTCCTAGAGTAAGGGTGATGGTGTTATCGTAGTCGTTAATGTCGATGTGGTCTACCTTGACTTCACAGCAGTTGGAGTACTCGTAGTTTGCGTGGGGTGCAAGCTCTGCAAGTTCCTCAGCGGAAAGCTCAAAGTTGAAAGTTGCGACGGACATGGTTGCCACCCTTCGGTAGTTGGTTGATGCTTCGTGGCTTTCGGGTTTCTTTCCCGCTTGCCTTATATTTATAGTCTATCACAGATTTAAAACTGTATGCAAGCCAAATATGTGTGAAGTGGGACACAAAGAACTATATTAGTTAGCCGCACACCACGTACAACACCTAGCCGTCATCTACACAGAGGTCATACTGGAACCTGCCACAACAAACGTAACGCCATACAGTACAACATGTATCATTAAGTACTCATAGGCACCCCAACCAAGACACACCCCAACAAGAGAAAGTAAAGCCTCAATCAAAACAAAAACCAAGACAATAATCAGCAGACCCATACTTCACCTTCCTGTTATAAGTGGCAATCGAAAGTCACCTAGATTATGTGTAGCCCAAAGTGAGCTACACCGGCGGCAATAAGAACAGGTATATGAATCACTGCAAGCATCTCAACAAGACTCCTCATGTTCACATCAAGAGCAATGCCAAGACTGAAAACTAGAACCATAATTAGGACATAGGATTCTAAAGCAATAACCCAAATAGGCACGCCTTACCTCCGCCCCTCAGACGACCCAATGCCAACCTCAGCAGTACCAACATTAACGCGCCCGATAGTGACCTTATAGTTGGCGCTCGCAAACCGTTCACCAAACAGGCGCGAACCATCATCCCAACGAACCACACCAGACTCACGAACCAAAGAGCGACCACCCTTCACAACACCCATAACAGGCACACCTTCCTTTCACAAGAAAATAAATAATTAACATGAGCACCCTCCTAAGTACTCATACCCATTATCTCACACAGTGAAACATTGAGGCAACCTACGAGGTGGAAACACCACAACCACATATAAGTCACAGGAAACATAAATAAAGCCGCAAAGCAACCCCTGTACAGGAAGCCACCCCACGGCTTAAAGCTAACACATGCCACCTACTACACGGTAGCGAACGTCACAGTCTGCTTAAAGACCGGAACCCCACCCTCAAAGTCCACAAGAGCCTGACCCTGCGCTACACGATTACGCATCACAACCTTAAAGTCTTCCACCATACGACGCATAAGAGCATCACTCAGAGCAACCTCACCCTCAACATCAACACTCATAGTCACACGACCAATCAACCAGCCGTCATCGCCAGGCTCTTTAGCCGGGTTAGTCGCCTGCACCCCATAAGTAACGTGAGCCTCCTCACCTGAATCCCAGGATACGAACTCAAGAGTCATCTTAGAAGAAACCCATGACTCAACATCGCCCATGTGGGCAGTGCTGGTAGCGGTAAAGGGAAGGGTGGTGTAAGTGTAGGGCTTCATCATCTTAACAGCGCAGGACATTTGTGTGACTCCTCAAACATGCGTATTGGTCATTGGCTTTACGGGAAACACCCCCGATTGAACAATTTAATTATACCACAGATTCAGACGGGGGCGCAAGCTATAGTGTGTGGCTCACCCCAGCAGAAACAAATGATGGGCATGAGCACCCTTCAAGCACTCACACCCATCACCACACTTAGCGAAGCAACCAGCAAACAACCACCACTAAGACATAGCCGCCCAAGAGAGCGCTCGCCATCAACTACAAGAGCGGTCACCCAAACCTAGTAGCCGGAGGATTCAGCGGCTCCCATACGCCACCCCTCCCTAGGCGGCGACCCCCCTAGATAGTGAACCCTAGCTCACGATAGAAGCCTACCAGCTGTTCACGCAACCACCGGACATACCCGATACTCTTCTCAATATCGAACAGAATGTCAGCACTTGCCTCCATCAACTCACCACAACGCTTACCGTAGTCATCACCCCAACCGTAGTAGCCACCGTTAAGCTCTTCACGGGAGGGCAGGCACTTAGGCTTACCGTCACCAGCGGCAAACAGGTCAAGGAAAATGTTGCGCAATGCGCCAGGAAGAGAAACGTCCTCATACTCACTCAACTCAAGGTAAGACTCAATATCCTCAAAAGAACCAATAGGCAGAAGCTTCACAGTATCCGCCAGCATCGAAATCTTCTTACCGCCAACCTCAGCCAGCAGGAGAAGATAATCATAGTTAGGACCATACTTAACACCATGAATAAAACCCAGACACTCACTTACCTCAGTAGACGCACCATAAATAACAATCTCAGGCTGACCGACAGTACGAACAACCTTGAAATACTCATACCCATCCTCAATAGGCGCACCCTCACGTCGGAACCGATACACACCACCAGACCTAAACCCAATACCAGGTCGCACATCACAACGCTCACCCAAAGACGGCTCACCCCAAGGGCGACTATGATACTTCAACCAGCCCGCATGAAAATCCTCAAACGCACGCAGGCACTCCATACGCTTCCCTGTAACCCACGCCCTCGCCCCAACCAGAGAAGCCTCAACCTCACCCAGCCACCTAACAACAGCCTCAGCAGGTTCACAGTCAGACAACGACAATTCAACACCCTGCCCCTCCATCAGCTTACCCAAAGCCCTAACACCATCACCAGGACTAAACACAGCATCCCCCAAACGCTTCAAGCGACGCTCACGGTCAAACCACACCAACGCCTCAGACTCAGGCACATCAACAGCCAACGGAACCACACCCTCACCAATAGGAATGTTCGAGTGAACCACACCCCCACCATCAACACCAGACACCGCGAAAGACACATCCTCACGCGAACGCTCCATAACAATAGTCTGCACATGCAGAACACCCACAACAGTAGACACAACATCACCAGGAAAAACAGACATCAACAAAACTCCCTTTCAATAAACTCAATGAAGCAGGCAGAACACCCACCCACAAAAACAAAACATGCCACCCAAGCAAGCACACACTCACCCAAGCAGAAAACCAAAAGTAGAGAAGCGAGGCGGGAACCCAAACAGGAACCCGCCCCTTCGCTAACACAAGACAGTGCTAACCAAATACACGCTCACGCGCATAAGAAACCACATCATCCACAGCGTTCAAAATCTCCAAAGCCAGCGCCTCATCATCCTTAGCAACAGCCTCAGCCCAATCGGGGGCAAAAGAAGACGCAAGGTTACGCAACTCATTGTACGACCACTGCAAGCGACGCTCTTTCTCATCCACCCCATCCCACACACTAGGATTAGCAGACGAAGCGCTCGCATCAAACATCGCCAAATTCAAAACCGCCGCCTTCACAAAACTGCCCGTAGAGAACAGCGCACCAATCTCAGACAAAGAACACACCAACCGGGCATAAGTGTTCTTAGCCCTAACCTGAATCTCAACACTAAAAGCCATAACTAACAATCCCTCCATAGGAACAAGATGAAGAATAACGGCAGGTAACGATTACCCGCCATATGATTACCCTATAACTATACCACAGAAAATAGACGACACGCAAGCTTGTGATACACAATGGCGCAACCTACCACACCTGGCACCCGCAAAGCAATAAAAACCATCCTTCGACACCCCGGCACCAAGGCTTAAAATCGCGCTCGCACCATGCGCTTACCAAAAATCAACCCCTGGAGGTTGATTTTTAACCCCTGAAAATGAGAATCTGTACCAAAGTGCATAACGCGCTGACTAGGGCAAATGATACATTCCCCCACATACCGAAACACCCAAAAATACCCCGCGCCACAATGCACACAAAAACCCACCCAAAAAACCTAAAAAACGTCATAATTACCACCAAAACCCCTGCGCCAAAGACGCAGACAACCCAATTCACCTCAAAAATCTATATAAAACACCTTAAAATCAACTTCTACAGGTTGATTTTAAGCCACTACTACAGCCCTGTCACCCAAAACGCAAAAACGTCCTGACTAGGGCAAATGATACATTCCCCCACATACCGAAACACCCAAAAATACCCCGCGCCACAGCACGCTACCAAAAACACAAGAAAAGGAGAAAGAAAAAAGGGAAAGAGCAACCAACCGCGTGAGCAATATGACCCACACCACACCCAACCACCACACCACCTTCCACCCTGCCCAACCTACCACCACTCACACCCACTAACCGTTTCTAGCCCCTCCGTATATACCGTGTGCCATCCTATGCGTGCTTACCCTATCTACCTACCCTCTCTATACCTGTCGTGTATTACTTAGTCTGCGTGTATCCCTATGTGTTTCTAGCATATATGTGCCTTCCGCTCTTATGTCCTCTCTTTATGCTTCTTTTGCCTTTCTTGTGTATACGTACTGTGTTGCCTCTTATCTTCTTTTGTGTGTCTCTTGTATCTGTTGTTGCCTTCGTGTTTTTCTGTGCTTGCGTATTGTGTGCCTGTGCTTCTTTCTGTTTATGGTGTATGTGTCTGCGCTTATCCTCTATGTCTGTCGTGTATTGGTGTTTATTTTGTGTATCTGTTTATCCTGGGTACTTCTTTCTTTGTAGTGTTATTGCTTTCCTCTTTGCGTGTCTGTGTCTGTTATGTCTTGTTGCTTTTTCCTTTTCTCTTGTGTCTTGTGTCTTGGTTATTCGTGTTTTTGGTGTTTATTTTTAGTGTTGCCCAAGTTCTTTGTGTGGTTTTGGGTTTGTGGTGCGTTGTTTTTTGGGGTTTGCTTGGGGTGGTTGGTTTGGTTTTTTTTGTTGTGGGGGTGTTTTTGTGGGGTTTTTGTTTGTTGGGTGGGTGTTGGGGGTTTTGTTTTTTGGGGGTTGTCTGGGTGGGGGTGTTTTTGTGGCTATGTTTGTGGTGTACTATTTTTTTGTTTTTTCTTTTTTGGAGTGTGGTTGTTGTGGTTGTTGGGCGTGGTGTTTTGGAGTCTGGTGTTGGTGTTGGTGGTTTGGGTTCTGGGTTGTTGGGGGATGGGTTGTCTGGTGGTGTGTGTGGGGTGTTTGTTCCGGGTGGGGTTGGTGTTGAGTTGTGGGGCGTTGATTCTGGTGTTGTTGGGTTGTTGGGGGTTGATGGGCGGGTTGGTGTTTGGGGTGGTTCGCTTCGTGGTGCCGGTTTTGTTGAGCCTGTGGGGGTTGGTGTGTCGGTGGGGTGGGGCTCGTCTGGTGTTGTGGATGGTGTTGGGGGTTTTGTGGGGGTTGGTGTTGGTGGCGGTTTTGTTGAGGGTTTTTGGGGTGGTGGCGAGGAGTTTTCTGAGCCTGCTACTGATGGGGTTACTATAGAGGGGGTTTCTACGGGGCTTGAGGGGGCTTCTGAGGGTGTTTTGTCTATTGGCGGTACTGTTTTACCTTCTACTAGTTTTAATAGGTCTGTGGGGGCTTCTAGAGGTTCGGGTTTGTTTGGTGTTGTGGGTGGTTCTGGCGTGAGGTTTGGTTCTTCGTCTGGGTTTGGTGGTTCTGTGGCTGGTGGGGTTGATGGGTTATTGGGCATGTTGGGTTGTTCGCCAGTGGGGTTGTTTATGGGGTCTGGGGTGTGCGGTTTGCCGATTGGTTTGCCCGTTGGTGATTTTGTCGGTGGGGTTGATTTTGGTGGGGTTGGCTCTGCTGGGTTTGGTGGTGTGGGTGCTGGTGCGGCGGATGTTGGTGGGGTTTCTGGTGGTGTTGGGGTTGCTGTGCCGTGGTTGGTGTCGGGGGTGTCTGGGTTGGATGCGTTGGCTGGTTTGGGTTCTGTTTCGGGGTTTGGTGTTGATTTGTCGGGTGTTGTTGGGGTTTTTGGGTTGCCGGTTGGTGGGGGTGTTTCTGGTGTTGGCGGGTTGTCTTGTTCTTGGGGTTTGTCGTCTGCTGGTTTGGGTGTTTTGGGTGGTGGTGGTGTTGGGGCTGGTTTTGGGCGTAGGGTTGGTGTTTGGGGTGTTGGGGCTGGTGGTTTTGTGCCGGGTGTGTCTGGTGTTGTTGGTGCTGTTGAGGGTTTTGATGTTGATGGTGGTTTTGTTGATGGGGGTGTTGGGGCTGTGGTTGATGTTGATGGGTGGTTGTGGCGTTCTCTTGTGTTTGGGGCGGGGCTTGTTCCTGTGGGGTTTGGGTCGGTGTTTGGTGGTGGTGTTTTGTCGGTGGGGGTTGCTGGTTCTTGTGGTGGTGTGGTTGATGGTGTGTCTGGTTTGTGGGGTGTTGGGGGTTTGTCGGGTGTGTTTGGTGGTGGTGTTTTGCCTGGTGGGTCGCCGGTGGGTTCTTTGGTTGGTGGTTTGAGGGGTGTTTCGTCTGTGGTGGGGTTGGTTGATGTGGTGTCTGGTGTTGGTGGTGGTTTGGGGTTGTCGGGGGTTTGTCCGGTGTTTGGTAGGGTTGCGGGTTTGGGTTCTGGTGTTTTGTGGGGGTTGTTGCGTGGTGGTTTGGATGGTGTTTTGGGGTCTGTTGGTGGGCGTGTTTTGTCTGGTGTTGTTGGTTCGGTTGTTTCTGGGCGTGGTGGTTTGGATGGTGGGTTGGGTTTGGGGTTTGTGGCTGGTAGTGAGGGGTTTGGTTCGCCGGTGGGGGTTGTTTCTGGTGGTGGTGGGTCTGCTGGGTTGTTTGGTCGTTCTGGTTGGGGTGTTTCTGGTGGTTGGGTTGATGTGCCGGTTGGTTCGCCGGTGTTGGGGTTGGGTGTTTCGGTGGGTGAGGTTGTGTCGGTTTTGGGTGGTTAGTGTGTTGTTGGTGGTATAGGAAGATGCCCCTGGTTTCCCGTGTTTGTGCGGGTTGCCAGGGGTATCTTTTGGTGTTTTGGGGGTTATTCTTCGTAGTTGGTGTGGGTGGTGATGGTGTTGATGTGGTGGAGGGTTTGGTTGGCTAGGTTGGCGCGTCCTTCTTTGATTGCGATGTCGTGTACGGTGGTGAGGTAGTCTTTGGCGCGCCAGAGGATTTCAGTGTCGGATACCCAGTGCATTTCGCCAGGGATTGCGTAGTAGTCTGAGATGTTTTGCCAGAGGGAGATTAGTTCTTCTTCGAGGGTTTCTTTGTCGTTGAGGGTGTGGTATTCGGGGTGGTTGAGGGTGTCGTGGAGTGCTAGTGCGGTTTCGGGGGTGAGAGGTGCGGTGTTGGCTTCTGGGATGTTGAAGGTTTCGGGGAGGGTGTCGGTGTCTTCGTAGTTTTCGGTTGCTTGGAGGACTGTCCAGATGTTGTACCCGCCTTCGGGGGTATCGTATTCGTCGGGTTCGTGGAAGATTACGCGGGTTTCTCCGTTGGCTTTGAGGGTGTGTGCGATGGCGATGTCGTTGTAGTGTTCGGTGCTGTACCAGATGGTGATGTTGTCGTCGTTTTCGACGGCGTAGTAGGTGGGTTCGATAGCGTCGCCTCGGGTGCCGATGTTTACGGCTTTGAGGTCTGGTAGGTCGTTGGTGGTGAGCTGTCCGTTGGTGCGGGTGAGGGTGATGGTCTTGGGTGCGTTGAAGCTTGCGTGGCGCAGGCGTGCGGTGGCGTGGTCGGTGTTGGTTACCTGGTCGATGGTGTAGATTGCCATGCGGTCGTTGGTGGTGTTGTCGGTGGGGATGAGGAGGATACCGTCGTTGGTGTTGAGGGTTTCCCAGTAGAGGAAGGGGGTGATGTTTCGCATTGTTGATGCTCTCTTTCTGTGTTTAATGATTGGGTGTTCGCCCCTTTTTTGGGTTCCCTGTATGGTTAGGGTGGGGTGGTGGGTTGAGGCTCACCTCAACCTTTCATGTTTAGATTGTACCACATATTTGCGATGGATGCTCTTTAGGGGTGTTCTAATTCTCTTCTATGCGTGGGATGTATTGTATCTAGAGATGTTTACCGGCGTGTTTTCTTGATTTTTTGAGGGGGGGGGTATTATAGGGAGTGCAAGTATTTTTGTTTTTCTTTTGGAGGCTACTTCCATGTTGCACAATGTTTTTGATGAGTACCCTGGCTTCAAGTTTTTCTCTGCTGAGGATGTGTTGAGGGTTCGTTCTTTAGGGCTTCCCAAGTCTACTTATGATTGGGAGAATGAGCATTTTGAGCTAGTTTCTAGTGTTCTTGGTGTCTCTACTGAGTTCATGTATGAGCGTTTGGAGGAAGCGTTTGGAGGCGGTTCTGCCGGGTGGGGTATTTATTGTGAGTGGGGTGACGGGTTGTCTTTGGCTGAGCTGGAGGATAAGGGGTTGCCGGGCACTGAGGTGATGCGCCTGTATGAGGAGGGTTACCTTAATGGTGGCATCTGGGAGGGTGCTTTGCTGTTTACTCGTGCCCAGTTTTGGGGTGGTGCCGGTAAGGGAGTTTGGAGTGTGTCTGGTGAGGGCGCTTTGAGGTTTAACCCTGAGTTTTTTGAGTGTGTGAAGATGTTCAGGGCTGTTGGTGTGAAGCCTCATATTACTGATGATTTTTTGTTCACGCCGTCGTTTGAGTATGGGTTTTTGTCGGCGGCTGAGTTGTTGATGTCGGGTGATGAGGCTCTGGTTGCTCTTGTGTTGGATGATGCGCGTGAATGTGCGTTGGGGCGGCGCGCTGAGGTTGTTGGGCGTGCGTGGGGGCGTGCTGGTGTGGGTAATGTTCCAGTGCCGGGGAATGTTGTTGCTTTGACGGTGGCAGGTGTTGTTCCGTCTGTGGGTGGCGGTTCTTTGGCTGATTTGGGGGCTTTGGCTGAGGTTTTGCGTGTCCCGTGGGGTGTTTTGGTTCACCGTTTCGCTAGTATTGATGAGCGTTCTAATGGTGTCCGTTGGGCTGGTTTGCCACCCCACAAGGTAGCTAAGGGGTTGGGGGTTCCTGAGGATGTAGTGGCGGGTATGTGTGAGTCTGGCGAGTTGCTGGCGGGGAAGTATGGGGATGGCGATTATATTGTTGAGGGTGTGCATCTGATGCCTGTTTATGGGGATGATGGGTTAGTGATTGATTGGGTGTTTTTCTCTGGGTCTGTGCGTCTTGTGGGTGAGTTGCGTGATTGGGGTTGGGGTGATGACCGTATTGTTGAGTTTTTGGAGAGTCCGTCGCCGTGGTTTGGGTTGGTTGCGCCTGTTGAGTATGCGCGTCTTGGTGATGAGTATGTGGATGCGGTTCTTGCGGTTGTGCGGTATTGCGGGTAGCCGTTTGTAGGTGCTGGGAGGGGTGAAGTTTTTTGTTTCACCCCTCCCAGTTTTTAGTGTTTGTGTTGCCTTGTTTGGTATCATAGTTTTGCACTTATTTTTCTTTCTATTGTGGGGGTTGCTTAATGTCTTCTCGTGTTATTTCTAGTGCGCAGGCTGAGGTTCTTGCTGGTGTGAAGCAGGAGGTTTGTGAGTATGTTGATGTGAAGGTTGGCTCTGGTGATGTTGTGATTACTGAGTCTCTTCAACGTGTTTTGCTGTTTCATTGTTGTGCGGCTGTTGGGCTGTTTATGCTTCGTGAACGTGAGGGTTCTCAGCCTTATTATTCTGCTTATGGTGGTAGAGGCAAGTTCCCGCTAACTGTTGAGGGGGTTAAGGAGATGCTTTGCAAGGCTGTTGATGACTTGTGCGAGGCGGGGTATCTTGATGTCGCTGAGGGTGACGGGGAGAAGCTTACTTCTTACATTTGTGAGGGGATTGACACTGCCGTCGCCAAGGGTTCAAGGGGTCTTACTGCCGTGGAGTCGGTGTTTGGTGAAGATTTGCAGGGTGTCTATACGGAGCGTGCTGTCTGTGAGTATTTGGGTGTGACTTCGGGTGAGTTGGAGGAGATGGTTAAGAGTAATCGTGTGCTTAGGTTCCCTTTGTCCGATTTTTCGAAGCATCCGGCGTGGGTGGGTGTCATGGGGTACCCTGGTTTCCAGTTTGAGGGCGGTTCTGTGAGGGAGGATATTGTGAAGCTTTTGGGGGTGTATGGGTCTTCCGATGCTTTTAGTTCGACTCAGACGGCGCTTTTGATTGGTGGTCCTAGTTTGGCGTATGCTGGCATGAGTCCGGCGGAGTTTATTAAGCAGTATCCTGAGATGTTTGATGTTGTTTATGCGTATTGTGAAGGCGATTTGAACCACGCGGAGTCTTGGCGTTAGTTAAAATATAGGGCAAAAAGTATCCCTTAAACTCTTCTCTGTAGAGAGTTTAAGGGATACTTTTTTGTTAGTGGGTAATGTATTTGGTTTCGAAGATTGAGTAGTCATTTGTATTAATGACTAGCATCTCACCCACTAAACCGTTCTGGTATACTGGCTTGTTGTGTTCTGAGAGGGCGTGAACTACTTCCATTTGGGGGTTGTCACTAGTGCTGACAGTTTTAATTTTGTTGTTATTATCGTCTAGGTACCATGCACGGGTTTCAATATGGTTCTTTTCCGGGTTATTGGGGTACGTGTGGTATTCGAGAGTTACTTTAACAACTCCGTAGATGAATGATTCCATAGTGTTTGTTCGTTACCTTTCTTCGTGGTCGCAGAGTCCCTGACCCATTTCAATGTCGCCGGTGGTGTCTGCCCCGCAGGGTTTCACTACGCGGCGTGGGCTGTCTGTTTCGGATTGGGATGTCTTGGTGGTATCTGGTTTTTGGGTGTTCTCACTATTGCCGCATCCGGTGAGGGTAAGCGTGGCGATTAAGGTGAGTCCTGCGATGTTGTACAGCTTCTTCATGGGGATTTTCCTTTGATGTGGTGGGGGTTTGGTTGGTATGATTGTATCACACATTGCCGTGGGTTTTCGGCTATGTGGATTGCGAGTTTCTTTATAAGTTTTGGAGGTTTCCTGATGGTTGATGGGTCTGTTTCTTCGGCTGTTGTTAATGTTGGTCGTAAGGTTGTTGAGGGTTTAGCGCCGGATGTTTTTTCTGGGTCTGGGTCTATTCGTGAGTTGGGTGATGCGGGGTTCAGTGTTGGGCATTTGGTGAATGGTTTTGTGTTGGGGTCTGGTGTTGCGGTTGAGGATGGGTCTGTGTTGGAGCGTGCGCGGGGTGTGCGTGATTTTTCGCAGGTTCCTGTTGCGTTTAGGTCTTTTGCGGCGGAGTGTGCTGGGTATGTTTGGGATGGGTCTGTTGTTTCTACGGTTGGTGGTGTTTTTGTGCATGGCGGGTTTTCTTTTGGTGTTACTCCGCGCGCTAGGTGGTCTTTTGGTGGCGTGAATGGTGTTGATTTTGAGGCGATTCAGGATGGGTTTGTTGTTCCTGCGTCTGGTGTGGGGGTTGAGGCTTTAGGTGATGCTGTTGGTGTTGAGTTAGGTGGGTTGGTTGCGCCGCCGGGAGGTTTGGGGCTAGGTGCTGGTGTTGGTGAGTTGTCATGTTTTCGTTTTGATTACGATGGGAGAGGTTCGCGTATGAGTTCTACTGAGGTTTCTAATGGTTTGGCGTTGGAGCAGGCTTCTTATTGGCTGTCTCGTGTTGGGGAGGTTGATGTTGTGTCTCCGCCGTTGGTTGGTGAGTCGCCGGATGTTGTGGCTGAGCGCTTGAAGCGTGTGCGTAGGGCTTCCAAGGGGGATGGTGGTGTTGCGCCGCGTTTGATGGGTTCGCGCCGTGAGGTTGAGATTATGGGGTTTGTTGGGCTGTTTGGCTGGGTTGATGTGCGTGCTGTGATGTTGTTGTTGGGGGTTTCTACTAGGGTTACGGCGTTGAAGTATTTGAAGGGGTTGCAGGGGCGTGGCTGTTTGGAGGCGGTGGACATTCCTGGTTTGCGTCATACGGTATGGGTTGGTACACGTGTGGGTTTGGATGAGTTTGGTGTTGGTGGGGCTACTGTGTCGCGTAAGACGCTGGGTAATAGCGAGTTTCAGCATCGTACTCTTATTCATTATGTGGGGGCGATGTTGGTGAATGGTGCGGTTGATGTTTTGGGGTTGGGTGGTTTAGTATCTGGTGGTCGTGTTGTTGGTGGGCAGGTTGCTCGTGGTTTCAGTGTGATTCCTGACCGTGTGATTAATGGCGCTATTCATGGAATGTTTAGGGGTCGTGCTGGGTTTGACGTGCGCGATGTTTTGATTGCGCGCCGTGGTGAGGTGTTGCGTAGTTGGCGTGCGGCTGGTGGTGTTGGGGTTTCTCCTGAGTGTTACGGCGGTAATGAGTGGATGTGGGCGGTAATGAGTGGTGCGTCTGAGACGAAGTACCATGTGCCGGATATTGTGTGCATGGTTCCGCGTGGCGAGGATGGGGAGCCTCGCAGTGTTGCTGTTGAGATTGAGCGTGGCTTCGGTAAGAAGCCTGGTCGTTTGGAGACTATTTTGGGGCAGTATAAGGATGATAGGAGCGTGTTTGGTCAGGTATTGTGGTTGTGTACTGGTGACCGTATGATGCGTAAGGTGAATGAGTGGGCGTTGGCGAATGGTTGTGATGACCGTATCCGCGCTATTCGTTTGTGTCGCCCTGATGGGTCTGTTTTTGATGGCGTTTCAGCTTTTGAGTTTTAGTTTTTGGGACTAAAAATGGTAAGCCCCTAACCTTCATAATAAAAGGTTAGGGGCTTACCATTTTGTTTCCGTTAGTCTCTCTGATTTTATAGGGCTTGGCGCTCGACTTCCTTGCCCTATGTGCCCGCGTATGGGGTGCTGGAGAGGTTTTTATTTATCTGTGTAGTTATATATCAAGCGCCTAGAGTTTACGCCGCTTGTGGGACGTATTTCCAGGTCTGATTTTCCAAACTTTTTGCGGAACATTTTAGCACTTTTTAATGCTAACTAAATGTTTTTTAGTTCGTCTGGGTGGTAGTTGAACTGTTCGCCGTTTGCCTCGGCTGTGCGGATAAGGGTGAGGAACCTGTGCGGGTCAGGCGCGTGTTCTAGCGCATCCTTAACGTAACAGGGACCCGTTTCAGCACGGCACAAATTCATAAGAGTGGAGCACATGTCTTCGCCTTCATCTTGTAGGCGTTGGCGAATGTCGGAAATATTGCCTGTTTTGATGTCTTCAATAAGCACTCTGTCCGATTGCCTAATCTCTAAGACTTCATGTGCAGGAATTAGCCCGCCATCCATGCGCTTGACTAGTGCCTGCGTCATGAATACGCGCCCGCTAGATGCGATGGAAGCTAATGAATTTGCGCGTAGCGTACCGTCATCATTGGTCGCTAAGCGTTCAATGATGCCTGCACAGTCCTGTGCGTGGACGGTGGTTAGGGTAAGGTGACCTGTTTCAGCGGCGCGTAACGCGGCTTGGATTTCCAGCTCGTTACGCACCTCACCGATAAGCATAATGTTCGGGTTTTGGCGTAGCGCTGATTTGATGCCGTTGAGGAATGAGCGTGTGTCGGTGTTCACTTCTCGCTGGATGAATAGGCTACCGTTTGAGTTGGGGTTGTTGTTGTCGAATAGGTACTCGATTGGCTGTTCGATGGTGACGATAGTTACGCCCATTGGTTCGCCGGTGACGGGGTGTGGTGTTGTGACGTTGCATTGCGCGTAGTATAGACCTGATGCGATGGTGGTTGTTTTACCGCTACCTGTAACGCCTGCGACTACGATAAGCCCTGCTTTTTGATGAAGTGCATCAATGAAAGCTTTGGGTACGTTGTAGTAGGATGGGTCTTGAATGTCGGTAGCGAGTAGTCGGAACACCATATTGATGTTCGACAGACCCGGTGAAACGTATGTTACGTTAAGACGGCACCTTCTGCCAGCGTATTTTCCTTTAGGGATGGTGTAGGAAATGTCTAGTTCTTTTTCAGCGCGGAACGTTGTAGAAGAGGTAGTCTGAGTAACTTTTTCAAGTAGACGTGAAACATCGTTGCGGGTAGGTGTAGGTTGCTGGTAGTAGGGCGCTAAGCCGCCACCCACCTTGAATCGAATAGGTGTTTCGGGTTGGATGTAAACGTCGCTTGCTCCCATGTCGTATGCGTCTGTGATGATGCTACTGAGCGGGAAGTTGTCGGGTTCTATGAGGCTGGTGGGTGTGGATTTACGGAGGGCGCTGTACTCCCCTGCTGGTTCCACGGAGCCGTATTTTTCTTTTGATGCGGCGGCAAGGTCGTCACTGGTGACGACTGCCGTTTGCGGGACAGATGCTTTATTGTGTTCTTCTCGTACTTGACGCAGAATTTCTGCCATTAACGCTTCTTGGTCAATGGCAGGCACGGGCGGCTCAGCTTCCGCTACGTCAGGCTCAGGTGCCGGTGGTGGAAGCTGGTCTTCTGCGTATTGGGTGATGCTTGCGCTGAGGTTTTTTAGTCGGTTTTCTTCGTCTTTTTCACGGCTGGCAGGGTTGTGGTTGTTCTGTTTGAGCGCTGATAGTGACAGTCCGGCAGGCATATCAGATTTCCTTCGAATAGGGGCGGTTATTTTAGGTCTAAGTACTGTATAGCTGTGCGCGTTTTGCGCTATGCCTTTTATGTATGTTTTCCCTTGATTTTGCAGGTGTTTTGAGGTTATGTTGAAGAAGTTTTTAGGGCTATGGTGGGTGCGTTCGGGTGCCCTATTTTTTGTGCGTAAAAATGGTGAGGGTTGGGCTGGTTATGTTGCTAGGTTGGGTCTTTTTGTAGGCTTTGGTGCGGCTTTAATCATAGGTGTGGTCGGTCGTTTAGCTGGTTTTGCTGGGATGATTGGCTTATGGGATTCTTTTGGTGGGCTTAGTGTAGCTATTTTTACGGTTTCTTTCTTGATGGTTGTGATTGGATTATGGTTTAGCCCCGCCGAAGAAGTGAACGTACCTCCTGGCGGGGCTAAGAAACCGTCTGGTAAGGTGAAGAGCGTTAAATCTAAACCTTCTAAATCCGTTATTAAACCCGTGTCAGATAAAGTTGATACTGTAGATACTGAACCTACCGTCCCACTTCTTTATGACGGGTTGGAGAAGACTGTTCCCTTGCCCGCAAATTATAGGTTTGACATGGCGAAATAGTCTTCCAAATCGTTTGTCTGTTCAGGGCTGAACAGGTTATATCCTGTGCCGCGTACAATGTCGTATGCTAACAGGGACATGCCTTCGGAGTAGCCTTTGTTATTCAGTAGGTAGTTGAATCCGCCTGGTAAGCTGACATTCACCGCGTCTAGTGCGGCTTCATGTAAATAAGGTACACCCGTAAGCACTGGGATTCCGCCGACGGAGTAGTCTGCAACGTCCCAGAACGCAAAAGCGGAGCCTTTCTTAACGATATGGTCAGGTTCCATCTTGTTTACAAAGATGCTGATACGCTGAGGGTTCATGCCGCCACCGCCGTTGCGTGTAGACCCTAACCCATAGTTAAACTGTCGTTTCATAGTGTCCAAAGGACCGGGGTAAGGCTCAGCAACATAATACAGTTTGTAGGTAAGTGGGTATGCGCAGAACACCATGTATGGGTCTGTTAATTGAACAGACGTGTCAATAATGATTACGTCGTAGTGCTCACGTAAGGTGCTGATTATAGCTCGATAGAAGTGAGGGTCTAGGTCGTTCAAGTCACGCGGGTCTTCTGGTGCAAGAAGCGTGTCGTAACCTACTCGGTCGTTACGGATAATGTACTTTTCAATAATGCCCCAGTCTTTTTTCTTATCTTCACCTAGCACACGATGCCCACTAGTGATGGTAGACTCACGAAAATCGTTGAAAATACCGATAACAGTTTTGCTTTGGTCGCTAGTGTTAAGACCAACCTGACCGTCTTGCAGGTCAAGGTCTACCACAATAACTTTCAGTGCGTGCTCTGCATAGTTGTACGCCACAGCTTCTTTACCCCATGTGGTGAGTGCGTGTGCGATACCTAGCGAGGTTGTTGTCTTACCAGTACCACCTTTTTTAGATGTTACTGTGATGACGCGCCCAAGGTACGGTGAACCGTTGATATGCGTAGCGTCAGGGTCGATGTCCTCTTGAATTGCGGCAAGCTCAGGGTCTACACGCGACTCTAGTGTGCCTCTGAACGATAATACCGGGTCGCCAAATTCAGGCGGGTTTGCAAGAAATAGCTGAATTTTTTCGTAAAACTGTAAGGCAATGAAGTTTTCCGGCAGGGTATCCCAAGGCGCTTCGGGGTTATTGGGCACCATGCGGGTGATTTCAATGTTGTAAGTGGTGTACGGCAGTTGCTTAGTGAACAGTAGGTTCTGCATCTCCACTTGGATAGCCTGATATTGGCTGTGTTCCAGCGCATCTTTTGCATCTTCAAGGACGAAGATGGGCGTAGTCTCCATGATGGTAGTCATGATTCGCAGTACGTTAGGTACCTGCTGAGGGTTCCTCAAGCTATTGCGGCGCAGTTCCGCATAGTAGTCTGAGTGTACTACGATAGCGTCCATTGTGTTAGGGATGGACGGCAGGTCTGAGGTGATGTCATTCCATAGGTATTCGATGGTTGGGCAGATGCCAATAATTTCAGGGAATAACAGTTCGTTCACTTCATCTTCGGTTACGCCGTAGATGCTTGTGGAGTCTTTAGTTGGGATGCGTGGACCCTCGCCGGGGGTGATGGGCGGCATGAGGTATTTCAGGAACTCGCGGTAGAAAGCCGCATCATAAACACCTTCTATAGCCTCGGATTTAAGGGGCTTATTAGGGTTCTGCAACTTATTAAACTGTTCTGTGCCTGAAACATAGACAATGTTTGGCGGCAGGTAGCGCTTTTTACGGCTTAACGTTGAGTCCTGTGCCATAGGTGTTCTCCTTGGTTAGTTGCTAAATTTCTTGCTGTTGGTGGGTTTCGTCGAATGGGTTAGTGCTGAACGCTTTGACTAGTTCTTCTAGCCACACAATCATGTGTACGTGTCCTCGACGTTTGCGGATGTCCTGCATGATGCAGTGTCCCTGCTGTAATTGAGTTATAGCACTAATGACCTGTTCTGCGTCGTCTCCTTGTAGCCCCATTGCGAGGGCACCTATTTCTGCGTCTTGGCGTGAGTTGGCGAAGGCGAAATGTGTGCTTGCTAGGGAGGTGTCAAGACCTGTTGTGTTGTTGAAAACGTCTTTGTAGCTCTGGCTACCTAGTATGACTGCTAGGTTCATGGAGCGTCCTAGTTTTGAGGTTGATTTAACTAGGGACATGCCGGATTCGTTGCCGAGAATTGCCCATGCTTCGTCAATTGCGAGAACTTTTTTAATGTTCTTAGGCATTCTTAGCATACTTTGGCGGACGAGTAGTGTGACCATTGTTAGGATTGCTTGTCCGACTGCTTTGCTAGGGTCGTTGAGGTCTTCTACTGTCTTCGGTAGCTCGTGTAGGCGGGATAGGTCGATGACGGTAGCGCCAGGTGTGAAGTCAAAGTAGCGTGCTGGTTTTCGGTCAGGTTCGGCGCACAGGATAACTCCGGCACCTTCGTTAAGGGTGTTTTGGAGGCTGAGTGCAAAACCTTTGAGTTTCTGGTTGCCATTGGCACTAGCTACGTCTAGAAGCATGTTAAAGAACACGTTCATGCTTTTTTCTTTGGGGTATGCTTTGATAACGTCGCTGATTGTTGCCGCAACCCAAGGCTTAATTTCCCCATCCGCAAGTGCGCCCGGCATAAGTGCGTGAATGAGTGCGTTTACAGCTGTTTGAATGTCAGCGGCGGCTTCTTTTTCGTTGTCATGGTTATCGAAGATGACGAAGGGGTCGAGAATACCAATGTTCTCTTCCTTGGTTGCGTCAATAGTTTTGACGTTAGTGGGGACACCTAAGACTTCCTCGATATTGAGGATTTTCAGGAGGTCGCCTTTCCAGTCGATACCTACCACGGCGGCACCTTGGAGGGCGGCGAGAGATAACGTCCAGAGAATACTAAAAGTTTTACCGCTACCTGGTTTCCCTGTAAATAGCGTGACGGGCGGTTCGTCATTCCTATTTGCTGAGTGAAGGTCGAAAAAGACGGGAATGGCGGCGCGTTCATTAATGCCAATTGTCATTGGCTGACCGTGGCGGTAGACTTCGGGACTCATTTCTTAGGCGCACCTTTCTTTTTGCCGATGAATGGCTTCTTCGTGTAGGCTTCTTCGGTTTTTCGCAGTTCTGCTAATGCGTCGTCAGCACGGTTTGATACCTGAATTGCGCTTGCGATTCGGTAGATTCGCTTAGCGTTAGGGTCGTATTCTACGCAGTCAAGGTATCCGCGTGCTTGGTTCTTCCAGCGGCGCTTAGCGAGGAGGTATTTACCGGCAGTCATGCCGTCAAATTTTTCTGATGTGTCGCCTAATTTTTTGCCCAGCGGGTAGGCTAAGACGAGTGCGGGTGCCCATGTCCACAGCAGGGAAATGATGAAAGACATTCCTAGCAATACGCTTGCGAGAATGGTGAATAGGAAATATGCGGCGGCGAGTATGCCTCCTACCCAGATGAACTGGGTCTGTGTAATGGGTTTGCTGAATGTGAAGCCGCCAAATTCCCAGAATTGGTTGTCGCGAGCAAAAACGTCGGTCGCGTTAGTTATTTCAATGCGCACAAAAATAGAACCTCTCAAGCGTGTAGTATTTAGGCTTTATATACTACATATCTGAGAGGTTCTATTTGCCTGGCTACCAGTCAAGTTCTACTGGGTCTGGCGGTGTTTCATCTGGTGCCGGTATGGTTACTTCAATTTTGATTTCTGAGTCTTCTTCGGGTTCGTTGAGTAGCTTCGAAGCGGCTGTTTTGAGTTTCTTCGCTTCCTTTTTCCGTTCCTCACGGGTGATAAGTTTAAAGTATTGTTTCACTCCGTCGTTGGGGTCTGTTTTCCCGTCTTGGGGGACTTTGGGGATGCTATATGCAGGGTCTAGCTCCCATTGCGAAGCTATTTCTTCAAGATACGGTCGCTCTATTGGTTCTGCGGTGTAATGCTCCGGGTTTACCTCGGTAATGCGGATTCGGAACCTTCGATATTTGATAAGTTCCTCAGGGGGGCTTTTCCATAGCCCGCCATACGCGAATGTGGTTTCCAGTAGGTGCCCTGCGTCGTCATCATCCCACCAGCGCCCAGTGAAGCCGTCGATAATGGGCTTTAGCGTTGGCGCATAGTTAGTTGGGTCGAGTCTAAGCCCTTTATTCATTCCCAGGACTTCGAATCTGACGATGTAATGTCTGAATGGGGTGAACTCAGGGTTGTCTTCAACAAATTTTGAGGCGTGACTAGACGCTATTCCGCGTAGCGACTTCACGATTGCGGCACGCACAAAAGGGGTGAGTCGCAAGTTCTCGGTCAAGACTAGATGCGTAGGGATGTCCAAAACTACATCTATTGTCCGTGGGTTATCTTGCATATGTGTTGTCTTTCTATCTGATTATAAGGCGTTGAGGGAGATGATTTCTACGGGAGCATAGTCGTGGCTATTTTCGCCCTGCACGAATGTTTCATAGTGTTCAGCATCCTCACCTACATAGTACCCTTCGGGTGGGCTTGGGACACCAGCAAATGTGTGGCTGAAATTCTGGGCTATCCTGCCGAGAGCAACGTTCGCGCGTGACTTAATTTTCTGCACCCAATCAGTGATAGCTTCCATATCATGCTCCACAATGTGTGGCTCAATAATGTCGTAGGTCAGTGGGTAGAAAAGTTCCTGAGTTTGACGAACAACTGCTTGGACTCGCATGTTAGATACTGAGGTCTTAAACCCGCGTTGCTGTTCTGTAGTGATGGGAAGTGCGTGAGTTTCATTAAGGTAGAACTGGTAGGCAAGTTGCAGTTCTGCGATAATCTGGATGAAAGCGTTGGTGATGCAGTAGACGGTTTCATCTGGGAATGTGTCTGCTTCTTTCAACTCATCAGGCAACACTTCAAACACTTTACGCTCAATATCATTGCCCGTGTAGAGTGCTGTTGATGCATGTCCGGCGGCGGCGTTATGGGAGCCGTCGCCGTTGTATGGCTGGTAGACAGGGGCTTCATATCCCTGGATAGATACGCGCATTCGGTATTCCGCTTTCTTGATAGATTCAGGTCACTAGTACCCCATAATGATAGCACGCCGGGCAGTCTTTTTGGTGCCGCCCGGCGTGCTAAATAATACTAAATTTTAAGAATTTCCGACCTGAACCCCTTGTAGAAACATGAGGAAATTGTGCAGGATTTCACGCCCAAAGGGGGTCAAGATACCTACAGCGGCTACAACCACGAGAGCAAACAGGAAAATGATGATGTTCTGAAACCCATCCATTATTTAATTGCCTCCTGATATTCTTTTCCTTCTTGACGTGCTTCTTTAACAAGTGCGATGAGGTCTGCGCCTCCGTCTGCGCTACGTTCAAGACCCAGCCAATGCTCGTATTCCGCATTGTCGATTGCTTCAAGCTCAGCCTGTGTAAGTTTAGCGGCGGCTTCCTGCTCAGCTTTTTGCTGAGCTTTGAACTCAGCAAGTTCTGCCGGAGTGTACGACTCTTGCAAATGTGAGAGGTAGATAGATGCGGCGGCTTCTAACCCACCTGCTTTAGTCAGGTCTGTACTGATAGTGACGTTGCTATGCCCTGTGCTTCGAACTTTGGACGCTGAAATCGGAATCTCGATACGTTTCTTTCGAGTGTTATACAGGACAGGCGCACCAGATTTGAGCAACCTAGCGAGGTCAAGAACCGCTTCCTTGTTAATTGCTTGGGAGCGTTTAAACTTGCGGATGGCGTTGCTTCGTGCAAGTTTGGACATCTCCGAGAATAGCACTAAGTCAGGGTTTCGGCCTAGGGCGGCTTCCACGTCTGTCGGGTCAATATAGTCTGTATAGTAGGCTCTTGCAGGAGGCTTATTATCTGATGATTTCGCGCTGTTTTTAGGTGCTTGCGCCATGTATCCGTTCCTTAAGTAAAAGCTTTACCGCTTAGTACGCCTGAGGCATGAGGGGCTTAGGCAGATGCTTCACAAAGCGGCTAATCACTGGGTCTTGCGATAGTTCTAGCGCAAGCTGGTCGCGACGTTCAACTTGCTCTTTGAATTGCAAGATAACTGGTGCGATTTCTTCATCATACTTACGCTTAGCGTCGCCCGTTAGATGCTCATCGTTAATGGACAGCAGTACGGTGTGTACTGCGTTCTTGTGTAGGGCGTAAGTACTAGAACCACCTGCGCTATACGGGTAGTTTGCAAGGGTGTACCACGCTGGGTAGTTACCATCCTCGTCAGGGTCAGAGGGGAGGTTCTTCTCTGCCTTATCTGAAATTTTCCACATGAATAGGTTGATGGAAACGTCCAGCTCCGCGATAAGTTCTAGCGCCTCGTTGAGGCGGTTTAGCTTCTTGGCGGCAATGTACGCTGATGCAAGTGACGCTACGGTAATAGCAATGAGAATAACGCTGGTGAAAAGGTTCATCTTTATACTCCTAGAGTCGTTGTAGTAGTATGAGGGTCGATATGACTATGACTGCGACACTCCCCCACAGCACGCCACTATTAAGGGCTTCACTTTTAGCTTCGAAGGTTGCGAACCTGTAGGTGTACCATAATTTACCTTTGCGTGGAATAATTGGGGAGAATAACGGGACTCCTGCCTTGGTGAATGCGTCACCAATAATATGGACGACAGCGCCTATACCAAGACTATATCCTAGCCACACGTACTGCCCAGCGGGGATGCTGTTAAAGAACATCAGCGTCACTGCCACGGACACTAAGAACATGAGCGTTGAGCCAAGATTTTTAGTGCTTTTCGCCGCCTTTAACGCACCGAGGTTAAGACCTGAAACTGCGATATGTAACGCCGCTAAGCAAATCACGGCGGCAATGAGGGCACCAAGATTTCCGATTCCTAGAAACCCGAGTGGAAGCGTGATTGCCGTCATTAGAGGGTTACTCGTTAGGAAATTTACAATAAGTGCTAAGGCTACAGCGCCCACCAGCGAGTGCCAGAAACCACGGTGTACGACATCGTGTGCCTTAGCGCGGGATTTGGCATCTTGCTTCGTATGAATGGTCTGTACAAGTCTGGAACTTTCACGGAATGCGAAGGTGATAGGCCCGCCAAAGATCCCCATAGACGACTTCGCTGTCGATGACGTGTTATCGAAGTCTGGAATTAACGCCCCGGCGACAAACGCTACGGCTGAAAGCACGTATTGCCCCATGCTAGGCTCATTTCCAAGGACTAGATTCACAGCGCCACTCCCTGCGAAAGCTAGGAAAGCTAGGAAAGCGGCTAATCCTGTTGAGGCGTGTGCCTGACCCATCAGCGCGTCGTCTTGTTCACCGACGGTTTGGGTAATCCCGTGCGTCCAGCAAACATGTTCAGGTGGGGACAACTTAGTTCTCCTTTAGCGTTTAGGTTAGTTTAGGGAGTGTATAGTATTTCTATAGCGAGGCACCCCACAACTCAAAACATGTGGGGTGCCTCGCTATATTGCTTAGATTTATTCTGCTGATGTGTTTTTGTTAGGTTGATTTCCTAACAACCTGTCGGTGAAGGAGCCTCGTTTAGCGGCTTTAGCTTTCGCTTTTTCTTTTCGTTCAGCTATTTTTTCTGCACGTTTTTTCGCGGCTTCGTCATGTTCGCGGGTTCGCTCGTCTCTAATCCCGAACGATTCAGCTTCTTTTTCGTCCTCTGTCCTTAGTAGGAATGAGGTGAAGGTCAGCATGAATGTGATGGGGAGGAAGCCGTTGAAAGTCCATAAGGGGTTGTCTGCCGCCGCCGCATAGAACACCCATACGGTCATTAGTACAGCAAACATGACTACTGCCCATAATCTAAGCCTGGGACTTGCCCAAGGTTGCATCTTTACGGGCACCCACTGTCCGCCGGTTTTATCTGTGAGCCACTGACCTGTTGCATATGCGGCAAGGTATGTTAATGTGCCGCCGGTGTACATGACAGGCGCGCCGATAAACACCCATTTAGGGATAGTGACTAGTAGGATGTTGGGTAACGTTAAATCAACTGCTACTCCGGCGATAAGCCCTACTATGAGGATGGTCACCCACGTGAGGATTTGTTTTTTGTCCTTAGTGTTCCATGTTGCTTTGATGAAGCTAAGGTGTGTTCGCCCTCTGTCTTCAAGGTTCTGGTCTAGGTAGTCTCCAAAATCTTGAAGGCGTTCTGCTAGTTTCCCCATTGTTTGTCTCCTTGCAGGTAGTTACTTCTAGTGCATATCGCTAAAGAACTTTTTTGCGTCATGCAGTGCTTCGGCACGGTATTCTGGGTTAGATACAATAGCTTCCGCGTGTTCAATGGCGCTAGGGATGATGTGGCGGTGTTTGCTGAGACGCAGGAACCTGTTGCGGGTGATGCCGTGCTGTGTGCTGGTGAGAATGTCACCTTCACCACGTGTGTCAGTGTCTGCTTCTGCGATGGTGAATCCGTCATCATAGTTCACTAGGGCTTCCATGCGCGCTTGGGCACTTTTGGTTTCTGCTGGGCTGACAAGCCAGCACTTCGCGTGAAGGTCGCTACGTCCGACACGTCCTCTTAGCTGGTGTAGAGATGATGCACCTAGCCGTTCAGCACCCATGATGACGATGCGTGTAGCGTTAGGTACGTCTACGCCGACTTCTACGATGGTGGATGCGACAAGAACGTCTGTCTCGCCTGAGCGGAAAGAGTTCATTGCTTCTTCTTGTTCCTTAGGTTTCATTTTGCCGTGTAGGACACCAATTTTAGCCTTGGGGAGTACTCCATGCAGGTCTTTTGCAAGTTCTTTAACGCTGGGTGCTTCCAAGTCATTATTCTCTTCCACCAGGGGGGCGACAATGAATGCTTGGTGCCCTGCTTTGATTTCCTTGTTCAAGTCGTGCCATACGGCGTGCTTAGGGTGATGGAGTAGGTGGTCATATTTAGATTCCACCCATTCCGTTTCGACAGGCTTACGACCAGCAGGCTTTTCTTGCATCTGAATGAAGTCCACTTCGCCGTATTCAATTTGCGCGATGGTTCGCGGGATAGGTGTTGCAGTTGCCAGGAGAAAATCGGGGATAGCTCCGTCTGGGCGGACGCTGAGCAGTCGGTCACGCTGTTCTACGCCAAATTTTTGCTGTTCGTCAAAGCACACAAACCCTAAATCGTGAAACTCTGTTGCGTTTAGAAGGGTGTGGGTACCTATAATCAGCTTTGCGGTTCCGTCTTTAATGTCTTGGATAGCTTGCTTACGTTCTGCCGCTTTCATTGAGCCAGACAGGTACAGTGGCTCACAGCCCTCAACTTCACCTATTGCAGTCTGCGCGGCGGCATAAATTTGGCGCGCCAGAATCTCTGTAGGCGCAACAATTACAGCCTGTCTCCCCGAATCTACAGCGGTGAGTGCGGCTAAAATCTGGATGATAGTCTTGCCTGCGCCCACGTCAGCAGATAGTAGCGCATCCATAGGGGCGCTTTCCCCCATGCGTTCCGTTAGCGTTTTGTAGGCGGTCTGCTGGTCATTCGTCAGGGTGTATGGTAGCCCTTGAATAACTTGCTGAGCGTAGTTACTTTTTCGCCCTGAGTTTTTGATGCCTTTTGCATCTTTGCCAGCGGCGGCAGAGGTTTTCACAATAACTTGCATAAGCACAAGTTCGTACCAAGCTAAAGAGTCGATTGCTTCAACAACGTCATCTTCTTTTTCAGGGAAGTGTAGGCGCATCAAAGCTTCATTGATGGGCAGGATGCCATCAGGGAGCGTTTCAGTAGCCCAATAGTCGTTCTGCTCAATGCCAGGGTTTCCGTCGATGGTGAGGCGAGTCAAGGCTTCACGCACAAGGTTTGAGATGAGGTTCGTCATGATGCCTCGGGCGGGCGACTGCGCATAGATAGGGACATACGGGTTGTCTGTCGATGACACATCTAGGGTGTCGATAAAGTCAGCGGTCAGAGTTAGACCATTGTAGAAAGTAACCTTTCCCCCAACGATAACTTCCGTGCTTACGGGGAATTTCTTTTCTCGCCACTGGTATGGACCCCAAAAAGCTACCTTAATGTTCCTCTCAGAGGTCTTAATGGTACACCATGCACCCTTCTTTTCTTTCATAGGGTGCCAGTTGCTAACTCGACCAACAATGTATGCGTTTTCCCCTGCGTCGAGTCCACGCAGTGAGGTTACAGGGTTGCTGAGGTCGAGGTACCTACGAGGCAGATTGTATAGAACATCAAAAATGGTCTTATACCCAAAGGACGTGAGGCTTTCCGCGAGGGTTTTACCTTTTTCGCGCTTACTATTCTGTGGGCGTGTGTCATACTTAGCGAAATGCAGTGCGCTAATGGGGGTATCTTTGAGGCTGAGTACGTTTCCGTCAAATGGCGCACCAATTGGTTCCACTAGCAGGCTTGCTAGGGAACGGGTAATTGCAATGCCGCGTTCGCCGGGAGTATTGCTCTGGATGAACTTAAATATTTTATTCATGGGGACGCGCCACGTATTATCGTCAGCGGATTTCCAGCCTCCAAGGTGACGCAGATACTTAAATGTCTCATCATTGACACCCCGAGGGCTTAGAGGCGCAATTTTGAAGAAGCTTGCGCCATGCTTTTCTGTAGTTGAGGGTGCGTAGAAAGCCGCCGCCTTCCAGGGCATCACGTTATATAACGCTTTAGAGTCGCCCGTTAGTCGAATAGCGGGGATTGACAGCGTGTAGCTCAGTAGCTCAGCCAGTGCGTGCATGGTTGGGGCGTGCAGAGCCGTGGTGCTGAGTGTGATGATGGTTCCGCTAGTGGTGACACGCATAGTTTCGGAAGTGTATGCACGGCGGTAGAGTGAACGCAGAAATTCCGCACCTGTGAAGTTATGATTCGAAGACGCGGTGAGATGAATGTCGGTTCCGTCTATGACTACATAGACATCGTATGGCATAAGTGTTGCAGGGTTCACGGTGGGTAAGTTTTTGGGAATTTCTAACGTCATAATCGCTCCGTTTTGCTCTGCTTTATGGTAATAAAAAACTCCTTCTATTGTACCAAATATGGGGACAGTAACCAAGTTTCCTACTGGTTACTGTCCCCATATTTTAAAAGGGTTTTTATGGAATGATGCTGTTAATAGTTTTCGCGACGTTGAATACGGCGGCGGGAGTGCTTGCAAGAGTTGTTGCCAGGGTTTCGACAATATCCTCGGTGCTTGCGTCGTCACCTAGCCCGTCTACTCCAAGTATTGTTGCAAGGTTCCTAAGAGTTGTTTCGTCATAACGGAACAGTAGCATGGTGTACCTTACGGCGGCTTTAGTGCTGTCACTGGTGTCTACAGCGGAAAGCTGAGCCACAGTATCAAGTAGACTCTTAGTTTGGTCAGTATCACTAATGATACTCTCGATGATTTCAACAACCCTGGTATCCGTATGGTTGCCTAGAAGAATATTAAGAGCCTCTAGCTCGTTTGACTCTAGGGGGCTGATTGCTTCGTAGAGGCTAACAATAAGAGCAACCACGCCATGAGTGATAGGTGCCTCCGAAGGTTCCGTCATGGGTGACTCAGAAGCTTCTTCGTCTGCGTCTACAAGTTCGCCTGGCACCTCTGCAATGGTAGCTTCTTCATCGCTTTCGTCAAAGCTGGTAGATGAGATAGGCTCTTCGGGTGCAGTGTAGCTAACTCCGCCTTCATCTTCGTCTGCTACACCTGGGTCATAGCCATATGTAGTTTCAATGGCATCTTCTTCGTTAGCAGGTGATGGTTCAGCTTCAAACTCGGTTTCCTCTTCTTCGTCCACCGTGTCTAATGGTTCGGGGGCTTCATCTTCCGGGGTAGTCGAGGTGGGGGCGTTCAGCTTGCTTTGCAGTGCCGCTAGAACCTGTTCCTCGGTAGCTTCCACCTCCTCAGCGGTTTGTTGCATCTCTACTTCTACTGTGGGTACTGCTTGAGGCGCAGGTGGTGCCGCTGGCTCAACCGTTTCCTCAGCAACCGTTTCAATTACTTCTTCTACTGGAGTTTCACTTTCCGCATAGGACCCCATGTTGCTGAACAGGTTACCGTAACGTCCAGCGGGCTTATCCCCACCAAAGTTCATGCGTGGCATATTGGGTTCTCCTCTAGTTAGTTGCTCATAGTGTTGCGCAGGATACTGTTACCATAGCGGCTTTCAATCGCTACGATGATGTCGTGGATTTTCTGTTCAAGCTCAGACAATTCCGTGTGGGTCTTGGTGACTCTTTCATGCGGTATGAGTTCTAGCGCTTCTTTACCGTCTGGCAATGAGCTTGCTTTACCAATAGTGGTGTAAAGGTTCTTTAGGGCTTTCGCCTTATGTTCAGTCTCAGCTTCTAGCGCGTAGTCGTCTTCTTCGTCCAGGGTGTATTCGTATTCAGGTTCTTCGGATGAGTCACCGTCTATGCCGTCTACCGTGTAGATGCCATGTTCAGCTTCGGCTTGGCGGATAATTTCTGTTGCGGCGGCTTCATACATTTGCTGTTCCGCCTCAATTTTCTTTTGCTCTTCGGCTTTTTTCGCCTTCTCAGCTTCCTTTGCGGCGTTAATTTCTTCCAGCTTTTCATCCACTGTTTCGCGGATAATTTCTTCGGCTTCTTCGGCGGTTTTACCTGCTGTGCGTTCAGCAACTACAGCGGCAACTTCTTCAATAACCTTTTTCAGGTTCCGCGCTTGAGCCTGAGTGATGTGAATGTCTACACCCTCGGGGGCGGCTTGCGTGATTCCTTCAATAACAGCGCCCTGCGTCACTAAAGCATTGGCTGAGGATAAAGAACCACTAAAGTTCTTTTCAATGTATTCTTTCCACGTTTTAAAGCCCTGCTTCTTGTAAACTTCTGAACTGTGCGCGAGATATAGGAGCCTCCATAGCGCTTCGGAAGTTGCAGAGATGGCTTTGGTTAGTTTTGCGCCGTCGTCAGCGGTAAGCTCTTCCCCTTTATGAAAAAGCTCTACGGTATCTGCCGTATCACCATTGCTAACAACTTCAATTTCTTCGGTGGGCACTTCGACCATGCGTTGCACGTCCTTACTAGCGGGTTAGCATATTTACGCTTGAACCATAGCAGGGGTGAGCATATATATCGCAGGCATGAGCAAGAAAGGCGCAAGTGCAATGGGTATTAGAGGTATTTTAATCGGCTTTTTGCTTGAAGAAAGTACCGCCGTGATTAGCGCAGTAATGACCACAAAAAGCATTGATGCCCCAAACGCTACCATTGAGTCAGGGTTCGCCATGAGGATTGGGGAAACGCAGGTTACGGCGACACATAGTGCCGTGGCATCTCCAGCCCACCATCGGCGCATTAAAGCCGTTAGGAATAGGGCGGCTAATGAAGACGCTACTGTGTTAGCATCATGGTATAGGGCGGCTGTAACAACAAATAGCGCCCACCCATGCATAAGGTGTGATTCGCTTGCTTTGCGGTACTGCATATCTGTCCAAGATGATTGGATGTACATGTAGGTGAGAATTGAAGCACCTGCTGTAGCTGGAATATTATTGGCATACCAGGGGTGGGTTTGTAAAGCTACGGCAATTATAGTGGCGGGTAAAACGGCAAGCAGGTGGGCTTGCACCCATAGTTTACGTGCTTTATTTCGAGGTTTCAGCCATTCTGGGGGCTGAGTGAATGCACTAATAAGGAAAAGGCACCAAGGGATAATGATTGGCAGATAGTTATAATTTGCTGTCATCTTATCCCTTGGTGCCTAAAGCATCTTATATGAGCTACTTATCCTGTACCTTGTGGCACTGGCTTACAACGAAGAGGTGTCCGCCACCGTCATCTGATGTATGAATAGCAAGGTCGGCTGTACTTGGGCTGGGCGGTGTAGGCTGGAATCCAATAGTTGCTGTCCTGCCAGTCCTTGCAGTCACAAACTGAGTGAAGGCGCGGTAGTCTACTCGGGCAGTAATCGCCTTTGGAGACTCATCCTTATTTGTTGCAGTAAGTTCCGTCACCCAGTCACCCAGACGGACAAGGACTTTTCCGTCCTCCAACATGTCAATGTCTGCTTCCGTTACATCGTTATTAACAGAGGACATAGTGAGAAGGGTTTCCTTGAGGTGCCCCATGTCAATCTCCAGCTGACGGGAAAGCTCAAGGGAGCTCAGCTTCGTGAAGAATGACCTGAACGACTGAATTGCTTCCGGCTTAACGTCACGGTCAGTGTAGAGGGCGATAGCGCCAGTCTCCGTGTCTCGGAATCCAAAGGCGAGGAAGTTCTCGTTGGAGCCGCAAATAAGCTCAGTGTGCTCAGCGGTGAAGTTATGAAGCTCTGGCGTGATGGAAATACCAACTTTGAGGTTTTCTGTTGCCGCCAACCCTTCGTCCGTGTTGCTTAGAGGCGCAATGAATGGAGCCGTGTAGATAAGCGCCACCGAGTTCATAGGCACACTAGCGGAAGTCATCACCTCAAGCTGGTTTTCCTCATTGAGCTTAAAAATAACGTATCGACCAGACGGGTCATCCCTATAGTTAATAGAACGCGCAATCCTGATGCTGTTATTAATATTGGAACTAGGCACAGACCCAATAACAGAGATATGCGGCTTCTTTGAACGAGAAAGCTTAGACGTGTCCAACACTGCATTGTTCGCGCCTGCGGTCATCTTCACTGAATCCACAGAGCCAGTGTCCGTAAGCTTCACAATAATAGTACACAGCTTATTATCGGTCTTCTCGATGTTTGCAAGTTTCAATGCCTTGCTCAGCTGGTCGGGACTGTCGAGGTAGACAGACACTTTCCTGTCGCCGGTAATTTTTTCGCATGTGATAGGGTGCTCACGGTATCCGGGGATTAGCTCACCCATTTTACTGGTGTGGCGGAACTCCGCTTTGTTGTTGTCGGGGTCGATGGTGAGGGTAACACTTGTAGCCCTCATGTCAAGAATCCATTTGAGGGCAGTAGATACGTTCTGAATAGTTGCGGTGAGGGTAATCTTCGTGGACATGGGTTAGTTCTCCTTAGTTGGGTGAAATATGGTTAAAGACCCTGTAGGGCGGCGTGGTTAAGTCCCTGCGTGGAAGCCTGAGATTTAGCGCCTGCCCTACGGTTGCCATTTGCCTTCCGTGGGGGTTCTATAATGTTCCCTGCAAACAGTGTAGCAACCATTGGTTGAACCTCGCGAGGTAAGCGACTTAGCCAGGTTTCAAAGGGTCGAGGCGATACAACTATAACCGCTGTTTCACTCTCAGCCCAGTGGCGGAAAAGCATTGCCAGGGTTGCCGCTTCTGTTGGGTTGTACGCATCAATGTCAGCGGCAGAAAAAAGTACCACGTCAGCTTTCTGTTCCGTAAGGCTCGCGTTTTTCTGAGTGCCGGTAAAACCTGACCTGTTCTTGGTAAGAAGCTCACTCTCATCTACTTTCACAAATCGTGAAGAGATGAGTAGCCCTCTCGCAACGTACCGCATAATTGCACCCCATGCGTGCATATTTGCATCGACCATCACATCTGGCATGTGAATGAACAAGGGGACACGCTGGTTAGGCGCTTTATCAAGAGTGCTCATTATTTTCTTAGCCAAGCCCGAAACGCCGTTATGGTCACTTCTTGAAAGTGTTACGAGACTGCTTTTCCCTCGGTAAAGCTTAGGCATGAGCGTCGTCTCGAATTTATCAAGAGTCGCTTCAATAAGTTCACGGTTATTCACTTTGATGCGTTCGCCGCCACGTTCGCCCATCTCATTAACCACGTTATTAAGCGCGTCGTAGTTGATTTCATTATGCCTATAAATGGGCTTATTGAAACCGTCCGCATTGTGAGGCGCGTTATTGCGTTCTGCCGCGAGGGAGTCTGTTAGAGCCTGTAGGCTGTGTACAGCCTTTTTGCTACGTTTCCCAGTCGCCATATTCAACCTCACTTTCACGCTTCTTTAGGTAGTCCCGCTGGAACGTTTCGTATGACTGCTCTGTAATGAGCACGCCTTTCTTATACATGCTTTCAAGGATAGCGGAAAAGTCTTCGGGTTTCACCTCGTTTTGGGGCATAATTTTCTTTTCGTAGATTCGGAAAATCGTGCCGAAGATTCTTCCGTGACCCCATCTCCTGAAATAATTTCCATAGGTCGCTTGGGGGCGCACTCTGTCAGCATAGACTGTTTTAAAAATTGCTAGACGTTGTTCCGTCGTGCGGTGTTTAGGGTCGTCAAGTTCTTTAAGTGGCTGGTAGTCAATACCGGGCACTAGCATTTATTCTTTCTTTCTCTTAGTAGTCGTCAATACTGTACGCCCTTGATGGTTCGATAGGTGCTGGGCTGGCAATATCTTCGCGTCGCTGTGCCGCTAAGATTTCGTTCATATCTTCCGCGAAGAAACAGATATTTAGCGCTGTATCGACGGGGATAGTGATGTCGGCGGGACCTGAGCGGTTCTTAAGAATAAGCATGTCTGTAGTGTCAGGCATCTCTTCACGGTCACGATGCAGACCAATAAGGTGGTTCGCCGCTTGGAAGATTGCGTCAGAGCCTCGAATACTGGACGCTGTGGGCGGTTGCTCTTTCTCGTTCGTTGCCGGTCGAGCAAGCTGACATGTGGCTACTACTGGCACACCTAGTTCCATTGCAAGGAATTTCAGTTGGTATGTTACGTAAGCTAGGTTGTCCTGCGTCGTTCCTTTGTCTTGGTCAGGCTTAACGATTTGGATGTAGTCTACGACTACGACATCCAGCCCATCTTCGGATTCTGCAAGCTCTTTTGCTTTCTGTCGAATTTCCATGACGTTGATGCCGCTTTTTTCGACAGTCCTGAACTTCCAGTGCGAGATTTTTGGCTTTGCCGCATCAAAGACTTCTTCCATCTGAGGGGTCAGCCCTTCTTCTTTATGGAAGTCTGGGCGGGGGATTCCATAACGGCAGGACAGAATGTTTTTCATAATCTCTTTCGAACCCATTTCGATAGAGAAAAATTGCACGCTAAGACCCGCCTCGCACAACGGGGCGATAATGTTACAGCAGAAAGTTGTCTTGCCGATTGCAGGGCGCGCGGCAACGACAGTAAGGTTGCCTGGCTGTAGACCACCAATGTATTGGCTGAGACGCGGAAAGTTGCGCAGAGGGATACCTAGTTGCTTTCCACCAGCTTTAATCTCTTTAAGCTCTTTGTCAAGGTCTTCCATAATTTCAGCCGCCGTATGTGTGTACTCATCAACGTTTGACGAGTAGGACACGCGGAGGTCTTGAAGTTTCTGGATAGCTTGCTCTGCAAAGCTTGAAAGCTCACTGTATGGAACCGATTCAATGTTGTTGTAGAAGCGGCTGGTGAGGTCTTGCACCTCTGAATGAAATGCGGCGGCGTTTAGCGTCTCATGGATGATGGAGATATTATTGTGCTCAACAATGGCTTCCTCGCCCATGTCTACAAGGTTTGCAATACCTGCTTCTTGACCGGCGGCATTGTAGCCCGCCTGGTCATATCTTTGCAACCAGAGGGCAACGTCGCTACCTGTTGGTGGTGCTCCTCCATCTTCAACAATTTGCTTAATCGCGTTCCTGATGGGTGTTAGCGATGGTTCTTGAATGGCGTTAGGGTGAACCTTGTTGATGAGTGCGTGGGCGTGGTTTTCTGGGTCAGCTAGGGTTACCCCAATAACCCAGTGCTGTAGTTCAACGTACTTTTTGTGCAGTTCGTTTCCTTGGTTACGCATGTCGTCCTCATGGTCTGGTGCCTCTTAAATTACTTAGCAGAGACAAGTCTAGCACGCGGCTTGCTAGTGCCACATGCTAGATTTGGGGGTTAATTTGGAAGCTCAATATCCACTAGGCTATTATCGGCTTCTTTGTCATTAGTTTCGGCTTCTTTTAGTTGTTTGGACAGCTCATAGAGTTCTTCTGCTGTGACGATGTGACCGATTTCAATGCCGCCATAGTTGTACCTTCCGGGGTTCATATACCAGTACCACGGGAGCTTCTTGGCGTACTTCTTGGCATACTTTCGAGTATTTAGGAGTAGCAGTAGTTGCTGTGCCGCTTTTTGTGTGTCGTATCTCCGTACTACCTCTGTGGTGGATGTCTCAAGGGGGTTTTCTTCGGCTTCCAGTGTCTCGGGGAAAAACATAGCCGCAAAATCCCTGTAGTTGATGGTGTCTTCCGCGATGGGACCGATTGCTTCAAGTACCCTATTGATGGTTACGCGCAGATTGGCAATATCGGCGGTGTCGTTAGCGCCGTTCCAGGATAGGGCACTTCCCCATGTGTGCGGTGAAAGCGCCATAAATAGGTTGTGTGCCGTACAAGGTGGGTTCTTGTCACTTGGCAGGTCAGCCATATATTCTAAGACGCTAATTGACTTCTTGCTGAGCTGTTTTAGGGCGCGGCGGGAGTGTTTGAGGCGTTCATGGAATAGGTGGCGGTCTGTTTCCATAGTGTATTTGATGAGGTGTGTGTCGCCGTATTTTCCTTTGGCTCCTGTGATTAGCTGAATTTCGAATTGGCGGGCAGGTACGTGTATTGGGAATAGGTGGAGGATTGGCTGGATGTTATTCTCATCGTCACGTACCCAGTCGCCTTTGCGCAGGTCGCCAACTGTCACCACTTCGGTTGAAGTGTGAATCTGGTATTTTTGAGGTAGCTTATTGAGGTCTTCCCAGGTGATGCGGGGTGGCTCAGGGGTAGTCTCTTTAGTGTCGGTTGTTTGAGTGGGCATTGGTTCTCCGTAGCTATTGTTCACTGGTATTGATACTGGATAAGAAGCTGTCCCAAATGTCTTTGTTGTGGTTTTTAGCTTCTTGCTGGTAGGTTCCTTTGAGAGACACGCCATGACTCTTGAATGTGTAAAGCGAGGCTAATTGAAATATATTTCTCTTAGGGTTCCATACAGGTTCGTATCCCAACGGGTATCTGTTGGCAGTTGTGTCGATAATGCGGACAGGTTTACCTGTTTCACTTTCGACTAGCTGATTGATGGTTTCATGGATGTATGACTTATTGTTTTCGCCAATGAATATTGCTCGCGAAAGCATTTTTGTGAATGTATCTGCTTTGCGGGCTTCGCCTATCACCATGAAGATAACTGGAATGTGCATGGTGCCGCCAGTATCAGCTACATATGCCAGCAGGTCTGAGTGATGGGTCGCAAGGTTTTCAGCTTGTTCAGGTGTCAGCCATAAGAGCATGAGGTCATAATGCCTATTGGGAGGTGCTGTAGCGCCCGCCGCAATGCTTTTCTCAGTGATAGCATGTATCGCTGTAGCTAGATGCTTTAAAACTCTCAGCTCTTGATTTGCCGCTTCTGCATAGTAGGTGTTACTGACAATTGACGTGGGGAACTTGCGCTTCTTAAACTCACCTGTAGGTGTGCAGTCGATAACCCGTACAGGGGCTTGCCAAGTGGTAGCGCCCCGCCTCGCTTTTCTGCTAACAGCAAGGTTCTCCATGATTTCGCAAAGTACTTCCTCCTCGTCATCAATAAAGATGCCGTAGTGCGGGTCTACGCTTGGCGTGAATACACTAGCGCCTCCCCATGATGAGCTAACGACATCAATGCTGAATCCGGCAGGCGCAAATTTGCCGGTGTTAATGCGCAAATCAAGGTCAAGTGCGCTACCTGGAATATGGGTAAACTTTTTAGGCGGTTTAGGTTTCTTGCGCTGTGCAACAGTTAGCGTTCGTCCACCGATAGTGATTGTTTCGCCCGGTCGAACACGCTTCTTAGGCTTGCCCCTGTGACCATTGGGGTTTGGGTTGTGTCGGGTTGTCTGGGTCATAAGGAATGTCCTCAACGATGGTCTTAACGCCGTCAATGAATACGTAGAACTGGGTACGTTCGATAAGGTCAGTGATTGCCTGTGCTTTACCTGAGCCGGTAGGACCCATGATAAGAACCATTGGGGTTGGTGGCGCGACCATATTTAAGCCGTGCTTGCTTGCATATTTTTCGGCTTCACCAGACATGTTCACATAGATAACCTGAACCATAGTGTCGCTACCCTCTTTAATGGGTAACTGAGCGCCACCGGAGTCACCTAATCCGATAGCGAAAGCGCCCGCTTCAATACCAGGGGCAAAAATATAGTATGGGTCGAACGTTGCCATGACAGGCATGGGCGGTTTCGCGCGGACGCGAAGGATGCCATCTTTTTGGTCGATGGGGTTCTTGCCGTCTTCATCATCTAGGACATAGGTTCGGGTGTTGGTGAGCACTGCGTTCAGGTTTTTTAGTAGTGCCTGGTCAGTGCCTTCCGTGAAGCCAGAGCTGATGTCGAAGGTTAGCTTTGTTGGTTCTAGGTTTGTCTCGTCATCCCATGATTCAACAGTCCAACAGCCGGGGGCAAGTTCCTTGGGGATTTTGAGTTTCTTCTCTGCCGCGTCAGTGAGCTTTCGTGTAACTTTCGCTTTCTCACTGAGGAACCATCGTGGGGATATAAGGGAAATTACGACGTATGCACCCCAAAGAACCAGCGACAAGATAAGCAAGACATGCGGAATTGGCGTAAGCGCCGCTACAAAAGCGCACACCGCACCTAAAAGCAGTGCCCCAAGGGTAACCATGCGCCGCTGAACCTGAGGTAGCTCAAAAGTTTCTTTCGGCTTCTCAGGCTCTTTACCCTCTTCAACCTCTGGCTTAGGCATCATTTTAATAACAAGGGGATGTAACTTGAAGGCGACATGGCGCTTGTCGCTATTCGCGTATTTTAGACGCTCTTTCCAGGTCGGGTGAATTGGGTTATATACGCTCTGGTCTGATTTTTTCTTCGCCTTATTGTCCACCATAAGCTTCATCTCACGACTTTTATCCCACCGTTTCAAAGCAAAAGATACGGCGGGTAGGAGCATGAGGTAGAGGACAAGCAGAATTGTCGGTATCGTATAATTTCCCATAGAGGAAACATAGCGAAGGCACCTGGCATCTAATAAAACAGATGCCAGGTGCCTTACCTATATTAAGTTATGCTTCTCCGCCTTGTTTTAGAAGGGAGGTGCATCTTCGCCAGCGGGCGTGTTGCTCCACTGCTCACCGTAGCTAGGCTGTGCCTGCTGATTAGCGTTCCAGCCGTTATTGTAATTCTGCCCCTGAGCGGGTGCGCCCTGGTTCTGGTACGCAGGCTGTGCCTGCTGGCTGTACTGTCCCGGTGCGCCGCCGCCTTGATATTCGAGAGGGGTTACAACTACTGCTTGACGCTTATTAGACAATGGCGCAATAAGCGGGTTCTCGATGTTCTTGGTACGCACCATAGTGCCAGGGTTCTTCTTGGATTCAACTTCGGTTTCCACCAAGTCGCCCATAAGCACAACGGAGATGCCCTTATGGGTTAGAGTCTGCGCTACTGCCTCTGCATCATCATTCCAGAAGGTAGCAGTGTAGAACTGGGACGTACCCCTGTCGTGCCAGGTTCCAGTCTGCTGGTCGCGGCGCTGTGGAGTTGTTGCAACCGTCACGTTAAGGACTTTTTGCCCGTTAGGGGTAGTCCTCAACGTTGCTGGTGCGGTAGTGTTGCCAGTAACGACGGTTAGCGGTGCGGCAAATGACCTCAAGGGTGCCTCTTCCTGTAGAAATTTATGTTACTTATTTAGTTTAGCCGGTTGGTTACTTTATGGTCGAACCGATTTGGGGATGTTTTTACTCATCCGTCTGGTTGCCTTCGTCATTTCGTTTAGCGTTTGGGTCTAGCATCCACCACGGACTATAGCCGTCACTTGTGCGAACAATGTCGTTTAGTGTTTCTTCCGGGGTTCGGTTAATTTTGTATCCGAGTTCTTCCTGGATGTATTTGTGGATTGCTAGTCCCCAATGGCGGCGCATCTTTTCGAAGTCGTCGTTATCGCGGGCGATGTTGTATGCGTCTACGTTGAAGTATGGCTTTAATGCTTCGGGCAACTCGTACACAATAACGCTCTTTTGACGTTCATCGAGGGCGCTTCGGTGATGCCTTGCCATACTGTCCGCCGCCGCTGTAGTCAAAGTCTTGTAAGCTTTGAAAGCGTCAGCGTCACTCTTCACGTTTTCACGTTGCAGTTCTGGCTGTGCCAGTGCCATTGTGAGGTACGTATCGTTAGTTGGCTTCATGCGTTTCTTAGCTTTCTCCTCGTCAGCCTTATTCTTAATAGGAACAAGTAGCTCACTATTTGGGATAAGACCTTCGGACTTACACCTCTGACAGTACATGCGCTTTGTAAGCTTATCCATAAACATGTTCATTTCCCCATGCTTATAGGTTCGCTTACAGTTCGAGCAGACAAGTAGCTCAGCGTCATCCACCGTAGGGGTATGACCTTGAGGCTTGAGGAGCCTTGACGGTGCAAACTCGTTAGCTTTGTTTGATGCACGGAGTGTCAGGCGACCAAATTTGGATTCATTGGCAATATCGCGTTTCTTATCAGCGGCGGCAATACTTGCGGCTTGCAGGAATGAACCACCTGCACGCTTAGCTGTAACACCACTTACTACAGATGCAGTACCGATACCCGTTAGCCTCTTGAAACCTAGACCGATATTGTCTAGCGCTTCCATAGGCTTTCGCACTAGACCACCCGCGTAAGTTTCTGCAAACGCGAGGATGCGGTTTTTCATCAGCCATAGAGCCAGTGAGAGTAGGGCTATGACAACTACGCCTTGCCAGAATCCGACTGTCGCCATGATGCTGTAGCCCCATAATACGAATACCACCGATAGGGTGAGAAGCAGACCCAAACCTATCCTAGCGAAGTACAGGTAGAGAGCCATCTTGCCGTATTTCTTGGCAAATGCGATGCCTCGCTTAGTGGAGGTCATTAGGGCAAGTGCGGCAAAAGGCACAACAAGGATGTATAGCTGAATCAGTACGCTTAAGATTGCAGTCATTAGCGCAAGGATTGACGGTACTGCAAGAGCGATAATAGCGACGATGAGGGCAGACAGCCCTACGCCGACGCGGGCACCGCTGGAAGAGCCTACCCAGGTGTTCCACGCCGCAAGAGGTTTGGAGTCCATATCCTGTGCGCCACGGGTAATTTCAACAGCGGAGCTGGAGTTACCTGTACTGACGGCGGCGGCATGAGGGGACAGTCCGTCTTTCTCTTTGGTTACGTCAATATTGCGTTCTTTGAGCCACGCTTGCGGGTCAGTAACATTATCCTGGTTACCCCAGTCGGTGCCAGGACGGACTTCAAAGTGAAGGTGACAACCGTATGCGTGCCCAGTGTCACCACTAGAAGCGATTTGCTGTCCAGCTTTCACTTCGTCGCCAACCTTGACTTGCAAACTGCCATCTTGCATGTGCCAGTACATCGTACTAACGCCGTCATGCTGAATAATGATACCATTAGCGCCGTCAGACGCTTTCTGAGCGAACACCACTTTGCCATTACCAGCAGAATAGATGGGTGCCCCACACTGTGCGCCAAAGTCAATACCCTTATGCACGTCACCAAGTTCAGGTCGGTTTCCATAGGGTGAGGTCATTGCGGCTTCGGCAGGGCGCGCCCACTCACCATTAGAAACATTACTTGGCAAGTCGCGGGCTTGCGGAACTTTCAGCTCAACGTCTTTTTCGTCGTAGTTGCTGAGTGCGTCTACAACGCGCCACCAGTCGGTAGATACACCTTGGGCTTCACGTGACCTCCCGGCAGTTTCATTGCCAGTCTGTAGATGGCTTGTGGTCTGGGTTGATAACTGGTAGATTGCCCAGTTGTGGAGGTAGGTTTCAGCGCCCATAGGTACACCTGCGTCACCAACCCACTTGCTGTTGTGATTGCCGAGGGTCTTTCCGTCTTTAGCCCATTCTGGAATCTCTTTACCCTCAGCCCACAGGTGGTTGGGGTTAGTTCCGAACTGCCCCTGTGCCCAGGGGTCAAAGACGAATAATTTCGTGAATGTGCAAGATAGCTGGGAAGCCACAATTTCGCTATAGTTCTCGCTGACTACCTGAGCCACTTCATCTGTGACAGTCTCAAATGCGTCTCTCTTTCCTTCTTGCTCAGCTTTATAGGTGCTCTTTTTACTACCTACCTCAGTGGAGCACCATTCCCCCATGCTAGTTAGTTCCTGTGTGGTCGCTTTAATGGTGATGCTTTGAACCCATGCGGCGGCACGGTTAGGGAGGGGTAGTAGTTTGGGTGATAGTGCGATGAATGATACTGCGAAGATACCTGTGAAAAGGGCGATGCCGAAGCGTTTCCACTTTTCGCGGGCACCATCATTCTGAATGATGCCCTTAACTAGGAAAAGTAGTCCACCTAGTACAATGATTGATGCGAATGGGAATAAGAAATTCTCTTGAAGCGGGCGCAAAATACCGCCCAATACATCTGGGTTGTTGCCCACGAGAATGTCAGTCAAGCCCATCAGCTTAGCAATATCTTTGAAGCTGAGGACTAGGAGTGCTAGGAAAAACCCCAATACCCAGGTGGTAGCGCCAAGAAGGATGTTTCCGATGTAGGTTCCTGCGGCTGATGCGTAGCGTGCGCCCTGACCAGTGGCGTAAATCTGTGTGCGCGGGTCAAGGCTGGAACTTGCCCTATCCCAAGTTGCGGTAGGGTCGAGCCTGGTTTCGTAGTAGTGGTTAGCTTTGGGGTCTTTGGCTTCCGGCTTTGCCGCACATGCGTCAATGCGCAAGTAATTCCACTCACCTGTATAGGCAGTGAATTGGTAGCCACCCAGCCCGAACCTATCAAAAAAATTCAGCTTGTTACCTTTGTTGAAGCCAGCCCCGTTAGTCGCGTCAGTGCCACCAATAACAAGTTGTTGGTTATTTTTCTCAATATCTACACCAACAACTTTGAGTAGCATGTTAGCGCCACTATCAGGGTTAGAGCGTCCACTGGCGGCGGCAGACTTACTGAACGCCATGAACTGCAAATCGTTACTTTGACTATATTGGTACAGGCGGGCAGGCAAGCTGTCTTTGCCGAAAGCATCGCACATCACCCACTTATTCACGTCAAGCGCATGGGCAGGCTGAGTATTCGCACTACTCACACTGAACGCAGGGTAGAGGCTAAACGCTAGGAGTGTTGCGGTTAGGAGGGCAAGCAGGGTGCGCCACACCCCCCTAACGCCTTTCGGATTGGTGTTAGGGGGTGTCACTGCTGATTCAGCTGTGATTGTGGTGTGCGCACGCATCAGGTCATTTTCCTTCTTTTTTACCTACGCTTCTTATAGCTAATGAGCTTTTCCAGTACCTCAAGAAGTCGCTTATGCTCATCAGGTGATTGGCTGGTCTTATGGTATCGGAGCCAGGTTTGGATGCGCTCAAGCTCTTCCAGAGGTCGGTCATTCAGCTGTTCCTCGGTGAGAGTTAGCGCGTTTTCGACTTCTTCTGGCATCCCGTTAAGGTAGCCACTCTGGAAAGCTTCGGTTATCCGTTCGGTATTCCTATTGTCGAGGAATCGCTCATGGAATCGGTTTGCCGCCCGAGTCCCAACAGATTTAGCGGCGTACCTTAGAGTGTTTTCCTTGCCAGCTACCTTATGGATAGCTTTCTCTTCGGGGGTGACGCGGATGTCGTTTTGAATGTCAAAACGCTCATCCTTCGGAGTTCTGGATTGTGCCGACTGCTTCTCAACGGTTTCTTGAACCATGCTGTGTGAGGCTTCACTGGAACGTTTACGCTCTTCAAGTGCGGATTGGACGTTAGCTTCATGTTCCTTACCTTCGGGTGCCTGCCATGTTCCGCCCAGCCGTTCGACATAGTTCTTCTGTGCTTCGTAGCGTTCCTGGACGGTTTTTTCAGCGGCGGCTTTCTCCTCAGCTTTAGCTTCCTGCAATGCAGTGACCATGTTCTTTGCGTCGCGGATGTCCTTTGCGCTTCGGAGGCGGTCAATGCTGGTATCGGAGGCTTTAACACCGTGTTCAGCGGCGTTAATTTCGTTGAGGTCGCGGGCAATTTTCTTTGCTTCATCGAATCCGTCCATGTTTTGAACGCTCTTGCGGGCAGTTTCCAGACCAGTTGAGCGGGCAGTAAGGACAGTTCGCACTGCACCCTTACGGTTGTAGGGGTTCATGGTGGGTAGCTGAGTGACAGTTTTTGCCGCTTCGGTGATGCCACCACGTAGACCATTCTCAGCGTAGCCCTTAGCGAAGTTATGCTTAGCCTTACCCGGAGCGGTTTCAAAGAACCTGACAACCTGCTTACCGACTTTCGTCTTCGACAGGATGTGCTTGCTGTCGGTCATGTTGATGGTACCGGCAATTCCGTGACCGCCCATAATCTTCTTCATAATCTTGCGTGCGCCTAGCAGTAGCAGTAGCGACAGCAAGGTTTGAGCAATGAATACGAAGATGTACGCCGTGACGGAGCTAGTCAGATTGATGAGTAGCACTGACATGAGGCAAAGAAGGAACGTCAAGATTGCCGACTGTGCATACAATCCAAGGATGGTCGTTACGTAACGCATGGTACCTTGCTTAGTGCGTTTGCCCAGTAGCGCCATAAGGAGGATGAACGGCAGGAAGACAAGCATCAGCAGGAGCATGGCTTTGATGATTGCCTTGTAGACTGCAAAGTACCCTACAGCAAACCCTGTAACAATGGCGGCAACGGGCGCGAGGGCACCTACGGACGCGCGGCTCATCGCTTCACGCCCAGCCCAATGTTGCAGATAGCGTGAGTCCGTACCTGCGCCGTTATCAAGACCAGCTTGGACATCTACGATACGGTACATGTCACGGCTAGTGATACCGGCGGGGCGGTTTGGGTTATCCTCTGTGGTAGTGCCCGTACTCATCAAGTCCAGCTGATACAACGCCCAGTTATTAACAGTGATGCCTGCACCCATCTGGACAGGCGCGCGGCTGACCTGCGCACTGTTGGTGTTGGTCAGGGTGTGCGCTGTTGTTGGGCGTTTAGCATCCACTGCGTATAAGTTATTATACCCAGTACCCCATTGCGCGTAGCTCCAAGGGGTGAGCACGTTCATTCGCCAGACCTCACACATGAGTGTACGAGTTGCGGGGTCTGAGTCTGTACGTTTTGTAGCGTATTTGATAACGCCACTATTTCCGGTGGCGCTACAAATCTCATCACCGATACTCTTGGATACAAGTGCGTCAGCGATGAAGCTGTCGAGGACATTTACGCTCTTGTCTACAAACTTAATGGTTTCGTGGGGCTTGTTGAGGGTTAGGGTTGCGGTGGTCGAGATGACGAGCAGTCCAAGGATAAACATTGCTAATGTCTTGATGCCACGGTTACCCTTCGTGATTGATTCACGCACGATAAGTAGCAGACCGATAAGCGCGGCGATGATGCCGAAGGGGTAGAAGGCACTCTTAGTGAACAGGGTGATAAGTTCAGCAATGAGGTTGTCCACTCCGAAGGTCTGCAAAAGTGGTGACATACCGATGTTAAGGGCGGCATTTGCGAAGCGGGTTACAGCGGCGGCAGACATGATGCCTGCGTTAGTGAAGTCGGTGAAAACTCCATCAGAGCTGAACAGCATGGACGCTAAGTTGGAATCATAAAGTTCGCGGCGGGTATCAGTGATAGCCCCGTCCCCCGTACCGTAGATACCTCCTTTAATTGGTGCGCGGGTAGGTGTACAGTCTGGGTTGTAAGCACCGTTCGCCGTGAAGAGCTTCATGGGCTTACCGTTTGCATCCAGCTTGTCAGTGCCGTCAATATTTAAACAATAGTACTGGTTTGCAGGGTTATTGAAGTTTGCGGCTAGGTTCTTCTTAAGGAAGTCTTGGAAGAAACCAGGCTGGTTGAGGGTTTCGGCAAGCTTCTTGCCTGCTTCACCTTCTTTTTCTTTCGTGTATTTTTGGACGGCGGCAGTGTATGCTGTGGGCACGCAGGAGTAGAACGAGGACAGGGTTTCGTCGCGTTTCGCTTCGTCCTCATCTACATTACAGGTAAGGTTGTATTTTTGAGCCGCTTCAAACCAGCCTTTGTTGTGCTCCTTCCAGTCTTTAATGCTTTCAGCTTGCTTGTCGGATGCGTCCCACTGGTATTGAGGATTCTCCATGTTGGCAGTCTTTGCCGCTTCGGAACAAGCATTTTCATCCGCCAGTTTAGAGATGGTGCTCTTGGTTCCGTCTGGGTTAGTGACGATACAGGTTGTGCCACCTGCGCTGGGTTGCGCTGGTGGGGTTTGAAGCTGTTTCAGGTCGTCGGGTAGGCGAACTTCTTCGGGTGTTTTACCTGCAATTGCGGCGGCGATGGTGTTGATAATTTCTTGTTCCATCTCCGCGTTAGTTGCGGCGCGTGCATTGTAAAGGGTGTTGTTGATGCCTACGCGCGTGTATCCACGGGTCGCCATGACGTTAGCGTCTGAGGTGTCTAGGATAGTGTCGATTGCGGCGGCGGCAGAGGTCTGGGCACCAGCAGTAAACGCGGCGGCAACAGACCCGAATGGGTTACCTTTCGCCCATTCGTCTTTGAACGCCTGGACAGCGCCGCTTGCGCCTTCGGTTGCTCCGTTAAAGATTGCGCTTACACCAAGCGCGAGGGTTTGAGATGCACCGAAATTACCCATGAGGCGCGCCTCAGTTTGCACCTGAATATGGTCAAACTCGCCGTTGTAGTAGGTTACCCTAAGGTTGTATCCGTAAAGCTCCATTGCGGTGTATTTTTCCACGCGGGCACTTGCAGTTGCGGGCACGCTTTTAACCCCGGTAGGCAGACCTAGCCAGGGCATATCAAGTTTGTTAGATTCCGCGCCGCCACGCTGGATACCGCCGGGGGCTACAGCGCTGTACAGATTTTGACCCAAATCGGCAATATAGTTAGGAACGTCGCAGTTATGATATGTGAGAAGACCTTTATTGGGGTCGTTAGCGTCGCATGACCATTTCTTATTGTCTTTATAATAGCCATCAGTGCTTGACTTTGGGTGCTGATAAATATACGAGGGGGTAAGTACGCGGTTTAGCACTTTAGCGAAGGACGTTTTTGACCCGTCCTTTTTTGCTTTATCTAAAGCTTGAGTGAAGCCCTTGTCGCCACTTTCGGTTACCCCTAGTTGTTTCTGTGCTTCTTGAAGTTTTTCTACGGTTTTCTTGTCGCCGTCGTCCGCGAAGGCTACGTTCACGCTTGCAGGCATGAAGCTGGTGGCGATAAGGAGGGCAAGCATGATGGAAGCAACGAGTCTCATGAAGAGGTTTCCGTTGCTTGCTGGTCGAGTTAGGTTAGGGCTTTTACCCCATGTTGTATATGTACGTGCCATTCGCGTATCTGTCCGTGAGTTATAAATTTTCAGCTGTGTTTGTATATAGCAGAAAAGGCGGCGCGCATCTATACTGCGCGCCGCCTTCCATTTAGGAGAACCAGACTATTAAAGCCCGCCCTACCCACCAAAGGGAACTAACCATGTCTTATATAGCAGAACGTTTCCTCTGCGCCTCAGATTGGCGGCGAATCATTGCCGTGTCTGGCACAGGCGCGCCTGTTTTTAGGTCGCGTAGCGCATCTGCGTAGGTGCGTGCATTTCGGCGGTGCTTCTTACCTGCTTCACGCTCTTCATCATAACGTTTATAGTCCCAACCTGGAGTCTTTCGAATATGTGACCCATATTCAAAAAGCTGAGTGTACCAGTTGTTCGCGGTAAATGTGAGGTCTGGTCGTTCATCTGCCAGTTTAATTAATCCAGATAGCCAGGGTTTAATTTTTGTGGTCAGGCGTTTATGCTTGCTTTCGCTTCGGTGTATATCCACCATTCCTAGCATGTCTACGCTGATGCCGTTTGCAAGTAGCGCCGTAGCCACGTTCCTGTATGCGCTAATCGCGTTGATTGCGTCTTCCGTACTCACTCCGGCTACGCGGCTGGCTTCCTTTGCGGCGGCTTTCATGAGGTCGTCATGCTTGATACGGTAGTATTCTCCGCGTTGTGTACTGTTCATCTTTTGAACACCTAGCGGGACTTCCATCTGTGGCGCTTCCGGCTCCCATCTATGACGGTTATTGAGGATGGCGTTCTCGACAACAGTGTACCCGTAGGGGTTTCGTTTGCGTGGCATAGAAGATTAGACCTTCCTTCCCTAGTTGTTCTGGTCGAGAATCTTGTACGAGGTTATCCCGTACTTGATGGCGCAGTCAATGGCATCATCGACTCTACTGGCTATGAATTGTTCAATGTTTTCAGCTGGTGTGATGAATTTTTTGCCGCGTTCAGGCTTCTTCTCCGTGAGGTTAAGAGTGTTATGGTTCCAGTGGAGCCACTGCCCCCTCGTTAGCTTCTTCCACTCCGTGCGGTTATGCACAATGTAGTGAGGGCTGTCATTCTCGTAGGTTGGTTCTTCTAGCCCAGGTAATGCGAGTGGTGCTGGTTGCCCACTAGCATCTTGCGTACCGACTGGTTTCTCGGTTTCGATTGAGATGTAAACCTTTTTGCTGGTAGCAGTGAGGTCTGGGTCGTTGCTGTAGATTCGTAGGGCTTCTACTGCTTGCGTTAGCGCGTTTTTCTTGATTGCTTTTGTGCGTAAGATTTGGTCGTGGCGCGGGTCATCGCTTTTGTGGGGTGGCGGGATTAGGTGGTAGATGTTTTCTTTGTGGCGGGAAAACTTTTCATCGAAGATTTCGTCAATGGTTTGTTTGATTGGTGTGATTGGGAGGGTTAGCGTTGTTGCCATTTGTGCCTCATTTAATGTTTGGTGGTTGTGACAGGTTATATTTTAGTGTGGTGCATGTTATATGTTCAAGGTGGTTTTGTGTGTCTTTTTGGCTGAGGCATGTTTTAAGGGGCGTACAAGATAGTAACTTGTACGCCCCTCGGGTGTTTCGGTTATGACCCATATTCAGCTTTGCCGAGTGCTCTTAGTGCTTAGCAGGTTGTTGCTGTTGTTATTGCTTCTATTCCCCAGTGTACCATTCAGGTGTCCCTTCGGGGCTTGGTTGGCAACTTCCCTGCTTGTATCTGATGAGCCGTTCTTGGGTTCATTCCTTTATGCTTTTATTATATCAGAGTTCCACTCGGTAATCCGCAACTGCTTCCACCGTGTCATTGTGAGCAATGATGATAATCTGCTGGGCGTTCATGATACTACGGATAGTTTTGATGGTAGAATCCATGTTCCTTGGGTCGTAGGCGGTGAATGCCTCATCAAGGATTAGGGCGCTGGTAGTTCCACCAAATACTTTAGCGATGCCAAGTCCGATAGCTAATGATACGGCAGAAAGTTCTCCACCTGAGAGTAGCTGAACTTCGCGGGTTTCGCCTGTTGCAAAGTGTGCGAGAATGTTGAAGTCCTCAGTGATGGTGATTCCGATAATTGCGCCATTAGTGAATCCAGCAATAAGTTCGGACGCAAACTGTGTTAGGCGTGGGATTGTTGTCGCCGCGACAGCTTTGCGGAACTCTTTTAGCGTGGCTTCGGCATAGTGGATGCTTTCTTTTTCCTGGAGAAGAGATGCGTATGCTTCTGCGTCTGCTTCCTCTTGCTTGAGACGTGTTGCGAGTGCCGCATGTTCGGTCGCCACTTTCGAATGTTCAGCGCTAGTGCTATGCCCGCTAGTGGTGTTCTGCGCAATTTTTTCATCCAGTGTTGCAAGCTTACCTTCTACTGTTTTGACAGCGTGTTCAGTGACGTTTGGGGTGGATTTGATAACCTCTTTCACTCTGGTAATTTCGTCGTTAAGGGACGCGATGGTTGATAATGCGGTTTGCTTTACCTGGTTCTGAGTTTCAAGTTCGCGGGTGAGGTTTTCAATTTCTTTCACGTCGTTATAGACGTTGAGTGCTGAATTATACTCTTCCTCCGCTTTTTTGTACTTCCTTTTCGCTGTTGTGAGTTTTCTCTTAACGTCCTTAAGGCTCGCGGTTGCTTCATCTACCGATTGGTAGGCTTCGATAATGCTAGAAGCTACTGTCGAAACATTCCTCGCCTCTGCCAGCTTTTCTGTGGCAGAGGAGTGCATCTCCGTTTTCTTCGTTAGCTCCTCTTTTAGCGCTGAGATAGTCTCACCGAGAGGCTTTAACACGGACTCTTTGTTCGCGATGATTTGCTGGCATGTAGGGCATGTGCCGCTCAGATTAGCAATTTCGTTGTAGCTGTGCTCAGCTTCGGGAAGCTTAACCTGGGTAATGATACTTATACGTTCGTTAAGTGAACGCAAGGCTTCATGTAGTTCTAGCTCTTGCGCTTCACTTCCTTTATAAGATGATTCCGCTTCCTCCAATGTAGAGTACGGGTTTTCTTTTGAGGCAAGCTTCGATTCACCCTGTTTAATGGTTTCAGTCAGCTGGGAGATGCTGTTCTCTAGTGTTGTCTGCGTAACACGTGCTTCTTGCAGTGATTCAAGCTTCTGCTGGTAGGCGGCTTCTACAAGGGTAAAATCTAGGGCTACGCCTTCCCCGTTAGTGATTCGAGTTTCAATCCTCTCAGCGGCTTCCTGAGCCTCTTTGAGGCGTGCTTTAGCATCCTTGAGGCGCTGTTCGCAGTTCTCAAGGTTGCTTTTTGCAGTGGTTAGAGTGAGATAATTCTGGCGAGTCTCTTTTGCTTGTGCTGTGAGGATTTTCTTTTCGGCTGTAAGTTTCCTGTAGGTGTCGCGCTGTGCTTCGAGTGTTTCTGCGAGTTTGCGTTCTTGCTCGGATAGTGTGGCAACTGTCTTACGGTGGGATTCAATTCCTGCCCTATCCACCGTTTTGTTATCCAGCTCTCGCTTGTTGATGCGGCGGTGGATGCCACATTCTTCTAGTGCCTGAGAGTTGGCGGTGATGCCGGTCAGCTGTTCGATGATGTCGCGGCGCACTTCGGGCTTGGAGTTGATGAACCTATCAGTTTCTTTTTGGCGGAAGAAGACGGTGTTCATGAAGATGTCTTCACCCATTCCGAGAGTTCGGATGATAGCTTTTGTTCCGTCACCTACTGCTGGACCTGCTAGGTGGTGAGCATTACCATCAGGGGCGATTTTCTCTAATGTTACCTGAGTTGTACCCCTGTGGTTCATAGTTCGTGTTGCTAGGTAGGTTTCATTGTCTACACTGTACGTTACTTTGACTGTGGTTGAGGTTGTTTTCGGGGTTCCTTCGCGGCGCAGGTCTAGGTTTTTTGTGACTCCTGCTGGTCGGGTGCCGAAGAGTGCCCAGGGGATTGCGTTCACGATACTTGATTTGCCTGCGCCGTTTCCTCCGGTGATGTGAGTGATGGCGCTTTCGGGGAATGACTCTGTAAGTTTCTTGTGGGTGCGGAAATTGTGGATTTCCACGGTTTTGATGGTCAGTGCGCTCATTCTTTCAGACTCCTCAGGTCGTGTTGTGGGCGTAGATATACCCCTTGCCGGTACTGTTTATTGTACCGCACAAGGGGTATATTTAAATACTTTATTTAGGGGGTTGGTGTAGCGGATGCAGTTGCGGACGCGGCGGTCTGGTACAGAGCCACAGTGAGCGTCATGTTCACAAGACCATTTCCGTCAATCATCCATTTCTTCGTTTCACCGTCATATTGCATGGTTACAGTGACAGGGACATTGGTCTTTGTGTAGATTGCCTGCGGGATGTGTACAGTTCCAGTGCTGGTGATTGCCTCAACCGAGTTGATAACTGCCTGCTCACTGATAGGCTTAATATTGTCAGCCCCACCAAGGGTGTTACCTAGCCCGGCGGCAAGGTAAATAACTGCAACCATTGTTGCCCGGCGGCTTTCCTCATTGCCGTAGACGACAGAGTTTTTAAGAATTTCTGGCACATGCTCGTAGTTCCCTTCTGCAACCTCTGCACCAATGGCGTTGGGGTCAGGGGATGCCGCAATAGCCTTAAGGATTTCAGTCAGCTGGTTTGTTGCTTCAATCTTGTCGGTGTTTGCGTCATTGCCAGTTAGTGTTCGGACGATGGTCTGCGTCGTTACTTGGCTGTTGTTGTTGCTCTGCTGTGGGGCTGGCAATACACCACCATATGCAAGACCAGCCAGGGTTGTTGCTCCAAGGATGAAGGCAAGTAGGAGGAATCCGATTGTTCGAATAAGTGGTGGCTTCACTACTTCCACGGGTGTAACGTGTGTGTCAGGTTCATTAGTCTTAGCCATTATTTTATTTCCTTTTTAGGTGTAGGGTTGGTGGACAAGGTGGTGATAACAGGTATCAGTATCCAGCATAACAGGAATACTATACCTATTATGCCATACCTTGCGTCATATACCTCTTGCAGGGGCAAACGTGTCGGGTCGGCATCGTATGATGCTGACATGGCTAGGAGTCCGCTGTCGCGCAGTGATTCGTAACGCTGTGCAATTGTTAAGACGATAGCTGTAACGACGAAAGGCGTGACGGCTAGTATTGTGACGGCTGTTAAAGCTATTTTCCCCATTCTTCGGTATGTGATTTGAGGATACTCATCTTTTTGGGCTTGCATGGGTCACTCTTCTTCTAGGGTCTGTTTGCGGCGTTCCTTGTAGTTTTCCACCAGCTTACCCTTGTATGAGTTTGGAATGTCTCGTAGCTCAATAAGGTCGGCTGTGGCTCCGCCGTTCCTTGTTAGTGCGAGGAGGCATTCTTCGGTGGTGGCTACATCATTTAGGTCGATACCAGTATCTAGGATGGCTAGAAGCATGTCGGTTGCCGCGTCCATGTCACGCACATGGTTTTTGGACGGGTCAAGGTGGTGGGTAATACGTTCCTGCCCATTATCTTTCCACGTTAGTTCTTCCACGGTACGCATTTTAACCCAATTTTCATTGGATTCTTTATGGCTGAGATATTCAGCCAGCGGCATGTTCATCTGCTGAGCAAGCTCTTCATCCGTGTACCTGTGTCCTTGGGGGTTGCCGTATTTTTGGTTGAGTTCCTTGATTGCGCGTTTACGGTTACGTTGAAAGTTTGCCAGGGGCGCACCGAGGATGTGTGTAGGAAGGTCATTTACCCAGTTAGGCGCTGATGACGCTAGGTATGCCGCGTAGGGCACGCCGCCTGATTCGCTGTATTTGGAGTATCCTTCGGCGGCAATTCCAACATAGTATGCGGCTTGCTCTTCGGGGCTTTTGCCGAGCAGGACGTTTACTGTTTCGCGGTGGCTGGGTGAAATGAGTCCTTGTACGAACATTCCGTAAAATTCGATGAGCCCACTGTAGAAGTCTTGGGGTACATCGGTGCTTTCGCGTCGAAAAACGGGGTATGCAACCCTAACTGGTTCGGGTGCGTTATTGTTTTCGGCAATTTCCTTCATGATGCTGTATGCAGGCTCAGGAGTTGCGGCGCGTACTACAATTCTTCCGTCGCGTCCGGTGGTGACGATACCAATACCTGCTAGTGCTTCTTGAATTGGTTTGTAGAGGTTGTTTGCGTCTTTGAGTGTGAGGTTTGCTACTGGGCGAAGGGGTGCAAGCTGAAAGCCTTCTGTCTCAGTAATTCCTCCGTACAGTCGTGTGGGGAGGTTTTTGTCAATCAGTTTCAGCCCTAGTCGTAGTTTCGGTTCTTTTTCTTGTCTTTTGGAGAACCACTCTTGCACTGCTTTCCCCGTGAGGGCGTATGAGTTGCCCTTAGGGGATTTGTATGCTTTTTTCTTGGCAACTAGGCTTTCTAGCCAGTCAGTAGCTTCTTTAACAATTTCGGGGTTTGCTTTAAGCTCTTTTTTGGTGAGAGTCGTCTCGACTAGCTTCTGTGGGTTAATCCAGATTCCGTCGCTAATACGAATCTCCCATCTTTCTTGAATGGGGAATGAATAGAACTGTGCGTTGCTGTAATGCGGCTTGAGGTTAATGAGGCAGTTGTTGTACTTTTCGACCATTGTAGTTGCGTCCTTTTATGCGTTGAGGATGGAGTACGAGGTGAGTGTGTCTTCTGTGGTTATGGAGGTGTTGTAGCCACAGAATCGTAGGTCTTCGATGATTTCTTTGAGTGCGGCAAGGCTTGCTGTATTCCTTGCTTTGCCTGCAAGTCGGTACGGTTGCGTGATTTGTAGCGTGTCTTGTTCCTCGTTGAGGGCAAGCACCCCTAGCTCTTCGAGTGGATTGCCGGGGGATTCTTTCAGGTTTTCCATTGTTGATTTAACGCATTCTTCAACGGTTGCGTATGGGGTGTCGTATGGGTTTGCTTTGGCAATTGCTAGGTATAGCGTGGGTACTGTTGTATTATTTTCCATTTCATCATTATGCAAGGTAGATTGTGGCGCACGCAACTTATTTTTAGAGACTTTTTCTGTGACTAGCATCTTTAAGGTATTTCTTCCGGTATTGCGTGGGCACCTTTAGTGCTTACTGCGCGCCTTTAGAGTGAATATTTATGTCAGTAAAATTGCCTAGATACTAGTTTCATGCAAGTTTTCATTGTTGTGAACTGAAAAGGTGTAGCGAAAAGCACCAGCGTTAGACAGTTTCGTGTCTATGCTGGTGCTTTTCAATTTTATGTAGCTATGCCGTTGGGGTACTAGAAGGCGTACTGCTAGGTTGCTGGGTAGGCGTGCTGTCTGTTGGGATAATCGTGCCAACTTTAGTGAATCCTACATTTTGGGATTCTGCGTAGTCGCTAGACTTAAATTCAGCCCACGTAGCTAGAAGGTACTGCTTCGTGCCGCTTTGAGAGTAGAGGTACCATTTATCGTTCGATTCAATGAGTTCCATCTTAACCGTAGCAGGATGCTCTTTCTCTAAGATAGCGAAAGCACCATCTGAACCTACCCCATCAGCTTCTTGAACACGAACGGTTTCGGTAGAGGTGAAATCAACCTCTATAGATACCCTTCTGTGGCTTGTGCCTACGCTATCAATGTAATACGTACCGGAGGGCTCAAAGTGAACCTTTACCTCGCCTTTTATTTGGAAAGTTGGCATACGCACGTCTTCCAAATATGACTCTTTATTCCATCGGGATACAGTTTCAGCGTCGTAGTAGACGGGTGAACCTTCCCAGATGGAACTTCTAACGCTACGGTATGCGTCAGCGCGGGTTCTCAGATATGCGTTATAGCCGCTATTCTTTGTCTTTACGAGGTACCGAACGTTGCGGATAGTCGCAGGGGTTATCTTACTCTCATCGACACCAAAGTTGCCAGCAGATTTCAGGAAAGACTCAATGAACGTGGTGACGTTCTTGGTGTCTTCTTCTGTGAGAGTGAAGGACGCTGGTGCTGTCTCTTTGACTTTATCTGTGGCTTCCCAGGGGTGGGCGATAAGTAATGCTGGTAATGCGACTGCCGCAAGTGCGCCACCACCTACAAGAAACATTTCGCGGCGTGAGAACTTCTTCTTGCCGGATTCGCCTTCGGTCTTACCAGTATCACCTTCTCCCCCTGGTGGCACCTCAGGTGCGGCTACGGGGCTAATATTTTCTGGGCGACCCAGGCGGCGAGCGTAAGGGTTACTAGCGCGCTTGTCGTTAATGTCATTAGTAGATTTATCCATATGTCTATGGTACCTTGTCTTTCTTCGTCTTGCCGCCTGGGTTCGGTTACATCTTTACGCCTTGTCGGTTGGTGTTCCACTGTTGGAACCTACATACCTGTAGACTTTGTATTTCTGACCCAACAGGTCGGTCAGGTCTTCGCTCCAGCGGTATTCGATGGGGTAGATTGCACCCACTTCGTTACGCCAGGAGCCTTGAGCGACAGATGGCTTGCCGTCGTGCTCACCGATAAAGATAGCGGTGTGTCCAGCAGTGCCACCAGGACCGCCTGCGATGAGGATGTCTCCAGGTTGAAGGTCAGAACGCTTACCTGTTACGTCTTTCCAGTCGGATGAGTTAGCGTAGTATTCCGCCTGCTGTCCGGTTGCTCCCCACGGAACTTTAGGGTCTACCGTGTTCTTGACTACGGTCGCTACGAAGCGGTCGCAACTAGCGTATAGGGCTTCCGCACCTGCGCGTTCCGTATGGGTGTCTTTGCCACCTTTCTCTTCTGCCTTGCGCTTAGCTTCCTTGTATGCGGGCTTTGCGTTTTCTACACCGTCAGGGTCAGATGGTGACACGGGAATTTTCTTAGCTTCATCTGGCTTGTTTGAGTCCCAAGCGATACTTTTCGCAAGCTCAACGATGCCAGACATGTCAGCGCTTGACTCGCCACCGAGGAAGCAGGAACCGCCGCCCTTAGACAGGGATGAGCTTCCGCCTGACTTCATGCCCGGTTTGAAGTCTTTAATGAAGTCCTCACCGAATGCGACACGCCTCGGCATGTTTGGAGTACCTGAACGTTCGAACTTATCGTTAAAGATTTGAACAAGCTCAGCGACGCTCTTTGAGTCATCCATGAAACCGTTGGCACGTAGGTTTGCACCCTCAGCGCCTTCTAGTTCTTCTTTAAGGAAGTCCATCTGGGTTCCGAGGTCAGACCAGTGGGTGCCGTTTGCTTTTGCGAACTCGACCAGTCGGATACGGCGTTCACCGTCCCACTGCGCGAAGCCGATAGCTTTACCGTATACGGCACCTTGGGCGAGCATTTCATCGTTACTCATTTTAGAGTTGAGTCCTGAACCGCCCTGGGTAAGCTCTGAGTTAAACCCGGACTCTTGCCCAAAGTTACCCATAAGTCCGGCAATCATTTTGGTACTGAAAGGCTTGTTACCCCATTCACCACCAAAAGTGGTTGAGGATAGCCAGGTTGCGACATTCTGAACGTTTTCTGCCGGGTCTTCACTGTGTTTCAGACCTGACTTGCTCTTACCGCTATGCTGGCTAATTCCGTAGCATCCATCCGCATTATCATTTTTACCCCACACCTGGGCGGCTGGGATACCTGTGACAAGAAGGATGATAAAGAGGGCTACAACACCTAATACCACCCATGTAAGGGGGTTTGTTAGGGTTGATACGGTTGTTGTTGTTGCAGTACTAACATTTTTCGCTGTCTTGGCGACTTTTTGAGCCGTCTCAGCGGTCTTCACTGCCTTGTCCACTACTGAGGTTTTCTCAGGGGTATTCGGCGGCTCTATAGGGTTGTTACTGGCTGTCATCTACCCTCCTAGTGGGTGCTTCATATTTCGGTGTGTTGGGAGCGTTGTCTTGCTGAGGGCGGATTGGTTGCGGTGCCGCGCGGAAGAATTTTTTCTTCGGTTTCTCAGCGGGTTCAGTTTGTGGCTTGAGGGGGTTCCTCGGCTGTGGTGCCTCCTTTACGGGTGTTGGGCTTACTTTCGGGATGGGCGCTGTCTCAGCTTTAGGGGACGCGGGTTTAGGCGCTTCTACCTTCGGTGACACTGGCTTAGCATTTGCCTGAGGTGCTTCCTGTTTTTGTACAGTAGGCTTTGGTTCAGGCTTAGGCTGTTGTGGCACGTTTACCTTCTCCTGCTTCTTTGGCGCAGCTTCCGGCTTAGGCTCTGGAGACGGCTTCGACTGAGGCTCTTCCTTCTTCACAGGTTCAGCGGGCTTAGGCGATGTCTGTGAAGAATGGGTACCTACCGTCGGCTTCTCCTTTTTGAGGGGCGGCTCTGGTTTAGGTAGAGGTGCGTTCGCAGGTTTCCCGGCTACCGGGGTTTCCGTTACCTTTTCTGCGGGCTGAGGTTCTACCTTCGCTTTAGTTTTTTCAGGCTCAGTGATTGACTTCGGAGTTGTTTCCACCTTTGCGTTGGGCGTAGGTGCTACTACTGGTTTGGGTGGTTGTACCGGCTGGGGAGCCGTTACCTCTTCCTTGTCGCTGTGTGCCTGATTTGGGTTGAGGGTGTTACCTCCCTTCGTGGGGTTGTTTAGCGGTGTTGGATTGGGCTGAGTTGCCGTTAGAGGGGTTTCCTCCGTTTTCTGTGTGTTGCCGCTGTTGAGATTCTTGGTATTAAGGTTGTTGTTGGGATTTGTTTTCAGGGGCACAGTGACAGGTGGCTTCTCTTCCTTATTGGACTTGGTGGAAGACTGCGACGTATTACCTTCGTTAGTCGTCTGGGTGGGCGGGTTGAGGGGGTTTCCTGAGTTGTTCAGCAGGTTCTCAAACTCCTTATCCCATGCCTGATTTTCTTGCTGTTCCCTCTGATGCTTAGCTTCTCGCTCCTTACGTTCCTTTTCCTGGCGTGCGCGTTCCTGCGCCTCCTTTTCCTGACGTTCCTTTTCCTGACGTAGGCGTTCCTGCTCATCCAGTAGGCGCTGTTTATGTTCCTCTGGCGTGGACAGAGTGTGGACAGGCATTTCGAGGCGGTTAAGTTCAGGCATCTTGAGTGCAAGACCCTCACGCTGTTCAGGTGCGTTATTCTCAAGGTATTCCTTGAGTGCGGCATCGTGGGTCTTGTTAAGGAATGCTGTTGCTTCCTCGGCGCTCATCTTCTTCACAATTTCGCTGTTTTCGGCACGCTTGCGTGCGTCTGTAGCGTAGTGCATAGCCTTCTCTTGGTGTTCCTTGTCGAGAAGACCAGTGAGCGACTTGTTGGCGTTAGATGTTGCCTGGTAGGTTTGCATACCAGCTTCGGTTGCTTGGAGGTCACGCTGACGTGCCTGAGCGAACTCATCCTCGATAGCACTCTTGCTCTTGGCGAGTAGCGGGTCTGCCTGGAACATGCGGTTAAGTTCGTTGCCGTAGGCGCTACGTTCTTGCAGGGTGAGGGATTCCTCGTAAAGACCCTTGAGGGAGCGTGCCTGGTTGTACTCGGCGCTTGCTTGCATTGCGGCATACTCGTCACCGACGATGTTAGCCAGCTTACGCTTATGGCTTGCCGCCTGCATAGCTTGCTCTGCACGGAAGATGTCTGCGAAGGTTTCGCGCTGGAAGCGGTCGGAGCCGTCGCCGCCGGTTGCGAACTCCAGAACGAGGCGCTGAATGTTCTCGTTGGTGCGACGCATAACGTTTGCGGCGTTGTTTGCGTCTGCAACAGCGGTCTGCTCGATGTTTGCTTGTGCTGTGGTTGCGTTCTGACCGTATTCCACAGTGTTGTGGGCAAGCTGACGGTCGCTCCTGACAGTCTCCATCTCGCTCTGCTTTGCGGCGTTGTAGTGCTGTAGCTCTTGCATCTTATCTGCTTCAAGCTTCTGGCGAGTGCGGATGGAAGTTGCCGCCATGCTGTTAGGCTTGCGGCTGAGGATGTTCTGCTCAGCGGCAACCTTACCAGCTTCACGCATGTTCTTACTGACTGCGCGGAGGAAGCCTGGCTTTTTACCTTCGGCGTTCTCGTTGTTTCGGTTACGCCATGCACTGCGTAGGTTTGCGCCGCTAAGTGCGCCAACCATGCCGCTTCGGAGGGTTCCGGCGGCGTTCTGTCGGTCGAGAACGTTTCCAATCTTGCTACCCATGTAGTTGTTGCTCATGGGGTTTGCGTTCTCTACAAGGCTGATAAGCTGGCGGCGCTGTTTCCATAGTGCGGCGGCGACAATGATGTTGAAGACCATGACGAGGGCGAGGTCTGCCACGCTGTCGATAATTGCGGATAGGATGATGACACCAACGGCGAGGATGGTGCTGTAGAGGATGAAGCTAAGTACTGCGCCGACCATGAAGGAGCCGTAGCGTTTAGCGATTTGCATTCCTCGGTTTTTGTCCATTAGTGCAATCATGATGAAGGGGAGGAGAATCATCATGATTACTACGGTGAACAGCTGAATGAGTGATGCGATGGAGAAAAGAAGCATCACAATTGCGATAGGCACGAAGGACAGCATGGCGATGGTGGTCACCATGAAGCGGTTGGACGCGGATGTCCAGCTGTAAGACCAGTTGTCCCACAGCCTGTCGTCTGCGTGCGCGACAGCGACGATGTTGTACCACCGTGGGTCTACACCGTGTTTACGTTCATTAGCTTTGTCTCCCAACTGTGCGTCTGTCTGTAGGTACAGTTGGTATGCGGCGACGTTACAGACTTTGTGGTTGCTTTCCTCCAGTTTCAGGGTCTTGTTGCGGTAGTCGGCGGGGGTGCCCATAACTTTCAGGGGTACGCAGAAAGTATTCGGGTCTACCTCAGCCTTTTTGATGATTTCAGCCATTTCTGGGTCTTTAACGTCCAGCTGTGCGAAGGGTCGTCCGAACTGGGCGCGGGCGAATGGGTCTAGCCTTACGACACGCCAAATAGTGCAAGTCATGGCGTTGATGTTCAGAACTGTTTTTTCTGAGTTGCTGAGGTTATCTGCTTTAGACTTGCATATTGCGGATGCTGTCGAAGTATTGCCGTCTTTGCTTGCGCCAGTTTCTTCGTCGCCAGCGGCGGTGGTGATACCCATAGCCGCCCCACCGACTTCCTGCATGACTCTAACAGGCATACTGGTGAATAAGCCTGCGTTGGAGAGAACGGCGAAGCCCAGTACGCCTGCAAGTACTACGTAGAGTCCGTTGAGGCTTGCGCGCATGAAGTTTTTGTGTTTGTGCCCGTAAATGTACACGCCCACACCGATGATGATGAGTGCGGCGGCACCTGCGAACGGGGCGTAGACGCTATCGGTGACGTTTCCGATGATGCCTTTATTGTTTTTGCCGTCGCCTGAGACTAGCTTAGTGACGTTGAATACGCAGTCTTTATCGTTAGGGTCGGAACATACGGTGTGAGGGTTGAATGCGGCTGTGACGAAATTCTGGGTCAGGTCGTAGGTTAGACCTGTAACGCCGTTTAGGGTGTCTGCGATACCGTTAAGTGCGCCGCCCACGAGGATAGTGCCCACTGAGCGTAGCTTAGTGAGCTTTTCGGAGTCTTTGCTAATGGTTTTGGGTGCGCCTTCCATACGTTCTGGGTCAGCGGCGACAACCCCTTCTTCACCTTCACCTTCCCCCTCATAGTTGGTGAATTTTAAGTTTCCACCAACGGCTTCTTTCAGGGTGAAGATTCGTCCCTGCTTATTGTCTAATGGGATGGTGCTGAAACTGTTTTCCCATGCGTTTGGGCGGTTCATTCCATGCCCAAGATTTTGGGCACCACCGAAGATGCCGATACCGCTTGCTTTTGCGGTTTCGGTGATAGTTACAGCTGGCGATGGACCGGGGGCTAGGGTCACCGTTTTAGCAGTGTTGGAACCTCCGGTAGCTAGGTAGATGGTCAGCAGGAGAAGCGCTACGATGGCGGCAAGTAACGCCGCCGGGGTGTAGCGGCGCTGTTTAAGATGCGTATCCTTGCTGTTTGATGCCGTGTTGAGGGCAGTTTTGTTTAGTGCCATGCGCTTCTCCAGAGCTTTTCCATATAGCAGACGTATTTTTCGGGTTCTTTAGGTTATAGCAGAAACACCGAAACCCGCCGGGTTGGGGTATGGCGGGTTTCAGTGCCTAAGTTAGCTGTTGCAGGTCTGTAGCCCCTTTTGGAGGGCATTCTTATCAGACTGAGTGATGCTTAGATTGTATTTGGTGGCTGTATCAATCCACATCTGGGAGTAGTGGCATTGTTCGCTTGCTTGAGGCATATACTCGGCAGGCGATTTACCATCTTTAGCCTTTGCAGATTCAGTGGATGCGACGACTAGCTGGGTGGTGTCGTTGGCGAAGGCACTTTTCTTATCAGCATCCCAACCTTTAGCGCCGTGGCTGTTGGCGTATTTGTTGGAGATGATAGGGTCTACGCTAATGTGCTTACGTAGTTCAGTGGGGTTTTCGCCTGGCTTCACGGTGAAGGTGTTCCCATCGTAAGCGCCGACCCAAGTTCCGGCGGTGATGTCACATGAGGCAGGGTCGCCGTCTTTAGTTGCGACATCTTTACCTTGGGTTTTCAGGACTTCTGCACGGGTGGTACAACCGTCACTGTTAATAGCCCAAACGTTCCAGTCTTCGGTTTTAAACTCTGCGTCTTCGGCTTTAGATACTTTGAGGGTATCTAAAGCTTTTCCGTAGGCGGTAACTGCCTCAGCGGTTTTGTTTGCAGGTTTGTTGGGTAGCGCCGCTTCGGGTAGCTTACCGCCTGCGCCTGTACCTACGTTGCCTCCGCCTACGCCGGGGGCAACAAGCTTGCATTCCTTGGAACTGAGGAGGGTGCTTTCAAGGCAGTTTCCGCCTGCGTTGCCAAACACGTTGAACGTGTAAGTTAGCGCTGTTTTAGGGTCGAAGCTCCCAGTCTTCGCCACGCCGAAGAAGTACGGCGAACTGAGCATGGCGATGAGGATGATTGCGACAAAAAACGTTTTCACCACCCCGCCAGATTGTTTACCTTGACCTTGAGCCATGTCTCGGCTCTCCTTCCTTATGGTTTAGATGCGTGGAGCTGTGCTGTCACGTAGGGCGTTCGGTTTGAGTTCGTCACCGATGTTAGCGGCAAAGTTGAGTCCCAGGTAGCCGGTGAACTGGTTCGAGAGAACGTGGTTGTTCGTTATTCCGCCTACATAGAGGCTTGAGCCGGGGAATGCTGACATGAATAGTTCTAGTTGGTTGTTGCGAGTCCAGCGTAGGCTGATGTTTTGGCTTCGGTACTGCTGTTTAAGTATTTCGAATTGTTCTTCTAGCTCTTCGTAGCTGTCTCCGTACACGCGGATGTGGATACTGCCGCGAACCCAGGGCGCACCGACTCGTTCATTCTCGTCCATTAGCATTTCGAGGCGGGCGTTAGATTTCTGTAGTTCGGTTACGCCTGCGTGCCCGTATTCCTGGATTGTTTCGTCACTCTTTTTGAGGTCTTCGGCTTCCAGGATGTGCTGTTGGCGCACAAAGCTGAACGCTTCGCCCATGACGGTGTTAGGGACGATTGCTAGGCGAGCGAAAATGCTTGCGTTGGGCACTGCGTAGTTTGCGATTTCTGCGAAGGGTTGCATACGGGGGAACTCTAGTACCTCTGGAAGTTGTGACACGGTGAATGTTGCAACGTACTTTTTCAGGGTTGCTTTGGTGTATTCCTGCGTGATAACTAGACAAGTGTTCCTAGAGTTGTCGATGAGGTGTGCGTATTCGTAGGCAATTTGGTGGCTTCCGACTCGTTCACCGGGGTCGATTTCTAGCGGGGGGATGCTGGGCGCGCCGGGGTGAACGAGGCTTTTGGTTGCGAGTAGGATTTCGTCGCGGGTGAGAGGTTCGCAGGCGAGTATGCTGTGGCGCAGGGCGCGCTGGATGACTTTCTCTCGTTTAGCGGCGTTACGTTCTTCGGTGTCGGAAACATGTTCACTGTAGATGCCGAGGAACAGTTTTGCGTTCTCTTTGAGGAATCTTGAGCCTTGCTTAACACCTTCGAAGAATGCTTTCTTTGCGTCTTGAAGGTTGTTCTCTTCTTGTTCCTCGTCAGAGTTCGTGCTGACTTTCTGGAATTTTTTGCGTTCCCCAAGAAGCACACCGAGGTATGCATCTTTGAGGGAGATGTTAGCGTCTTTGAGGACGGACGCTTGGATTTTCATGATGTTGTCGTACTGTGGATTCACTAGCGCCTGTGCCTGGTTGTAGGATGTGGCGAGGAAGACGTTAGGGTCAAGAGGTGTAGACAGGGTGAAAGGGAAAATGTGGATTGGGTCTGATTCGCCTTTAAGGTTTAGCAGGCTTGCGTATGCCTCAGCTGACATGTGTAGCAGTGCTGACTTCATGTCGATTGATTCGAAGTCGAACTGGGCGCTGGACATTCTGTAGAATGCCCACACTTCCGTTTCGCTGAACACCATGTTTCGGGCGATTGTTTTCTGGGGGATGTCCAGTTCTCGTGGCTTGGTGTTAGTTTCAGGGCGGGCAAGTTTCTTTTCGCCTGGCAGTGACTTGAGTGGGTTGAAGGGAAGTGTAGATGCCATAAGTTTTGTCTACTCCTTTAATGTTTTCTTTGGTGGGTTAGTTCTTTGCTGTATATTTCATATCAGAAGCCCCTCACCATTGGATTCATGGTGAGGGGCTTCTTTGGTTTAGAAGCAGTTATGCTTCTTTATGGTGTGCGCTATGCTGTCTGGTTTAGTGCGTCTGTACCGAAGTTCTCCACCTTTTCGGCGGCGGCATTGACGAATGCGTTATCTGGGATAATCCAGTTCATTGCCGCATACACAGCAACCGCAACCATAAGCAGGCAGAGGATGAGCAGTGCGCCCTTCTTGACGCTACTCTGCTTAATGACATCAATCATTGGGATAGCGGCAACGGCGAGTACGACGATTGCGATGATGCCACAAATCCATTGCTTAAGACCAATTGCCGCTAGAGGGAGGACGATAGAGGTAATCAAGGTTATATACTCCAATTTCTTTAAGATACTAGTATTGTCCCTGTATATATATCAGGGAGTTTTATTCACTAGTACTAGAACTGTATTTGGTAATGTTGGTAGCGTCTGTGTCGTAAACGTCCGGTTCGAGGTTAGACACAAGATACTTACCGTTAGACTGCTTAGCGAGAGTCACCTTGTAAGTTACCGGATAGGTGATGTTCTGCTTCGCACTCTCTTTGGTGTCGGTGTCAGTGCTCCCACCAAGTTCGTCAATTAGCTCAAGGTTCACCTTGGCGATGATGTCGCCGTTTTCTTGGCGGTATGCCTCGTAGCTGATGCTGTTGGTGTTGATGGTGTACTGACCGCCGAACCCGGTTGTTGCAACCGTTGCCTTCTTAATATCAAGGACATACTGTGATAGGTCGCCTGGCTTTTCCAGGGTTGCTGATACATAAGCCTTAAAATAGCCCTGAATAACAGCATCAGTGTCGGCGCTATTTTGAATTTTTGCGCCAGGGATGCCTTTGCTCTTAACTAGTTCTTGGGACTTGCCCATTGATAGTGAAGGGACGATAGAAGGGTGTGGTGTGGCGATGTAGTATTTCGAGGTGTCCTTGTCGAAAGCTACGGTGACAGACATGGAGATTTGTTTAAGTTCCGCGTTCTGGTTATTGTTTTTTGCCGCGTCCTTCACTGTGGTTCCAGTTCCGGTGGCGGCAGGTTTGACGAGTGCCACAACTCGGTATGTTGCAAGGGCTGAGTTTTTATGTACTGCAATCCTTGTCACTTGCGGTGTTCCGATAACTTGCTGTGCGGCGTTTGCTGTGCTTGTTCGGATATTCCCCGATGTGCCAGGGTCGCTGGCTGATGAGAGACTGTCGCCTGTAAGATACCAGGCAAGCTGTTTTTCAGCTGTTTCGTCTGTTTTGAGGCTTAGGTATGCTTTGACGTAGCTTACTGCAATGTCTTCGCCTGCTTGCTTGTTGAACCCCGTCTCCCCTACTGCTGAACGTGCGATGGAAGCAATTTTTGCGTCGCTCGGCGGTTTAGGTAGGGTGAACTGGTATACACTGTTCCCGATGAAGCATGTGGCTAGTAGTCCTGCTAGGACGTATGAGACGATGCGTCCACGTTTCTCTTTGTCCTTTAGGTTCACGTATTTTGGGTCGCCTAGAACTGAGATGCCGCCGCCGTTGTTATTCTTGGCGTATAGGGTACTGTCTTCGTCTTCGTTGAAGGTAATAGGTTGGTCTGTGGGCTGTACTGGATTTACCTGTCGCTTATTGTTGCGTTCGTGTTTAATAGCCATTATTGGTTCTCGTCTTTCTTTGTCTGTTGGGTTTTGCGGGTCTGGACGCTTTCAGAAATTACTCCGCGCATGATGCGTGGTTGGAGTTGCACTGGTGGGAGTGCTTCTTCGGCGGGTTTGGCGGGTTGGGTTAGCCGTGGCTTTTTCGGCTGTGCGTTGTTTTGTCCTTTCGCGGGGGCTTGGGTTAGTTGCGGTTTCTTTGGTTTGTTCATAGCGTTCCCTGCTGGTTGCGGGGTAGCTTTTGTGGGCTGTGGTGGCGGCGGTGGCGGCGTGGCTGTTGGCGGCGTGACCACTGGACGCGCTTTAGGTGCAGGCTTTACCACGGCTGGTTGGGGGCTTACCTTAGGGGCTTGCTGTTTTTTGGTTTGTTCATGAGTACTAGTTTTAGGTTGAGGCTTTGAGATTTTTTTATTTAGCTTAGGGTAGTGTTTGGGGGTGTAGGTGGTAGTCGGTGGGACGACAGGTTCGGACGGTACGCGGGGTAGCTTTTCGAGTACCTGTTTAGGGAGGATGATGTGTGTTAGGGTGCCGTCCATCCTTTCACGGGTTTCACCTGTGATGGGGTCGATGTACGGGGTCTTTCGAATAATCATGCCTTCCGTATAGAAGGTTCCCTTGTCTGGGTTAGGTCGGCGGAGATTAATGAGCTGTTCTTCGGAGACGCGGGGGACGGTGACCTTTTCTACAGACTTGTAGTAGCGGCGGTTATCGTCCCATTGGATAAGGTTCTTCCAAAGGACACGTTCACGCTTTGAGTCCACTTTGTAACGTTTAATTTCTTTGGTTCCGGCGAGGGTGACGATGCGTTTAGCGGTTTCGCCACCCTTCATGCCGCCTAGTACAACAAGGGTATCTGCATTCACTAGGAGGCTGTTCACTGCCGCTGGGTCGTTCTTTTCGTAAAGCTGTTCAAGGTTCTGCTGTCCGAGGGAGATACCAACATTTGAGGAGCGTGCTTTTTCCAGCAGACCTGCGATACTGGTTAGCGGAATGGTCTGGAACTCGTCAAAGAAAATTTGGATGACGTTCAGCTTTTGGGTGTCGTCGCGGCGGCGGTGTGATGACATGCTGGTGAGGAGGCTTGCAAGCATCTTACCGAAGCCGGTACTGACTTCAACCTCAGAGTCAGCATTGAAATCAAGCAGTACAATGGACGGCGTTGCGTTAGGGGCGACAATTTTGTCAAAGTCGATGTAGGGCTCCCCATTTTGAGGAAGCCCAAGCCAGCGCCCGTATGCTGAGTTGAGCATGATGCTGACGTTGCCACGTGGAGTTTCCCAGGATGTTTTGACGTTACCGCTTGCACCTTCAAGGATTCGGCGGCGTAGTTCAGCGCCCGTGAGGTTGCCTTCGGGTAGGTGGTTGAGTAGCACTTCGGGGGACATGAGGGCACCACAGAATCGCCTAAACTCGCCGTTATGCCAAGGGATTCCAGCTTGCTCTAGTTCGTCTGCCAGGAGGACATATTCGGCGGGGTTAGTGCGTTCTTTTTCCTTCATGTATTCCTCTAGTTCGTCTAGAGCTTTGAGGAGTATCTGGAGGGTCGCCCACACGTCGTTCTTGTATTTCTGAGCCTCGTCTTGGTATTTCTGGAAGCCGATGGCAATGTCCAGCTTTTCAGCTGTTTTAAGCCCGGCGAATGGGTCAAGGTATGCGGGACCGTGGGGGTTGTAGGCGTTATCGTATTCGCCGGTGGCGGGGTTGCCTTGTGTAAAATGGTAGAAGTTTACGTTTTCTTCGGCGGCGTAGTTCGCTAGTTTTCGGGCAAGTCCGAGGTCGGCTTTCATGTTTACAAGGATGCTTGTGATTCCTAGTTTTGCGTTGGCGCGAATTTCGCTTTCGGTGGTTGCAGTTTTGCCACTACCAGGTGCGCCGACTTTGATGACGTGGCGGGGAATTTCGGGCACAGTGAACCATACGCCTTCGCCTGATTCTTCGTTGATGCCGTATGCTACGCCTGGCGACATGTCTGGGCGTTCGTTGGGCAGGATGAAGTTAGCGCCTTCGCTGATTTCCTCTTCGAGTTTGTTGCGGTTGCGGCGCTGTTTTGGGGTTGGGCGGTACTTAAATTTCTTCTCACTCATCCAGAATGAGTCATTGTACTTTAGTTCTTCGTTATGGTTGTAGTCGTATTGGATTTTGGCGGCGAGTGCCCATCCGAGTAGCGCGCCCAGGATGATTCCTGCGATGGTGAAGGGTGTACTGAAAGTGCCAACAAGGTCAAATATCCCTGTTGGTGAGAGGTATTCGCCGGGTGCTTGCATCAGTGAGTTGAAGGCGCTGGCAAACTTCTTCGGGACATCTAAGATGAACCAGAGAAGTAACCCGCCTAACGCCGTGCCGCCCATATATAACCCCACTTCGGAGGCTTGCATCATTTTCCTTCGGGTCAGGTAGTAGTATGACCAGCTGATGATGATGGTGGCGGCGATGAGTGCTGGGCTACAAAGCACTACGGCGATGATAATGAACGCCCATTTGATGAGCGTGTATATCAGATTGCCCACAAAGTCGTTTACAGCCGAGTTTTCAGCTGGTTTCTGACTATCATTGGGCACCTCATTACCTTCTCGTTGGTAATTTAGCGCTTCCTGGTTCATTCCATCCTTACTTTCGCTACTTCGACATTTCTTATCCTGTTTTCCCTATAGCGCGAATGGCGTATTTGGTACAATGTGAGTGGCTTAACGTTGTTGTTTTGAGAGGATATTTGCTGTGCTTTATGACGTTTTTAACAGGAACATTGAGGGTTTTAAGTTCCCTAAGGCTGAGGATATTTTGAGGTTGCGTTCTTTGGGGCTGGTGAAGGTGCCGGACGTGGATTGGCAGTATGCGAATATTGCGCCTGCTGTGGAGTTGTTAGGGCTTCCTGCTGAGTGGATTAGCTCTCGTTTGAGGGATTCTTGGGGTGGCGGTGCCCATTCTTGGAGTTTTGAGTTGGAGTTGTCTAAATATGCTGAGACTGTTGATAGTTTGAAGGGGCGTGGGGTGCCTGAGGATGTTGTGATGCGCTTGTACCACGACGGTAGCATCCTTGGTAAAGAGTGCGAAGAGGCTGGCGGCTTGGTGTTTCCTCGTGCTCAGTTCTCTTGTTGTGGTGAGGGCATGGAGGTTTTCTACCCTGAGTTATTTGAGTGTTCTGAGATTTTGGCTCGTAGTGGCGTTCCTGTGGCGGAGGCTGTTTCGTTTTTGTTTGACCCGAAGGATGATTACGGGTTCCTCACTCCAGCTGAGCTTTTGATGTCTGGCGATAAGGATTTGAGGACGTTGGTTATCGCTGATGTGTATGCGCATATTTTGGCTTGGCACACCGATTCATCTGTAAGGCGTTGGCGGGTAACGTCGGTGGGTAACGTCCCGAATCCGGGCATTGTTAGGGCGTTGGTTGGCACTGGGTTTAACGCTGACGCTTTGGTGGTTGAGACTGCTGGCGGCGGCTTCGATGATTACGCTTTTGAGCAGGTCGCGGACGCTCTTCATATGCAGGAAAGTGTTTTACTTAGCCGCGCCAAGGACACTGGCAGGAAGGCTTCTGATTGGAGTTTGTGTTGGGTTAGTGAGAGGACTGTATCTCGCCTTTTAGGGGCAAGTGTTGATGAGGTTAGGCGCATGGGTGACCGTGGCGAGTTGCTTGTTATGAATGTTGTCGATGGTGAGTATGAGTTTGCGCGGTGCAATTTCTCCCCTATTCTAAATGAGATGGATGGATTTGTGGATGCATGGCTGATTTGCCCAGCGGCGGCGCGGCTGATTCAGGAGTTATCTGCGTTGAGTTGGGCACCGGAGAAGGTCGTAAGGTTCCTAGAGACTCCTTCTGCTTGGTTTGGCATGGTTCGCCCTATCGAGTATGGACGTTTGGGCGACGAATATGTGGATGCAGTTGTTGCTGTCGCTAAGCTGATGCGTTAATTTTTATACGCTCAAATGGGGCTGGTCTACAAGTTTTAGCTACTTGTAGACCAGCCCCATTTGAGCGTTTTAGCGTTGGACTGTTTTGCGTTTGCGGATATTTGCGCGGGTCAGCATCTTGAGGGTTGTGTCGAACTCACGTGTGACTTGTTCAGGTGTGAGATGGGTGCTGTCCGCTTGGGTGGGTGCTACTAGTAGGGTTGCTAGTGGTGGGTTAGTGAAGTTGTCGGGGTGTAGTGTTTTTCCTTCTTGGTAGAGTGTCACGGCTTCGTTGTATAGCTGGTGGATGGTTGCGGGTAGTTCTTGCCAGGATTCTGGTTGGATTAGTCGTTGGGATGCGCCGTAGTAGAGGGCGAGGTGTAGTAGTTTGCGGGCGGCGAGGGTTTGTTTGTCACCCGCATCGATGAGGGTTTTGGTGGTATGGTATGCCGTTTCGTCGTTGGGTGTTTTCCACTGGTGTGTGATAGTGGTGTTGTCGCTTCCTTCGTATGGTATTTCAGTTGTGGGTTTACGGTTTTGGGTTGCGCGTTGTTCGAGTGTTTTTTCTGCTTGATAGGTGTTGGTGTGGGTGTATTGGGCGGTGGTGTTGATGATGAGTTGTTTGATGGCTGGTGTTGGCGTGTTGGCGAGCATTTTTGCGGCTTCGGTGAGGAACGCGGTTTGGGTGTTGAACGCGGTTGGGCTGTAGATGTTCGCGTAGTAGTTGAGGGCGGCGCTGGTGAGCGGCTGGATTGCGGTGTTGAGGTGTTTGGTGAAGTTGGTTTGACCGTATTGTTGGAGGTAGTCGCATGGGTCGATGTTTGGGGGCATGGTTACTGCCCACGACTGCGCTTGTGCGTGTGGGGCAGTGTGGTATGCGGCGGCGGTTGCTTTCATTCCTGCTTTGTCGCCGTCGAGAATGTAGATAATGTTCCCCGTTTCGCCGGTTAGTCGTTGCAGGGTTTTGATGTGCTGGTTGGTGATGGCTGTACCACTGGTTGCGTACACATTGGTGTATCCGTTGTCGTACATTGAGATGACATCAAACTGTCCTTCTACGATGTAGCAGGTTTTTGTTGCTCGGGCGGTCTGGTTGGCGTGAGCGATGTTAGGGTTATAGAGAAGTTTTTCTTTTTCGAAGATGGGGGTTGCGCGTCCGTTCACATATTTTCGTTCTTCGTCCGGGTTGAGGGCGCGCCCGGTGAATGATACGGGGGTTCCGTGCATGTCTGTTATGGCGAACATCAAGCGGTCACGCCAGAAGTCGTAAAGTTCGCCCGTGTCTTTGTTTTGGGCGCAGACTCCGGCGAGGGTTAGCTCGTGGGGAGTGTAGGTTTGGGTGAGGTGTTTGGTGAGTGCGTTACCGCCGGGGGCATATCCGTAGTGAGGTAGGTTTGGGTTGAGGGCGCGCTTAGTGACCTGAGCTTTTGCAGGGTGGCTCTCAGGCAGGTTAGCGTATTGCTTGACATAGAAGTCCCATGCGGCGGCGGTGATTTCTTTGAGGCGGCGATTGCTGGTGACGTTGCCTTCGTCGGAGTTTCTTTTGGGTAGCTCGATAGGTGGTTGCGCTGTTTCTGCCAGGTACTCAATAGCGTCAGTGAAGTTGCCGCCGTTGGTTTCCATGATGAGGCTGATAACGTCGCCGGATTCGCCGCATCCGAAGCAATGGTATGTGCCAGTTACGGTGTTTAGGTTGAATGAGGGGGTGTTTTCATCGTGGAAGGGGCAGAGAGCTTTGCCGTTTACGCCACTCATTTGAACGTCTGTGTTCTTGGTGTTGCGGAAGGCGTTTTGGAACACGTCGATGATGTCGTGTGCTTCACGTACTTTCTGGATGAGTTCTTGGCTGTAGCGCATCTGCGTTTCCTTTTTACTGGAGGGTGGCGGTTAGTGTGGTGGTTTAGCAGTAGGTGCCGAAGTCATGTCGTCGGCAGACGTAGCCGAATCGGGCTGGAAGACCGTCTTTCGTGGCTGGCTTAGCTTTCTTTGTTTCTTCCCATTGTTCGACTACCTGGCTCCATTCGTTGAAGATGGTGTCGTACTGGTTGTTGAAGACCATGAGTTCTTCGGTGGACTTTCCGTCTTCCTGCTGTTGCTCTTGGGAGGCGTGCTCCAGGTGGTCGCGGTGGGCGGCTTCCTGTTTAGGCTGAGTAACTTCTAGCAGATTCTTCATCTTATTGGTGGCTTCGGCGGCTTTAGTGGCAAGGGTGCGGTTTTTACCGTTCCCGGTTTGGGAAGCCCAGTCTTCAATTTGGCGGTTTGTGACCGCCATAGAGGTGAGGGTATTGCTGATGGAGTTGGTGAGGGCGGTGTATCCGACAAGGATGAGTGGCGGGACATTGTTCATGATGCCGAAACCTTTCTTTTGGGTGTGCGTAGAGAGTCATGCGGCACCCCTGCCTACCTGATGGCTTCGGGGTGCCGCATGTGATGTGTGGGGAGCTGTTACTGTTCGCTGGATTCGCTGATTGCTACCTTGAGAACGTCAGGGATAAAGCCTGCGAAGCAGATTTCGTTCTTGTCGCTTTCGTGCTGGCTAACTCCGGGGAGGCTGAGGTAGCGTTCCGGGTGTTCGGTACGAATGGTCACGATGGGTGCTTGCATGATGTTCGGGTAGCGTCCCTTAATGTATTCCAGTTTTTCGGGCTGTTCGTCTACCTTGTAGGTGTCATAGGTGATTCCTGCACCGTCTAGCACTCGTGCGGTCTGCTTGCACTGGATGCAGTTGTTCTTGCTGTAGACGGTAATCTGTGGGGTTGCCATGTTCGGTGTTTCTCCTTAGACGTATTTTGTTGGGACATTTACATTTTAGTGGTTCCACTCTGAGTTATTCAAGGCGGAAAGGTGCGCGGCATATTTTTGTTGCGCGCATATGCCATAGCAAAAGTGGCACCTGAGTGGTTTTTGCTGTTATTCGAATGGTCAGTGGGGTCTGACGGGTGGCTTTAAGGGAATTATTTAGGTTATCTGGGTGAGGTTTTGACTACCAGGTTTTTCTTGTGACTTTTTAGGGTTTTCTGAGTGGTTTTTTGGTAGTGACTTTTTGGTAGTTTTTGGGGGTTTGAGTGACTTTTTGGTAGTTTGTCACGAGTGCGGGGGGCGGCTGGTTCCCTTGTCCTGTAAGGGGTTCGGCGGTCTTGTTGTTGGGTTTCACTATAGATTATTGATTAGATTATCCCGTGGTGGCGGTTTTTGGAGGATTGTTTGGCTTGTTTGTGGGCGGGGCTTGGAGGATTTACGCACTGCCGTTGTGGGGTTTGCTGGTTCTAGGCGGCGGCTGTTAGTCTGCTGACGTTTTTTAAAAATAACGGAGCAAAGAGTAGGTGGTGGTTAGGTATCGCTGGCTAAGGTCACCTGTTGCGGTAGTTGCAAGATTTGCTGATGAGGATGGCTCTATGTTATCCTGGGTTTTGTCGCCAAGGTTGGGGATGCATCTTATGAAGGGAGCATTCTTAGTTTTGGTGGTTTTGCGTTGGTGTGTTACACTATTGCTGTTTTAGTAAAAAGTTTTTTGTCTATGGCACCTTGGAAGGAGGCGCACGTGAATATCGCTAAGGCGGGCTCTCAGAATTTTGAAGACGCGGTGATGGTTCCTGTTGAACCTGAGTCTGCGTCTGTTTTTGTGCCTGTGCAGTCTGCTAAGACTTTCACGGGTGATTCTTTGTATCTGAGGGCACGTAAGGACGCTGTTCTTGCTCATGCTGAGAATAAGCGTGAACAGGGTAGTTCTTACAGTCCGTATGGTGTTGTAGACTCTGACGGTTGCCTGTTACCGGATTCTGCGTCTGTTGAGGATGTTCTTGGTGTAGATGTTGAGCGTGATGCTTGGATGTTGCCGCTTGCTTATGTGCATGGTGGTTTGCCGGTGTCTGCGCGTTCTGTCTCTGCTGGTTCTGCTTTTAATGAGCAGGGTGTGTGGGAGCGTTCTTCGCTGGCACGTGTTGTACAGCATGTCCCTTCGCCTGTTCTTAGCGTTAGCGGTGGTGAGGTTCTGGAGATGCCTTCGGGTGTTATGGCTCGCCGTATCTTAGCGTTTATTGCTTCTCGCGTGTTGGAGACGGGTTCTGCTGAGTTTGTGGTTCCTTCTCAGCCGCGTGCTTTGGCGCGCCTGGCTGGTGTGCCTGCTTTATCTGCTGAGGGGTACCGCCATTTTGCTGATACTTTCCGTATGTGCCTTGGTTTGCGTTCTGCTGTTTTTGAGCGTGCGCAGGAGGGTGGGCGTGGGGAGCTTCTTCATGCGTTCAGTGTTGCCGCTGATGTTGAGGATTCTTCGATGGGCATCATGTATAGCTTGGAGGGTAATGAGTCTGGGTTCATGGTTGTTCGTGTTTCGGATGAGTTCTTTGACTATGTGAACAGTGGTAATGTGGTTGCTGTTCCTGCTGGTATGTGGGGTAGTAAGCTGGTTCGTTCTTCGGCTGTTGCTTTGGATGTGTTGGCGCTTGTGTTGGCGCGTGCGGCTTCGTTGCGTAGCGGTAACATTAAGACTTCGAAGGTGTGGGTTGCGTGGTCGCATTTAGCACGCCAGTTCGCCGTGTTCTCTTCCTCTGTTCATAAGATGCGTAGTGTTTACCGTAATGCGGTGAATGCGGTGCGTTCTTTGCTGATGGTTGAGGGTGCTGAGGATGTTGTGTCCCTTGTCGGCGGCAAAGGTCGTAAGGGCTTTGCTGGCTTTATGGTTCAGGCGTATCGTTCTGGTGTTAAGGCTGTTCGCCCTCATGCGGTGAAGAAAGGTGACACTCTTTCGAAGGCTGTTCGTAGCGCTGTGTCTCGTGAGACTTTGAATGAGTCTGCCGCTAAGGATGAGCAGGTTCTTATCCCTATCCGCGCACCCCGTAAGGGCAATATTTACCGTGCTGTAGACCTTGCGTTACTATCTACTAAGATTAGTGGCGCTGTTGGCGTTTATCTTCCTGCAATTAGTGAAGACTGGGAGCGTATTGTCGATACTATTATTGACAGGTACGCCGCTTCCGCACGCAACGGCAACATGAAGAAGGTTAATAGCTGGCAGGCTTATGTGGAAGCTTCCATTAAGAACCAGCCGTCTATCATGGATACCCCGAGGGAAACCCCGGTTACTGTACGCCCCGCACGCGCTATCCAGGAGCCTGCCGTACAGAACAACACCTCCAACCAGGACAAGCCCGTGAGTGAGCCTCACGTAGCCACTGACGGACTCCCCCGCCTTAACAGTGAAGCTACCCCGAAGACTGAGCCTGCGAAACGTAAGGACAGTAACTTCGGCGCACCCTCCACCGTTTACATGTCTGAGGCGTTACTCAGGAACCCTGCTGTAGCTAACTTCGACCTTCTCGATGAAGACTTCCTCAAGAAGTACATGGACGAGGACTACATCATTACCCTGAACGCGGACACCCCGGAACACTACGCATACTCTGACGCACTCCAGGCTGGTATCATCCCCGTCAATAATTACAATGAGTGGAAGAAGGGTGTTAAGTTCCCGCCTGTCCGCATTAAGCTACCCTCCGGCGGGTACATGTACCCCAACGAAGGAAGCCGATACACCAAGGGTGACGACTACTACTGCCGCGTCCTCTACACCGAAGACTTTGGCAAGGACATCAAGCGCACCATTGCTGAAACCCGCGCTACCCGCCCGGCAAAACCCAAGAGTGTCACCGAGGTGCCTGTTAGTGTTCCCGAGCCTCAGCCTGTGCGTCACGTTAAGGTAGTAAAAGAAACTGTCACACATGAGCCTGCCCGCCCTGTAGTGAACCCTGCTTCGGAGAAGCCTGTCACTACCGTCAGCGATACTGCGCCGCGTCAGGACACCCCTGCCCACACTGCGAAGCGTGAAATTTGCACCAACATGCCTAAGAACGTCGCGTCCACTCTAGCGCCGTGGGATAGAGTGGACGCACACTACAAGTATGTCGATGCCGAAGAAACCCTTGATGGGTACCTGGCGAACTTTAACGCTGACCCGGTAGAATCAGAAGTCATTGATGAAGCATCTCTACCTCCTGTCAGTAATGATGAGGAAGCTGAGGCGCGCGCCGCTATCCTTAAATGGGTAAATGGCGCTAAGGACAGGAAACCCGTCCTGGACGGTATCATGAACCCTAAGCCTGAGCCTACTGATGAGTACCCCATCATGTACTACTAAAAGCAGGGCTTCCATAACTAGAGGGTGCCCACCAGAAAACCGTTGCAAGTTTCTGGTGGGCACCCTCTGTGCGTGTTCATATGGAAAGCCCGCGAAATGGCTTTTAAACACACTTGTGCCCCTGAGATACCTTGCGATAACTCAGGGGCACAAGTTGTGAGAAAGTAGACTAACCTTAGCCGCCTACTCAACATATAATTTTTACTAAGTCGGACAAAAATATGTTATATAAATATTGTACCCTACTGTCCCGGAATAGTCAAAACCTGACCGGGGAAAATAAGGTTCACATCATAAATTACATCAACATTAGCATCCGCAATAGCCTGATAGCCTCCAGCTACACCAAGACGGTTAGCAATAAGAGACAGCGTATCACCAGCAACAACCTGATAAGTAGAAGAAGCTACACGAGGAGCCTTAACCGTCTCAACAGGGGCAGGCTCAACCACAGGGGTTACAGGTGCGGATTCAACAGCGGCAGTAGAAGCCGCATCAGCAGAAGTGACAGCCGGAGCCTCAACAACAGGTTCCTGTGCAACCGGCGTGGACTCAGCAACAGCTGGAGCCTGAACAGCCACAGGAGCCTGCGGCTGAGTAACCGGAGTCTGAGTATTGCTCTGAGGAGCAACAACAGCGGCGCTAGATACCGCCGAAGTAGAAGCGGCAGACTTTGCTACACCAGTATCAGTGTACGTAGGTGTTGCCGCGCCAGAAAGACCATATTTAGCTGTGCAGGCGGGCCATGCGCCCCAACCCTGCAAAGCAAGAAGACGTTCGCCCGCTTCAATCTGAGCTTCCTTCGAAGCCGTATGCGGCGAACCACTCATACCAACACCATTCCACGACTGCTGAGTGAACTGCAAACCGCCGTAGAAACCGTTGCCAGTATTGATAGACCAATTACCACCCGACTCACACTGAGCGAGTTTTTCCCAAGTAGCCAAATCAGCGGCGTTAGCCGAAGGAACAGCAAGCGCCCCAACGGAAAGACCACCAAGTGCAAGAGCTACAGCGGCACGACGAATGGAAATGTTCTTCATAATACTCCTTAAGGGTGCCCTCGCTCGCCCCGTCCCCAGAGCTCAAACGCGCCTCCGCCCGCCCTTCTTGTGTAAAGTGGGCTAAATTTCTAGTTCAACTTCGTGGGCGGCTCACCACAGAATCCGATACACCCTTGAAGTGACCAGCCATTCTATGAATTAGCTAATCAGAGTGCATCCCCAACTGTGGGGGCGTGAAGAAGAACCGAGTGTATCCTCCTCAGAAATGAGTTCAGATACACGGGCTGAACCTAATCAAAGGAACAACCACTGAGATAAGATAGGTTTAAATATTGCATTTAATTCATAACAGGCAAAACCTGTTATAGGCACCCTACAGCACCTCTAGCCCCTCGCGGAACGCTTAGGGTTACATATATAGTTGAACCAAGTATCTAAGGCAATCCTTCTCCCAGCCTCAATGCCCTGTAAAGACGGTTCAAATCTGCATCTCGTCAAAAAAAAATATGGGGCGGTTACAAAAATTGCAACCAGGACGGTGGATGGATTTAAATGTCTTGTAAGGGGGGGGCTGGTAGTAGTGACTATGCTTTAGCATTGATTCGATTATTGGCTTGGATTAGCATAATGTATAACTACATCAGATTCATCCTCGCCTGTACTTATAGTATGATACAAGCCGTCAAGTTTTGCAACAATAGATGACAGAAACATACAATCTTGCACAAGTTGGATTAAAGGTTAATTATACCGAAAATTGCTGATGTTTGCAACCCGGTTTGATAAATATAGCAAAGGCTGGAAGTTCACAGCAAACTTCCAGCCTTCAAAAATATTGGCTTGTCAGTAAGTAATGGCGCTTCGCTAAGCCAACTCACCCAGCATGAGTGAAACGAACTGTTCCTCCGTCAGAACAGGCACGCCTAACGCCTCTGCCTTAGCCAGCTTCGACCCAGCATTAGCGCCCGCAACCACATAATCAGTGCGCTTCGACACGGAGCTAGATGCCTTACCTCCACGACTAATAATAGCCTCCTTGATGCTGTCGCGAGTGAATCCCTCAAACGACCCAGTAGCGACAATAGTTAGCCCCTGTAGCGTCGGAATGACAGACTCATCACGCTCATCAGCCATGCGTACACCAGCCGCCGCCCACGCATCAACAATCTCTCTATGCCAATCAACGGTAAACCAATCAATAATAGAATCGGCAATTGCGTCACCAACACCGTCTACGGAGGAAAGCCTATCCTTACCGGCTTCACGTATCGCATCCATCGAACCAAACTCAACGGCAAGCGCACGCGCGGCGGTAGGACCAACATGCCTGATAGACAAAGCCACGAGGACGCGCCACAAAGGTTGTTCCTTCGCCTTACCCAACTCAACAATAAGGTTAATGGCACTCTTCGTAGGGACAGACACCGGGTTACTGCGAGTTGGCTTCGTGAAAAAGTAAGGCTCCAAACTAACCGTAGTGGACTCCCCCACGCGACGCTCACGTAGAACCATTACATCACGCAAATCATCGACCGTGAGGTTAAACAGGTTAGCTTCCGAATCTAGCAGAGGCTTCACAACGCCACCTGGATTAGTGAGAGCTTTAGCCGCCTCATACCCCAAAGCATCAATATCCAAAGCTGAACGACTTGCCGCATAACACAGCCTCTCAGTTAATTGCGCCGGACAAGAACGAGGGTTAGTGCATCTCAAATCCGCATCACCAGCTTTAGCAGGCGCTAACGCTGACCCACACGAAGGGCATGTAGAAGGCATAACAAACGGGTACTCTGAACCATCACGTAGCACCACAACCGGAGCAACAATTTCGGGGATAACATCGCCAGCTTTACGTAACACCACCGTATCGCCAATCAGAACCCCCTTAGCTTTCACCACGTCCTGATTATGCAGTGTAGCGCGTTCAATCGTGGAACCAGCAACAAAAACAGGCTCCATCACAGCATAAGGGGTGACACGACCAGTACGCCCAACATCAACCCTAATATCAAGAAGCTTGGTGTGAACCTCTTCCGGCGGGTACTTGTACGCAACAGCCCAGCGTGGGACACGTGACGTGTACCCCAAAGAACGCTGAACAGCGGAAGAATCAACCTTCACCACGATACCGTCAATCTCATGCAATAAGTCATGGCGACGCTCCCCCATCGACTCAATATAAGCAAGGACATTATCAAAACTATTGAAAGTCTCAGTGTAAGGGCTAACAGGTAAACCCCATGACGAAAGAAGCCGGTACGCTTCCGACTGAGACTCGACACCTAGCTCCCCCAAATCGCCAACACCATGAACGAACATGCTGAGTGGGCGAGTAGCAGTGACCGAGGAATCTTTCTGCCTTAACGACCCGGCGGCGGCATTACGAGGATTAGCGAACGGATTCTTGCCAGCCACAACCATCGCCTCATTCAACTTCGTAAAGTCCTCAGAGGCAATAAACACCTCGCCGCGAACCTCAAAGAACTCAGGGTACCCGTCGCCCACCAATCGCTGAGGGATAGATTTAATCGTCAGCACATTGTGCGTCACATCCTCACCAGTGACACCATCGCCACGTGTCGCCGCCTTCACCAAAACACCATTACGATACGTCAGATTAACCGCTAAACCGTCAATCTTAGCCTCAGTAAGCCAGATAGGGGAAACGGAGCTACCCATAGATGCCTCTACGCGACGAACCCATGCCTGCAACTCCTCAAATGAGAAGACATCCTCCAATGAGTACATCTGATGGGCGTGCTTTACCGGGGAAAACGCGGAAGAAGCCTCCCCACCAACCGTCCGAGTAGGTGATTTAGTGTCCACTAGCGACGGGTATGTGTCCTCAAAAGCCTCTAGACGATGATACAAGGCATCATAATCCGCATCTGACATAATCGGTGCATCATTAACATAATAGGCGCGCCTAGCCGCCTCTACCGACTCTACAAGTTCCCGGTACTCACGCCGCACAGCATCCGTCACTGAACCAGTATTGAACATAACTTCTTCAACCTCCAAAATATGAGATGGTTCCTTAGTAACCAAAAAGCTACTAAGGAACCATGCAATAAGTGAAACTTTTAACTTAATGCTCCAGCAGGAACCTTGTACGCCCACTTCGGGTCAGTAAAAGTATCACGCGGCAAACCACAAGCAACCTCCAAAGCCGAAACATACTCATACCCAAGAGCCTTAGCGGACTTCACCAAAGAAAGCATCTCCCGCTTATGGTTATGCGCATGAGCCTCCCGCAACCTACGAGACATAACCTCAACATAATCAGATACCTTCGGCTTAGGCAACTCCACCCGAATATCCAGAGGCTTCACAACATGCTCAGGAACAGGAGAACCAACCTGACCACTAAAAGTCCGCATAACATGCCAAGCATCCACAACCCAAACACGAGAAACAGACCCATCAGCATTCTTTACCGACGCACGCTTAGCATACCCACGGTCAATAACCCACTGTCGAGGCTTACCGAACCTACGCTCCTTAGAACCTACCGGCTGGTCACGGTCAGTATGGAACCACCAGCCACCATCAACGAGACGTGTACGGAAAACAGCAGGTGAGACATTGAAGAACGCCGCAATCCTGCGAGGCGTAACGAATACACCCGGCTTAATGTTCGCAGGAATAACCTGATTCAAAACAGCACGCTCAACCTCAACATAAGAATTAGCCCGAACAATCTTCAACAGCTCAGCCATATCCCAAAGCACCTGACGGTCACAGAAAGCCACCACACGAGAACCTGCAAGCTTATCGGTGGTCTTACCACCAAGAAGGTAACCACCTCGCGTTAGAGCCGCAAAAACCTCATCACGACTAATAGAAAACGAATTAACTGCCTGCTGAGGCGGCAAAAACTTAGGCTTAGCACCACAAATATGCTGACTAAGTGGCGTAGGCAAAGCACGCGGCGAAGAAGGTCGCTTACGAGAAACATGTTTCATTATTAACTCCTTACAAAAAGTTGGGGGTCACTTAAAAACTCAAGCAACCCCCAACTTAGCTGGAAACCCGTAAGCCACTCTAACGCCTGTTGGCAGAGTCGCCTGAGTAAAAGATACTATAAATTATCTCATAGATTATCTTCAAAAGCACATTAATGAGTAACAATGCAGGTAAAAGAATACCAGACACCAGCGACGTAAGTGCCACACTTAAAATAGTTTGACCGGCAGACTCAAAAACGACCGCCCCATAACCATTCTCCTTCACCTCTCGGGCACGCCGCCACCATAACACCAGACCACTTAAGAACCTCAAACCAACGGCTATCGCAGGTAAAGCCCATATCGCAAACTGGACACCCGCAACAATAGGCAGGATATGGGCAGGAACCCCGCCATCAAAAATAGCCGCCACCACCCATGCCGTAATCCCCGGCGCGGCAAACCACCACGCCAACGAAGCAACAACACACGCAAGGAGCGCCACCCACCAAATAGGCACCGCCCGGTACGAGGACACCCACGGCATAATACGGGGATTCTCAGCAGACAAAGCATCAAAAGCAATACGGTAAGAATCACCTTTAACCAGAGTTAAGATAGGTGGTCGGGCAACCAAATTTCCATCTTCATCAAGGACAGCAAGCTTGCCCGACACTTTCTGCACATCTGGTGGCGCGCCAGGCAACCTACCCGCCGCCGTATTCCCCTGAGATGCACCCGACTGCTGGGTAGCACCTTGAACAGGTGTAGCACCCTGATAAGGCTGACCTTGAGTACCTTGCCCCGTTGGTATTGGCGGGGCAACAGTTTTCTTCCTCGCGAGGACAGCCTTCAAACCAGGTGCTTGAACACCAGGGGTGGTCTTAGCTGACTTTGTTTTCCGCTTCGCCTGCTTCTTCTCAGCCTTAGCTAGAATAGCTGACATGTCCTCAGCAGACTTATCCTCACCCCAAATGTCAGCGCCCGGCTTACGGGAAGCGAAACGACACATAGGACAAGAAGCCCCATCACGCGCATCCCACCAATGCAAAGGCGACACAGAACACTGCGTTAGATTAACATACCCATCATCGTCACGTTTAAACAACTCGTCAAAAACAGCGATAACTTCATCGAAACTTGGACGCTTAGCAGGGTCACTAGACAAACCCCGCCCAATCACGTCATGAACCCTACTCGGGATAGCCTCATACTCCAGCTCATCCAACTTCGAAAAACCACGCGGTAACTTTGGAACAAAGGTAGGGTAAACCCCCATATCAATCAGCGTTGTAACATCCTTATGCTCACCTTTGTAATTACAAGTTGTTGGGTGAGCCCTACCCATTAAAGCATTAAAGAGCATCACCACAAAAGCGAACATGTCCGTAGCGACAGTTCTACGGTTGCGTTCCTCCGCATAACTACCCTCGCCAATCTCAGGCGCAGTAAACTCAGGCTTACCCACCACGCAGGGGTACACCTTATCCCCCGCGCTAATCTGAACGCTATCCGCGTCCACGATACGCACAGTAGCGTCCTTAGCCACAAGAACATTCGACTCGTTCACATCGCCAACCATATGCCCGGCAGTATGTACAGCGTCAATAGCTACAGCGAGGTTTCTAGCCATAAGAAGGGCGTGCATAACAGACCACTCGGGGAAACGTTTGCGCCTATGTCGAGTATGAGCTACCTCCATGAAACTACGGTAAACATCCATCTGCAACCTCTTCATTAAGAAGCCCGCAAATTCGCCATTCGTGTCATACAAGTTACCTAAGTTCCACACAATCGAATCAGTCTGAGGTACACTCGCAACCATCGCCAAACACTTAGCTTCACGCTGTGCGTGCTTAGACTCGTCATGGTGGTAAATCTTCCCTACCAAATCATGTGCAGACCCCAACGTTGAAGAACCTACAGAACTTACGGCATAAACAGCGCCTTCACCACCACGACCTAACGGTGAATCTTCCAGCCTAACAGGGAAAGATTTCCCATCCGCTAAGCGGGCAATATAATCAGCCAAAAATAACTCCCCTCAAAAAAGATGAGGGTACCCACCCTGCCCACCGGAAAGGTAGAACAGGTGAGCACCCTCATGACAAAAATTAACTATCTAAGCCCAGCTGGAGACGTTCAACGAACCCATAATCACCAGGGACAAGCTTCGCCTTAGCAGACTCAGTAATCATCCTTAAAGACCCATCAGCAGGCTTATTCAAACAACCAGCCATAACAAACGTAGTATCATCGTCAAGATACTTCTCACGCTCCAAATGGGCTAAAAAGTCGTCAGTATGCTTTGAAGAGAACAACACCAGATACAGAGGAGGTTCGCCATCATCACCCTCACGGAACAACGATTCCTCAATAGCCTCATCACTGTCAGCTGTCGCCGCCCGAACCAAAGGATTCTTCATCCCATCCGAAGCAACCATACACCAAGTAGCGCCCGTACCACAGGACACTAATATGTACGGGTTATCAGATGTGGTAAACGTCGTAATATTTGGAGCATCCCACATCTCGACATGAGACTGATACTTAGGGGTAGAACCAGCATAATCGCCAACCAGAACAAACGCATCGCCCAAAGTTACATACGCAAATGCGCCCTCGCAGAACATAGCCGCCGCAACAGTACATCCCATCTCATCGGAATCCTGCGCACCCCACACCGTGTTCATTGCCATAGCAAGCGCGGCAAGAATACTCTCACGTAAAGCCTCAGCATCCTCAGAGGCATCACCCGAAGGGGTGAACCTCTCAAGCGCGGCGCGCCCCTCAGAAACAATAGTGTCAGCGACAATGCGTGCCCCAATGCGAGACTTAGCCAACGAACCAGCCCCATCACATGCAACAATCACAGCACGCCCAGCCTCATCACACCACGAACCATAAGCATCCTGGTTAGTTTCCTCGTCATGATAAACAGGCTTCGGGACGGAACGACCAGACACTAAACACCAGTCATACAAAAACGCATCACTCATAAATCACGCCTTCCAAAATACACAGAACAATTCAGTCAAGGATACCTTATGCTCCCGGCATAACCCAACTTGAAGCATCAGGGAACGCCACCGCTTCCTCAGTGCGTGAAGCCGAACGCTTCTGCATAGACGCAGAAACCCACCTGAAAAACTCCATCAAACTACCAGGCTTCAAAGCCACAGGCTGAGGCGCAGGAGCCACCGGGTAAATCGACAACGAATCACGAATCTCAGCATCAACCGACGCGGAACCCGTAGAAATATAGATAGGCATAAACGTCCACTTACCATTCGGTGCAACCCTACTACGGAGAGCGTTCACTGCCGCCTGACGCATCGTAACATCCGGCTCATACATGTCGTTATCATCATTGCTCTGACCATCCGTAATCAAGAAAATCATCGGCGCATAATGAGGGACACTGTTGCCGTAATGCTTGAGACGTTCCTCCACAGCATCAATAGCCGCTAAAATCGCCTTATTTGTAGACGTAAACTCCATGTCCTGAAAATCAAGCTTATTAAACCTGTCCTTCTCCTGAGTGGCATCATCACACTCACCAGGGGTAGCGAACATAGTAGGCGGAGCAACCTCAGTACCATACATAATGTAAGACATGTCAGCACGCTCAGACGCAACAACATCCTCAAGAAGCTCAACCTGTAACAGCTCATGCCCGCGCTTCAACTCATCAATCATAGGGCGGTCACCCATAAACATAGAATGAGAGCAGTCATAAATCATCACAACAGGGCAACGAGGCTCACGATTCTTCACGAACTGCCTCTGAGCAATCTCAACCTTATCGTTAGCATCCAGCAACGCAATCTGTTCATGTGCCATAAAGAAAAAACCACCTAACGGTCTAAAGATACTTTCTAAAGACATAGCGTTAGGTGGCTTATCTAACCCCAACTTTTAACGGTTAGCCGATTTAGAAGCAGAAGGCTTAGGGCTTGGCGATGCCGAAGCGGAAGGCTTATTATTAGGTGTTGCAGTGGACGTTGAACGTGTAGCCGCCGGAGCAGGCTTAGCAGTAGCAGTATCCCTTGTGATGGGCGCAACTGCCGCGTTAGAACTCGAACTCTTATCCGCGTTATTGTTAGCCGCAACCGCCGGTGTAGCCTCAACATGAGGAACAGCCGCCGGGTCACTCGTCACTACAGGCGCAGACTCAGCAGGAGGCTGGGCTTCGGTTGCAGGAGCGGGAGCCTGCGTACTAGGTTCAGCAGTGTGCGACGGAGAGGCACTAGGAGTTTCAGTAACCGTAGCTGGGACCTCAGTCACAACAGGTGTGCGAGTTGTAGCGCTAGGGGAAGCGGTAGGCTTCGGGTAAGAACCATCAACCGGGGTGCCCTCAACAACCAAATTATATTCGTAATTGAATAAGAAAGTTGAGGACGCTTCCTGCGTACCGTCAGTACCAACAGAACTGCCGGAGCAAGTGATGAAATACGCTTTCTTATCACCGTCTTTACGCCACAGCTCACTATGTGAAGCTAAATCTTCCTGCTTCACTAGGTACATGCCGGTCACAACAAACTCATGACGATTACCATGCTCGTCATTCATATAAATATGGGAACACTTATCAAGCCTATGCAAATAACCCCACGGCGACAATGAACCATCGTTGAGATTAATATGCCCAGCAAGAATGGAAGCACCCTCATTAGAACTTAACGGCGACCCGGAGGCATACCAGACACCATTGGGCGCGGCAGGCAACGTCACAGCATTATTACTGAACCCCGAAGGCGTAACCTGGGCACCCTGAACAACCTGAGTCCTCGACCTTAACGACGGAGCCCACCACCCCGCCACCCTATCCCCCACACTTTTAGGTGCATCAGCAGAGGAGCCATTCACGCCTGCCGGGTATGTAGGGCATGACTCATTCTTAAACTCAGTGGAAGGCTTAGGGGCGTACAGCAACCCCTTATCCGTCACGCCCATGCTGTCGCTACCAGCATAAGTGACAACGCCACCTCGCCCATCATCCCCTTTAATCTGAGCCTTAAACCCGAAAAAGTCATCCAGTCCACTATACATGCCATCAGCGGCAGAACCCACAACCCCATATGTGCGAGTCAGATAGGTAGAATCACCTAAATGAACACCCCACCCAGTGAAGAAAAGTGTAGACCCGACACAGCCAGCCACCGCCGACGCAACAACAGACTTACGCTTCCACCAAACAGGCTTCTCAACGTCCGACTTATCATTATCACCATCAACAGCCTCATTAGGCTTAGCCAGCCACGAACGGAAATCCTTCACACTTCTCACCTCATAAAATGATAACGAAGCGCCTGCCTCACACCACAACAGCGTGAAAGCAGGCGCTTCAACAAAATTTAGCTAGTCACGCTTACGGTTCTTCAAAGCAGAAGCACCAATAAGAGTACCAGCCAACACTAGTGAACCGCCAGCCAGACCCAACGGAATAGCCGCTGGAGTAATAGCAGGCAGGTTAGCCACACCAGCCGCGCCAGTACGCAACGTCTGCCCCTTCACCGAATTAGCAGTAGAAGACTTGCCAGACGAAGACGTAACACTAGCGTTACTGACAGTAGCCACCGGCACAGCAGAAACAACAGGCTCACCCGTAGTCGTCACAGTAGACCCAAGAGTGCTCTCAACAACCTCACCGGCAGAAGTCGTCGTCACTGCGCCACCATCTTCAAACGTAGTGACAGTGTTACCTGTGTCCGCATCCTTCTTGATGTCTACAACAGGCGCAGTACTGACGACACGCCCAGCCGCATCATGGCGAGTAGCATTATCATCCGGTACAGACAGTGGGCTAGGAGCCTTATATACAGCGTCAGCCTTAGCGGAAACTTCCGCCGCCGCAGGAGCAGGAGTGTTAGCCTTCTTATCCTCTACAGGCGCAGGGGTTGGCTCCTCAGACTTCTCAGGGGTAGGAGTTGTAGCTTCATCCGAAGGCGCAGGACTCTCAGGTGATGGGGTGGGCGCTGGCTCCTCAGACTTCTCAGGGGTAGGCTCTGGTGTTGGGTCAGGAGTAGGCGCAGGAGTAGGCTCAACCTTCTGCACAACAGAGAGACGTGCCTCGCCACCCGAAATCAGATTCGGGACATACCAGTAATCCTTATCAGCCTCAACTAACTCAGCAGGCGCAATATTGCTTTCCACTAAAGCGGAACCCTTAGCAATCTCACCTGAACCGCCAGAGACGGAACCGAACGTGGAACCTTCCGGCAAGCTGTCGCGCAAAGAATCAAGAGGAACCCACGTGTGAGTACTTACCACGTCAGAAGTGTTCACCAACACAATATCCGTGTAAGCACTACCAGAGGAAGCCTGAGCCTTCTCTACACGGAAACGTGCATCAAGCGCGGAAGAATAAACCGTACCACCATCAGCCTCCGCCGCATACGGCGCAAGCGCCCCAACAGCAATATTAGATGTGTCAGCCTCAGATGCCACAGGTGCAGGGGGAGTCTCAAGCTCATCAGCAATCAGGGGTGCGAACGGTGCGCCAGCTACAACAGCTAAAGCAACTACCGCGCCCGCCTTCTTCTTAGAAATAGCCAAAATAAAAACCTCCACAAGTAGAGTGAAATAAACCTAAAAAATATTCAACCAAGGCGTAAAGCATATGTCGCCCACAACACAAGGTCATCAAACCCTATATAGCGGGCAACACAACAAATATACCAGCTAGTCAGCCACTATAACAGTGCCGCATGGTGCGCAATATTATAAGCTAGACCTATGATTCGGGATGTGCCTTATCTGTTGCAGGTTCATCATGTAACCACTTATCAATAAAATCAGGTGAAGCCCAGAAACCATTAAAACTATATAGCTTACCGTTAAGGTATGTCATATTTCCGACCGCGTTATCCGAAGTGTTCGATTTAACCACGGGGAAATTATTGACCATATCAACATTCTCATTAGAAACACCCAAGATAAAAACCTCCATAAAAAAATAACAATAAAATGATTTAGGGGCGCGCCCCGCAAAAATATCCGCTACTCGGCAGTAAGCGGAGCAATATGAGGCACCACGTCAGGCTGACCAGCGGCAACCGCCGCACCCTTACCCGCATGTGGCTGGAACTGAGGGCACATCTTCGCCAAAGGGCACCAAGAACAAAGGAAAGACGGCGCAAACGGGAAAACGCCGGAGGAAGCCAGCTCATCGACCTTCTCATCAGCAGTAGCATAAGCTTCTTTCACCCATGCATCAAAAGCGACAGCCTCATCCGACGGGTCATCCAGCGAAGATAGGAGAGGGGGCACCGAAGCCACATTTAAAGCATCGTCCACAGCAGGGAACAATAGCTCAGCTTTCGTAGCTTCCAGCCCGTTCTGCTCAGCTAGAAGCAAATAACTATACTGCTGGAAAGCCTCACGGAAACCGTCAGGGATACTCCAAGACTCAAGACCTTCACGACTTACGGAAACTTCCGGCAAACGAGGGATAGTCTTACCCGCATCCTTACCTGAACGCTTCTTAATTGCAAGGTTATACGGCTTCATCTTAGAGCCAGTCTTGTAATCCTGAACCACGACAGACCCATCCGGCGCAACACTAATGCGGTCAATAATACCGAAAGTCTCACGCTTAGCACCACCAATAGCGCCGGAAATAGGCACCTCAAGCGGCAACTTGCCGTCAGGCATGGAGAACAGAACTGTATCCGACGGCGACTCAGGAGCCTCCCCTGGTCGGCGGAAACTAAAAGCTTTGCGGACAGTCTCAGAAAGCCACTGAATCTGCTCAGGGTCATCGGAAACTAACTGATACTCTGAACTTTTCAGAACCTCCCCCGTAAGCGCCTCAGCACGCTCAGAGGAACGCTCATCCGACGGTAGCGCCATCAACTTTTCAAACACCTCATGAAACGCTGAACCACGCTTCATCTCAACAGAATCAGAGCCAATCCCGAAAGCCCACGAAAAACGTTTCACAGCGAAACTTCCAAGACACCCATACAGGGACATCACCAACGACGGCGAAAGCTTAGCATTAGCCAACCTACGCAAAAGGTCGGTATCCTCAATGATTAACGCATCACGAGTCATTACCGCCTTAACCTCGCCCACAGCAGATGCGGGAGGAATATACTGTACCCCAATGGCGCGGTTCGCCGCCTCCAACCTACGCAACAAATTTGCGCGCAAAATATCCATAGGAGACACCACGCCAGCAGAGCTAGGCGCAATCAAAGAGGGTAAAGGCGCGGAAATCTCTTCTCTAGTCAAACGACGACCTGTCAGCAGAGGCTCCCCTAAATGCTGAGCTAGAGGCGGGCGGTCTGCGATAAACTTCAATACCTTACCCTGAGAATCAGAAAGCATAAGACACTCCCAAAAAAGTAATGGATTCAATGCTTATAAAAAACACTGAATCCATTATACCAAGAGAACAAAATCTTAGGCGGCAACCATAAGCATGACCGCGCCAAAATTGTATAGCATATGCGCCGCTAAACCAGGCACAAGTGAACCTGTAAACCATCGAGCCATTCCAAGGAACACGCCGAAAAGCACAAGAAGCCAGAATGATACCAAATCAAGCATTGTCAAGTTGTTAGCAAACCCAAAATGGAACGCCGCAAAAAGTATCGCTTGGCTCAAAACAACAAACCAAGTTTCAGCACCCAGCGACAAAACGCCCCTAAATACCACGCCACGCCAAACCAGTTCCTCAAACAGTGGCGCAAACAAAACCAGCACCAAAATCTGTGCCGGTAAACTCAACAGCAACGAAGAACTAGCGCTAGTTGCCGCCTGCCCAACAAACTCAGGGTGAGCACTGTAGAAAAGGTTCATGCCCACCCATGAAATGCCTAACATTACGGCACCAATAACAACGCCCAGCATCACATTGCGCACACTGAAATCAAACCACTTAAACCTGTCGTCTTCCCTCAGAACGTACTTGCTGAGGTGATAGCCGCCAAAGGCAACGCGCGCAAAACCAACCGTTGCGAAACATGCCGCATAAACAGCTAATGTCACCCCGTCCATCGACCCAAGGTTCGCTAAACTAAAAACTCCAGACAAAACCCCTAGTATCGCGGCAACATGAAAACATACCACCAACAGCCAGGACTGCCCCCAATAGTCGGTATGCATCCACGGGAAAAGAACCATCTCAGCTGTGGGCGGCTCTGGAACGGAAATATCTAAATCAGTTTTCTTCACATCTGCATTGCTCATGTATGAATTATATCCCTCTGACTTTTAAAAAAGCACTCCAAAAAGAGTGGGTAGTTCCTTTGTAGGGATGCTAAACTGATATAAGTGCCAAGCACCCGCCATAAGTCCCATAACAGGGCGGCGGCAACCACTACAGATAATTATCAAAGGAAGGGACTCAACCTCTATGGCTAGGGTATCCAAAAATAGTGTCGCACCCACCAAGCACAGCACCGAAGAAGGCAAGCTGAAAGCCCTCGAAGCTGTCATGGGGCAGATTGAAAAGAACTACGGTAAGGGTGCCGTTATGCGCCTAGACCAGAACGTGAACCGTGTTGAAGCCATCAGCACAGGCGCACCCTCCCTTGACGCGGCACTAGGAATCGGTGGTCTACCCAAGGGGCGCGTCATCGAAATCTACGGTCCCGAATCCTCCGGTAAGACCACCGTCGCACTCCAGGCAGTAGCAAACGTCCAGAAAGCAGGCGGCGTAGCCGCGTTCATTGACGCAGAGCACGCACTTGACCCCATCTACGCCGCAAAGCTAGGCGTAGACATCGACAACCTCCTCGTCTCCCAGCCTGACACTGGTGAGCAGGCACTCGAAATCATGGACATGCTTGTAGGCTCCGGTGCTATCGACATCGTTATCCTCGACTCCGTAGCCGCGCTTGTCCCCCGCGCCGAAATTGAAGGCGACATGGGCGACTCCCACGTCGGTCTACAGGCGCGACTCATGAGCCAGGCGCTACGCAAGATTACTGGTCGCCTCAACGCAACCGGCACCACCGCAATCTTCATCAACCAGCTTCGAGAGAAGATTGGTGTATTCTTCGGCTCCCCTGAAACCACCACTGGCGGTAAGGCTCTTAAGTTCTATGCGTCTGTCCGCATCGACATCCGACGCATCGAAACCCTTAAAGAAGGTGCTAACCCCATCGGTAACCGCACTCGCGCAAAGATTGTGAAGAACAAGATGGCTCCACCGTTCAAACAGGCAGAGTTTGACATCATGTACGGTGAAGGCGTGTCCGCAATTGCAAGCCTCGTAGACCTTGCTGTGGAGTTTAATGTTGTCCACAAGGGCGGCTCATGGTACTCCTACCCTAACCCTGTAGACTTCCAGGTTAAGGAACAGTCCCGCTCCAAGTTCATTCAGGCACTATCACAGCCTGAGAACTACGAAACCACTCTAGAAATTGGTAATCAGGTTGCCGCGCACCTCTTGCCAGACCAGGACTACGTGCTCTACTCTAGCAAGTTTGAGGGTCCAGTTATTGATTACCACCCCGACACCTACCAGCTTCCTGAGCAAGCGCAGGAAAATGAAGCACCTGACACAGATGGTGATGAGGGATTTATCGGTGACTTCCTCGACATCGAGTAACCCATAAATAACCCGCAAAAGAGGCGGCAAACATTGTGATAGGAAGATATACTTTTACAGGAAACTACCTAGAATGTTTGCCGCCTCTAAAGTGCCCATAAGAAGAAGGGGAATATCATAATGTCAATCGCCGCCGTCAGCATCGAGAAACTTAAAAAGCGTCTAGCTAAGAAAGATGCCCCTACACAGCGCATCATCAATGAACTTGATTCACTCGGAGTGTCACCCGAAGAGATTATTGACATCATTGAGGAACTGACCGCCGAAGGGTACTTGAACGATAAACGATACGTGGAAGAGGCTTTCTACAGTAACCAGCGTAAAGGTAAATCAACGAATTTACTGAAAATGACGTTGGAGCACGAAGGTGTCTCGCCAAGTATCATTGAGGAAGTATGCCAAGAGTTAGGGTCTGCTGAATCTGATTTTGATAACGCGGTCAGCCTAGCAACATCTTATTTATCGAAAGAGCTTGATAAAGCTGAGATGGCAGAAAACTGGAACCTAGACAAAGCAATTAACCGCATCATGGGTAAGCTAATCCGTCGTGGTTATGACGAGGAAACAGCGGCTACAGCAATTCGTGACGCTGGAGAAAACCTCAAAAATAACTGAAAATAGTTGAAGCGCCTAGCTGAGTAAGTTCTCTCAGCTAGGCGCTTCAACTATTCAAACAAAAACCTTTTAAGTTACGTTAGAGGATGTCCATGCCACGGTCACCATGCTCACTAATAATTTCCATATCCTCGCCCCATTCAGACATAACAACCTCATCCTCATCAATCTTCTCACCAAAGACAATAGTCTGAGCGTTACCTTCGGCATCCGTCTCACCAGTATGAACAATCGTCTGACCGTCCACAACCTCCTGTGAAACGTTATGCCCCTCAGAGGCAGATTCGTTCTGCTTCAACCAGTTATCAATAAACTCAGGTGCGGCAAAGAAACCCTGGAAGTCATACAACTTACCATTAAGGTAAACCATGCCTCGACCCTTCACATTCGGGTTAATCGTCGTACCAGCACCAGACTCAAGCGTCATAGCACTAGCGGCAGAGGTCAAAACACCAGCCGCAATACGACACATGAAGTTCGAACGAATCTCACCAGAGATAATTTTCGCATCGGGCCTCTGCATAGCCAGAACCAAGTGAACACCCGCCGCACGACCAAGACGCGCAATCGAACCAATGAGAGTAAGCGCCTCACCCTTAAGAAGGTCATCAGCCTTACCCTCATCAGTCTTAACACCAGTCGGTGAAAGAAGCTCAGCCGCCTCATCCACCATCACCATCACACGCTGACGAGAACCGCCATCCTCAAGCTCAGGCAAATCAATATAGTTCTGAACACCATGAGTTTCCATCAACTCATAACGTTGCATCATTGTCTGCTGAGAGAAACGAAGAACGGTAAGTGCGTCTTCAAGCGTCGTAGCGATACCCAGAACTACCGGCACATAAGGGCGATAGACCGAAAGCTCAACCTTTTTAAGGTCAATGCCGAGGAAGCGCCACGAATCTGGGCGCATAATGCACTGGAAAACAAAGTTGCGCTGGAGAACGCTATTGTGCGTAACAATTGACACACCATCGTCGCCGCCAGCGCGGTAGAGACGCTTCCTAGAGCCTACAATGAAACATCGTGATGGGACAGGCTCAATTTCTTCAATATTAGCTATCTGCATAAAACCTCCGCCAAGTTCAGGGCGTGTAATAATCCATAAATCAGTTCATTTCACACCCTGAGACTTCCAGATGTTTTAGTGGCACATAGATGTATGGTCACCGTCATTTCAAAAAGGAAGAGGGAAAAAGAAAATGGGTGTGGTGACGGCATTTTTGCCGTCACCACACCCATAGCAAAGATGTGTAGCTAAATAGTGGGTAAACTAATGCAGGTTCAATTACATTATTTAAGGTGCAAGGATGAGGTCTATACCCGCTGAATCGCCTAGCCTACCGATAGAGGCAATGATTTTAATGGCTTCATCCTCACGGGAGCCCTCCACGAGTTCAACATCCTGAGCCTGCAAAAGCCAACCAGAAGGCACACACAGTCTGACAGTAGTATACTTACCATCCGCAAGCTCCGAAGTTGGTACATCAGCATACTCATCGACATCGCAAGCTTCCATCAACTTATAACGTTGCATCATCGTATCCTGAGCGAAACGAAGAACCTTAAGGTCATCTTCACTCACCTCAAACTTGCCTGTAGACGCAGGCTGATAAGTCGCCTTCTCTACCTTATCAATGTCGATACCGAGGAAACGCCATGCTTCCGGGTTCATAATACTCTGAAAAACAAAGTTGCTTGGAAGAGGAGTGTTGTGCGTTACAACATGTACGCCATTATTGTTGTTCGGGCAGTTAGAGCGTGGTGAGTTTGAAGTCATGGGTTGGTCCTTAAAAAGTTCTTGCGCCCACTGGATAAAGAAAAGTGGTGGGAGACAATAAATGAAATACTGTCTCCCACCACTTTAATTAAAAGTTAAAGGGTTAGTCAAGCAGAGAAGCGATAAGTTCAGCCCTATCGCCCAGCGAGGGGAACTTAATGTCTAGAATCTGATTAACATGCAAGTAATAGCCCTTCAAACCCTCAAATCGGGTATCTTCCTGAACAAGTTCCGGGTTGTAAGCCTGCAAAGCCTCAATATACACCTCAGCAACAGACTTACCCAAAGAAGCCAACTGCTTAGGTGCAACATTCGTCACATCATTCTCACCCTCAGGTAAATCACCAGCAGTGTACAGGTGGTAGCGGGCACGAGAAGAACTATAACCAAAGCCCTGAGCCTTCTTCTCATTAACCTCAGTAATGAACCAAGCAGACGACGGCTCATACTCACGCAAAATATCCTGCAACTCCAGGATAAGGCGAACCTGACGTGCCTGCTCCTCAACCAGAGCCAAAGTCTCAAGCATAGAATCCACATGAACCATGTCAGCAGACTTCACCTGGAAAGAAGAAATATTAGGAACCCACTCAACGTTGATGAAAGCGTTAGGAACCTTGCGGACAGCCTGCGAAATAAGGCTATCCTCCTTCTTTAGGTCAGGATTACCGCGAAGACCCATCCACTCCGAAGCCTGCAAGAACCCTTCCGGGGAGCCCTCAGCAATGAAGCTGAAATTCTTCTGTAACCAGTTGCGGACATTCTCATACTTCGCCTCGTTACGAATCGGCGCGTAAAGACTCATCGGTAAATTCTCCTCAAAATATGTAATGAAACTATCTTAAAACCCATAGCAGAAAGTGCCTGCTACTGGAAGCCGTTCAATTTGTTCCCGAAGAACTCACTAGCACGAGTCCTTTTCTTGACGGGTGTGCGGGCAACCAGCGTCACTAAGCCAACGTCTATGTACCCTTTCTCGGATGGCGACATCTCGTTATAGAAAGAGTCCAATAGCTTAATGAACCTGTCAGCGTCCGTAGGCTTAAACTCAGACTCATGCCACTCATCAACACGCAAGAAACGAATCGCGCCCGGAATGTACTCCGGCTCTTCCGGGTTAAGCTTACTGTAACCAGGGTTCTTAACCTCTTTAGGGTGGATGTTCACAATACCGCGCACATACCCGCGTTTCCTGCCGCCAATATACTTCTGCCACAAATACATTGCCTGCTTCATGCGAACATATCGTGGATACTTCTGCCCAGGAACAACTATAGAGTAGTTGCTCTTGCCAGTTTTTTGGCTCTTCTTCTTAAACGAATATACGGCGCGCGGGTCATTCAGGTCAATCCCCGCTTTCCACATTTTTGAGTCAATAATCCACACCTGAGAACCTACAACGACAACATGGTCGGTGTCAGGCGAGTCCACCACCCCCAGCTCATCATCAATGCCGGTGATACTCTTGCGTTCTTCTTCCAGCTCTTCCTGCGTCTCCTCGTTCTCAGCAACAACCTCAATCTCGGAAGTTACGTTATCCCCCTCCTTCCGGGGAATCGAGACAGAATGACAAATCACTACGTCCGGCTTGTCGTCAGCCCACTGAGCTAAAGCTTTAGCAGTCAGCTCCTCACCCTCAATACCAGCTTTAACCTTCTTAGTACTAGAAGCTGATTTATCCCACCCCTTAGGGGGGAACTCCAGAGTGTTATATAGACTGGTTGCAGGCACCCCAAAGGTTCGAATTGCCGCCTTCGCGCCCGGCTTAGACAAATCAACGCCAGGTGGGACAGTCTTAAGATGCTCCACTACCGTATCAACACGTTCCTTAGCGCGCCTAGCGCGAGTAGCCCCAATATGGTCAAAATAACCCTCAGGCGGCATAAGAAGTGGCGCGTACAGTTCAGGGTTCTCACTCGGAACTAAACCAGGGTCAATAGTGGACTCTTCAACATAAGGCTTCTCATACGCGGCAAAAGCCTCCTCAAAACTAATCGGCATCGTCCTAAACTTCCTCGCTTTCTACAATCAAATCAGTAAAGGACATTGACCCCTTACCCGAAACATCGCCTTCACAGGTGAGAGGTGCCTGCGTCTCAGCACCCACCTTAAGAGAATCTACCCTAAACGTACAAGTGCCTAAATCAGCTTTATTGAACCAACTAATAGGGTTATAAGCCTCTGAACCTGCCGCATGAACTGAACCATAAACACGGTTAGCATTAGTTGCGCCTTCATTCTTCACCATCGCGTAATAAGCGCCGTCTTTGCGGCTAATTCCTGCTACCGAAACTTTGCCATTGTCTGCAAGTTCTACGGAAGATGTACCAGATGGGGTGAACACCCTATCGCCAGTGATTTGACCATTAATGAAACCTCCCAAAAGGAACAGAATAAGCGCAATAGCGACTCCAGCCATACCTCGACCAGTAGGGGTTCCAGGGATAGCCTTATTGAAGAGCTTCCCAATTATAGGGATTTTGCTACCCTTGTGCAGTACGCCTGCAACAGCATCTAATGCACGTAAAGCAAAAGCGGCGATACCGCCTTTTGCCTGCTTCCGTGAGCCTTTAACATCTTCATCTGCGCCAATCTGCGCAGGAGCTACTGGTGCGCTACTAGCGGAAGTTGCTGTTGGTGCTTGCTCGTCGGATAAATCTTCACCCTCTTCGTCCTCGTCACCTTCATGTAGCTTCTCCCATAAGTCGTAATCGTCTGGCTGGAGGTTATTCATAGCGTCCAGTTCAGGAAGATTAACTAAGAACTCGGTCACCCACGGGAAATATGCCCCTTTAGCATCACGTAAGACATATGCATCATCCTCATCACGTTCAATGTCGTCGATGCTAGGCATGTCGAAGTCGCCTAGCATGGAATCATCATCCATGCTAGGAGAGTCATCTGTAGCAGTTTCATCTACGTCATCTTCAAAGTCAGATTCATCATATAGGCTGTCGAAAAAAGCGTCTTCTGAGGGTATCTCGGAGCTAACAATTCCCTCTTCATCATCAGGGCTAAAGCTTTCGGCTACAGATGAAGCGGCACGTTCACTAGGTGATAAGTAGTAGTACTCATCGTCTTCCTCGTCTTCTTCCCAAGAATCAGTATCAGATGAAGGTTCTGTATCGTCCTCTGAAATATAGTCTTCAAATACCCCAAATTGAGAGTTGTCACCTTGTAGGCTCGCTAATATAGCGTCCCCTAACGCTGATTCGCGCGAGGAAGCGCTTGCCGCTGTTTCCTGTTCCCTAGTATCAGTGGGTACGCTATCTTCACTAATTACTGGAAAATCATTTACATCAATAGCGTCAGAGGAATCAGGGTTAGTTGTTGGTGGTGGAACTGGAACGACTGTGGAAGCTTGAAGCTTCGAAAGGCGGATAGCCATAGAATGACCAACTTTCAGTAAAATTGATAGGCATCACATGAAACAAGAGGGGTGTATAGAAAATATAGCTACACACCCCTCTTCTAGGGATTAAACCGCTGGTTTAAGAAACCAGGAAATGACCCCAATCAAATGAACCCTCCCCGAAAACTTTCACTAAAGTATTCCGCGTGGCATTCATGAAAGGAACCCGCATGGGCACTTCCACATAATCCATCTTATCCACTAAATCTCGCATAGCCGCCGTAGAAGCTTCCATTGGAGCAACAGGCAAATCTGACCATGAAACTCCCTTAGAGGTGCCCTCACGCGCCGCATAAAGGAACTTGCTGGGCAAGTCCACGCCACACCCCGGCTTTGACGAGTCATAAAGCGCAACCATCAGCGGAACGTGGCGGGTGGAATCAGCGGAATGAAGCCCGCCCACAATTTCACGCAACTTACTCACAACATCCCCCATAGAGCCGCCGCGTGAAATATCGACCCTTAGCCGGGCGCACATATCTCCCGAAGCAGACAACGGAACCTGTCGGGCGTGCAAAATGTTCAAATATGGTGGACGGTAATTAACCTCCCCATCATCATTTACAATCTTACGCGCCGGGGTGTAGTTCACATGTAGCGAATAGACGTGGTACGGCTGTAGCTTAGGGCTGGATTGAATATTCGCGGCATCAACCTTAGAAGCATCAGACGAATCAATCGCATCACCATTAATATAAGCACTCTTAATATTCTGCTCAGCAACCCACAAGTCCTCCCGCGCAAGAAGGCTATTAGAAACATACCCAGCAATAACGCCCGTACCATCATCCAAAGTGGCAATGACCTTACGCCCAAACTTCTTATGCGTCTTGTCATCCAACGCAACGATAGCCGCCATCACTACCGCACCCTTCACCGGCTGTTCCGAAGCCATAAGCTCACTCACAGTACAACCACGCATCACAGGTACCCTCTCGGGCACAGATGCCATCGGATGACCCGTCATATACTGCCCAGCAACCTCAGCTTCATGGCGCAGACGCTCAACCAGCGGATAATCATCTCGACTTAACGCTTCATCTTCCGGCAACGATTCGCCAGAGACAAGCTCAGCATCAGGGGACGGCTCAACGCCTGTTTCCTTAGCCAGCTTTAGCGCCTGCCTCCTAAGCTTAGCCCTCTCTTTTCGTAGTAAATCTAAATACCCCGGAATTGCTTCCAAGACGGCTTTGCGAGAAAGACCGAACACATCAAAAGCGCCAGCCTTAGCTAACCCCTCATACGTTGTTTTAGTGACCTTGCCTGCGTTGAAGCTACGAACAACGAAGTCCTTGAAACTTGAGTACAGTCCAGCCCTCTCACGCTCAGAAACAATAACCTCAGCATCCTTAGAGCCAACACCTTTAAGCATTGAGAATCCAAACGCAAGGTTACCGTCACCGTTTAGACCAATGTCAGCGCTAGAGAAATTAACGTCAGGTACATCAAGTCGAACGCCTCGACGTTTAGCGTCCTCAATGAGTTCCTGAACTTTATCTCTGCCAGATGAACCCATTGACACCTTGCGGGCAATCGCCGCCGCATAAAATTCAGCTGGAAAATGCGCCTTCATGTATAACGCCAGGTAAGCCATTGCCGCGTAAGCGTCAGAGTGCGATTTATTGAACCCGTACTCAGCGAATCCGACAATTCTGTCCCACAACGCCTGCATAGCTTCTCGGCTATACCCGTTACCCGCGCCACCCTCAATGAACCGCTCAGCGTATGCAAGCATCAAATCGTGCTTCTTCTTACCGATAGCGCGACGCAAGTCGTCACCTTCTTGAGGGGTCATACCGGCGATAAGCGAGGCAATTGACATTACCTGCTCCTGATAAACCAGCAGACCACTAGTGTCAGCAAGAATGCTATCTAATGGCGAACCTACAAAATCAGCATGAATCGGCTTAATCTCCTCACGCCCAGCCCGACGCTCAACATACTGGATATGGCTACCAGCACTCATTGGCCCAGGGCGATAAAGTGCCGTAATAGCTGAAATGTCACCCAGCGTGCTAGGGGTGAACTTCGTGAAAAGGTCAGCAACAGCAGAGTTGCCTAGCTGGAAGATGCCAACCGTATCGCCCTTACCCAGTAAGCGGAACGTCTCAGCGTCATCAAAGCGGCTTTCTCGAACCATCTTACGGAAGTCAGGCACATCTTTCCCGGCTTGCACTGCTAGACGTGCCGCATCGCAAAGAATATCGACAGTATCCAGCCCTAAGAAGTCAAACTTAATCAGCCCCATGCTCTCGCAGGCACCATATTCAAACCCCGCAACGACAGTGCCATCCTTAGCAGTATCAACGGGAACATGATGCTGTAGCGGACTAGAGGAAATCAGAAGTCCGCAAGCGTGAACACCTCGACCACGGATACGCCCCTCAAGAGCTTTAGCACAAGCTAGAGGCTTCTCCCAGAAAGGCGTGCTGACAGCTTCACGGAAACGCTCAGCACCCGCAAACTCGTCACTCTCAGGGTCATACACCTTAGCGAAGGTAACGCCTAGACTATCTGGCAAAAGACTCGTCACATAGTTAGCCTGCGCAGGCGGCACACCATACACTCGCGCACCATCTTTGATAGACGCGCGTGTTTTAAGCATCTGGTTAGTAGGCAGACGCGCAGAATGGTCAGCCCCATACAGCTGAGCTACATGCTCAAACGCCGCGTCCCTATGGGCTGTATGGAAGTCTGTATCAATATCTGGTGGCGAACCAGGCTGAACAACTTTATTCCCCGCCACGCGAACATATGTCTTGCCGTCAATAATACGTTTCTCAATAGTCCCCATGAATTACTTCCGCCCCTGTGAATTATTCTGATGTAGCTCAAGCTCTTTTTGCTTCGCGCGCCTATCTTCCAGCAGTTCATGCATCCTTACCGTAAGGTCTAGCCAAAGAATTTCGAAGATAATATTCTCGTCGGTAGTATTCCAGAATCCGTGGAAAGTCTCTGCCATAAGTTTAAGTACTTTCATTGCCTTATCAGACGGTAGATTCTGCTCCATCATAGACAAACCTACGTTCTGCTTAGGTAAGTCGGCAAAAGGCAAATCTCCTAGACTGACCGTAGCCTTATTCTGCCGCGCAATGTAATGCCTCAGCTGGTTCATCGCAAGCTCTGTGCCGTCACGTAAGGCTGAGTCAATCTGCTTGACGGACTCCAAAGCTTTATGAAGCTTAGGTACATCGCCAAGGATGAACTCTCTCATGAGGACTGTGGCGAATGACTCATCAACAGAGTAAAGGTCAGGGTTACGCAGATACTCTTCTAAACGCTTTAGCGCGCCACGGGCTGAACCCTGGGCGGCACGAGCACACCAAGAAGCACCATTGTCGGTGATTTCCACACCCTCACGCCTAGCAATATCCTTAACATACTGCTCCAAAACAGGGACAGGGATATTCCTGAACTTATACTCTTGGACACGGGTTGAAATAGAGGCTTTAATGCCGCCCGCCTCCGTGGTACAGAAAATAATAGGAACACTATCCATGTCGTCCTTATTTTCCAGGTATGCCAAAAACGCATCCCAGGCAAACTTCGACAGAGCGTGACACTCATCCATAATGATGTATGGCGCTTTCATCATCTGCTTAACACGACCAGCATTAACGATAGCACGAACATCATCTACACCACTTGTGACGGAACCAACGAAATAATACATTCCGCCATTCTCCTCCGCATCAAAACGGACACACGAATCACACACAAGGCACGGGTCAGCAGAATCAGCAGGGCGACCCTCACAATTCATCGCCTTAGTGAAAACCTTCACCATGCTAGACTTACCAGTTCCAGCCGCGCCACGAAATAGGCGACCCTGGACACGGCGGTTCTCGATAATGTCACGCTTTAACGGCGCAACAATATGCTCCTGCCCAATAAAGTCATCCCAGACACGCGGCTGATATTTCCTGTGAAACTCAACGTACTCTGTGGGCTGAGCTTGAGTAGGCTCAACGGAATCTGCCTCCTCAACAACTGAAACAGCAACTTCTTCTACAACTTCTTCACTCATACCTAAAACCGCCTTTAAAAACTAGACCTCAGCCGGAACGGGACTGCTAAAAATATTGCCGATAGGCGTATCAGGTTCAACCAAAACCCAGTCACCTTCTGCTACCTGGTGAATATACTTCTCAACCTCAACCCCATCTTCGGTAAGAACTTTGACCTTCTCCGAGACTGGAAGGACGACAGACGCGCCATCACCTACCGAAATTTCAGCCTGGTCTACACGTCCCGCCGAAATGAAACGCTCAAAAAACAACCCGTACTCGATAGGGTCAATATCTGTAATACCCAACAAATAAGCAACAATAGAGCCGCCCGCCGAGCCACGAGCAATACCAACAGCACTCATCACAACGTCGCCTGAGCTGTTACGAACACTGAAACTATCCCTGAACCAATTCACGTACTCAGCAACAATAAGCATGTAACCGCAATAGTTCGCTGACGCTAGAACATCAAGCTCTTTAGCCGCCCTATCAAGTACAGCCCGATACTTCACCTCATCATCGTGGAACTGCTCATACGCAAGAGACGTGACAACTCTACGCAGATAACTTTCCTCTGTTTCGTCAGCTGGAATATGCGGGATGGGTCGCAAGTCAGACCTGTACTCAAATAATGAGAAATCCTCCACCATATCTGCCAGAACTGCTGTATTTGTTACAGCACCAGGGTAAACATCCTCAGGGAAAAGCTCTAACATCTGTTCAGCAGTCTTCAAGAAATACTGGTCACCGTCAAAGCAGAACCTTCGCCCACCTTGTTCCTTAGGCAAATCATTCATAGTGGAACCAGTACCAATAGCCAGCATCTCCTCATGATGCGGGGCATCAGAATGATGCGCATAATGGCAATCATTCGTAGCTAAAAGTCTTAACCCTAGCGTCTCAGCCAGTTTAATCTGCTTCATCAGCAAATCGCGTTCAAGGTCAGAAGTCATGTTATGGTTCATAACTTCGACAAACACGTTATCTTTCCCATAGATACTAACCAGAGTTTCGGCATACTTATATGCCTCAGCATCTTGACCTAAGCGGAATCGGGTGGAAATCTCACCTGACGGACAGCCCGTCGAGACAACAACACCTGCGGAATGTTCACGCATCATATCTAAATCAATACGTGGGTACCCTGCACGTTTATGCTCCGGGGAAGAAGCCAACATCTGCAACTCAAACATGTTACGTAGACCCTCATCATTGACAGCCCACATCGTTAAATGCAAATAATTGCCTCTACCTGAAACATCACCATCAGCGCCAGGCTCACCATAGTAAACGGGTGACTGAACCTTAGCACCATCAGGATTCAGCGGCGCAACATAAAACTCGCAACCTGGAACAGGTGTAATCCCAGCTTTCTGGCACCCAGTAATTAGCTCATAAATCCCATGCATATTGCCGTGGTCAGTGATACCTAAAGCGGTCTGTCCAACCTCTACGGCACGACTAATGTACTCACTAACGCTAGAAAACCCATCCAACGTCGAGTACGTTGAGTGGGTATGTAGGTTCACGAATGATTCAGGAGAAATCAAGTAATCGTCCTATACTCTCTCAGATAGCATAAGAGAGGACACGCCCCAAAAGATGATGGAACGTGCCCTCTCTTAACCACTTAATCACTTAACACTAGAAGAAAGGAGGTAGTACCATGTCTTCCAACATTAGCAATAATAGCACATGCATCTGGTGCCGCACCAAAGCGAAAAAGGGTATTAAATTTTTAAACGCTTCAAACGAGCCTGCGTTTTTTCGTCCAAAGTCGGCTTCGAATGGTAAATAGCTTCAGCACGTTTAACGATATGAAGTTCCTTTGCCGCACTATTAACCTCACGGGCGTTGATAATACCAACCTCAAGATAGCGGATAGGTTCACCGGCAGAGTTCAAAGGCGAATCAGGAATAGCTAAAGTAATATTGCGTTTATCCGGCGGACAAGCATTCTGCACATCCATAAGCACAGGGATAACACCAGGAGGTGTCCTGGAAATCACTTTATCAAAAAGCCACGGCTCAACAGGCTTCCCCTTATACGTCAGCTTACGTGACTTCACCTTATCCCCAAAAAGACCCGTCTTTTCTTCCAAAACAAAAGGCGCTGTAAGACTAACGGGGAAAAATAAATAAGCACGGTCGCCAATAACGAAAACAGGTGACGGCGCACCACTACGAGGCGCTACATACGGGTAGTAGAACCACTCTGAGTCATACTTCGTCTTACTGTTTTTCGGGTCATTAATTATAGCCGCTTCCCGCTTAAGCTTGGCTTCAAGATGCTTCGGCTTGACGAATAAAGGCATTTTAGAACGCCAATAGAACATCTTAATGCCATACCTATACCATAGGGATGAGGTAAGAACTGAAATGCCCATTAGGACAGCTCCACCCAAAGCAGGATTCAGTGTCGCCGCCGTGACAATAACACCCGCCGTAGTTGCCAAAATAGCCACTAGAGGCTGATGAGTCCACCGGGAAATCCCGTAAGTCCCAAACATGGACAACGTAAGAGATATTCCTAATCCAAGAAGCGGTGAAAACCCGGCAAAGAACTCCCAGCCACTATACGGTGAAGCATAAATAGCCACATCGTGCATTGTCACCATACAATAGCCAATAATAGCTAAAGTAACTAACACTTTAATAACTACTATGGAACGGCTCAGTATGAAAAGGAACCCCGCTGACGTGAAGAACCAAAGCCAAGGTGCCCACCAAGCCATACCTGGCATTAGTGGGGAAATTAAAGACAAGAACAGCGTAATGCTTACAGCGGGCAGTGCTAAACGCCCATAAGACCCCTCAAGGAAACTAACCGCTCCGCCCTTGGCTTTACCTGCGAAGCTTAGCAGGCGCTCCTTAAAGGATTTCTTAACCCCCTCAGAGGCATCAACGCTCTCCACGGGTGAATCATTACCAGACTTACTCATCATCGGTCACCCAGTTCTCCATGTTCTCTGTAGTCTTGCCTTCTAGTAAAGGCGCGAGGTTCGGGGGGACGTAATTTTCACCCTTGAGGATTTTACCGTCCTCCCTGTAAATGGGCTTACCATCTGAACCTAATTTAGACATATTGGAAGCATGGATTTCACGGGCGGCATACTCTAGAGGAATGCCGAAGCATACAAACATACCACTGTCAATATAACGAATGTCGCCCAAAGCGTCAATAACTTCCACCTTATCCACCTTTAGGTCTTCGACGCGGTGACGGCTAATGACGAAGTTAATAGCCGCCATAAGGAACAGCCTATCAACTTCATCAAAAATAGCCCCTCCAAGCTCCGCAAACTCCTCACCTAAGAAGTTGAAGCGTCGAACAAGCTCTTTCTTCCCCTCCAAACTATCCATGTCCAGCGGGTCAGTGAAGCCGTTTCGGTGCCCAAAAACATCGTGGAACTGACGTAAAGCACGTGATTCAAACTCCTCATCAGGGCGAATCTTTTTCGGCAAAGCAGGGATAAGTGGCTTAGACATAAAAACTTCCTTTATTCAACAACGTCAAGTCTGACAAATCAAGATTTAAAATGCTTCTCACTACCAGGCGATAGTTTGAAGCAACGCTCACATTGTGATGCGTAAGCGAAAGCGCAACCATCCCAATGGTGAGCACCAACACGGCAAAGAAGCTTACCTAAATAAGCGTACATATTCTTAAGAGACATAGCTTAAAACCTTAAAGTTCAGATTACCATTATTAGACCCACAAATCGCCTTGAATAAGGCGCTTGTTTAACTCATCTGCATCGCAGTCCCACAGATGCGTATCAGTAAAACAAAGGTTGTCTCCTGCACGCAACTCATCCCCAAGAGACTAAACCGAAGGGATTACTGTGCGACCAGAATTAGTGTCGATAGGGACATTAGTTCCGTTGTTACGCACATGCCAATGCCCGTGAAATAGCACGGAGGGTTTCGCGACAGAGACAGCCTCAGCAATGTTCTTGCGAGTCTCCTCTGCTTCCTTAAGGACATGCGCCTGAACCTTATCCAGGGAGCCTTTAATGCGACTCTTGGGCACAGGTGCGCCGCTAGGGGCATCATGAGTCAGCATAATGTCCACAATGCCATCCAGACGCTCAGCGCCACGCTTGACAGCCGCTACGTCATCAGCGGTGACACGCTCATCAGGTGACCAGAAGCGCCGCATCTGCTCAAACTCACGGTTGATACTTCCTGCGCCACCACATCCAATGAAGCTTACACCGCGCTTACCCCCAGCGGTTCCAATTTTTGCGGTTGCTCCGCGAGTCGCCCACAGAACACGGGGCGATACTAAGACGAAACCATTCTCATCTGCTTTATTGCGAAGCGTGTTCAACCCATCACGTGTCAGAACAGTCTCACTCTGCCAGCGGGGGTACCGGCTATTAGTGTACTGCTCATGGTTACCCTCAATGAAAACAATGAAATAATTATGAAGCTTGGCGCGGGCAGTTACCCTGGAAATGAAAGCGTCATAGTCTTCAAGGGCAGGGAAATACCCAAAATCCCCAACATGCAGAACGACATCTGCACCCATTCGTTCTACTCTATCAAGAACCTTGTCCACTCGCTCCAGATTCATATGCCAGTCACCCGCAAATGCAATGCGAGTAGAGGCTTCCAGGTGGCTATAGAAGTCCTCGAATAGGTAATCGAAAAAGTTGTCCATAAAGTTAATTCTCCTCGTTAAATGTTAAGTGGTTATAAAGTTAGTTGGAAACGCTCTTCTCGAAGACACGCTCCTCGCCGCGCTTCAAATAAGACTCGGCTAGGCTAGTGACCCTCTGTCGAACTTCCGGGTCTGTAATACTGTTCAGTGTTTCAGAGCGTTCTGTCCATGAGTTGTAGACAGCGCCTAGCCCTCCAGTCTGAATCTGCGGAATTTCGACAGCATCCTCAGATGTAGATGTATCGGGTTTCTCTTCTTTAGAAGCGCGAGGCGCAAGATTATATGATAGCGCAAAACGGGCGGCATCATCAATAAGTGCTTGGTCGCGGGTAGCAAAAACTGATGGCGTGGCACCAAAAACCCTCTGACGCAGGATAGGTGCATCATCCTGGTTATACTCAACGCCGTCCGCTAAATCTGGGAGGTTGGAAAGGATAGCCTCTGTGAGAGTTGCTGAGTCCATCCCCTCGGCGTAAATCGGCGGTAGGTCTTCCTGTGGACGTTGCCTCACGGACTTCATCTCTCGGGTCACAGACCCGTCAGGGGCAATATGCCATAGCGTGTAGCCACGCCCTAAAGCGCCCTTAGCGTCAGAAAAGCCGCGCCTAATAAGTGAACCATTGTAAAAGATACCGTTACTCTCATCTCCAACAAAACCTCGCTCATGGATATGCCCAAGCATCATGGCATCCCAATCAGCATAAAGGAAAGAATCAGGGATGACGACTTCGCGCACAGTATCATTAACACGGATACGCTCTTTGAGAAGCGGGTCAATCAGAGAACCATGTGTGGTAAGAATGTTGATAGCGCCCTTAACTGGATTGACCTGCTTCATGACATCAACATTCTCTGTGTACATGTGGTGACTCACCATATGTAACGCAATGTCGTCGTTCAGCTTATACATCTGGTAGGGATTTGCGTGGGAATAGATTCCTGCATCAGGTCTATGTAACAAAGCTGTAAAAGCAATGTCCCCTTTAACGTCATTAGTGTCATGGTTGCCCGTAATATTGTGGACAGGGATTCCTGCCTCAGCGAGGCGCATTAACCCCAACTGCATGTGAAGTCTAGCACGATTTGACGGGTTAGGTTCATGACCAATATCTCCCGCAATAACTACAGCATCTGCTTCGTCAGCAATAATCCCATCAATAGCCTCCTCCCACGCGAGATACCCATCAAGCTCACGAACAGGAATAAGTTCTCCATCAATGGGGTCTACCCCTAGTCGGTTAAGCGAAGCGTTATCGCGGTAGCCTAGATGCAGGTCTGACAGATGAGCTACAGTGAACAAGGTACAACCCCTTTAAAGACGGAAAGAACGGACACCTACTGGTGCCCGTTCAAAATTATACCAAATGGCAAGCCATGCTAGAAAGCGCGAACCAGACCGATAATAGCCTTAATCTCAGCACACATCTCAGGGGTAAGCTTATCCATGTTCTCCTGAACTTCCTCAAAAAGCTTCACGTATTCCTTGCCGGACTTAAGGAAGTTCTTTGCGTTCTTCTGAATTACATAATCCTTATTACTTGCCTCAATGCTGGTTACAGCCTCGATTTCGTTAGGCTTAGCCAGATGGGTCTTAATGTCATGATAGGTTGCGTTAGGGGTCATTTGTCCTCCTTGATTGAAATGGAAATAGTTGGTGCGCCCCTCTCGAATCAGGGGATACACCAACTATACCACAACTTTCAAAGGGCGCGCAATACAGCCTTAAAGCCCAGCTAAATTAGCATACTCTTCCATCATGTCCACCATAAGCGCCACCATAGCATCCGCGTCGCCGGTCGCCTTGATATGCGCCATCCTATCTTCAAAAGCTGGCACGGAAGAACGCGCATCAGGCGCAGTGGACGTATGTAGAGGCTCTAGTCTCTGGCATACAATCCAACCTCGCTTTAAGGAATCACGGGATACAGGGGTTCCAGAAAGCCCTGTATCACTGCTGGAACCTGTTGGAGTGGAACCACCTGTGCTTAACGCCAAAGAAGCTGTCTTAGAATTAGGTGTTGCTACAAGGATGCGGTCTGGAACCTCAGATAAGACCGCATTGTTCTTTTTGCCCAAAAACACGAAAGCCTTGTAAGCGTCATCGTAATCAGTGATTTGCTCACGGAAAACCTTAGTGTCCTCAGCCGCCCACGCCGTAATGGAAGCCATGATAGAAACCGACTCTTCATCAACCTGCCACGACTTTGGGTTAGAGCCCAAAATGTAAGCCGTATCCAGACGGCGCACGCGCGAAAGAGCCACATACCCCAAACCCTCCGTAAAAGAGGAACTTAAATCCAGAACAGCGCCGTCATACGTCTGCCCCTGAGACTTATGAACTGTAATCGCGTAACCCGGTTTTAACGGGAACATGGAACTATGGACATAAGGCGAACTAACCCACTTGCCGTCATCTTTCTGAACAGGACGTTCAATCGTGCTATCGACGTTCGGGACAAGGTAAAGACCGCTACCAAACTGGACAACAGGGAAAACGTCAATATCCTCAGGAATCTCATCTACAGACGTATAGTAGCCATCGCCTTCAATCGTGGAAAACGCTCGAACATACCCCATCGAACCATTAGAAATCTTGGTACTCTCGTCGCCAACCCAAAAGTTCTTCTTAATGTTCTTATCGTCTGCACTGCCACCACGGTACGCCATAGTCGGCATATCAGCGACAACCTTAGTGCCAATCTTAAGCTCAATCTCATTAGCCGCCCTACTCTTCACGGCTTTCCACTGAGCAAGCTGAGTTGGGGTAAGCGTGTCTTCAAGAGTTAGTAGCTTAGCCTCAGACTCAAACATCAAAGAGTCGCCGTCAAGCTCAGCGATACGTTTCGCGTTATGCTGAGCAACCTCCATGTTGCGAGTGTAAATTCGGATAGTAGGCTCAGCATCAGCGCCATTCTCTCGGTCAAGAGCATCCGCTTCCTCCTGCGTAATTGAACGCTTCGCCAAACTCTCAAAATCCTGAGGAGTTAAAGCGTTAGCAGACATGTGCTTAATGATACGCACCAACTCGGGGTCTGTTGCACGGTGAGCCTCAGTCAAGAAACAATACCTAAAATGAGCATCAGCCCACGCAGGAGTGGTAAACGGGAAACCGGAATAGTGTTGATGCTCAAAGTCTCGGTCAGGCACAGCGTTCAACTGGTTAAAGTCGCCCACTGCAATAATTTGGATTCCACCAAAAGCTTTATCGCTTTTGCGGATACGGCGAAGATATTCATCCATCTCTTGCCACAGCTGTCCATACACCATTGAAACCTCATCAATGATGAGCGTATCAATCTGGCGTAAACGCTCCGACTTATGGAACATGTAGGAAGCGCGACCTTCACTATCCCAATGCTTATTTTTATCTACACCAAACAGGCTGTGGATAGTCACGCCCTTAATGTTTTCTGCCGCCGCGCCCGTGGAAGCGGCGACTTCATACTCGACACCGTGCATATCGAAAACACGGCACGCCAAATGAACAATGGAACTCTTACCTGTGCCAGGCCCACCGGCAATGAAGACGTTCTCACCTACAAGGATACGTACCAGCGCTTCAAACTGGCTTGTACCTGTAGCACTAGTAGCCGCTTCTAACGCATTAGCAAAACCAAGGTAAAGTTCACCCTTATCATCAGTGCCTACAAGACGACTGTAAGCCTCTTCAAAGTTAAGGTCTTCCACCTCAGCCAGGAGAGGCAGTTTCGGCTTCTCTGAGGCTGTGAGCGCTTCCTGCGCACCCTTCTTACCTTTTGTCATATATGTGCAATCCTCGCAATCTATCTCTCATGGGAATAAACGTTATTTAAAACATAAGCCCAGGCAAAAATCTTTAAACTCATCAACAGAGTAGTTTCTGTTAGGGTTCCTTAAGAATGCACTGAGGCTATTGGCTATCTCCATTATACCCTGAAAGCCTGCCCTGCGCGCCAAAGCATAAGGCTCTTTCAAACTCCATTTGCTACCATCGAACGCCTTCACGACATCATCCAAAGATGCTTTAGGTTTAAATTCCAGGTAAGACGCAACTTTTAGAGTGTCTGAAAGTTTTGTCTTAAGGACAGCCAGCGGAAAAGTTGAACCTCCGCCCGCACGGTCAATAGAACTAATCACCTTAGCCACATCACGCCTTACTAAAGCGTCTAAAATATCCCAAGGGGCGCGAGTCCCTGGCTCAATTGGGATGCAGTGGTCTACCTCCTGGAGGGTAAGCCTTTTCCTGTCATCAAAAGGTAACGTTGAGATGAAATCAAGCAACGGAACGACATGATTTAAATCCTCCCCCGCATGTTCAACCATGAAATTAACGATAGGACGAGATAAACCTGTCTCTTCAAGTTCCTTGCGTACACGATTCTTAGAGGACTTGGGCTTAAGCACAGAAACATTCATCTCTTCGGCTTTCTTCAATAAACCTCTGAGTGAGTTCATAGGCGCGCCAGTTGAGATTACAAGACCTCCCCAAGGTTCGCCGCTACAATTAGCAAGGGTCTTAACTGCTATCTCCACGTCTGCCTTTGAGGGGCATTCCACGAGATATACATGTACCCCACCAAACAAATCTACGGCTGTAGCTTCTTGCACCAATCCAGCACGCACCAAATCGCCACCACTGGAGTCCATAAGCTCTTTACATGCTTTGCGGGTAAGGTAGTCGCGGAATAAATCATGTGGCTCAGCAATGAGGGTGACTCGCTGAAATTCCTTACTCATTTGAACGTCACCTAACCTTTCACAACAGGAGTTTTCCCGTGGGCTTTAACGGCGGAAGTGTGAACAAGTACATCTGCATCTGCCTCAACCTTACCTGTACAGAGAACACTAAGAGAGTCTAGGGAATTGGAACGATTGTCGCCTAGTACAAAAAGCTCACCAGCACCAAGGACACGCTGATATTCATCTGCTTGGCAAGTAGGCTGAACAGGGGTGATTTGTTCGCCATTTACATGAACAGCGCCCGCGATAACAGAAACCGTGTCTCCCTCAGCGGCGGCGACCCTCTTCACCACGACACCCTGCGTAGCGCTGGCATATTGCCATACGGCAGGCATTTCTGCGACGACAATATCGCCACGATTAATAGGTTCCGACTGTGGGTTCTCAAAAAGAAGAATCTGCCCGTCCTGAAAGGTGGGCAACATTGAATCACCCGCAACACGATACTGGGTGACTGTAGGCGAAACTTTACTTATGAGCGTATCAGGTGTTACGCCGCTTTTATAAGCACCATACCCAGCACCCGCCACCACTAACATGCCGACAAATAGACCCGTTACAAGCCTCGGGAACCTTCTAGTCTTACCTTGTGGCTTAACATGCTCCGTATCTGGTGGCGGCGGCGCAGAAACAGCTGACGAACGGATAGAAGCCATCCTATCCGCATTATTCATGTGAGACTTGCTGAGCGACATCAGTTAGTTAGCATCCTTGAAATTAGGCGTGATTCTTCTTGCGTGCGTCAGCATTTAGTGCTGACCGCGCGTTCTTATAAACAGCATCCGTAGTGTTTAGCAGGGTGCGCTCATTATTAGTCAGGCTATTGATAGCACTAACTTCGCCACGAATAATATTCACCTCAGTAGAAGCTGTCTGCAACGCATCTGATGCCATGACCTTATCCACCGCATAGCCCTTACACATGAGCGTGGCGTACTCCTTTACCTCAGTCTCAGTTAAACGCCTACCTTTAGCGCCTTCTTCACCTGAATCCTCTAGATGACCACCCGACCTCACTTCACGGCAAGCCAGAGTAAAAGCATTATCGTAAGCGTACACTGCCGCCGCATACTTGCGTTTAGCGTCCATCTCTCGAAGCAAAGCGGCACGCAGTTCCTTCATTCTTTCGACAATCATCAAAGACAGAACAGCTAAACTATGCAAGTCACGCTCATCAAGTTCCGCCTCAAGCTCCTCGACGGATAAGGTGGTGTTATTCTCCTCTCTTGCCTCTAGTGAACTTACAATCTCTTCGGCAGTGGAGGCACCACCATAAACACTACCGTAACCTGGGCGGGGCAGGTTGTAATGTGTGGACTTCTTGTCTTCTTTGGGCATAACGTATCTCTCCAATTTCTAAAGAAAAATGATTTTAAAAACCGTACCGTGAGCTATAATGGTGTGAATAATTATATCATCTTTATAGGCATAAAATGATGCCTGGAAAGCCTGAAACTCATGACCGATAATCAGAAAAAGACTAGCCGCCGCGATGTATTGAAGGGTGTTGGTGTAGTTGCCGCCGCAAGCGCATTAGGTGGCGGTGCAGGATACTACTTTGACTCAGTAAACCGTGAGAACGTGAATCGTCAAGCAGAATCATTCAATGCACCCAGCGCTTCGCAAATTGCAGAAATTCAGCAGTCAAACAGCGGGAACGCCTCAATTACCCCAACCCCATCACAACCTACTACCGATACTACTGCCACCACCGCCTCCCCAAATTACCATGCAGAGACAAGCGGCGATATTGATAGCATCGACCATATGCCCGAGGATACAACCCCCGGATTGGGTCAGCAACCTAAAAACCTAGACTGGAACAATATCAACCCTATGACTATCCGAATCCCAGATGTAGGGTTTAACGCTGGACTCCAATACACGGGAGGGACTGACAACCCCACAACGGGCAGGACAGAAATCAATATCCCTGTAACATACAGAATCGGCGTTTACACCGACTCAGCGCCACTGACCAGCAACAAAGGGACGACATTGCTAGTGGGTCACGTAAACTGGGCAAATGGTGTCCCCGCCCCCATGAGTGCCATTGTCGCCTGCGAACGCGGAAATACAGTCTACACCACGGACGAGAACGGAATTATGACTACATGGAAAGTAACCCGTATTGAGCCTAAAGTCCCACAGGTCGATTTGAGCAAATGGTGGGACGTGACCGATAAGAACGGCTCCCGCAAACTTATCATGGCGACGTGCCACGGAACCTATAAAAATGGCACCTGGACTTACACTGATAATCATGTGGTGGTAGCAGAACCAGTAGCATAACAAAATCCTGTTATACGAACCGGAAGGGGCGTTCAGACCATATACCTAACAATGGTCTGAACGCCCCTTTAGGCAATTCACAATACACACATATGCGCAAAACTCGATTTGGACACCTGACATCTTGCCAGATGCTTGCGTTTTTCGCATAACATATATAGCAGAGAGTTTAAAGAATCGTCATTCCGTCAGCACTAACCAGTGTCGGAACATTGGGATGATAGATAGCTTGAGCGTGCTTCTTATGAGTGCTTTGAACATAAGCGCCGAACCCCCTCTGATAATCGTCAAGCTTAATCAGAGACTTGCGGGGACCCTCTACAGCATAGAACGGCGTTCCATTTAACGTAATACTGGTACCCCAACGATGATAACGCATCTTTTCCGCATAATACATCGGATGAAGATACGTACTCAAGACTTCGTGTCCTGTAGCGTCACGCAAGGAAATAGACCCATGAAGTTGAGGGAACGGGCAACGTTCTGGCGTGGACATCCACGAACTATACACTTCTGCAATGGAATGAGCCATAATAGGGTTTGCGGCAAAATTAACCCCATTGCCGAGACGCAGACATTCTCCCTGGTACAAAGTCCCTAGATACTTCATGTTGAGCGCGTATGCGGCTTGCCGCGCCGTCTGTGGGCGACCAATATTTACCCACTCGCCATAGGAAAGCCCAGCATGAGTAATCAACCTGCCGTCGGCTTCCACTGCAACATAATATCTGAAAGCCGCCGGATTACGCTTTTCATCGGTTAGCCAACCCTCACGAACAAAATTGACACCCTCAGCCGTGTCTTTCAAATAATTATCCGCCTGAGACTTTGGCAGATTCAGGTAAAGCATCTCATTAGCCCCAATGAGATTCACGAAAGGCACAGCCGACAATCTGCCTCGCGCCCACACCTCATTCATAAGCACCGCATTTTCAATCACAGGCGAAACGTTCTTATACTCGTCACCAGAGTTATCGCCCATCTGCAAGAATGGGGCAAGACGCAACATGTTACCCAATGTAATAGTTGCGTCTACAGAGTCAATTAAGCCTCTATACCTGTTCCTCATGACCTTATGCTGACCGTGTAGCCCAGGGATGAAAAGTTTGCTATCGAAAGAAGACGTATCCCAAGGAAGTAGCTCCTCAACCAGCCTCTCCTCAGGTGCCCCGAAGTAAGCCTCCTCTGGAGTAACAGGGCGCACACCTTCCTGTGATTCCTCCGGCGATACTGTGGGGAGCGGCAACATGGCGGCGGCGCGTTTGCGGCGCTTGCCTGAGGGGAAGAAGAACCTAGATTTAGCCCACTCAGGGATGCGGGCTTCATCAATAATGTCCCACAGCAACTTGGGAGGCTTACCACTAGGGGCAGTAGTGAAACAATCCACTTCATCCTCTGTATAAAGCCCCTTCGTATATGTGGATAAAACTATCTTGTAAAGACGGTCAGAAAGCACGTCGATACCTAGCTCAGCGCCGCGCAAAAAAATTGGGTGGTCAGGCGACAGTGGGTAGGCGCGTTTAGGTGGCGCAGTGTAGAAGATTTCGTCAATACTGTCCGGCGACTTCATAACCTTAGATTTACGCATCTGCTCACTTAGGCGAATCTTTTCACCATGAGATGCGCGAATATGGGTGTACATCTCCGCAACATTGGCAGGATTATTCAAGTCGCCCACCGAAGGCGCGGGCGCGCGTTTCACTCCGTCGGTGGGCTTCCCCTCATCTGGTAATCGGTTAGTGTCAATAGCCAAAAAAGCTCCTCATCTGATAGGCAACCAAACTAGTCGTTGTGAATATTTATTCACTAAAACTTGAGTTTGTTGCAAAATACACGAGGTTTCAAAAAGAAAATGCTAGTAAATATTTACTCTTGTGAATAAAATCTAGCCGGAAACCATATCTGCAACCTGCTTCGCAGAATGATTCAAATCATCTAAAGACCCATTATTGTAGACAGTGAAATCGAAATCCCGAGGCATTAGAGATAGCTCAGAAATATGCGTATCAGGTGAGTCGATTCGATTATTCTCAACCCAGACGGAACTGCCACCCATATCCTTAATACGGGCAAGCTCATTGGGGAACCTAATGCCAGTGACAGCAACATTCTTGCCCTCAGAATGAAGTTGCAACACACGGACAGACATCATATCCACCCAGGCATCCTCATCAACCATATTTCGCACAACATTAGTGCCTAGCCGCTGTAACATTTCTCGAACATCCGAGTTTCGCTTAGCCAAAGTCCAATCACCACCACATACACTATGCAGATAATTGGAAAGATAAACAACATTAGCGGCATCACCATCCGCCTCATATGTAATCTTTGGATTAAGTTCAAGCAACACCTCATACAACGGGTCAGACATACCAATAACCACCCAGTTATCGCCGAGAAGACCAGCAAATGTGTCCTTGCCAGCCGTTTTCTTGCCGCCAATACCTAGCAACGCAGGCGACCTCAACGTTTCACCGTCAGAATCGTCCCCGCTTCCGATGTGCTCGCTAATGCGCATAGCATCATAAGAAGTGGCAAGGTTCATAATGTTATCTTTATATAAAGAATAGACATCCTGAACAGCATCAACTAGCGCCAACCCGCCATCAGGACGAACGAAGCGATACGGCGAGTCTGACGGCAACCCGCTAAAAGCCAAAGCTAGGGACTCCATCTCAACCACTTTGCCACCAACCAATGCACTTAAAGCAGGAATTGCGCGTTTAGTCTCACTCAAAATGCGCTGAGCATCCCAAGCAACAAGAACAAAATCGGCACGGTCATACCCGCAACCACGCAACTCATCAATGACCTCAATAATGGTAGGCTGACCATCAGGAATGGACTTACCTGTAAAAACTGACTGGACAACGGGGACACTCAAAGCATCGAGCGAACCACCTGCAACAGGCAGGAATCCGACACGCCGCCTATCTTCGCTCATATGCGCAACAATGTGGATAACGGGATTCTGGGTATTCAATTAAATCTCCTTAACGTAAAAACCGTACAAACAATTCTATCTTACTTGCAGTAAAAGTTGTAGGCGGCGCGAGAACATAATTACTCTCGCGCCGCCTACAAAACAAAAACTAAATTACTTATTACTGACCGTCGTTATCGTTATGTGACTTGAACAAAAAGAACCACCCGGCAACAGCAATAACGCCGACAACAATTGCCGCGATACCAGCCGTCACCCAGCCTCCAGATTTGGCATCATGACCAGTCTTCGCAACTACAGGCTGTTTAGGCTTACCAGTCGAATCATTCGATGTAGACAAAGCATCACTTCCTTTAATGCTAGAGGGGTTACTGGAATCAACAACCCTGTCGCCACTCTTATTCTTTAACGCTTCATCTCCCTCAGGAGAAGGAATAAGGCTTTCAGTAGAAGGCGAAGGCGATGCCTGCTGGGACGGTGACGCACTGGGGTCGGGCACTAAATCATTACCAGACTTTTCACTACTGGACGCAATGGGGGTGCTTGGAGTGGTCACCTCAGCCGTAGCAGTCCCGCTTGTAGGAGAAGGTGACACATTTTCACTCGCACTAGGTGATGGTGAGGTAGATGCCGTCGGAGAAGAAGCCTCCGCGGAAGGCATCACACTAGGTTCGGAAGAGGGCGTCACTGTCACAATAGGTGATGGCGAAGCTACCGTAGCCGAAGGTGTCGGCTCAGCAGGCTTAGACGCATCCTCAGTAGGGGTTGCCTTAGACGACGGTACTGGAACAGCTGTAGTCTCTACCGGCTTAGGTGCATCAGTAGTTGGTGTAGGTGCTACAGCTTCAATCGTAGGCGTTGCGGAAGGCGCTACGGTACTTTCTGTTGGCTTAGGCTCCATAGTGGGCTCAACGCTAAGTGTGGGCGTTGGAGAAGTAATTGGGGTAGCTGTAGTCTCTACTGGGCTAGGAGTCGCTGTAGAAGGCTTGGGTTCAGCTGTTGCGGAAGGGGTGGGTGCCGCAACAGTCGGTTCTATTGTCGCTACTGGCTTTGGAGCCTCAACGGTTGCCGATGGTGATGCGGTCGGCGTGGGGGATACTGTTACTAGTGGGTAGTGTCGCACATAATCAAAAGAAATCCCGCCTGTGGGGTTGCTCTGCAAGCCCCAATAGACATTTGAAACTCGTGCAGTCAATGTAGTGTTAAGTGGCTGACCGGCAGGGAACGTTTTAGCGTAGTTTGGGTCAGTGGATTTCATCTCCTGAACTAAAACACCGTCGCGGAAAATCTTCACGCCATCAGCAGTCTTTAGAATGCCAACAACAACAGGTTCACCGACAGGCTTATTTGGGAGCCAAGTAGCCTTACCGTGAGTTACTTTCTTACCTGTTTGTGCGTCAATAGCGCCCTGGCTGTAGTGGATAATGCTTTGGTTCTTGTTCGACTGGTCAAACTTTTCCTTCTTACCTGCCTCATTGCGAGTGTCCTTATTGGTGCTACCGAACGCCTCGTAGCCGTCAATTTCTCCCTGCTGAGGTCCAGCAACATTGCCGTTACCATACAAGTAGCCACCAACATGCCCAAAGCCTGAATAGCTGGATACTTTAAACTCCCAGTACCCGTCTTCAAATGCCGCCTTGTTGTTGGTGCTCATCTCGGCAGATTGTCCCTTCTGCCCGTTAGTCCCAACTTTCGTTGTTAGATGAAGCTGACCATCTTTAACAGTTACGGCATCTTTCGTGTACCTACCATAAGGGTCTTGATTCACCTCAGAATAGCCGTCGTAAACGCTCCAGAAATCCTTATTGACCTCTGCCCCATCAAACTCATCTGCCCAGTCCGGGCAACCTAAGCCCGGCTGATACTGACTCATAAGACACGAACCAGCAGGAACCGGGTTCTTCGGCACAATATTAGCCGCATTAGCCACCGCTGTACCAGTCAGCATTGACACAGCCAACGCGGTAGCCCCTGCCTTACGCTTAGAAATATTCGCCATATAAAAAGACTCTCTTCCCACACCCTCCAACAAATAATCGCGAGTGTGATGTAAATAACAAAGCTTACAGAAAGAGATATAGCAGAAACTATCTGCACCCCAATAAAAAAGCGGGTGCCCCACGCCCCAACAAAGTCAGGAACGCGGAACACCCGCAAATACTAAACAGGGCTACCTGTTACACTAGAAGAAACTTACTCCTGCTCACCCTTACGGCGCTTACCCAGGAACAAAGCCCCAAGACCAGCACCAATAGCGGCAAACAAGCCAGCCTGACCAGCAACACCGTTACCAGTGTCACGACCAGTCTTAGCTTCCACCTGCTTCACAGGCTCGACAGGCTTCTCAACCTTCGGCTCCTCAGGCTTAGGAGTTACCGGCGGCTCAACCTTGTGCTCAAGACGAATCACCGCCTGAGTGCTCAAACCTGAAACCGTGGAAACCTGGTAAGTCACCTCAGGAAGCTCACCAGTGTAACCTGCCACACGGAGGAACTTTACGACACCGTTCTCATCAACAGTGTATGTGCCCTTACCCTCGAAGGTTCGAGAAGTAACCCAAGAACCATCCTCAGCCTGGAAGCGAATAGTCTTCGCGTCCAGCGGGTCATCAACACCGTTAATGGAACCACCCTTATCGTTGCTCAGCACGCCCTCTAGGACAGTCTCATCAGTGGTGATGGTGTAGCTGTCATCGGATGCCTTCGGCTCGGTGTAGGTAGCTTCCGGGTTATCTGCGACAACCGGAGGGTTGCCCGGAACCTCAGAAACCACCTCAGCAGTAGCCTTAGCAGGGTCACTCACAGTCTGAGCAGTACCAACAGTACCGGAAACCTTAGTGCCATCCCAACGCTTAAAAATATTAGCAGTCTGGGTTGCCTTGTAGGTAACCTCAGCAGTCTTACCCGAAGCCACGGAAACGGTGCCAACCTCAAGGGTCTTCGTCTCACCAGGGGCAAGAGTGAAGCCAGCAGGCAAGGTTACCTTAGCGCCCGCCGCATTAGCGACAGTCAAAGTGTTAGCGTTCAAAGTGACAGCAGAGCCAGAGGTGTTAGTCACATCAACCGTGACCTTGCCGGTAGCATTACCATTCTCATCAAGCTTCAACTTCACCGGGTTAATGTTCGCATCGTCACCGTTAATCTTAGTGACGATACCGATAGCCGTGTTGATGGGCTGAATGTGCAAGGTAACAGTAGACTCAGCTTCCTTGCCATCAGCAGTCGAAACGATGTAACGGAGAGTGAAATCGCCAACAATGTTCTGCGGGTGGTCGAAAACGACCTTACCGTTTACAACCTTGGCGGTCACGCCGGAATCACCGAAGCTGTAAGACGTGGAGCCCTTACCATCGCCAAGCTTCAAAGTAGAAGCATCGACGGTGCTACCCTCAACCTTAGCGGTAGCCAGCGGGTCAAGGGTGTGGGACTTCTCGCTGTTCACCAGAACAGTCTTCTCAGCCGGGGCAACAGTCAGGTTCGACTGCTTAGCCCACGTGAACGTTGCAGTGGAAGGAACCTTAGTGGTTGCCTTGCCGCTGTCGTAAATATTGTAGTTCACGGTCACGGTGCCGCTGAACCCCTTCTCGGGGACGGCAGTTGCGACACCATTAGCGTCGATAGTGATGGTCGCCTTACCCGGAACCACAATCTTCTTGCCGTTCTCAGAGATGGTCGCACCATCCGTAGTGGAGAAGATAGTCTTAGTCTTATCCAGGGTGTACGGCTTAACCGTAGAGGAGTTCTCCATCAGGTCAGCAGTCAGGGTGACACCGTAAGCGCCCTGCTTCTGCTCGTTACCATCCTTGGGCAAAGCGTAAGACTCAGCGGAACCGTCCTCGTAGCTGTAGCCACCCCATGCGGTAATAAAACCAGTCTGCGGGCGACCGGCAACGTCAGTGCGGTAGGTGCGACCCTCAAAGGTGAATGTCGTTTCCTTGTTTCGGATTGCCTCAGCGGTCAGCTGTACGTCACCACAACGCTTACCCTCGGAGTCGATACCGGGGCCGTAATCCTTAACCTTCCAGTGAGGCTCCTGCTCAACAACCTTAGTGACATCAGGCGAGGTGGTGGAGAACCAGAACGACATGCCATCCCACAAAGCGGTGTACTTGAGAACCAGCTTGCCGGGGGTGGACTTCTCAAAGTCGATAGTTACCAGAGGCTCAGTGACACCGCGTTCCTTCAACTCGTTACGGACAGTGTTGGCGAAGCTACCAGTTGCCGCACGGACAGACAGATTTTCAGGGTTAATGATGCTCAAGTCACCCTCGGGGTCTGCCCAAGCCTTCTGCTCAGCCGCAGTGCGGTGACCAGCAAGAGTGAAGTACTTGCGAAGCTCAGGGTTCTTCTTGCCCCATTCAAGAAGGTCTTCATTGTGGAGGTAGTAGAAGCGACCGTTAATTTCCTTGGAAGGAACTGACTGGGTTACAGTAAAATTGGGGTTCTTCTTGAGATAGTCATCAGCTTCACCCTGACCAATACGGAACTGTTGCTTCGCAGGGTCAATAATCAGCTCAATTTCGTAGGTGCCACCCTTAACGACACCATTCGGGACAGTCTGACCCTTCAAGAACGCATCAGGCACGCCACACTTTGCGACACCCTGACCGCCGTACCAAACACCACCAGGTCCAATGAAGTCCACCTGGCTGGCGGCAGGATTCAGCTTAATCTGACCGCCATTGATGGTGCCAATACCTGTTGCCTTATACTTCAGGTCATAGGTCTTGAGAACCTTCTCATCATTCAGCGGGTCAATATTTGCTGTGAAGTTCGCGCTAATGTCACGCGGGTTCTCAGTAATCGCATCATTCCAGGTAATGCGGATAATGCGGCTATTCGTCGGGTGGTTAGACAGAGTGCCAATCTTCTTGCCACTTGCATCAAGAACATCTGCCATCTTAGTAGTGAACAGAAGGTTGTTGGCGTTTTCCTTACCTTCGGAGCCAGCCGCCAAAGTGGGGATAAGCTCAATCTCGGTAGTCTGCCCTGCCTTGAGTGCCCCATCAAGGTTTGGGATGGTGAGGGTTACCTGACGGGTCACGCCACCACGACCATTGGTGAGAGTCTGCACTTCCTCGCCGCCAGCCACCTTGAGTGAAGCGCCCGCAAGGTTGCCGTTCAAGGTGGTAGCAGTAGTAGCGTTTGCATCAGCCGCGAACGCCGGAGCGATACCGCTCACGGTCGGGACAGCGGCAAGCGCAAGCATGGGAAGTGCGGTTAGTACCTTCTTTGAGGTAGTCTTAGCCATTAGGGTTGTCTCCAATGATAGGTTACAGAACAATTGCCGGGACGCTGAGCGTTCTTTGGTGCATCAACGCCCCGGCGGTGAAGCCACCCTACAAATTTCAGGTGCTTCACGGTCATAAAATACATAGCAGAACCAATAGCGGACACGCATAAGGAAGTAATACCTTTCAGATGCCCTGACCCAACTATGCAGAACCCACAATAACCCAAATAGGTCTAGAGTGGGAAGCAGATTTTAGATAGAAGTTTTCTTCAACTTATCATCTAGGTAGCGCGCCGCAAAGTCATACTTTAGCAACTCCCACGCCGCCTTATCAGTAACTTCACGTAGACGAGTAACATCACGGTTATCCTCAACCTCTGCACGCTTCACAAGTGCCGCCAAAGGATTCTTTGTGACACGGGAAAGGTATAGGCGGTATGAGTCTTCATGCTCACCATGCGTCAAAGCAACAACAGCATCTAGCACTTCCTCGGGCATAACCTTACGCAACTCATGCGCGGTGACCTTAGTCTGCTCCAGGACATCATGCAGATACGCTACCGCTACCGCAAATTCATTACCATGAGTGTCCTCACTGACCTGCATAGCCACATTAATTACATGCCCACCGTAGTAGTCATTGCCGCCCGCATCAACCATTCCCTCGTGAGCAACCTTAGCGATATACTCAGCGGCATCCAGAACCCACGTCCTATAGTCCGTCTCACGCTGGAAAACACCACGTGAGGTATCCAACCCAGACAATGCGCCTGCACCAATATTAACGAGACTAATCAGCCCATCCTCAACATTGAGAACCCAGACCGTAGAGCCATCCACAAGCGCGGGGACAGTCTCACCTTCCGGGGTGGCAACAAGCCCATACTCGTAAGCGGGAGAATCAGTGACAGGGTAAACGAAACCCATAATGGCACCACATGCCTTTCAAATAAATAACCAATGTGACACTTACAACATATCGCACGATGCACTTTGATGTCTATCTGAATTTAGGGGTTATTTCAAAAAGCACACAGTTAAGCCCCGCAAGTACTGAATCTTACGGGGCTTAACCTTATTTGCGAAACCTCAATTAGTAATCACAGCCGGGCGAGTCACTGCTAGTTGTAGTTACATAATTACGGGTCGAAAGGGATATGCCTTACGGCTTCTCCTCTGCTACATATTCTACCAGGCGGTAGCTTTATGTGCAAATTTTAAAGGGCGGTGTAGTAACCATCCACAGACATGATGGAAGTAGAGTGGACGATGGTACCCTCAGACGGATTCAGTGCAGAAATCATCTTGCCGTCACCAATGTAGATACCGACGTGACTGTAGCCATTCTGAAAAACAATGTCGCCAGGCTTCGGGGAGTTGGTCACCTTAAGCTCACCAGCCATTGCGTAAGTGTAAGCAGTAAGCTTAATGCCATGCTGGGCGTAAACCCAAGAAACGAAGCCGGAGCAGTCCCATGCACGGAACGTCTTACCGCCCCAAATATAAGCGCCACCAATGCCAGTCTTTGCGGTATTCACGATACCAGCACGGGTAGCGTCCAAATTAGCGGTATCAACAGAGCTTGTCGCAGTCTTCGAAGCGGTATCTGCTACACGAACATCAAAATTGGATGCGTAGGTTCCGTTGCCACTGACAGTGGCAGGTGCAACAGTAGCAGGGGTGTTATTGTTGGATGCAGTCGAAGTAGTCGGCGTATATGCCTGCTGAGAGTTGGATTGTACAGCAACCGTAGTTGCCTCATTAGCCGCGTTTAGGCTAGTGGGGGAAGTGGCGGAGGTAGCCTCTTCTGCTGACTTTGCGTCAGCAAGTGCTTTAGCCGCAAGCTCCTCAGCTTTCTTTGCTTCCTCAGCCTTAAGCTTAGCTACCTTGGCTTCTTCCTCAGCCTTCTTCTCTGCATCAGCCTTAGCCGCAAGCTCATTGCGGGTATCGTCAAGCGCAGTCAAAACCTTGTCCATTGCCTTGCCGCGAGCCTGAGCCTTACGCGCCGCCTCATTCTGGAGGTTGTTCAAAGACACAGCGTCGATACTCACGTCACCCGCATCAAGGTAAACATTCCTAAGAGCCACACGCTCTTCATTGCTGAGTTCAACTACTTTAGTGTTATTGACATCCACAAGGTCGTAATAAGAGCCCGTAGAAGCGGGTGCCGTAAAGGTTGCCGGAACCTGCTCAACTGCCGTATTAGCAGTATCAGCATAAGCCGCAGAAGGTGCAATCAGCGCGGCAATAATCGGAGTGGTCAGAGCGAGCTTAGTGTAAAAATTCTTCTTACCCATAATAGGGAAGTAACTTTCTGTAGGGAATATCTGTCAGCGGCTTACGAAATTAGCTGTCAGGCTTGGCATGTCAGATACTTGCCTAACTTTCACATGTAAGTAATGCATGGAAGTCTTCGCCTCAAGAGTTCGCGTTGCATCACACATTCCTAAATCGTACCTGCTTAATGCAATGCGAACCCAAAATTGGGTCTTCCGCCTCCCAAATGGTAGACCTTCAAGGAATCCAGGGACGCTTTGGGAGTTCAGCCAACGCACCTGTCTTAACAAAAAAGCGAAGCCGACTTCTATGAGCGAAACTGCTACATAAAAGTCGGCTCCACAAGGCATTAAACCTTGAAAGCAATAAAAATTGTACCACTAAAAGTATAGCGGCGCAACCTTAACCAGTGACCCATCCAACAAGAATACTGTTCACCCCGTACAGCAAAGCCATGTTGTAGATAGCGTGGGCAAGCCAAGAGGCGTAAATATTTTGCGTCTTCAAAGCCAGCACGCATAGCGCAATGCCTGATAGTAGGTACATTACAATCTGAGGTAGTAACGCCACGACAGTAGTTGTCAGCACCTCGAAGGAGCCGGAGGCTACTGCCAGATTGACTGCTGAGATAAACGCACCCGCCACATGATAAAACATGAACCCAAATGCTGAAATACCAACCATGAGAACCTTAGCGCCAGGAATAACACTGTTGCGGACAACAGACATCAGTACGCCTCGAAAAAGCATCTCCTCAGCAATGGGAGCAAGGGCAACAGTGAAACCAAAGTACGCCGCCAAAGTCGGCAGATTCATCACCTGGTAGGGTGCCACTGCATCAGCCGCAGACCTGCCACCCAGAAGGACAGCAGAACCAACGCTGATAGCCATAAGTACAACAGCACCAAGCACACCACTCCACAAATACCTATATGCGTGCGCTGGATTGAAAACACCCAATGCCACAGACCAAAGCCTCATGCCCACTCTAGCTGAAACTGCTTTCGCAATACCAAAAGTTACAAGAATAATTGCGACACTGTAAACCATTGAAAAGACATGATGACTACCCACAGGTAGGTTAAGGCTAGAAATAGGTTTGCTGAGAACCCAGACCAAAGCATTACTGAATAGAAAAGCGAGGGTCACAGCCGTAATGCCGTATCCTAAAAGCCTCAGTAGCCCCGTAGAATGGCTATCGTGCCCTTCCGTGGCTTCCGCCTGGGTATCTACGTTACGTGATGTCTCAGTGGGCTGTGTGGGTAGCGAGGCGGCACCTTCATTGAGACTTTCGGTCATAAGACATTCCTTTCAAGTATATTTATGTAGAGCATTCTTAGTATAACGTATGGCGGGCTAACCTGGAAGCAACCAAGATTAGCCCGCCATACGTTCACCTGTTACAGGTTATTAGTCAGCAATTCGCTTGTAGTAGGTTCGGGGGCGCAATCCCTGAGCCTTGTTTAGGCGGCGCGCCTCAGCAATATCTGCCATGTCACGCTTACGATACTCGGCGAAATTCATGCCATACTTATAAGTCTCGTATTCGTAATCATCACTGAATCGCTTGTCAGTGCCAGCGCGACGCTTCATGTCCTTCGCCTCAGCGTAAGGAAGAAGACCGTCAATGTAAAGCAGATAGCCGTCAGAGGTGCCGAATACCAGCTTCGGGTTGCCCGAATTGCCACTCAGAATCACGCCAAAGCTATCACCCGAAACCTTCAACAGCTCATTGCGAAGCTTATCATTGGTGTCGGCAGTCTTGTAGCGCTTAAAGTCGCCCTTATTGACATGCCACACCAGCTGGCTCTGGGTATTGATGATGGTCAGGTCGCCAAACTGGGAACGGATGGCGTGCCACACCTCAGAGTTGGACGACATATAGGTGTGCAGGATACCCATATCCTTTTCAGGGTTCTCCTCATTCGGGATAGCAAGGTCAAAGCCCTTAGACTTGTCACGGTGGCGCAGATAACCCTGAATGCCGCGAACGTTGCGGTCAGACTTCATGTCACCCGGCTCAAAGCGCCAACCATCAGCAAACTCATGAACGTCAGACGGAAGAACAGTAGCCGGAGAGGTGAATACATCGCTCACAGTCCAGTTGTGGTCGTAGCCATGCTCGTCAGAGTAAACGTTAGGATTAGTTACATTCGAACGGGAGAAGCCGTCGTCACGAACAGCCTGGAGCTTAGTGCCGTCGCCATCAGTCAGAATAATGAGAATATCCTCCTTGCCCTGACCTCGTACATTACGGGTGGCGCGAACAATAATGTTACCACCCTGAGCCTTCTGCTTAGCCGTCGGAAGCAGGCGCACGGACTGGTTCGGCGCAGAGGAGATATATGCCGGAACGAAGCCACCCTCGAAGTCGCCCATCAGAACTACGCCCTCTTCATACGCAAGACCATGAATAGTGTCCTTGTGGGAACTAATGCTGATAAACAGGGTTTCATTAGTGCCCGGTGCGGAGCAGATGTCCCAAATGTGTTCTGCTTTGTACGGGCGACCCTGCGGGTCACGAATATCGCGAAGAGTCCAGTTCTTGCCGGTAGTATCCGACTCCCATACAGCGGTGCGGTTCCACAGGTCGCGGAAGTTTGCGGGCTGAGAGGGGTCAGTTAGCGGTACATAGATACGTCCAGCCGCATACTGTGCAGTGACAGCCTCGGAGCCAGCAGGCTTAAACTGCATCAGGGAGTTACCGTTTGCGTCGAAGGCGGAAAGGCAAACTCGGCTAGTGCCGTAAGTGTCGCCGTTTGCGTTATAGTCGCCGTAGCCAGGAGTGACAATGTTGTTCCACGGGGAAACGGTGACAGAATTAATTGCAGAGAGCGACGTGGTGCTATTGCCTCGCTTGATGGCGTGACCAACCGCAGGGGTTGCCACCTTCTTAACAGTGGGCTCCGTGGTGGCGGCAACGAAGCGGTTGCGTGCGTTTGCGGCAGGTGCATTCAGTGCAAGCAGTGCGCCGCCAGCGGTAGCGCCAGCAATCAGAGAACGACGGGAAATAAACATGATAGGTAAGACTCCTTTTAGAGTTGAAGTTAAGTGAATAAAAGTGAATAAGTTTGCCGAATCCCCCTTTCAGGAAACCCGACGAAATTTAGTGTACCACACGTCTAGCAAGTAATGCAAATCTTATGGTTGGGTGTGAAAAAGTGGGGTTTCAGTACCCATACAAGCACTGAAACCCCACTAAGTAAAAAGGTCACATATCGACTACCATAACTTCAAGTCATACTTCGAAGTCGTAGTGTCATCACTATTCACTTCAATATTCTCCACATCACCTGGTTTGAATGCAGTACCTCCAAAGAAATACTCACCGCGCGCCGCCTTAATGAAGTATGGGTCTGGATACTCTAGACCATCCGCATCCACCAAAGTTGCCTCTGCCGGTAAATGCACGATGTCCAGAGTTCCATCCTTCTTAGTCTGGGGTGCATACCCAAACCTGGTGCGTCCCTCTGCATCTTTATACGTCACCATAAAATCGTTGTTACGGGACTTGTCAATACCCCTATCCCAAGCCTGAGCCCAGCCCCTCGAAGCGTTATCGAGTGTCACTCTTGCTAGGTTGCCGCGCTTATAGGTTAAAGCTTCCTGTCGCGCAATTGTGCGACCAGCAAAAGCCGCCATAACAGTCTCAGCTTGAGTAACCTCTTCCGGCTTCTTAACAGTGCTGACATTAGGTACGTAAGAACGCTTAGCTACAGCATTGGACATGTCAGTGTAAGACCCGCCACGCGCCGCCCTGCCGCGTAAACTCTTAAGCCTATTATCCCAACCGTCCCTAGAGCGATTGCCCTTCTTAATGTCACTCAATGTTGGAGTATCCGAGTCTGAGTCAATCTTATAGTTGCCGCTCCTTAATCCTTCCTGAACATGTGTAATGAAATCATCAGAGTCGTGGTAACCGTCATACTTAAGGCGCATCTTCAAATCAATAAGCGCGTCATCTTTATCCATGTCATACGACGAATCGGAAACGTAATCTTCCATAAGGTTATCAATCACAGCAGACTGATACTGTAGTTTACGCAGGCTATTCAGTGCATCTTTCTGCTGAGGAGTCATCTCAAGGTCAGCGAACGCGGAGTCAGAAGTCAAGAAATCATGGTACGCCTTCAACTGTTCGCGTTCCTTCGCATCCCAACGGTATGCACGGTAAGCAACCTCGTCCTCTTTAGACCCATACTTACGTTTAGCTACCTGCTGGCTAACATACTGATGCATAGGGTCAATATTCACTGCAACTAGCGCGTCCTTGTCCACATACCGCGTAATAGAACCGTCATCATTACGCTCAGCATAAAGGCTATAGTCACCCCCATCAAAGTTGTAGTCGCCACCAGCCATGCCCTGAACGAATGCCCAGCCCTCATTCGCTTCGCCCTGAACTGGCGTTCCGGTCAGCAAAGTGTCTGGCTCAGAAAACTCATCCACAATGTCAAACTCAACGACGCAGTTAGTTTCGTTCTCCTCAGGCTCACCGTCTAAAGCATCAATACTCTCATAGGTGGAAACTCGTCCGCGCCCCTGCGCTGTCTCCCCCCAAGCCTTAAGAGCCTCCTCAGCCTCTACCTCATCAATGGGCTTATCAAAATTACGGGCAATCCAGCTTGGCACAGCATGACGAACATCCGAGGCAGTCCAACGCTCCCTATAGCCATTTTCCTCCTCACTTCGAATCTCCATACGCTTAGCCAAAGCTTCCGCTACGTCATCATCTTCCCACCCAGCATAACGTAAAGCCTCTTCTACCATCTCATCATCCGTCTCTGGCTCCCAGTAGCGGTCATCGTCAATGTCGTAGATGGGACGGGCAATACGCATAGATGAAACGTCGAAATCAAGGGCGAACTGACCCGTCTCAGGGTCAAGCCACCCGGCACTATCTCGACCGTATTCGACAAACTCTTCCTGGGCAGGCTTTTCTGGCTCTACAGCTTGCGGTGGTGGCGCAATATCAATATCTACAATATGGAAGTTATCAATAGCCGCCTCAAGAGTCTCCATAGGAATAGGCTGAGATGCCTTAGCCACCTCTTCCTTGACTGGTGGTGGAACGTTAAGGTCAATGTCAATGATGCTCACATTGTCAATAGACTCAACCAAGGTTGCCGTAGATTCAACCTTCGGAGATTCTTCTACCACAGTATCAGTCTCACCCTGAGTTGCTGGCAGTAGCTCCGCCGGGTCGCCAGGGTACGGGTAGTTCTCAGGGTCACGTGCATGAAGAGTCCATTCCGTAATACCCATACTAGCCATCATCTTAGGGTCAAGATTCTCCTTGCCGAACTCCTCCGCCATAGTGTCATAAACGCTACGACTCAAAGCTTCCATCTCAAGCCAGTCGTCAGCTTCCCTTGGAGTATTAAAATGTGGTGCGTTAGATGCAAACTCACACTTAAACTCAGCGCTACAGGGAAGACGACGGTTGTCATTATTAATATGATACTGTCCCTTAGCCATAAATCATCGACCTTCTAAAATCTTCAAAAATATACAAAATATAACGCGAAAAGAGCTTATATAGCAAGCTATTCAACACAACCTGTATATCAAAGGAAGCCGCCCTCTAAAACCCGCAGGCAACACACAGGAAACACGACCATCAAACCATTTGCCCCGCCAGAAAAAAATGTGCTATAGTTTAGACATGGTGGACACAAACCCGTGGACACCCAACAACTTAACCATGAAAGGTGCATATTACTATGGCACAGAAGGTAACCATCTTCACCCGCGTTGCAGACCTCGCAAAGGCTAACATCCACGCACTACTTGACAAGGCAGAAGACCCTCAGAAGATGCTGGACCAGCTTATCCGCGACTACACCAACAACATTCGTGAAGCAGAAGCCGCTGTAGCACAGCTTATCGGCACCCTCCGACTTGCAGAGAAGGACTACGACACCCGCGCGCAGGAAGCAATCGAATGGGGCGACAAGGCACTCGCCGCATCCAATGCGGCAGACAAGTTCCGCGCCGAAGGTGATGTAGCCAACGCCGACAAGTATGACAACCTCGCAAAGACCGCGCTTGGTAACCAGTTGAAGCTTGAAAAGCGCAACGAGACTGACGCTCCGCAGATTCAGTCCCAGCGTGACAACGTAGCGGTTCTTCGCGACGGTCTGGACAAGATGCGCGCAAAGCTTGAGGAAGTCAAGGAGAAGCGTGACGAACTGAACGCACGCCGCAAGACCGCTCAGGCACAGACCATCATGGCAGAGGCAAGCAAGAACATCACCACTCTTGACGCAACCTCCGCAATGGCAAGCATCGAGGAGAAGGTGCGCCGCGAAGAAGCATACGCTATGGGTCAGCAGGAACTCGCAACTTCCAACATTAACGACCAGTTCAATGACTTGGAAGCCATCAAGCGTGACGCTGAGCTTGATGACCGCCTCGCCGCTTTGAAGGCTAAGCAGGCAAAGGCGTAAGCGTTCTTTCATGTCACCCAACGATGCATAATCTATAGGTAAAAAGGCTGTTACCCGCAAAGGTGTGACAGAAGAAGCCCCAACCTGAATTTCAGGTTGGGGCTTCTTCTGTATTTGAGACGGTGACGGGATTTGAACCCGCATACCCGCTAGGGGTGTAACAGTTTTGCAGACTGCCGCCTAATCCATTCAGCCACACCGTCATACATCTTGATTTACGTCAAGAAGATTTATCTCATAAAGTATATCACAGATGTTGCCAACAAGCAAGGTGGGCGCTTCAAGCACGTTTCTAGGAATGCTTGAAGCGCCCACCTTAAGTGAAAATGCGTTAAGTGCCCCACCCTAGACACCACCTTGCCGGTACATCTTGGGGTGAATAATTAACAATTTAATTATAGCACACTATTACTTAGCCGTGTAGTATCCATCAACAGGCATCCAGTTCACCGGGTGGATAAGCGTGCCATTCGACGGATTGAGAGCAGAAATCATCTTACCGTCGCCCAAATAGATACCGACATGGTTGTAACCATTCTGGAACACAATGTCGCCAGGCTGAGGAGTGACGGTAGGCTTCAACTCATTCTTCATCGCGAAGGTGTAAGGGGTGAGCTTGATGCCGTGCTGGGCGTAAACCCAGGAGACGAAGCCAGAGCAGTCCCAAGACTTGAATGTCTTGCCGCCCCAAACGTAGGTGCCCCCAAGCCCGGTTTTAGCAGTCGCCACAATCCTATCCTTAATGTTGCTGACCTGCTGATTGACTAGCGGCTCAGCAGACAGGCTTGCAGGCACTACAGCTGACCCGTGCGCGATATTATGTAGAGTGCTGAGCTTACCAGTACGTGAGAACCACTGAGTAGTAGCGTTACGGTTACCTACCACGTCGCTCTGTGGGAATCCATGCTTGTCCCAGTGACCTTCACGAGCCCACTTCTTGCCGACTTCGCTGTTGAACTGGATAACGTGTGTGCGGTTAGTAGAAGCATCCCAGCCGATAATGTAGTAGTCGTCGCCATTTTTGAAGTCCTGCGCGCGACCACCATTCACATGGTATTCTTCGCTTACGGGAACACCAAGCTTGTTCTTGCCAATTTCGCCGTAGGTTAGCCACTTACGTGCAATAGCACTGTTAATGTCAATGTTGTGTGCGCCGGTCTTCTCAGTCCACACCATCTTATTATTCTGACCGCTATTGGTAATGAAGTCCTGCGTTACAACGCCGTTGCCGCGATGCATCTCATCAGTAGCAGGCGCACCATAGAACGACGGGTTAGTCATCCACTTGCCGCCGATAGCACCACGCATCCAAATCTCATGAGTACCCGTGCGTTCCGTCCATGCCAGACGGTGACCAGATGCGAAATCCTGGTAATAAATACCATCGCGAAGCTTCTCTTCATCCGTCGGGTAGCGGTACGTACCCGCAGAACCACCAGAACGAACCCACTTGCCGCCAATAGCGCCACGAGTCCAAACACTCTTACCCTGCGCACCATACGAGTAGACTACACGGTGACCACTCTTAAAGTCCTGCTCCCACACGCCACGCAAAGCATCAATAGTGCGCTCATTACCGGCGGCACCACCATAATCGGTGCCTATCCTATTCAGATACTCACGGATGCCACCCTTAATAATGAAGCCATTAGAGCTCTGCTCATTAACATTCGTTACAGCAACAGCGTTAGTGCGGGTGTTCCAACTGATACGGGTAATCTTAAAGCCGTCATTGGTGCGGAAATCCTGATGGATAACGTCACCGTTAGTAACCTCATCAGTAATCGGGGTACCAACACCACGCACGTCGCCAAGGTCAAACCATTTCTGAATAATTGGCTTGAAGTTCGTCATGACATGCACGCCATTTTTTTCAGACCAAATCAGCTTCTTGCCACTATCGAAGTCCTGCTGTGCAGATTCACGGAATGAATATTCATCGGTTAGCGGGTAGCCAAACTTGCCGTACTCATTGCCGTTCTTTACCCATAGGTCACCAATCGCGCCACGCAGGTAGACGGCACCACCCTTACCGTCCTTACGGTGAAGGATGCGGTAGCCGTTAGTGAAGTCTTGCGCCCAGCCGTTAGGTAGTGCAAGCTCGCGACCGATAGGTGTACCGTAACGCTCCTGGTTCTTGTTCCAGTAGCTACCAATACCACTATGAATATTGATGAAGCCACCATTGCCGAAGTTACGGTCACCATTATCAACAACAGGTGCAGGCTTGGGAGCCTCGGGAGCATGAGCAGAACGGAAGCCAGTTGGAGCAGGTGAAACCTTACCGTTACTCTGCCACTTAGACACATAGTTAGGGTCGCGAACAAAGTTATCCAACTCAGCCTGCGAACCGTTAAACACGTTGCTATCGCCCGCGAAAGGCGCTACCGATGAAAATTGCCAGATGTCGAAGCTGGTTGAGCCGCCAGGCATGTATCCAGGGCCAGTAGAATAGTTGGCGATATGAAGCGGAGCCGCCTTAAACTCACCCGTACCGCCCATGCAAGTGTTCCACCAGTCAGTTGTGGAGTAAATAGTCGGGTAGCGCCCTGTCTTCTCCTTATACGTGTTCATGAAGTCCCACGTCCACGCCTTCAACTGTGACTGAGACATGCCGAAGCAGGTGTTACCCAATGACGGGTAGGGGTTATACTCAAGGTCAAGCATACCGGGTAAGGTCTTACCGTCGGCAGTCCACCCACCACCGTTCTTGATGAAAATTTCCGCCTGAGTGCGACCAGATGACTGTGACGGTAACGCGAAGTGGTAACCGCCGGTCACAAGACCAGCATCACGTGCACCCATATAGTGCTTGGAGAACGTGGGGTCTACGTAGGTGGTGCCTTCACTGGTTTTCATCCAGGAGAAACGGCTACCGCCCGCGTACTGTGCCGCCCAGTTAATATTCGGCTGATGGTTAGACACATCCTGACCAAGAATGCCCCACGAAGGCTTCCAGCCACTCTTAGTAGTTAGCGGAACGACAGCTAGGGTTGGGGCGTTGGCGTTGGAGATAGTTGCATCCTGCGCGCCGGTTAGGTTCTGCTTATCAATAGCCTGAGCTTTAGCACCCCAACCAACGGTTGCACCACCTCTCTTCGCGCCCTCTTCCGGGGTTTCAGCTAAAGCAACCTTAATGTTGTCTACCGCTACAGCGCCCTGTAGGGTTGGGGCGGCTTCCGTAGTAGCTGTATCTCCGTGAAGACGGGTGTCCGCATCATTCTTAATGGTTTCTGTCTCAGAGACGGTAATAGTTGAACCGGCAGTTAGAGGCTCTTTCTTGCCCTTTGGCTCACCATTTGCCACCGCCGGAGCTACAGTGCCAGCGATAGTAGCGGTCAAAAGTGCGGACGCAATGACAGTCTTCTTCACGTTAATATTGGTCTTCTTACTCAAAAGTCGTGTTTCCTTCAAATATGTTTCTCGGGTCGCATAGCTCTTTGAACGTACAACCGTAATTATCAAGGTCTATTGGTTCAAAGCAGAGTAGTTGAACCATGCCAATGCAGGCATACTCGAATAACATAGCAAAGAAGTGCGATGCATAACTATTTAAAGGTGACATTACTTGCGGCATTATGGAGGGGTTTTTGTGCATAAAAATGTGGTTACTTGGCAAAAAATAAGTCAAGTAACCACATTTTTATTCCGCCCAGTAGCTAAGCGACGCTACCATGCAACCCATCCCTCGTAATCTTCAACAGCGATAGTATCAGGATATGCGGTAAACCCTATAGGGGTTTCTGTTTTACTAGCGCCAGCACGATACAAACCAAGTGCCCTATCTGCGTTAGACAAAACCGGCGAGTTGTCAGAGTTATACGATGCGACGGTCTGGTAGAGAACTCCGTCCTCAGTTGTCTCTAGCACCACAGCATACTGCTGACCACCCGTGCTGTGGTTAGGGCGGCAAACAATGTCGCCAGGCGCAATATTGCGAAGAGCTTCACGCTCCCCCAAATCACGGAACATCTCATTATGGTAATGGGCGTAACTGGAAGACGTAAATTTACGGCGACGCTCCTGCTCCGCCATGCTCATGTAACTATGGGAAATAATGTCATTCCACTCTAGTGCCTTAATGTCCTCTTTCAATTCCTCATTGCGGGCTGGTGCTTGCGCAATAACCATCTGCCGAGGCGTTCTTTCAGGAGGGAAAGTCTCAGCAACAATAAGAAGTTCCTCAAGCTCAGGCGTGGACGTTCCAACGTTATTAAGGTTCGGGTTGATAATAAGATACCCAAACTCTGTCGGCTTCGATGAACACGCATCCAATAGCTCACGCATCTGTTGCGCAGTACGCGGGTAAGCCACCCCATCCTCATCAACATCTGTCTCGTTGGATTGAAGCCAAACCTGATATTCAGGGTGGTTCTGCAAAGCAGATGCTACAGCCTGACGAATAGCGACCTGCGTATCCTCATCAAGAGCATATGACGACCGCAATGATTCCGGTAAGTGGGAAGCTGTCATAAGTCGCTCTAGAAGTACGCCAGTTTGCCGTGCTAAAGCCTTGTTATGGTTGTAAATATAATGACTATATGCGGTGTTTGCATAACCAATATACCGCTCCTCACCAATACCCTTAATGCGTTTAAGATATTGAGATTTATGCTTTGCTAACTGCTCATACGAAGGGTACTTCTTGTCAGCGGCAACAACTGCCGCCGTCGTCTGACTATTTGTCTTATCACGCTTATGCGCATCAAATATACTTTTTGCCCTCTCCACATTCGCAGAAGAAGATGAACCTAACCCCGCCTGACCAACTTTAGCAATACCCATAATAGTTGTGGTTTCTACATTTTCCCACAACTCTAAAGGCGTTGTTGAAACATAAGTGGGCTCCGATACAGAGGTGGCAGTATCATCCGCATACAGCTTATCAACAGGCTCATTCTTCATAACAGCGTAATCAATGCGGGCATGACTATCAGCGGCATACGCGGCGGCATCATGCTCTGGAATGAGGGACACCTGCTCCTTAGTTAAAGTTGAACGTTCAGCTGGAACCTTACCCTTAAGGACAGCTTCGGCAGAAATTCTCTCAGCCGCCTCATCAGCCTCAGCCCTAGTATCATAATGAGGGACACCATTACCGTCATTAAGGTGCCTGTACGCGCAAACGTCCCTCCCCTTACACGAGTTGGAACGCCCATTAGGTGAGATGTGGTAGCATTGCATATTTTAATCCTGTTTTCAATTTAACGTCTTCTTGAATTTTAAATATCTTCCCCTTTTATGTGCGTTAAAAGCCGCCCAGTACCACTAAACCACCTCAACATGAGGTAGAAGCATAGCTGGGCGGCTCCACTATGAGGAGAGCAACCTAAAAAGGCTTAAGTTCACATACACAATATAGCAAGGTCACTTGCGGCTAGTAGAAGGGGCTGGTTTTGGTGTAGTGATAGGCACATTCTCTCCGTCAGTTGTAACGTTTGTGCATCGAGGCGTAATTTTGACTTTGACTTCTCGTGAGCCCCAAATGGAAGGCTCACCCTTCTGTTCGTCCGTCAAAATTAACGGGCACTGACGATAAACATGCTTAGCAGGATTACCGAAATCTTTAAAGACAGGTGTCCCCTCTTTAGTGGTATGGGAATATACAAGATTCATCCCAATCTCATCCCCACGCCACTGACGCAACTGGTCTTCCGATACCGTAGTGTGCTCCGTGATGCTAGAGGAAAGCTCTACTGACCTGTCGTTATAGTCGCTCCACCAAATCCACCCAACAGCGGACAGGACAATAACGGCTAAGGTTCCGAATGTGGCAAGAGACTTCTCCTGCGTGCGTACCATCAGTTCCTTAAGCGTAACACTAGCCCTGTTACCGTCGGCATCCTTGCCAGGCAGAGAGATGAAGATAAGTTCAATGAAGATAAACAGTAGTAGTAATACCCCTAGAATACTGAGGGGGATAAGCCAAAAAATAGGCTGAATACTTTCGTATGCTGTAACGTACATTATTGTGTGTATTGCAATTCTCTATAGGTAAAGGTTAAACAATTCCAACTGCATGAAGGACGAGAGCAAGTGCGCCCCAGAACGCGGCAGAAATAGGTAGAGCAATCAGCGCGCCCCTCATGAAATTAATGCCGTAGTTAGAATCGGAGTTATGGGTAGTATTCGTTACAATATTCAAGATAGTGTGTCCTTACTGTAATTGGTGTTAAAAATGAAAAAGGCTTACCGAGTGGGATAGTCTGCCCAGGGCAGGTTGCCTGTCGCGTCTACTCTGATTGGGACCCTTCGCTGAGAAGACCAAACAGAGTTACGAGCAAGGGCGCGCACAGGGTCAGGGCGACTGGCGGTAAAAGCGGCGTTGCGGTCAGCACGCGCCACCCGCGCACGCAGTGAGTAATAAATATCGCGGACAGTTTTCAAGGTTAATGCTCCTTTAATTAAGAATTAGTGAATAAAACTGAACGATACGTAGTGTATCACATATTTCTAATATTGTAAAGCACGCCACCCTCATAAGGAAAGGCGGCGTGCTTTACAATATTAACACCCTAAAGAAAGAATGCGCACACTCATTCTCTACTCGTGGTCACGAACCTCTGTCTTAGGTCGCATAGAAACCACTCCAGCAACTAGCGCCGCAAACACTGCTCCAAAGACACCTAAAATACCTGCCTGAGAAGAATGCCCGTGACCAGTCTTAACCTCTACTAGCTTACCCGGCTCTTCCGGCTTGGCAGATTCAGGCTGTTCAGGCTTACCCGGCTCAGTAGGTACCGTAGCAGGTGCCACGGGGGTAGAATCATTAGAAGTACCACCCACACCAACATTAGTGTCAGTAGGTGCAACAGACGGTGCCGGTACGGTAGCTTCACCCTTCGGTTCAGCAGTCGCAGGCTCACCATTAGCGCCACCCTTATATTCAGGGTCATTCTCACGAACAGCGGGCTCAACACCATTCACGCCGCCGGTAAAGTCGCCCTTCGTATTAGAGTCAGCCTCTACCGCGTTAGCGCCGCCCTGATACTCAGGAACCTCATTAACAGCAGGCTCACCATTAGCGCCACCCGTAAACTCGGGATTCTCGGCAACTTCAGGCTCGCCCTTCTCAGTAACCACCTGGTCGGGGTTTGCGGGCTGGGTAGCAGATTCGCCCTTCTCGCTAGAGGTATTCGCTAGAGCCATCGCCTTGCCGGTAGTAGAACCAATCAGCAAGGTAACAGCGCCCTTAGCAGATACGGTGCCGTCCGAGCGTACAGCCGAGTAGGATAAGGTTGGCGCGAAACCCTCCTTAGTCTTGGTGGTAATCTCGATACCCTGGCGATTCTTTCCAGGCACGTCCACAACACGGTAGGTTGCCATGCCGTTATCGTACTGGGTGACCTCTTCACCGTTGGCGTTGTACAGCTTAACACCTGTGAGGGTCATGCCGTTGTTATTACCAAAATTGGTAGAATCATTAGCCAGTACGTCCACAATCTGGGTGGTGCCAGTCTTGAGGCGCGGGTAATCAGAAGCCGCTAGAGGGTTAGCTTCCTGAACGCCACCGACGGTGTATGGGATAGCGCGAGACTTGAAGCTCGGGTCTTTATCCTGGAAATACCACTTTTTAGTCTTCGCGTTAAGGACAGGCACGTCTTCCTGCCCAGCCTGGCGGATAACGGACTTGGTGTGGTCAAGCTCAGGTACGGTTACACCCGTCCACTGAGACTTATCCTCCAACTTTTCGTAAGCGAGGTAATCCTTGGACTTGCGTAGATTCTCAGTCACCAGGTGCAGAGGGGTAGACACGCCTTCACGGGTCGGGGTAATCGTGATACCCAGCTCCTCAAACTGTACTACACCGTTATCGCTCTGGGTCGTGTTTGAGAAGCCCGGTGTCTCCATGAAATCAGCCAGCAAGTTCTGCACCCAGAACGCGTTGGTCACGGTGTAGGTGCGCACGTCACGACCAGTATGGGTGGTGTGACCCACGTAGCCGTTCTCATGTACACGGTCAGGCAAATATGTTTGGACAGACAAATCGCCAGGAATAGCGTCAGCCGCGTAGTTCACAAGCGTGTTTTGCTTGCCCTGAGAGCCAGCAGGAAGCTCGGCGTAGTTCACAGGCATCCACTGGACAGCCTGCCACGGGAACGCGGCGTTGCCGCCGGTGTGCTTGTCGAACATTTTCTTCAACCAGCCATTTTCGACAGTCTCATCGGTATAGATATTCTTGCCTTCACGTGCGGCAGGCGCGTAAGACCAGCCCGACTCGAAGTTGAAAGCAATCGTTGCGAGGTTGCGGTCTGTGACGATGCCGCCGTATTCCTTAGCGGCTTCAATCTGCATACGCAGAATAGCGTCGTCGGTCTTGTCAATGGAGCGCAAGTAGCCATCGGTGTCAAAGTTCTTAGGCAAACGCCAACGCTGACCGGCGTGCGGAGCTTCCGGGTACTTGGTGGTGTCGATATTGCCGTCTGCCATTTTCGCTGGGAAAGACGCGCCGCGCTGGTAGTTCGGGAAAGTCACCGACAGGGCATGGTTAATCTTGCCGCTACGAAGCTCATCAATGCCAATCTGGGTATTCTCATTAGCCATACCCACAACAGATGAAGTGCCAGAAATAAGGTTCAGCCAGTAGTTGTTTTCACCCATGCCGCCAAAGTTGGGCTTAGCGGGAATGTAGCCACCCGAAGAGTACTTAATGACGGGTGTCCAGTCTGCTTCAATCTGAACATTCAGAGTGCCACCCGCCTTCTCTACAGCCGCACGAGTAGCGGTGATAGCGCCAGTGTGCGCGTCAATGGAAACACCTTCAACAGGATTCACGAGGCGGAAAGTCTGACCGCGCCCGATAGGATAGCGCATATCACGGTCAAACTTGAGGTCACGAGAATATGCTTGCACCGTGATAGTATCGCCAGCAGAATAGGGGGACACGTGGTTGTTCGGGGTGTAGACCGGGGTTAGACCGTCCTTAGCGGTAGTGTTTGTGCTAGGTACAGCCTGTAGCTGAGCGCTCTGTGCATCCACTGTCTGCGCCTTGCCTTCTACGGGCGCGTTAGTGAAGTACGCGGTGTCGTAGTTCACCTTCTTGCGGGCGGACTCGTCCTTAGCGCCCATCCACTTCTCAACATTTGGGACGGTGCCGTCTTCGGACATCTTGATAGTCGCCGTAGTGCTGTAGGTCTGTGCGGGTGCATCCTGCATGACGTGGAACATGGAAGTCCACAGACCAGTAGCCACGTCATAAGTCGCCAAGGACTTGTCGCCGGAAGGATTCGGATGCTTTAGGTACCACAGGGACATAGGGCGAGAACCCATAGTGAGGCGGCGGGTCGCTTCATTGGTGAGGGCGCGGTTATCACGCGATACGACCTCTACATATTCCTGGTTAGGGTTAGAGGAATCGACAGTGAGGGTGGGAATAAGTTCCTGACCAGCACCGCCCCGGTTCACATTCTCAGCGGTCAGCCACTTATTGATAGTGCGTGAGTACACGAGGTGCTGGGAATTGATGTTCTGGCTATTATCCAGCACGGGCGTATTATCGGGTAGCTTCTGGTAGGCAAAGGTATCGCGTGCTACCTGCTGACCGGAGCCCCACATGCCAGTATCCTCAACCTTATGGAGGTGTTCAGTGGTCTTATTGGTGTCTACGGGGGCGTAGGGTGCTAGTACTTCGTGGGTGGGGTCAGCATTGTTGAAACAGAAACCGTTTACAGTGTTGCCGTTTTCATCCAGGGGCACGAGTCGGTACCCGGTGACGAGGCACGGCTTACCGTTACTGGTGCTAACGGTCTTGGTGGGTGCGGTTTCGCCATGATGGCTATCCCACGGGTTTGAGCCTACGGTTGCGGCAGAGGCAAAAGTGGAAGGCATGAGGGAGGCTGTTGCCAATGCCATTGCAAAGAACTTTTTATTCTTCATATATGATATTCCAATACTGATTAATAGGGGTTTATTAACTCTAATGCATAACTTTAATCTTGAATCAGCTTACCTTAAGTACTACTTGAAACAATCTTAAAGTCTTGACTAGAGCTTTAACCTGTTGCGTGTATCACTACAAAATAAGTATAGCATATTTCTAGCACATACATGTACATACATTGTGGATAGTTATACATTTGTATAGCGGCTAAGTATGTGATACACTAAGTAGTGAAAGGAAGACATGTAGCCCAGCAACCCCAAAGGAGATTAAAAATGGTAGGCAATCAGAAGTCACCCGCCTGGGAAAATATTGTTGAAGAAACCACCCAGCGCGGTATCAACCCCCTCTCTATCATCGCCTACGGCTACTACGGCTCACAGGCAACTGGTCTGGCAACCCCCGCAAGCGATGAAGACATCTTCATCATTATTGACACTGATGTCCGAAAGAAGGATAAGATGTCCATTTCTGAGGATAGTGACATTAAGTTTATCCCGGCGCAGGAATGGGCTAATAACGCAGACTTCCTGTTCGACATTATCGCTATCGGCAACATCATCTTCCCCAAGCAGATTCGTGTTGCCGGTAAGCCCGCCGAGTACAACCCGTGGGCGGCATACATCCGAAGCTACCGCCCATCGCCCTATGCGGCAATGAGTGCATCAGCGTCAGCTATGCGCGCCGCTGAACGCCGTAGGGAAGATATGGCTAACCGAGAGTCATACGACCCGATTAGCATGGCAAAGCGCGCCAAGAACGCCCGCAAAGAAAAGGAGCGTTGCCGCAAGCTGGAGGAATACGCATACGCAATGCTGACCTCTAGCCAGCCCACGTACAAGCCTTACTTCAATCAGGAGGAACGTGAGCGTGTGCTGAATAACGCCTAGTGCCCCTTATGAAGATAAAGCTCACCCCTAACCATCATCTAGTGGTTAGGGGTGAGCTTTATCTATAGTTTAAAATTTGTTAAATGACGAAGAATAGCGTATACATCGCCCAATACCTCACTTGCACTCTCACGCACTTCTCTGACAGTTATCTGCACTGCTAGTCGCCTATCGCGCTGTAGAGGGGAAATTCTGAATCTTCGACCAAGCCTTCGACTCTACCGCGTTCCTATATTGCAACGAAAAAATTACTGCATGTTCCGGGGTTGGATATTCAGGCACACCTCTCTCACGAAGTGTCTTTTTGGGGGCGTTAGCCAATAGTTTCCACCGAGCTTTACATTCTTTGCAATGCGGCATATAAAGATGTAGCGGCGCTGGACAAGTTCGACCATCATCTGTAACGCCACCACACGTAGTATGAACAGATTCGACAAGGTTTTTGTACGTAAGGTACTCAGCATATGCAGTAGGTTTCCCTGCGCGCCACCGCTTACTGTGATAAGCTTCGCAGGCGGCGCACCCTTTGGTGAAGTGTGTAACGTTGCCGCCGCATTCGCCACACGAAGAGTCAGCCCTACGTGGGGGCTTATAAGGGTGAGCTTCGACTTCAAGCGGTGCAAGCTTGTCGGTCAGAAATACTTCAATGCCCAAAGAACGGATACGTAAATTCATGATGTACATCATTTTAGGGGTGTGTGTCCTGCCGCCTTCACCAATGGTCTGATGCGCCCGCACACATGCAACGCAACCGGGGGTGAACAATGTTGCGGGGGCACAACAGACGTTACAAACATCCACAGTTGCGCCACGCCCGCCAGCATAGTTAAGCATATCCTTCATTGATGCACGGCATACTTTATACATACCAGTATTGACCATGCGTTCATAGCACCCTAAACATCCGGGAGTTGGGACAGATTCATTGATAGTGGGGCATTCCATACAGGCATACTCAGTTCGTTGCTCCCTGTAAGCTACCCATAAAGAAAAATCGTACCCTTGAAGATACCACCAGTAGTGACGATACTGGCACGCTTTACATCCCATATTCAGGTCAAGGTGACCAGTCCCGCAAGGGCAGTTAGACCCTAATGCATCACGGTAAGCTGTAGTTGCCGGATAATCGCTAACTAGCCCACGGCGATACATCCTACGGTGGCGCTTGTAGCAAGTCTCGCAATCAGGGTCAATAATCAGAGAAGACAAATCCCCGCCACACTCGGTGCATGTGGTGGATGGCATAAAACTCCTTTTAATTATGTTGAATCTCTAAAGCTACAGGGATGTGGAGGTTGTCACCCCAAGTAGCGGGTGGCAACCTCCACATCTAATCATGATTTAATTGTACCACTATTCGTAGTGTCGTTAGCGCTTAACGCCAAGCACAATTTTCGTAAAGGTTCTCTTTACAAAAACAGTATTCATTTGGTTATACATGTCGCCCGCTTCAAGGCGATATTCTACCTTCGGGTCTTTCTGTGCATACGCCCTCATGCCGATACCTTCTTTGAGGTAATCCAGCTCTGCCAGATGCGCAATCCACTCTTCATCAATTGCAGTTAAAGCCGCCTGCCTAGCGAAAGAAGCGGCAACCTCTCGCCCAGACTCCACTCGAACATCCCACTGCTGTACAGCGGCAGAGACAAGCTCCTTCACGAGGACTTCACGAGTAAGCTCCGTGGTAGTAGGATATTCATCAAGAACATCCTTCACCGTGATTGACGGCTTCCAATCCAGCTCATCATAAAGGTGACTCCAGAGGGCTTTCAAATCCCAGTCGTCCAGATGGTCACCATTAACTGAAATCCATTGTTCCACAACCTCCGAAACGGCGCATTCAATAAACCAGATAGCCTGGTCAAGAACAAAATCAGCATCTCCATGAAGAAGCTTCTTTCGCTCAGAGTACGTCTTCTCACGCTGTTTCGTGAGAACGTCATCATACTCCAAAGTACTCTTCCTGCCTTCGCGATGCTTGCCGTCGATAGAAGCCTGAGCATTCTCAATTGCTTTAGACAGAATCTTGCCAGACAGCGGCGCATCAGGTGTCTTAGCCATCACGCGACTAATACCTGCCACCTGTCGGGGGCTGTAGAACCGTAGCAGTTCGTCCTCCAAGGATAAGAAGAACTTTGAACGACCGGGGTCGCCCTGCCTACCGGAACGACCAATAAGCTGATTATCAATACGGCGAGAATCATGTCTAGCTGTACCCATGACGTATAAGCCACCAAGCTCACGCACCAAGTCAGCTTCCTCAGCTACTTTCCTGTCCATAATAGGCTGTAATGCGTGACGTTGTTCCTCGTAAGCGGTTGGCGTATGCTCTGGGGTAAGTCCCATAATTTGCATCTGTTCCTCGACAAGCATGTCTGCGCTTCCACCAAGAAGAATATCCGTACCACGACCAGCCATGTTTGTTGAAATGGTGACAGCCCCAAGACGACCTGCCTGCGCAACGATATGCGCCTCCTGTTCAACATGCTTGGCATTAAGGACATTATGCTTAATGCCAGCGGCAGTCAGCATCCTAGATAAACGTTCAGACGCGGCAACGCTAGTCGTACCAATAAGGATAGGCTGTACAAGGGGGCGCTTCTCCCCATCAGGTGTAGTGTACTCGCCCTCAGAATCGTCGTGAAGAGCCTTAATTTCCTGGACGACAGCCTTAAACTTTTTCGCCTCAGAGATGTAAATTTCATCTTCAAGGTCTACGCGCTGTTTCTCCTTGTTCGGTGGAATGGTGCGTACAGTCAAGTTGTAGGTGTCTGCAAGTTCAGCCGCCTCCGAAGCCGCCGTACCAGTCATCCCAGACATCTTCTCATAAAGGCGGAAGAAGTTCTGCAAGGTAATAGTTGCCACCGTGGGGTTTTCAGGCTGAATCTGAACCTCAAACTTGCCGTTACGTCGTTCTTTAGCTTCAAGCGCCTGGTGTAGACCGTGGCTGTACCGGCGACCTTCCATCGCGCGTCCAGTATGCTCATCAACAATCATCACCTCGTCACCCACGACAATATAGTCTTTGTCTAGGGTGTAAAGCGTTTCTGCTTTAAGTGCGGCGTTAAGGAATGTCAGTAGTTCACTATGCGTACTGAAAATCGCGTTTTCCTTGCCGCCTAACTGATTCTCAATCTCATCGTATCCAGCGTCTAGAAATTCGGCTGTTCGCTTCTTTAAATCAAAAACATAGTGGACATCGGGTTTAAGGTTGCCCACAATTTCAGCACTAGCCATAAACCATTTCTCTGCCGTGGAAGTGTCTCCAGCGGGGGCCGAAATAATGAGTGGTGTGCCCGCTTCGTCAATAAGGATAGAGTCAAGCTCATCAATGATTACATAGTTCAAGTCACGTTGAACCAGCTCATCTGGACTCTTTGCAATATTGTCACGCAGGTAATCGAAGCCAAACTGGTTATTCGTGCCATAAACAATGTCTCGCGAGTAAATATCCTGACGCTCCTTTGGAGACATCTGCTCCTGAATAGCGCCGTGAGTCATCCCTAAGAACGAATAGATTCGACCCATCTGCTCCTCTTGCTCACGCGCCAGGTAGTCGTTAGTAGTGACCAGATGCGCGCCCTTACCAGTAAGCGCGTTAAGATACAGTGGCGCTACAGCAGTTAAGGTGTTGTGGGTCACCACATGGTCACCAGCAAGGAATAGGTGAGTGGGGTGAGAGACAGTGAAGCAGACCTGTTCGGCAGTTCGCCCCATTCTCTCTACTGCAACAACCTGAATCTTCTTCTTCGACTTCTTATTAATGTCGATAACCCAGGGCAGGAACCCCTGAGATGGCGCAATGCAGGCATACCAGCCCATTGACCGGGCAACCCATGCAATAGCTTCCGCCGCCGCCTCTGAATAGGCATGAGCCGTCACCTTATCGTAAACACGTAAAGTGGAAACGTGCTTGATGAGCTGTTCAATCTGCTGTTCAGAACCCGGCACGTATTGGGAGCCGAAAGGCATGACAGGGCGAACTGTGTCATCTAGGATTTCAGCCAGGTCATATGCGCCTTCCAATGCCTCGTATTTCTCAAGATTCAACTGGTAATGAACAGCAGAAACTTCCTCAAGGTCGATAGTGGTGAATACAGCCCCACAATCAATCAAACTACGCAGTAGCGCCCAGGAACCCCCAGAATCCTCTTCTAAGGGCTTTTCGGAGCAACCAAGGTAAAGAGAGGTTGAAGCATTATTATCGTCCAGAAGGCGCGTTACATGCTCCCTGACGGGCTTTTTAGATGCTGTAGCACCCTGCGCGGGAATAAAGACCAGATTGCCAGCCTGTAGACGCTCAATTACCTGGCTAGTGGCAACTGTCTCATACACCCCATACTGGTCACATACATCCCAAAGATGCTCAAGGTTGCAATCAATAGACCTGCCGTCCTCGAAGTAGACACGGTAAACGTCCTGCTCACCTTGAGGGAAAACACCTGTAACCACAGTTAAATCACCATTACCGGCATACACGGTATCGCCAATATGGATGTCTCCTGCGAGGCGGGCACCCTCAGGCATGGGAATGAGCGTGTCGATGGTTACAGCTTTGCCCTCACCAGTACCCATTTCGGCTACCTGCCCAAAATGCAAGGCAATACCACCCAATAGCTGTACAGGATACTGGCGTTTACCTAGTACGCGGTGAGAAGCCTCACGTACAACCGCAAACGCCTCAGGAAGAATCGTGTCCAGCTCTTCACCGTTAGCGATTCGGTCTTTAAACTCATCGGTCTGCGCACGCAACTCATCATCAGGCATGTCTTCATAGATAGGCTCAAGAAGTTCAATGGCTTCAACTAGTTTCTGGGCGCGCTTCTCTTCGCGGCGTTCACCAAATCGTAAAGCCTTCTCAATAGGATTAACCAATAGGAAAGTCCCTCTCAAATATAAGTCTCAGATGTTTCTAGAATACTTGACTATTGTATCAAATTCTAAGAATACACATAGCTGGCAGAAAGTGACATATTCAGCTATAAGACATTAGTCATAAAAAGAAAACTTAGAGACGAGACATGAAGAACTTCATCCATAAAGTAAATCTGCCAACCAGTGAGCTAGTTCTACTGTTGTTAGGGTGTGTTGCGTATTGCATTGCGACAGCCTGGGTATCAGTTCAAATTGGCAACCCTGTATTGCCCATAATTGCGCTACTGGCTGTAGGCTTCACGCTTTACCGGACTCTAAAGGTGGATGAAGGTTTTCATTTCATGCTGATTCTCACCTTCACCGTATACAGTGGGGTTGCTTTCTTGGCGGTTGCGGATGCAGAACGTAGGGGTGACCCGTTTGGTGCCCTAGCGCTAATTCTAGGCGGCGCGCTACTTCAAACAGCCGGTAACCTGCTGGCTGACCCACCAGCACTTACACGCAAAACCGGGAAAGACGAATCAGCCCCCTAAAGATATAGAAGAAACCCCTCAACCTATTATCAAAGTTGAGGGGTTTCTTCTATATAAAGCGGTGCCGACAGGATTCGAACCTGCGAGCGCCTTTTACAGCGCTACCTCATTAGCAGTGAGGCTCTTTCAGCCACTCAGACACGACACCAAGTGTTAGGGTGAAGCGCGAAACGAAGCCGGTGTTTGTGCCAGGTATTTGCTTCACCCTTATTAAGTTATGTAGCAAGTATATCACAGGATTTTCAAATTTTCAAATCTGCCTACATGCAACGCCTACTTCTTGCGAACGTTTGCGACGATAGCATCCACAAAGCTGACGTTATCACTCTCGATGGTAAGAAGACCAGCATCCCGGAGGATATTCTCAGGGGTTGCAATCGGTCCAAAGTCCTGTAACACCTCATCAGATACATTAAATCGGTCTACATCACCGTCGATTCCTGGAACCTTCACGCTATTAAAAACACCCTCTACGCGCTGATACCAGTGGCGTAAGTCCTGAGCGTCAATCTCGCCCATGACCATCGCGACAGTCAAGGAGCGCTCAAGAGCATCATACACCTTCTCCATATTAGAGGTGAGAAGAAACTCTTTCATGAGCAGGATAGTGTCACGGTCAATCTGCCCAGTTAGCTCACGAACATCCTGCATATGCTGAAAAACGTCAGTAAGCGGCGAATCGACAAGCTTGAAGTTTCCGGGGGTGGTCACAATTTTCCTTTCCGACTTTTAGGTATGGGTGCCAAGTTCTTCAACCCAGTTAGTGAGCTGAGTATTCAAATCCTCCCCCATGTATCCTTCCATGATGTCCATAAATGACTCACTAGGGAGAGGGATAGGCATAGAATCCAAATCGTACACATTGTAGTGTACCACATCTGCACTCTCCTTACCAGTCGCTTTAATAACCCCCGCGATACCCGACATGCTTGCAACACTGTTCACATAAGGCGACACTGGGTAGTTATCTGTAAGGTTGAAGCCAATCGCGCTTCGCACGTAATCGTCAAGCTTGCCCTTATCGTCGCTAGTGAACGCAACACGAATATCGGCAGTATTTAGCGAAGGGTCAAGATTGCGCGTAGAGAGAGTACATACATTGTTTTTAAGGTTGTCAAGATTCATAATTTCTCCTTGTTCTCAAAGTGTTGCCGCAGGCACTAAACAACAACGAGTGTCTTAGCGCCTGCGGCAACGATTAATTTTGCTTGAACGAGCGGCTGACGGGAATCGAACCCGCGTACCATGCTTGGGAAGCATATGCTCTGCCATTGAGCTACAGCCGCGAACAATTCAAGTGTAACACACAAATTTATGCGGCGCAACCTAACGTCTCAAATGATGAAGAATTGATTTACCAACTAAATACGCCAGCCTGGGCGGTACAGCATTGCCAACCTGCCTATACTGCGCCGTGACACCGCCCTCAAATACCCATTCATCTGGGAATGTCTGGACTCTTGCCGCCTCACGGACAGTCAGTGGGCGGGTTTCTGTAGGATGACAACGCTCAGTTCTTCTTTGGGCAGGAGAGGCGAGGATAGTGAGGCTGGGCTCATTCCATGAAAGGCGCTTAGCCGTCCCTGAATAGGAGCCGTCTATACCGCCTTTACCGTTAGTTAGAATATTCTGCAATTCTTCGGGTAGGTCACGCCAATTCCCTCCCTCAGGCACCTGTTTCATAATGTCGTATTTGGCAGGGCTGTAGGTTGCACCCGGCGAGTCGGGCACTCCATCTAAAGCGGCTTTAAGGGGCACAGTATGGGCTAGATACTTAGGAAATTCGTAGTTAGACGGGTTATTCTGGTCGTTACGGATTCCCACAATGATAAGCCTGTCACGTTTTTGAGGTACCCCTAACCAGTGACTTTTTAGTACCTTGTGGTGAATGGTGTACTTGTATCCACTGGGTGTTTCAATTTCGAGGTTGTCTTTAATGGTTTTCCATGTGCGCCCCTTGTCGTTGGTAAGTAGTCCAGGGACATTTTCGGCAATGAATGCCTTTGGCTCAATTTCGCGTACTGCTCTTAGATAGTGGTGGAACAGTGTGCCTCTAGTATCTGCAAATCCTGCGCGAGAGCCTGCATAGCTGAACGGCTGACATGGGAAGCCGCCCTCAAGAACATCAATAACGCCGTTGAGTTGGCTAAAGTCTGTGGCGGAGATGTCGGTGAGGGCAGGGTTCCATTGTGGGCGATTAGTAACCAGTGTGGCGTGTGCGTTCTTGTCTAACTCGTAGCAAGCCTTCACACTGTATCCTGCACGTTCTAGCCCTAAGGCAGACCCTCCAGCACCCGCAAAAAGAGAGCAAGTCGTGAAACCGTTACCATTATCATGAGGGAGCGCCGTGTTGAGATAGTTCAGCTTACCGTTTTCTAATGGTATATATGATTCGGATGAGATAACCTTCACAGTCTCGCCATCAATGACTTTACTCTCTTTAACTGTGATGAGGTCTTTTAATGCCAGCCGATGAAGCGTCTGTTGCCCTGCCTCACTGCCTACATCTAGCACAATATTTGGTGGTAGGACATTATCAAAAACATATCGAGTCATATAGAACGAATAGCAAAAGGTGCCGCTTGGAGGTAGAAAAAATGGCACCCCCTAAAAATTAGGAGGTGCCAGCTGTATGGCGCTATTCGCGCCTAAAGGTGCCGCTAGTGCCTGTTGCGAGTTTCATCGTAGAACATGGCGATACGACAAACCAAGCCGCCAACAAAGCGAGTATTCAGGATAGAATAAAGAATATTGCCTGAGAAGCCTACTAACGCCATCACCGGGGCAAACATTGTCGCCACAATTGAAACCATTGAAATGCCGCCAACAAGGTAAAGACCAGTAAGGACAGCGCCCGCAAGTACAAATAAGCCAATAATAAACAGCACGCCCTTACCGAGGGATGACACCCACTTCTTAGTGAAGATTTTACCCTCGTCTCCGACGGAGAAACTACGGGTAAAGCACGCCATTAGTACCGTCATTAAGAGAAGGACTCCGAAAAGGTATCCACTATATCCGGCGACCTGCCCTACCAGTTCCCACTTCTCTACAATCTGACGTGACAGCCCTGCGAAGACTTCACCAATAATGTAAAGCAGGACTCCCAGGATGCCCATTGCGCCAAAGAGGTTAGCCACGTCCCGAATTTCCGGGTCTGGCGCATAAGCACAAAACTCCCCCTCAGTACATGAATTGCACGTGTGTGGCACGGATACATCCTGAATAGCCTCAGGGGTGGACGGGGTGGAGATGTCAGCCATTTTAAGCCTTCCTCAATAGTTTTCGTATGATGTAATAGGCATCATAGCGTGCATCTTACACCTAATGCAACCAAAAAAGCCCGTAAGATTATTGCCGCCTATCGCGAGATGGCGTAACCTTACGGGCTTCTATTTAATGGTTTTCTTCTTCTACCCAAATTACTGCGTCTGTTAGCATAGGGAAAAGGTCATAAATAGACATTTTCCAAATATAATTAACAACATACGCAACGATAGCAAATAAGTAAATTGGTGCTGTGTTACCTACAGATAATGCGATAGCTCCCCCAAGAAGGATGAACATTGGGACAATCACTGCATCAATACTTGCAAAGTCCTGAGACTGCCAGAATGTAACCTTTGTGGAATAAGGCTTTGGGTTAAAGTCCTGGTCGTAGCATTGAACTCTCGCTGGTGAAAACCTTGAGAAATAGAGCCCTACATTGAGAATGGCAAGCATCACGAGAATCGCCCCCATGTTTACGAAATAGTACGCAACGGGGTTAATGTCAGCACCTAACCGAGGGGTGATGTAGCTTACCGTAATTGCAAACCACAACGCTGTGGCAAAAGCTGACATGAGCGCGTACATTTTAAGCTTTTGCGAACGCTCTTCCTTACTAGGAACCCTATACGTAGGTCGGACAGGGACATTCTCTCTAAGTGGCGGCAATGTAGTGCCCTGAAAGCCGAAAGTCGTCATAAAATAATCCTATCTGAACATAGGTTTAAATGGTGTATCGAATTGTTGCAAAAACAACTATCCGTTGCATTTA